ACTCCCCCTACGGGTATTGCACAAAAGCGTATCATTCAGCAACTTGCTACGATATATGTTTTTCCATACAGCATCTACTCTTTATTCATCATAGAGTATGATGGCTTCGCCGTGTAAAGCTATCTTAAAAATAATTTTCTAAAATATTTTTTATGTTCATGTGTATAAGAGAACATACTATGTTAATAATATATTATATATATACATTATATATGTGAACATGAAAACTATTATATCGAAAATAATAAATATAAGAAAAAAGTTCTTGACTTCTCTTCTTATATTTATTATACTATATATTGTAAGGAAATTTACGACAACTGTTGGGTTCATTGTTATGAATTTCATAGTTGTTATCTCCTATTAAAAATATAAATAATAAAAGCTCTTGGTCGGTCTCCCACAGAATATCCACAACCAAGGGCTTTTATTATATTCAAAAATAAATATAATATATTAAAATAAAAAAGTTCTTGACAGAACGTTACTAGATATATTATATTATATATATAGTATATATCTCTCCCGCAATTATATAAAAAAGATTTCTCCCTGTTCTCTTTCTTTATATAAGGTTGTTCATCGCGGGAGACAATATATATTATATATGTGTGATAGCAACAGGATGCAAATTCACATTAACAATTATTTGCTAGATAAAAAAGACGCTTATATAATTATCTCAGTCTAAATTATATAGGTGTCTTTTTTATTTTATATAAGAAATATATATATAAGAAAATAAAAGAAGCTCATTTTTATTTTTTAAAATTTAATTATTTATGAGAATAATCAAAAAATAATTATTTAATAGAAAATAGAAATGGCTTTTTTTATTTTTTCTGTTTTGTATTTATTTTTTAATATAATATATTTAATTAAGATAAAAAAGCATAAGTATACAAAACAGAAATCTCTTAGATATTTTATATCACCCCGGGGATTTTTGACACTCACTATTTTTTAAGTCCCATAATATGGGAAGTCATGTTTTTCGGGTTATTTTTCTAAATATGCATAAAAAAAACTTACTTTGTATATTTCTTGAGGGAAATCAAAAGTAAGTTTGAATGTTATTCAAACTTAACATTACTATACTTTATACATATTAATCACAAAAAAATTTTTTATTTTGTGTAAGAAAAAGTATAAGAGGGTGTGAAACAAAACATATATATAAGAGATAGAAACAAAAATATATTTTTTAATTAAATAAAATATCCCTACGGGCTTAGAATATATTTTTGATATACATATTTTTATTTAATTAATATATAGAAGCGTAGCTGTGGCGGGCTAGAGTTTTACTAGATAAACAAAATAAATAAAAATATTTTTGTAAAATAAATTATTATATATAAGAATATATAGTAATAAGATTTGTGTAGAACAAATCTTAAACATTATATATATAATAATATGTATTTGTATTTTTTGAATTTTCCTAGAAAACAAAGCTGAGAGAGGAACGAAGCTGGTTGTTTTTATTGATATGTGCTCTCTACTTAAAGGGCTGATGATAAAAGACTGAAGCTGGTCTTATATGTATCTTCTACTTTTTCGTATACATATTGAAGCTGGTTCTGATGTTGCTTTTCCATAATATATCTTCTTTCTTTTCTTTATTTATATATAAGCTTAAACGCTTATATATATATTTCTCTTTCTTATTCTTTATTCTTATATCTCTATATTCTTTCTTTCTCTTATATATTTTTTTTCTTTATATAAGGGGAACTCAGAATCATTCTTTTCTTAATCAAAGAAAGAAAAACTGGAACAAAAAGAAAGAAAGTTTATAGCAATAAACATTTCTTTCTTTTTTAGATATAACTATATATGTCGTTTCTCTTAATAAAGGTTTTGTATAATAAACTTAACCTTTATTTTTTTTATATATAAAATATTTTAGATAGAATATATCGTAATTTTTTATAGATTATAATATATTTATTTTTTTATATATATAAAAAATAGCAGTATTTTATTAGTAGAAATACGTTAATAGCTTACTGCTATTCATAAAGGGAGATAAAAAATCCCTTGTATAATAAAGGTGAGTGGCTGAAAAGAACTACTCACTTTTTATTTATTTTTTAAAGTAGTCATTTAATACTGTAGGAGGTAATTTATCATGACTAACACAATCAATACAACACTAGCATTCATTAACGCTCTTCGCAATCGTCAAATTTTCTTCGTTAAGTCTTATGACGCATACGAAGAGAACAACGAGCTTCAAGTGAATTTTAAAGACCATGAAGGTAGTTGGGTTTTAACTAATCCAATTACTTCCGAAGAAGCAAAAGAGCTTATGTCTAATTTGCCAAAAGCACGTCGTCGCATGATGGTACGTGCATATGGTATTTAATATATATTAAGAGGAGTATTTCGGTGCTCCTCTTTTTATTTTTTGCTTTCATATATAGGAGGAATAAAAATATGAAGTGTAGATTATATTTTAAAAACCCTTATCAGGTATTCACTTTAAAAGGTACAAGAGAAGAAATTGTTGCCAATTATATTAATAGTAACGAATTTCCTATTCTTGAGATAAGAAGCTACGGGAAAGTTACAAAATTAAAAGTTTTAAATGCTTGGAATAAAGTAGATACTGTAAAAGTACGTTGTTTATAATTATGGGAGGAAAATAAAATGAAATTTGAGTATAGTAAAGATAAATATTCATTTTTGAATGTAAAAAAAGATTTTGCTGATTTGTATGATGAAAGAATATGGGTTATTAATTTCCATAAAAATGAAGGCTGGAGATATAATCAAACAGTGTATTCTATTATCGATATTAATAATGATATCGCAACTTGCGTATCATATGATGAAGTACAAAATATTCCTTTAAAAGATTTGTCTCTAACTAAAGAAGAGGCAGTTAATTTTGAATTAGAAAAATTAATTCAAAAATTATCTGAAGAGGATAGAGAGTTAATAAAAGATTTATTAGAAAAGCAAGCTCAATTTAGGGAATTAGAGTTTGCTGGCGAATATTGCTAAGGAGGGAAAATAATATGTTCGACAATCTTTTATTCGATAATTTAATTCTACACAATTGTGGAGTAACTATTGTAGATTATTATAGTGTAGAGAAAGTAGACGACAATAGTTGTCGTTTCTCTTTCTTCCACCATTATCCAGTAAATGGTGGAATTCTTATCAACTACGTTGAGCGTTTTCTTGTTACAGACATGAACGCCATTAAAAAGGCTTTGCATTTATATATGAGAAGTAATGGTCGTAAAAGAAATTTGCGTAAAGCATTTTTGCTTATGTCTAAGTAAATAAAAAAAAGAAATTATAAAACATATGTTTTATGATTTCTTTTTTTTTATTTTATTGCTTAAAGGTTCGCTTCTATTATATATCTGGTAAATAGTAAACCTTATATAATAGAGGTGAATTATTTTTTATTTTATCATTCATGACGGAGGTATAAATCATGAAATTTGTTATCTATGGTGCTTATGCTGAAGGCTTTAAAAAAGTTGGAACTGTAGAAGTAGAAACTAGAATTTTCTGCGAAAATATTGTCAATGTATTTGCAATATACAATAATGCACACATTGAAATTGATGGGGATTTCCCTATCTTAATGCTATTATCAGATGGTACTTTTGCTTCTGGCTATGAAGATACTAATGGAGTAGCTTACTTCCATTTTATGGAAGGGCATGTGCCAGAAGATATCCTTGTTAGAGAAGCGTGATTAATTTCACGCTTTCTCTTATATTGTTTTTTATTTTTATTTTTTTTAATTCTCATGTTTGTATTCATTATATATAGGAGGAAATATATATCATGAAAAAAAATAAAAATTTTATTCCATTTTGTAAAGTAGAAAAATTACATTATAACCGTCGCCAACAATATGTAAAGGCGATGGTATTAATGGCACGTTATTACAGATAAACAAAAATATCTCTCTACCATTATGATATGAGGTTGGTATTTAATAGATACTATTAATAAGCCTTGTATCATAATGGTGAGAGATAAAAATAATCTCTTAAATATTTTATTTAAAATTTAATTTAGTCATGGAGGTAAATAAAATGGCTATTGAAGTTCAAGCAGTAAAGAAAATTTGTGGCGTTAATTGTGTAGGTATTCATAATTCTAATGGTATTAATATTTTTAATTTAACACCACACGATATTATATTTGATGATGGCGTTAATCGCATCACATATCCAGGCAATAAAATTTCTGTTCGCATTGAACAAGAATATGAAGACTTGGATAATGAATTTGGTTTGCCGTTTGAAAAAGAATGTGGTAACAAAAAAGTTATTGGTCTTCCTGAAGAAGAAAAATATGGTACTTTTTATATTGTATCTAGTATGGTAAGGAAAGAATTACCAGAAAGAAAAGATTTAATTTCACCGACTAATAATACTATCAACCAAAAAAGAAATGAAAAGGGTTGGACAATTAGCATCAGTCGCTTTCAAACAAATCTTTAAAAAAATAAAATCCTATATGATATAAAGCTAGTATATTAAAAGAATATGCAAATAGCCTTGTATCATATAGGTGAATAATTTAATTCGTGTATTTATAACAGGGAGGAAAATCATCATGGTTTATACTATTGATACACGTACTGGCGAAATTATCGCCATCTCCTTCGAAGCTTAGTCCTCGAAAGAGTTTTTCTTAAAGTCGTTATGCGTGCGACAATAAAAAAGACGTTTTAATTAATTCCACCTTGTATAATATAGGTGAAGAGTAGCTTAGTTGTGAAGGTTACTATAAAATGGGTATCACAAACTCTTGCGTCCGGAGCATGGATATGGACGCATCATTTTAAAAATTTTCTATTTATTTTTAAGCTGTCTCAGGGGGAGATAGCAGAAGGAGTATTTATCATGAATAATCTAGTAATCCAAAAAGGCTTTGTAGCTAAAACTTTTGCAGTTAAAACTGCACAAAACGGTAAGAAATATGCTATCGGCAATCTTGCCGTAGCAACAGGTACCGTAGATGCTAATGGCAAAAAAATCTATAACTACTTGCCATTTAAAGCATTTAACAAAACTGCTGAGTTGCTTGAACAGCATTTAATCGCAGGTGATTATGTGGAATTCACAGGACAACTTAGTATGAATTCTAATTACACTGACAAAGCAGGTAAAACTGTTTATGGCGATATGTTTATCGCCGTGCGTGAGTTTACACGTTTGTCTCAACGTGAAACACCAAAAGTTGCTGAACCAGTTGAAGTGGTAGAACCAGAGGTAATTGAACCAGTAGGTGCAACTATCCTCTAATCATTTTTAAAGAAATCATATATGTACACGGCGGGAGCTAAGAAACATATATGATTTCTTTTTTTATTTTTTTATATATTATTTTTTCTTTTTTCTTGTTTAAGAGTAAAAATGGTATATAAAAAAATAAAAATTAGTTACCGTAACTAAATAGGGTACAGAGTACCTTGTATCATATTGGTGAGGACGGTTTGGTCCTTGGTTATATCCTTTTTCCTTTTTTGTGCTTATATGTAATAAGTTAAAATCGTCTTCGACATGATTTTACCTCCTGTTTTTTAATATATATTAAAAAAAATAACCGTGGGGCACACGGGGATAGTCTATCGCCTGATTGTAAGACTTTAAAATTAATATTAAAAAGCAAATCTTTGGGTAGAAACTTCTTAAAAGAAGATGCCAGTTTACCTCCTATAATAAATATATATAACAACCAACACTGAACGGAATGTATATAAGCACAAGAGATATAATTAAGGACTGAAGTAAAAAATGGTATAAGAATTTGTGGTGAGTTCTTATATCATTTTTTATTTTTTATATGCAAATAAGAATATAAATAATAAATATATAATAAGTAAAAAATGATATTGATTATAGTTATTTTTTGTATATATAAAAAATAATTGTAATGAGTATCTTTTTTTTTATTTAATAAGTATATTTTATTTTAATTGTATAAGGAGGTGGTGTCCTATGGATATTGCTAATAAGAAGCGAACCGGGGTTTCCCACGTATCTTTTTAGGTAAAGAGACTACAAGACATATGTGCTTCGACGTTTCTTTATCCTTATATAATTAAGTTAGTTTATTAATTTTCTGATTTTTAATAAAGCCAGAAAATTAATATATATATATTTATTTTTATTTAGCCGTTAAGGCAGGGAGGTTCACTATGAACATATTAAGATTTTCCACAATGAAAGATATTATACCGAAAGAAGAAGGTGTGTTTACTATTAATGTTACTGGCCATCGTCCAGATAAGTTAGGTAACTATTGGTCTGCGTTTAGTAATAAACATGACCACATTCTAAAAGCATTTAAATATTTTTTGTGGAAAACTGTTGAATGTAAAGCTCAACAGGGAATTCGTTTTTTCAGATTAATTTCTGGTATGGCTCTTGGGATTGACAGTATCTTTGTGCGTGCTTGTAAAGCATGTAAAGATTACTATGCACCAAGAGGAATTCATATCGAAATTGTCGCTGCGATACCTTGTGTAAAACAGTATTCTAAATGGCAAAAGAATTCTAAAGCGGAGTATCGCAAGCTATTAGCTATGTGTGATTCTGCAAAAATTGTGTCTTGGAGATATTCTCCAAAATGTATGCAAGTTCGTAACATATATATGGTAAAACATGCTGACGCTACGCTTGCGTACTGGGATGGTACTGATGGTGGTACTAAAAACTGTGTAGATTATGCTATTGAACGCAAAAAACCTTTCTTTAATATCTATGATATTGCGAAAGAATTTGAAGAAAAAGCAAAATCTAACTAATTAAAATTAAGCACTATATAGAGAATTAAATCCTCTATATAGTGCTTATTATTATTTTTCTTTTTGTTTTTATATTTGTATTTAATTAGCTATCTTTCTTGATAGAAATTAAATATACATATAAGAACAAAAAATGATACAAGGAATGTTATATAAGTTGTAAGATACCTTGTATCATAATGGTGAATATAAGATAGGTGTGGAGGATTAATAATTTTTATTTAAGCCTTTATTTTTTTGTATGTGTGCTTCGCGGGAGGAAAATTATGTTAGCGAAAAATACCAAGATTAAGACTTCTGGTCTTAAATTAATTCTTAAAAAATTAGATTATCAAGTAGCTGTGTCTGTAAAAAGAACTGACCGTGGTTATAAAACTAGCTTATTGGCTACTGATAATTGTGGCAGTATGTTTTGTTTGAAATTAACATTAGAGGAGTATCGTGATTCTGTTATTAGAGTTCATATGATGGATATTAATTCTGACAGAGACTATTCTGGGTCTACTTTATTTGAACATGATTTTAGAGAAAATGAAAGAACTGAATTAGCTAACGCTATTGTTAATACTATTAAGATTACAAACAATGAAGTTAGATTATTTGGCAATTGCACATTAAAAGAAATGTTTGTGGCTTTAACAGATATTAAAAAAATCAAAGAATTTTATTCTTTGAATGAAAGAGCTTACAAAATTTTTAAAGAAATTGATAGCGTAATGTAACAGGGAGGAAAAAAAATGAAACAATATTATAGTGTGGAAAATTTTAATGCAAATAATTATGGTAAAGAAAATTTATCTATTGCAGTAACATTAAATAAATGTACCGTAAATAATGAAGCGGTATTTTTAAATAAATGGCGTTTATCTTTTGATTGTATTGAACATATTGTATACGATAATAGTGCCGAAGAACAATTAGTATTATATTCTTCTTATGAAAAGAAAAATCAGCAACATAATGTAATTATTAAAGTTAGAATCGAAGACTTTAATAATTTACGAGGTGATTGGATTGATTTTATTGGAGATATGTTTATGATGGCTCTTGTAAGCAAAGAAGAGGAGGGCCCATATGGAACCTATTGTTAATCCGTGGCTAATTTATTTGGTATCAATTGTAGAACATTTACGAAACTTTTTTAATGCTATTACATTTGTTGTATGTGCTTTAGATATTCTTATTGTTATGGGCACATTTATTGAATCAGATGATGCTATCGCTGTATTTTATAATCGTAAAGAAAAGAAAATTAAACCGTTTATTAAATTATTAATAGCATTAACTATTATTTGTCCATTATTAGTAATTTTTATCCCATCAAAAGAAACTATTATAGCTATGTATATTGCTAATATGGTTACACCAGATAATTTAAATTTCGCTAATGAAGTATTCAAGAGCAATCTTAAAGATTATATGGATATTATTTCTGGTGCATTAAATAAATAGGTGATTAAAAATGGGAAAAAATAATATAAATATTAATATGTGTAGATGGAAAAGCGAAACTACATTTCAATATATTCTCGCCAAACAATTATATCTTAAAAATATTTGCATTCCTAATGTAAGTATGTATACTCCTGGCAAAAGAGAATACGAAGCAGATTTCGTATATTTTAATCTAAAAAGTAGACGTTTAACAGAAGTTGAAATTAAAATAAATAAAATTGATTTTCAGAATGATTTTCATAAACCTAGATATCATGATAGTGAAGATGTGTCTTATTTATATTATGCATTGCCTAGTGATGTGTATGAAAAGTATAAAGATTTCATTGATTCTAAATTAGGAGACGCGGGTCTTATTATAATGGATAGAAAAGAAGATAAAGAAGGTGCATATTATGTATTCGGTGGCTTTAAAAAGAAAGCTAAAAAACGTAAAAATGCACAACCTTTAACAGATAAAAAAATTCTTAGATATATGCGTATAGGTTGCATGAAATGGGTTTGATAGGAGATTATTATGTATGAAAAATTAATTAGAGTAGCTGAATTCAATGCAGAATGTGCTGACATTTTAGAAAAGCTCCATGACCCAGTATTTACATTAATTCAAAGAAATGGTCGTACACCTTGGTTTAATGAAAAAACTGAGGAGTACCATTTCATTGATGTAAATGGGAAAGAAAAAACAACTGGCTATTGGGATATCTTTTTCAAATTAAGTATGGTATTTGATAAGCTAGAAAGAAAACATACATATTTAAGTGCATTAGAACTTATGGTATGTCTTCTTGGTTTCTTTTATAATACGACTAATTTCTATGAAGTAAGCGAAGAGATTAAAAGTTTGCCTAGATTAAGAAAATCATATTATGGTGAGAGTCAAGAAAATGTCGATAAATTAAAAGACACCATGAAAGTAGCTAGTGAATTATTTTTGGATTTACATAGAGCTATGACTGTATTTGATGCATTATCTGATGAAATAGAATTGGATTGAAATTATAAGATGATGAGGAGGAAAAATAAATATGGGTATGTTTAGTTTTATCTATTGTGATATTAAAAATAAAAATTATCGAGGCGGACTTAACATGATTGAAGGCGATATGGTCCGTATCATTGCTCCGAACGATGAACATGTAGTTGGTCAATATGATGGTTATGGTCGTGTATATATCGAAAATGGACATTATGATTTGCATGAATTATTAGCTTTATGGAACCGAGGTGTACTGCATAAATCATATGCAGAACTATTAGGTTCTTATTTTATTGAATCAGGAAAATTAGCTGACCAATATGAAGAATTGCGTCATATTGGCATTGATATTGAATGCAATAATCAATTATATGGTAAAGATGAAAAATTCTGTCCATATCCATTAAAACTTGTTCGTGACCTAGCAAAAAATAAAAAATTGAAGTATAATAATATTCATAATATTTCTATTTCAGACCCAGTACAAGGGTTCGAACGTATGACAAATGATGAATATTTACTAGAACGTTGTTTTGAAGGTAAAGATTATTTTGAATATATGGAAGTAGAATATGGAAGTGTATTCGAATGAAAATAACATTTAAGAATAAAGAGAAAGCTATCCAATTCATGCAAGTTGTTATGGATAGATTTGAACATACTATCTGGGAACAAATTTACGATAAAGTATGGGATATAGACAATTGGGAAACAACTGGTACAAGCTTCGCACTCCTTACGTATTATAATCAAAAGAACAATGAAGAACTTCATGTTGAATGTAGACGTCATAGACATGAAGTTGTTATGCGTATTGTAGAAGATACATATAAACCTGAGCTAATTTATTCGTTCTATAACATGTACAGAGATATGCATTATGATAGAATGTGTATTGATAATGTGGGTAGACAATGGAATAGAAGAAAAAAATATTATAAGCCACGCAAAAATTTATACGTGGCTTTTTAATAACGAAAGGAATTTTTCTATGGAATTGTTAAAAACTATTAAAGTAGAAACAAATTGTTCAACAGTTTGGTTCAACACACTAAAGAATTCTAATATATTAGATGATTTAAAGTTTATGCTTAAATTTTCTGAAAATAAAATCTCATCTGTTGGCGATATGTTAACTATTTCACTTAATGTAAATGGCGTAACAATTACATATGACCCAACATTAATTAACTATCAAACTATTCATCAATTAATACAATTAGTTGATATACGTGTAAATAAAAAGAAAGAGGAATAAAAAATGTTTGAATATTATTACCACCTATTTCAAATCTTCAAATATGATTTAAAAGAAATGATTGCGGAGATTTGATATGAAGACAATAAAAAATTTATCTATTTCTGGAGATTTCGAAGAATTAAAAAAGAAAGTAGTAGAATTAACTAAAGATAATTTTAGTTGGTCTATTGAATACGAAAATGAAGAAACAGAGGATATGGAAACATTAATACTTTGTGACTTCGTATATCGTGAAGACCCATTTGGTGAAGGTGGATTATTGCAAGCTAAAGCTAGTTTTGATTCACATCTTGATAAACAATATGAAAAAGATGCAATGGTTTATATTGACTTCTTCGCTTTCGATTCTTTAAAAGAAGAAGGAGTTATCGATATTGAAACAGAAGATAGCCAAATATTCTTAGCTTTCTATACTTTGTTTACAGAAATGAAATTATTGTAATTTAAAAGGGTAGTAAAAAATTAAATGGATACATGTAAAAAAGTAATTATCTCTGGCAATTATAAAGATATGGAAGAAAAAATTAATTTTCTTACATCTGATGATGGTAGCTGGTGTGTTGATTATGAAGATGAAGAGTTAATGGATATGGCTACTTTTGAATTTTATAATTTTAAAAGAAAAGATGATTTTATCGATTTTGAAATTATAAAATATCCTAAAAATCATCCAGAACAAAAACAAGAAGTCCCTGGATATATGGAATTTTATAAAGATAAAATAGATAATAAAGAAGGATATTTTTCATTTGAGTGTGAAGATAAATATATTTTCTTTATCTTTTTATCTATTATTCAGAAATTAGGTTTAGTATGATTATTTTATTTTTTGATTCTAAAAATAAAGCTAGGGAATATTTTAATTTCATTTTAAGCAATGCTAGTATAAAAACAGAAACAATTATACTTAATGACTTTGCGTATCAATATGATTATGAAATGTGTATTGATTTATTGTATAGTAAATCTGGTGAATTTTTATATGATTATGAGATGTTTAGAGTATATGTTCGTGTAGAAAATAAAAACGTATTAATCTTTGCTGAAAATGAATTAGATTTTAAATGGTCAGAAAAACATATTTCTGATTATTTCTTAGCTTTATTTGCTAAACATAAATTAAATATTAGAATAAAAAGGGAGTAAAAATATGTTAACACACGAAGAAGAAATATTTTTGGGTAACGCATTAACGTTAGTTGCGATATCTACTATTTTTCTTTTAGGTTATACCCTTTCTGAAGAATCAGGGAAAGAAAAATTAGCAAAAGTATTTCTTATTTTGTCTGCTATATTTTTTGCTCCTGATGCTATTTTTATTATTTTAAAAGCGATATCTGCTTTTATTTATATGATAACTATTTATTGGAGGTAAAATCATGTCTGATGTATTACTAGAAAAATTAAGAACGCAGAGAACTACTTTGCCATTTAAAAATGGTGAATATGCTAAAATCTTTTTTGATTTAGTTGATGAAAACGAAAAACATAATCCATTGCTTTTTGATAAAAGTAAAAAAGAAGAACAGCGTTGCTATAGCTATTCTTATAAAATAGATGTTGGATTTTTTACTAAAATATTTATTTTTAAAGATGATAGATATAATGAAGAAATTAAAATAGATGTATCTATTTATAATAATGTCATTGTCATTTCTTCTAGTTCTGATAAAAATAATATTATGGGTTTATTATATCAATATAAAGAATATTATATGCGGAAACATTATGCTAAAGTTATGCTAATGAAGGAATTCATCGAAGCTCAATTATAATAAAAGGAAAATAAAATATGATTATTAAAGCAATTTATAATTATGCTCATGCTATGACTGTATTACAAAAATGGCTTAAAGATGACGCTCAAAAAAATAATAGTTTTGAATATACTCTTAACGATAAACGTTATACTGTTGGTTTATCAAGTATAGTCTATTTATCTAAAGGAAGTAACATTCTTAATTTTTATATTAAAAACAATGAAGACGATATTAAAGTTACTGAAGAGGCTTCTTTGAATTTAATTAATAAAGATTTTGAAAATGAAGTTGAAATTTCTTTTAATGCAGAAACGCCTTATGAATTAGATTGTATAAATCATATCTTTACTTTATTGTCTATGAATATTATGAATATGTCTGATGCATGGTAACTACTATGTTTGAATATAATAAAGAAAAATATAGCTATAAGAATATTGTCGATGAATTATTATTTGATAATTCTAGCTATATTTGGAAAACAACTTTGTTAGGCTTTGGTGACGCAGAATTCTATCCTAATCGTATTGAAGAAAAAGGATTAGAAATTGCTTGTTATGGTAAAGGCATTCGCCCGGGCCAATTAATAAGAACTGACAGTATTTATTTATCGGAACAATCTGCTATTCAACATGAAATAGATATATTGATAGATAAATTACCAACAGAAAAAGATAAAGATAATTTATATATTTTGTTAAATGAACAAGGAACAAAATGAGGATTACAAGAAAAGGGATTTTCGTAAAAGATTCAAATCAATGGTTCGAAGACTTTAAAAATACATTATATTATCAAGTTCTTGAATTTTTGATTTACACCACTGAAAATGAAATTAATTTTACTAATGGTATTAGAATTTTAAAAAGTGGCAATAATAAAATATTTTTTGAATATATAGCCGATAATGAATTCCATGAAAAAACAATGAACGATATTATCGAATTAATGAAAGAAAAGGAAGAAAATCATGAATAACAAAATTTTATTAACAGGTTTAGTATTGGTATCTTTAACAGGTACAACATTTGCCGCTGGAATCAATAATACAGTTAATTCTACAGCAGCATATTATGGTGCAGAGGCTTATGGTAATTCTAATAAGATTGAAGAAACTGGCCGGTCTGCATTTGCAGTTGGTTATAAAAATACTGTAAGTGCTAACAATGCATTGGCTTATGGTGTTGAAAACAAAGCAGAAGGTATTAATAGTTTAGTTGGCGGCGAATACTCAAAAGCTACCGGGAGAAATTCTGTTGCAATCGGTTCTTCTGCACAAGCATTACAAGATAATACATTTGCTATTGGTTCTCAAGCAAGAACTAGTGGCGAAAACACTGTAGCTATTGGTAATGGTGCTTACGCTAATGGTGTTTCTAGTATAGTATTAGGACGCACGAATACAGTTAATGGTGATGATACTACAGTAGTAGGTGCTAATAATGGTACTATTAATGCTGGACAAAGTGCTGTTTTTGGTTACAATAACCAAGTGTTAGACAGTTCTAAAGAGCAACTAGCTTTCGGTTCAAACAATAAAACTAAAGGTCAAGGAGCTACTGTTTTAGGTTCTCATGGTCAAGCAGTAGCAGTAGATAGTTTAGCATTGGGCAATAACACATTAGCCGATGTACAAAATTCTGTAGCATTAGGAACTAATTCTACTACAGAAGAAGCAGTATCTACAGACCATATTCATATTAATGGTGAAAGATATGATTTTGCTGGCGGTGTAGCTAATAGTACTGTATCTATCGGTACTAACAATAAAGCCGGCAATGGTGGTGTTAAAGAGTATAAACGAACACTAACTAATGTCGCAGCAGGCAGAGTAGATGGTACATCTACTGATGCAGTTAATGGTTCTCAACTTAATGCAGTCATTAATGCTCTTAAATTCACAACTGTTGCAGAAGGAACCAATACAACTGTTAAACAAACAACAAATATTGATGGCGGTAAAGAATTTTCAGTTCATGTTAATAAAGATTTAGTTAACATGAACTCCGTTAATTTCGGAACAAATGCAGATACTGTTCATAGTGTTGTAAATAAAGAAAAAGCTCATTTCTTTAATGGTGACACAAATACAGCTGTAACTTATAATGGTTTAAAATTAGAAAATACTAATAATTTAGATACAGCATCTTATACTATGAATGGTATGCAAGCATCTAGCAATGGTAAAGATATTCGATTCTCTACTGACGGTATCAGTGCTGGTGGTCAAATTATTAACAATGTAAAAGCTGGCGTAGCAGATACTGATGCTGTTAACGTATCTCAGCTTAAACGAGTAGAAAATATTTTAGATAATAAAATTAACGATGTTGGTCATAATGCATTAGAACGAGCTAATCATTATACAGATTTACAAGTAAATAAAAGCGTCGCTAAGGCTTCAGCATTAGCTGGTCTTAAATTCTTAGATTATAATCCTAAAGACAAATGGTCCTTCGCGGCTAGTGTAGGCCATTACCGTAATGCTAATGCAGTTGCCGTAGGCGCTGCATACCAACCCAATGAAAACACTATGATTCATGGTGGTATCACAGTAGATGATAAAGTAGCATACAATTTAGGTGTAAGTGTTAAAGTTGGCGGTCAAAAATATATTAATAAATATGAATTAGCTGAACAAGTTAGACAATTACAATCTGATAATGCAGAGTTACGTCAAGAATTAGCTGAATTACGTTCTATGATTGAAAGCAATAAATAAATAAATATTATGGATAATAAATTAAGAGAAGAATTAAGAAGTCAATTATTCAATCAATTAGAACAAGACGAGCGTGAATTAACTTATCTTGTATCTGAATATGGTTCAATTATTGACAGATATTTATTTTTACAAGAAGAAATTGAATCTGTAAGAAGACAAATTCTATCTGTGTAAAATAATAATTAAAGGCCCCTACGGGGGTCTTTTTATTTTTAGCTTTTTTACGGCTTAGTGCCGCATCACAAGCCTTGTATCATATTGGTGATATAATTGAAAGGAGATGCTAGAGATGGCTAAAGTTTTATATTCAATATTATATGCAATTGTTTTTTTTATTATAATTTGCATTTTTCATTAATATGAGGCTTTAGCTATTTCAGCATGCCTTGTATAATAATGGTAGACAAAATTTTTTAAAAAAGAGGTAAAAAAAAGAAATGGAACAAGAACTAATTTTTTCCAGTAGAAATGGTATTTTGCACAAGCGTCCTAGATTGACTAAACTAACAGAAGCTCGTAAAAAAGCTGGTTATAATAGTCAATGAAAAATTGCTAAAAAATTAAAAATTACACAAACAGAATATTGTTCTTATGAGTCTGGTAAAAAAGAAATGCCAAAACGAATTGCAAAAAGAATTTCTACGCTTTTAAACATGCCAATTGATGAAGTTACTTCTGTTGATTATCAAAATGAAAAATTAACAAAAGATGCAACAAAAGTATTGGAAAAGATGTTTAAAATGTTGGGTGAATTAGAATTATGGCAACTTGATGAATTAGATAAAACTGTGACTAATATGAGCCTTATGAATGGTGTCATGAAGTATAGAAAAATGTTACAAAGAAATCGTAGAAAATTCAGAAAAAATGCTAAGGAATTAAAAGAAATTAAAATTAATAGAAATGATTTTACGCTTTTATTTTCTGATACTATTGATATGAAAGAAATATCTAACATATCTATTCATTATGAAACAATGTTAACTTTGATTGAATATGGTTTATTGCCAGAAAATCAATTAAAGGATTTCATTAAATATTTTAATATTATTAAATAACTATATTTTTAAAGTAGACAAAAAGGAGAAAAGAAAATGAACAAAGTATTCGAACTTGTAGGTCGTGCAGTTGTTGGGGGAATCATCGGTTTTGCAGTTGGGTATGTAACCCAAACTGCAATTAACGGTGGTTTGGCTAATAATGTGAAAGCAGACGTTAAGGGTTTTAAGAAATTGGTCAAAGACACAATTAACGCGTAAGCGAAACCTTGTATAATATTGGTGAAATGCCTTAGTTAAGTTATTCGTCGCATTGCGGTTTAATTTAATTAAGGCTTTCATATATGTTGAAGGTCGGCATCGAACCTTCTGGGGCAAGCTGAGACTTGCGAATAATTGCAGTATTTGGAGGAAAGCTAAGTCATAAAGATATGTGAACTCCACTGAAGGCTATATGTAATAGTGTAGTCAAGTGTCCAATGGATTGAAACTCATTAGAGAATATAATATCCTAAAAGACCGCAACTTCCATTAGCGACGATACTAATGTTGAAGAAGTAGTGGACTACCCTATCGAAAGATAGGGACTATAACTTATATTGGCGGATTGCGTTGAGGTCGAAATACCTTTCATAATCATAAGTAAATTAATAGTAGACGTAAGAGCTACCATCCGCCAATATTTCATGGGCTTAGTAGAGAAAAAAAACTGGTGCAACTCCAGAAAAGCCCTGAAATACTATTATCGTAATTTAGGTGTTCCAACGGTTCCGGAATGCCTTGTACGATAATGGTGAGTGAAATCATTTAGTCATTCATACCTGTTTGTATAAGGAAATGGTATTGGCAATGATAAAAAGAAGAGTAACTCAAATTTTTTAATTATAAGATAAAAGTTTTAAGTCCTCTAGTCAGATAGTAGAGGCAAAATAAGGAGTAATTATGAACAACTTTAGTTTAATCAAAGGGTACGTATCCCGCAAAACAACTACTTTCCATCCAGCACGTGATGGTAAAAAAGCTGTATTTAGCACAACTATCGCAGTAGCAACTGGCACAGTTGATGGCGAAGGTAATAAAGTATATAACTGGGTACCAGTTAAATCCTTCGGTAAAACAGCTGAATTGATGAATGAAAATCTTGTTGGTGGTGATTACACAGAAATCACTGGTCGTTTGGGTATGAACCCACGTTATACCAATAAGAAAGGCGAAACAGTTTATGAAACTTGTTTCTTGGTAGCAACACAATTTTCTCGTTTGACTCAACGCGAAACTCCAAAAGCAACTGAAGTGGCTCAAGAAGAAGTTGAGAACTTTGCAGGAGCATCAGAAGTGTTCGGCGAAGAATTAGAAGGTGCAACAATTCTTTAATTTAAACTAACATAAGAAAAATCATATATGAACCACTGGCGTGAAGAGATGTATGATTTTTCTTTTTTTGTTTTTTAACTTGAGTTAAAAAATATTTTTAGTTGAAATTAAAAAACAAAAGTGTTATAATATTTTTTTTAACGAAAGGAATTTTAATTATGAAAGAAAATTATTCATTAGAAGAAATCGTAGAAACATTAGCTAAATTTAAAGAAGTTATGAATTATGTGCGTCAAAATCATGGCGTATGGGACAGCACTGTACAAGAATGTGATAAAGCATTTGGTGATATCCGTCATTATTGTGAACTACAATATCCTACACAACGCAGAGATAAAACAAAAGTAGTTCGTTTAATTCATGATTTTTCTGTTAAACGTCGTGAATGTAAAGATTATCTTGAAGTCTTGGCTCCATTATTTGAAAGTAATTTGGTTGAAGAAAAGCAATTGATGAATGTCAATCGTATTATCAATCAAATTAAAAAGAATCAAGAAAAAAATCGAGCATATAAACCTCGTGTATTAGATGAACTATTTAAGTAATATATATTTTCGTGTTATTTTTTAATAAGAAAGAGAGGTGTTTACATGAATTTTTTATTTAATCTATTAAAAAAGATTGCACCAAAAGTTTTTTTGTGTCATAATAAAGTAGAATTAGAAATCCTAGAGGCACGTCTTGCTTTGGATAAATAACGCGAAAGGATATTTTATATGCCAGATACATATTTTGTAAATGACTACGCTCTTAAAGATGCTGCGGAATTACGCAAAGAAACTGAAGAGCGAATTAAAAAAGCAGTAGAACGTATCGTTAAAATTTTATATAAAGCGATTACAACTGCGGCAGAGAAAAATGAATTTGAAGTTACGAGTACATTAGATTTAAGCTCCGACCATGATTTGGATAGAGCTACAGTTGAAGGTGTAAAAACAGAATTAACTAATAAAGGTTATACTGTTACTTACGAAACTGAAGACCATAATGTATGGAAAGTAACTTGGTAGTTTTTAATAAGCTCGGATAGTCATTCCGAGCTTTATTTTTATATGGAGGAAAATCAATGGTAAATGTATTCAAACCAACCGAAGAGGAATGGAATATGGGTGTTGTCGGCATTGAAGATATGTACGGCAATAAAGTTTTATTTAATAGTATTGTAATGCTATTAGGTCAAGAATATGGTATTTATTTATTAGTTTGTAATGATGACGATGAATATGGTGCTGCGTTAACAGATGACCCAACTTGTCAAGATAAGGAAAGTCGTATCCACTTTAATGAATTTTTAGATTATGAACATATTAAAGTCGTTGGTACGTATGATAAAGATAACAAAGTGTTAATGGGTAAAATTGGTAAAACCGAGAAATGTATTTCTTGGCAAAGTAAAAAACGTCGAAATAAAAATATGAAAGTGAGTGCATAATATGTTATATCTAAAAAATATGCCAGCTTATGAATTTTTAGATAAATTCTTTAAATTAGATAATCTAAAATTTGATACTATATATGATGATAAACTTTATAATTATAATGTAGCTTCTTATAACGATAAAGAAAAAGATGGAAATATCACTGTGTTAAATTTAAGTCTTTTAGAAAAACGAGATGAAAATTCTAACTGGTCAGATATTCAATATAAATATTTATTTTTAGAATTTTATCTCAACAATGATTTAATTAAATTTAGTGATGATACATCTGACAATAAAACAAAACAAATCGTTAAAGATTTTATTGATGCAGTTATTAATGCATAGAGGAATAAAAAATGAAAAAAATTATTGAGTTAGAGCCTGGCATTTTAAGTGCCGAAAATTTTTTATATCAATTACAAACGTGTAAAAATACTGTGTTTGAAAATGGATATGATGAAAATTTTTATATTAAAAACGTATATGTTCCTAAAGATTTTAAGAATGAACGAACAGTTTTGTTTAACATAAATTTTTGGCGTAAAGATATACAATATCAAAGCCATGCTGTATATACACCAGTATGTATTGAATATTCAATAAATTTAGAAACTAATCTAATTTCTTGCACAGATAATAATGCTCCATTAGGTGCAGAATTGTTAAGTAAATTAATCAATGAAGTAATTCTTGTATAATAATGGTGTGTCATTTCGGCATAGTATTTTTAATTTAATTTATTTGTATAAGGAGTTTTAATTATGATGACTTTAACTTTTAATCACGAAGCAGAAGCTATTGCGATTATGCATCATATCACACAATTTGCACAAGAAAATAATAATATTGTACAAGCAGAAGAAGACAGTTTTTCTCTTGAATATTTTGTATCTACAGATTCAATCTGTGTATTCGCAATGAATGGTGAATTCTTGAGCATTGTGATGAGTGTAGTTCGTACTGGCACTAATATTCATTTTGAAACAGATATTGAAGATAATATCGCTGGCGGTGGTTATCCTCAGCCATTGGTTTATCAGATGACGATGAATTTGATGTCTGAAATTTTAGATGATTTCAATCAAAAAGAGTATATGAATTCTGTTTCTGAAGTATAATATTTTTATGATAGCCACGCATGTATTTGCGTGGCTATATAAGTATTATTTTTATTTTTTTAAAGAAAGTGTGCAAAAAATGGAATATATCATTAGGCATGAATATAGAGATATACATAATGCATTATTAAGAATTTTTTCTGAAATCTTACAAGATAAAATGGAATATACAATTTATTCCTCAAAAACAGAAAAAAGAAGAAAAGATATTGTTGGCATGGGTATGCGAATGGTAACAGAAAAAGAATTTAGTATAACATTCCATATTAGAGAAAAAACAGATGGAGCTACTTGCAATTCAACTATCGGTTGCGAATTAATTATGAAAGAACATGGTCTAGGTGAATTTGCTATTTTCTCTAGTAACAAAGATGAAGCATATACTATTGTTAATATTTTTGAGTTTTTAACAGAAAGATTCTATCGAGCTTAACTAGATAGAGAATTATTAGGTGAATAATATGTTATGTTATAAAGACAGAACGTATTGCGGAACAGATTGTAAATTGCAAGGCACTTGTAAAGAAAGTTTTGAGTACGCAAAAGAAGAACAAAAACAGCATCCAGATGAATTTGTAAGAAATTTACCATTTTCTATTCGGTACAAAAGTGAATGTGAAAATTTTCAAAAAAAATAGTTGACATATACTATAACTATGTTAAAATATACATGTGAGTTTTACCTCCTTTCGTTAATATAACTCACACGTGCGTATAGGGTTCTGCTTTGGTGATAGCAGAAGACTGTGGAACAACAACTTCATAGGTGTTGATTAGACAAGAAGAAGACGGTATTTGAGAGATGCCGTCTTTTTTCTTTATTGCTTTTTGTCTTTTTTTGTAGTATAATATACATATCTTAATTCGGTATTATGGTAGAAAAAAGGACAAAACTATGAAAGTCTATGGATATGCTAACAATTTAAAAGGCGAACAAATATATGGTCGTCTTGTTGATAGAAAATTCTTACTCGTAAAAGATGTTACGTTGGTTGAAATTAAACCAGATACATTTCAATCCGAACAAGAAATTCGAGTAAAAGAAAGAAATAAATTAGTGGCGAAAGCAAATCGTAAAGCTACTTCTGAAATTAAAAAAATTAATAAAAACAAAACAAAAAATCTTCAGGAATTAGCAACGCCAGAAATGCTTGGTAAGTATCTTGCCATGATTATGTTACAGTGGGTTCATGGCAATAAAATTACTGAAGATGAATATACATATGAATATGAAAAAGAAAAGGCGTTAAATAGTTCTGAGTACAAGGAGATTTTATGTTAAATTTTTATTATAATGGCGATGAGTCAATTCAAACATATGAGGCTGAATTTACATTAGAAATTAAAAATGACTATTACAAAGGTCATGGTACTGTCGATAAAGATAGCATTAAAACTTTATATACTAAATTAATCGAAGATGGCAATTATGATGCCGAATTTAATTTAATTGATATAGAAGAACATGAAGGCTTTACAGCGATTAAATATGAATCTACTGATTATATTGACGGTTCTTTCTTATTATTCGATTTAGTTCGTGAAGTGCCTAAAGATGTTTATACATATTTTATTTGCTCTCCTAGTTTCGATTTTTATTATAAACATGTTGGCAAAAATTCGTTACCATTCTCTTCTCGTTATTTAGTCTATACAGCTCATAATGGCAGTTATATTTTGTGTGATGATTATAAAGAAACCATTGGCAAATTAGAAGAAGTAGCACAACGTATTCTTCACGAAGGTGCTTCGTTTACTAAAGATGCGATTTTAATTTCTAAAATTGATAGTGGCGATAATAAAGACTTTAATGACTTATTAGACGATTACAAAACGTATGATGTAATGCGTGAAAATATTAATTTTGCGGCTAAACAAGATAATCCAGAAGAAATCATTAAAATGCTTCGTAGTCAATTTGGCGACGACATGGAAATTGTCTTCATTGATGAAGAAACTGGTAAACGTGTTGGTGGTCCAAATAAAGAAAAGAAGGATAATAAAAAATTATCTTAGGTAATATAAAGGACGGTAGTTTATTTTAATCTTCCTCCTCCTTTGTATAATATATAATAAAACTACTTGTGTAAAAAAAAGTGATGAGATATAATGTATATAGAGTATTCTATGTAATACAAAAATCTCCTCATTTTGCACACAAAAAAGATGGTTATTCTGAGCAGCGACAGAGTAACCATCTTTTTTATTTTATCAGAAAGGAATTTAAAAATGAGTGAACATATTGGCACTATATTAGCAATTATTTTTGTTGTATTATTTTTATTAGGAAAATCATCTTTAAGATTTTTTAATGATGAACATAAAATTGGGATTCGATATAATTTTAGATTGTTTTTTGAAGAACCAGATAGCCCACATAGCTTTAAATTTGAAATCATATGGAACAAATAAAACATGAAAAAGAAATTAATTAAAGTATATATTAGAGACCTACGGTTTGATATTCCAGATGTGTCTTTAGAAAAAATAGAAGAATTATATAAGCAATTGCAATGGTCAGAAGCTAGAGATAATTCTGTACATGAAGTGATTAAAAAAATACAAACTTTACAATCAACGATTGAAATATTAAAAGAACAAATTCAAGAATTAAACGATAAGAAGATAGAATTAGAAAATTTAGTATATGTAAATGGTGAAATAAAAACATACGCAGATATCTTGTCAGAAATCGAAAAAGATGCTAAGATTAAATAGTAACTTTTTTGATTTTAACGAAAGGATATTTGTAAAATGGAAGATATTATTAATCAACCAAAACATTATACTCATGGAGGTATTGAGGTACGTCCATTTATCAATTCTCAGGGTTATAATTTTGATATGGGCAATGTTATTAAATATATTGTGCGTGCAGGTATTAAAACACCAGATAAGTTAATTGACTTAGAAAAAGCATTAAACTATATCAATGATGAAATTAAAAAAGGCAATAAAAAATTACATTTTGAGCCAACAAGTATTTTTATTTCTGGCTATGAATTTATTAGAAGCCAACCACATTTAACAGATAACCTTAAAAATGTCATTTCTTTATTATCTAAAGATGAAAAAACAGACTGTATTTTAATGGCAGAAGTAATTTCTGCACGAGATTTGTTGCAAGAAGAAATTAACATGTTAAAGATTTAAGGTAATAAACCCATTGAAACGTTTTTTAATTCTCTTAATTAAGAAAGGAAAGAACTCCAATGGGTTTTTTACTTGCTGTAAAAAATTTTTTACAAGAAAACTGGCGATTACTCGTCGACTGTCTTAGGTGGCTCATACTTTGTATTCTTATTATATTGTCTATTTTGTATGTTTTGGATAAGTTTGGTCCACGCAACGAAGTAGATACGAAGCCATCTAAAGTCATTAATGCTGACGGTACTGTTAATACAAATAAACATTATCAAGAAGCAACCAAAGTACAAACGAATACAATCGAAAGAACATCTTTCGTATATGTTCCCAAAGAAACACCTCGAGATGCAGACGTAGAGTTTAATAATGCTGATAAAAAAGTATTTGTAAAAGTAAATGGTCAGCAACACGAAATTGAAAATAATGTAACTGAAACTCAAAAATTTGAAAATGGCAAATTAGTCGTAACTCAAAAAGAAGAGTCAGTTATTTCAATCGCCGCTCCTAAGCCAGCTAAAACTTCACTTAGTTTTTACTATGGTGGAGGTAATAATTATGGTGTAGGTGTAAATTATAATATTTCTAAACATGTAACTTTGAACGGACTATATGTTAATCACAAAGCATATGCCGGTGTAACGGTACCTATCGGAAACATGGATAGTAGTTCAAAGAAACAAGATATTTCTAAACAAGAAAAGGAAGTGAAATAATATGCCAGAAGGTGCAGGTACTGAAGTACACGCAGCAGCAGCAACTCCAGTTTTTAACGTTATTAAAATGTCAAAATAATATTTATGGCTTTAATCATGAATATCATTTTTGCAAAATAGTAAGTCTATTGAGAAATTAGTAGATAGTGACGGTTTTTATATCGTCCAACTAAGACATTGAATTGCTGGGAACCCCTAAAGCTCAATTAACTACAACGTAATATCGTATTTATACAATATAAGCGTGAATGTTGTGAAAGCAGAAAAAATAATTGAGATGAGATATGGTTAAATCCTAAGTCTTAATAAAATAATGGGCAATCAGCAGCCAAGCTCGCAAGAGAAGGTTCAACGACTATTCCTCGTGAGGGAAGTACACTATAAGCGATTGATAGTGGAAGTGGTGTCGCCTAAGTTATATATTTTAAATATATAATATGGATAAGATATAGTCTGTGCTTGCACGAAAGTGCAAGATGCGAGTAGTGTCGCTGGTTAGAGAGTAGCGTCTCTAATTGAATAATCATCCTCTTAATTATTTCACGGTTTATATACTTGATATAAATATATTTTTCTGATATAATAAAAATAATTATTTTTAAATTATTTTTTTAGTGCAGAAAAGAGGTGAAATATCTTGATTAAAAGTTTTAAAATTAGAATATATCCAAATGAGGAACAGAAATTTTTACTTGAAAAAACATTTGGTGCCAACAGATTTATTTATAATTATTTTCTTAACTTAAAAATTAAATTATATGAATATTATAAGATAAATCTTAGTTATAATAACTCTTCTAAGGCTCTGACAGAGTTAAAAAAGCAAAGGACTTGGCTTAAACAAGTTGATGCTATTTCTTTACAACAAACTCTCAGAGATTTAGATAATGCTTACCAAAATTTTTTTAATAAAAAAAGTAAATATCCTAACTTTAAAAAGAAACAAGATAAAAACTCTTATCGTACTAATTCCAATATCAAAATTAATAATCGATATATAACGATTCCTAAAATAGGTATGTTACGTTATAGAGATACATATAAATTAGAAGAATGTAATATTTCTAAAATTTATAATATAACGATTTCTAAAACGCCTAGTGGAAACTATTACGCTAGTATATCAGCTGAAGTTAATATTCCAGCTTTTGAGAAAACCAATCGAAGTTGTGGTATTGACTTAGGCTTAAAAGATTTTTTAATTTTTGATACTGGTGAAAAAATAAATAATCCTAGAATATTAAAAAGTCTTGAAAAGAAATATAGAAAATTAGCTAAAGCTGTTTCAAGAAAACAACTTAAATCTAAAAATAGAAATAAGGCTAGAATTAAATTAGCTAAATTTCATGATAAAATCGTTAATACGAGAAAAAATTTTTTACATAAATTATCAACTAATTTAATTAAAGAATACGATATTATTTGCGTTGAAAATTTGTGTTTTAAAGCTTTTATGAGAACAAATAAAGCTAAATCCTATCAAGATGTAGCCCAATCAGAATTTATAAGGCAGTTAGAATATAAAGCTGAATGGTATGGCAAAACTATATCTAAAATAAATAGATTTTATCCATCCACGCAACTATTCTGAATGTGGTTATAAAAATCCTGATATTAAAAATCTTGATATTCGTGAATATGACTGTCCCGAATGTGGTACTCATCATGATAGAGATATAAACGCAGCAATTAATATTCTAAGAGAAGGATTACAAATTTTAGAAGAAACTATATAAATATATATTAAATATATAAAACCGTGAGGCACATGGGGATAGCCTATCGTCTGGACGTAAGACTTTTTTAATACAATATTAAAAAAGCAGACCTTTGGGTAGGAACCTCATCACTTTTAGTGATAAGAGGATGTCAGTAAGGCGCCAGATTTTCCGACTGGTGGCGAAATTTTAGGCTATGCCGATGCTATAAAAGCATATAAAGAAGGTCATGGTAAAGTAATACTTCGAGGAAAATATCATACAGAAGACAAAAAGAATAAAATCTTAATTGTATTCGATGAAATCCCTTGGGGTATTTGCAAAAAGAATACTGTTACTAAAATAGTTGAGCTAAGTAAAGAAAAACTTGCAGACGTTACAGAAATTCGTGACGAGTCTAATATGGACGGCGTTCGAATTGTAATTGAATGCAAAAAGACAGCTAATGTGGATTGGATTATTAAAAATATTTTCAAATATACAGATATGCAATCTAATGTTAGTATGCGACATGTAGCTTTACAAGATGGAAAACCAAAAGTTAATTTAACTTTATTAGAATTATTAGAAGCATTTATTGAGCATGCTATTGAAGTAATTCAAAATAGATGTCAATATGATTATAATAAATTAGATGAACGTTTCCATATTGTTGAAGCCATCACTAAAGCTCTCGAAACTAAAAATATAACTATTGAATTAGTTTCTAATGCAACCTCATTAAATGAATCTGTAGAGTCTTTAAAAGAACGATATGCTTTTGATGATAAACAAGCAAAGGCAGTTGCTAATTTAAGATTATATACATTAAATGAAGAATCAATTCAAAAATATAATGAAGAATATGAAGAATTAAATGCCAAAATGAATTTCTTATCTAATATTCTTCATAATGAAATGGAACTAATTAAATATACTCGCTCTGAAATTCAACAAGTTGCAAAACAATTTGAAAAAGATGAACGTAAAACAGCTATCGTAGATTATGTTGATGAAAACATTGACCAACGTGACTTCATTAAAAATGAAGATGTAGTTGTAGCCATTACTCATAACAATATGATTAAAGCTGTGAAGGCAAATGAATATTCTGCACAAAATCGTGGTGGTAAAGGTGTTAATGCCAATACTCGTGAAGATGATTTTGTAACGCAATTATATTCTATGCAAACTCATGACGATTTAATTTTTGCGACTAATACAGGTAGATTTTTATTATTGCCTGCTTATAAAATTCCTGTAGTCTCTAAAAATGCATTAGGTAAATATATTAATAATTATATTCCTCTTCAAGAAGGAGAAAAAATTGTTAATGTATTATCGTATACAGATAAAGAAGACTTAATGGTTTTATTCGTAACTAAACAAGGTCGTGCTAAAATTACCTCTACTAAAGATTTGCCTACACGAGCTAGAGCGTATCGTGCTATTAAATTAAGAGATGAAGATGAATTAGTTGAATGTTCTATTGTAAAAGATTTAAATCAAGATTTAGCTTTTATCACAGAACAAGGTATGTTAATTCACTTAAAAGCTTCATCTGTTAATATGCAATCAAGAAATTCTGGTGGCGTGAATACTGTTAAATTAAATGATAATGATATTGTTGTTTCTTCTCTTCATGTAAAAGAAGATGGTCAAATTGCTATCGTTACTAAAAATGGTATTGGTAAAGTATGTAATATCGAAGACTTCAGAATTACAAATCGTAATGCTAAGGGCTCTCGTTGTTATAAAGTTAATGAGAAATCTGGCACTATTGTTGGTGGTGCTCCTATTGAAGATGAAAATACAATTTATATTATTACAGTAAATGGTAAAATCATTAAATTAAGAGCCGAAGATATTCCATTAAAGAAACGCACTGGACAAGGCGTTAAAATGATTCGTTTCGACGACGATGATTATGTTAATGCCATTACTGTTGGTCCCAAAGAAGAGGAGGAAGAAGCCAATGAATGAAATGATTAAACAAGGTTTTATTCAATACCTTGGTTTAGCTTCTGATGATTCTCCTCTTCAAGGAGATAATGCTCTTCAAAAAGGAATTGGTGACTTATGTGAAATTTGCTTAGAAATTTCTGTAGATAAAAATAAACATGAACGAAATTTATTTATCTTAAAACCAATCTTTAGAGCAACTATATTTTTACTAGAAGAAAGATTGTCGCAAATCAAAGCTATTAAAAATGTAGATACGTATGCACAAGTTAAACAGTATGAAAGCAATATTCAATTTTTACAAAATTTAGTAGACAATATTAAAGAGGAAATTAATCATGAGTGAAGCAAAAACATTAGCTGATAAATTAGCAACAATTGATGCGATTACAGCTAAAATTAATAAAAAATATAATAAGACTGTAGTCGGTCGTATGGGTATTAGCGAAGACATTATTAATCAAATTACTATTGGTCGAATTCCTACTCCATCTATTGCATTAAATAATGCCATTGGTGGTGGGTTTCCTCGAAAGAGATGTACATTAATCACTGGCAAAAGCGATAGTGGCAAGACCACTCTCATCCTTGAAAGTATTAGTAAAATTATGGCAGTCGAACCAAGCTTCACGGCACTTTGGGTCGAATCAGAACATTCTATTGATAAAGAATATATTGTTGATACTTTTGGTGTAGACCCTAATCGATTAATTTTTGTTCCATTTGACCCAGAAATTGGTTCTGAAGCTACGCTAGATATGGTTCAAACTATTATTGAATCAGATAGTGTAGATTTAGTAGCGATTAATTCTTTGAAAGCTTTAATTCCTCAAAAAGAAAATGAAGCATCTCTAACTGAAGTACAGGTAGCTTTAGCTGCTCGTCAAAATGCTAAAATGTCTCGTAAATTTACAGCATTAGTGGCTAAACACAATATAGCTTTTATTATTGTATCACACTTGACAACGGACATTGGAAGCCTGAGTCGTGACCCTATGGTCATATCAGGCGGAGCGGCTATTCAGTACTGGTCCTCTTTGACTTTAGATATGAGAAAACGAGCTATTGGCCCTGGAGACCCAATTACTAAAGAAGAAGGATTAAAGATTCATGTAGCTGTTAAAAAGAATCATACTATTTCTAATCGTAATCCATATGTACAGGTAGATTATTATGCTATTTTCGGTAAAGGTATTGACCAGATGCTCGAAGTTATTGAAGAGGCATTTAATTCTGGTGTATTAGTACAACGTGGTGCGTGGATTAATTGGCTTGATGGCAATGGCGAAGTGATTGAAAAATTCAATGGTCGTGCTGCGATGAAAGAATTTTTCCATAATAATCCAGATAAATGGATAGAATTTAAGTCTTTGTTTGATGGTTCTGCTTCTGTAAAAGAATTATCTCAAGAAGAGATTAAAGAAATTGAAGAAGAATCTAAAGCTATTGAAGAAACAATTCCTGAAGAAGTAAAAGCTCAAGAAAAATTAAAAAATAGTCTTAAAAAAACTAAAAAGAAAGAAGCTAAATAAGATATAATAAAAATAATGATATAATTAAAGCAGGGTATAGTATATTATACCCTGCTTAGTTATCTTAATAATTCTTTTGCGAACCTTGTATAATATTGGTATGCCAATTCCTTGGCATACTTTTTATTATATATTTCGTAGAAAGAGAGGTATTATTTGTCAGAATGTGAATGGGGACATGAGAATTGTAAACATATTGGAACTGCCAAATGCTTTGGTTGTTTAATAGATGGTCAATTATTTGAGGAAAAAGAAGTTAAAATAAAAAAGGGCCTTAATAAACGACAACAAAAACAAGATAAACGACAAGGTTCTGGTTTTGAATACAAAAATCATGTTGCTAATTCTAAGTTATTAAAAGATGACATTCGAAGCTCAATGACTCTTAATAGTGGTGCTACTGTTATAGAGAAAGGCGATGAACAAATTCGTGGGCTTATTAATGTTATGGAAGAATTAAAAACAAGAACTGTTGAGCAAGCTCCTGGTAAAAAAACATTTACGATTCAAGAAAAGTGGTTATCTAAATTAAAAAGAGAAGCATTAGCAGAAAATATGGATTTCTATTATTTGAAATTCTCTTTTTTTGAAACTGACCCACAAGTATATGTTATTACAGAGCAAGAACAAATTATGTCCATGGTAAAAACTATGGTTGAAGATAGACGTTCTAAAAAAGTTCTTGAAAAGGATAAAGAAATTCTTCTTAAACATCAAGATGTATTAAATGCTAAAATCAATGAATTAAGAGCTGAATTAGCATTAGCTAAAGAATTAGTAAAAGAAGAGGATTGGCCATGAATGAAGAAAAAATATTACAATTAATTCATGAGGAAAATCCACCTAATCCGTTAGCATATGTTAAAGAATTAGTAAAACCAATGATGCGAAATAAAATTGAACAATATATTACTGAGTGTGAATATTGTCCTAATCGCTTTACTGGTTTTAAATCAATTCCTTTTGGCAATAATGATGCATCTATTATGATTATCGGAGAACAGGTATTACAATCCCAATTACAATTAAATAAAGATATTGTATATCCATTTGAAGGTACGCAAGAAATGGAAATTTTTAATACGTTATTCGAAGAATATCATATTAATACGAATCAGATTTTTTGGGTAAATGCAGTTAATTGTTTAACTCAAATAGAATTAAAAGGCGAAAAAATATTTAGACCATTTAATATTAGTGAACGAGATGGTTGCAAATTATTTTTGGATAACTTAATAGAAACGATTAATCCTAATTTAATTATCTGTTTAGGAGCATCTGTATATAATTTATTCAAAGATGAGCCTTTTAATAAAAATAAGAATCAAATATTTAAAATTAATACTATTGATGCTATCGCATTACAATCTCCTACATTTTTACTACAGCAAAGAGAAATTAAAGATGAAGAGCTTTGTGATGAAGATGAATTAGATTTTTGTAATGGATTAAAAAAAGCATTTGAATATTGCCAAGAAATATATGGTGGCAATATTATATTAGACAAATAAGAAAGGAAATAATACTATGTCTTTAATGGAAAAATTGCGTCAAAAACGTGCAGAAATGGAAGCAGCTCAACAAAAAGCAGAGGCCCCTAAAACATTAGAAGAAATCGTTGAAGCTAAACAACCCAGTTCTGAAGAAACGCAAGAACAAAAACAAGAAGAAACAACAGTATCTGTTGCTGATACAAAGGAAGAACCAACGGCAGTCACAGAAGAATCTACTCCAAAAGAAACATCTGTTGAAGTGGAGCCTGAACCTGTAGCGGATAATACACCTTCTGAAGATAAAGATTATACAACTATGCAACCAGTAGTATCAGAAAAAAAGGAGAACGAAAATGAAATCATTGCCAAAGACACTGCATCTGAAGAAACTGAAGAAACAGTTAAAGAAGAATCCAAAACTACAGAAAAAACTACTGGAGAAGAAGGAGTAGAGGAAAAACCTAAACGTCGTGGTCGTCCTCGTAAACATAAAGAAGAAGATGTAGAGGAATCTAACGAAGAAGAAGATTCTAAACCAGAGCATACTCCAGAAATTCTTTCTGCTATTGAAGAAGACATTGCAGAGCAAGAAAAGGAAGAAAAGCCTAAAAAGAAATCTGCTAAAAAACATGAATCTGTAGAACAAATCTCTTATGTTTCTATTGACGTATTAGGTGAAAAACTTGATGTAGATACTGCAACAGCTGAATATTTAAATTATTTCATTGATGCAGAATGGCAAGAAAAAGAAAAATATTTCTTAGATAAAGTAACTAATATTCGTATCGAAGCAGATATGAATCCTGGTACTTTGAAATTTACATTAGCAGATTTGTGTGCATTAAATGATGAAGTCATGCCTCATTATTTAGAACAAAAGAAAATTTATGACTCCTTAGTTAATAAAGATTTTGGTTCTGCTACTGCATTTAAAATTGCTAATTCCACTGGCTCTAATTCTGAAGAACGTAAACGTACTGGCACATTAGCATTAATGAAAGCTAAAATTAATGGTCAAGAAATTAATTATATTTCTTTGATTAATGCTGTGCAAATGCGGTATAATAGTCTTAACGAAATCATGAAAATGATTAAATATAAATCTGATATTTGCATTACAATGGCATCTGCCATTAAAACTGAAATGCAATTAGTTAATGGTTAAGGAAAAATTAGATGATTAAATCGATTAAAATTTCTGAGGAGCTTCAAAACCTCCTCAGCCAACCAACTGACCCTACATTAATTCGTAAGCGTCAACAAGGTGGTACAACATTATCTTATATTACAGGTTATGCTGTTATAAGAAAATTAAATACTGCTTTTGGTTATTGTTGGGATTGGAAAGTAAATAAAGCTTGGCTTGAAAATGTAGAAGGACCTAAGCCTGGTCAAGTATGTCATGTGCTTGGTACATTAACAGCAATGGTTACAGATGACAACGGTAATATTATACCTTTGTCTAAACAAGCTTATGGCTCTAAAGTTGCCATTCTTAAAGTAGGCCCACAAGATAATCAAAACTTGTATAAAGTAGCTTCCACAGATGCACTTAAAAAAGCAGCATCTATGTTTGGTATTGGTTCAGACTTATATCTTACTGAAGAAGAACAAGAGTTCTTGAATATGGAAGAACAAAGTCCTTGGGACGATGCAACCATTAATCAATATAAAACTGAATGGGCTTATATTCAAAAATTCCAAGAAGAATATGAAGTATCTGATGAAGAATTAAATGGTCTTGTTGCAGAATTTACTGGTGGCAATGTTAAATCTATTTTATTAATTAAACCTGAGTCTTTAAAAGAATTCGTTGAATATATTGAAAATTTAATTAAGACTCAGGGGGCAGAATAAAATGGCTTTATTATTTGCCGAAGATTTAAATTTAATTAGATGTAAAGATTGTAATTGTAGTGAATTAATTAAAAGAGAAATCACTCAATTAATTAATAATAAACACAATACATATCAATCTATTAATAAAAAAACAGAATATATCTGTAAAAATTGTGGTGCTATTGTCGTAACTATTGACGACGATGGTCACTCTTATATTAAATAAAAGGAATTAAGATGGACAAATTAAAGATTTACGACGTAAAGTGGGAATCTGATGCTTCTGGTCCATCTCCATTTAATAATATTAGGACAGAAGTGTTTCTCGCTGGCTGTAGAATTGCTAGAGAAGGAACACCATGTCCTGGCTGTTTTAATCCAGAGCTGTGGCAACAAGATGTTTACACAGCTCTTTCTTCTTGTACAGAAGTTGCATATCAAATTCATAAATTTGGAAGTAAATATGTAACTTTTGTAGGAGGAGAACCATTAGACCAAGCATGGCCGTTAATTGAAGTATGTGAGCGGCTTAAATCATTAGGTCATCATATTATTATTATCACACACTATACAATTAATGATATTTATGATATGGGGTTAGAATTATTATTCGATGTCTGTGACATTATTATAGATGGAGAATATAAAAAAGAATTGCATCAGTTTAGTCATGATATCAAAGATGGCTTTACGAACGTAATTGGTTCTGGAAATCAAGTTGTATATGATTGTAAGAATGAAATTGGAATGCCTGCTGGAATTTTAAAAGGTATTTCATTAGATGAGAAAGACAACTTGGTATTTCATATGAAAAAATAAGAAAGGATATTATGAACTACGGGGAAAAGCAAGTTGGGGCAGATACTGTATATATTGAAGATGCAACATTTGATGCATTAAAAGGAAAAAGAATTACAATTCATCGTATTGCACCAATGAGTTATTTACAAAGAGCAGAATCTAACGAAAAGTTTTTCGATAATTATATTGAAATTAAAGCATTTAATGAATCAGATAATATAACATTTACTGCTTCTTTAGAAAAATACAAATATTCTAAATCTATTCAAAAGAAACCGTTAGCAGAATTAATGCTAGAACATATGACTGGTAAAGAAGACAAAATGGAAGATTTTGAAATTATCGATTCTATTTATCATGAATTAGCTAAAGAGGTTTCTAAAGATTTGTATTTAGAAGATAATGTATTACATACTGGATTAGAATTAGATTGTATTGGCATCATTGAATTACATAACCAAGTTATTAATGTATTTAATAAAGTAGTATTTGATAACAATGGTATTCAACTACTTAATAATGTCAAAACTATTTATTTAGCTAAAGAAGATTTAAAAGATATTGTTGTTAAAATTTTAGTAGATGATAGTCATCATATTATTATTGATAATATTAAAGAAGTAAACGAACCAATGAATAACGATAGAAGTATTAATATTTTTGTTCTTGGTGCAATGAATTTAAGTAAACGCTTCGAAGATTTTGTTGTTGTTCAACAAGATGCAGATGAATCCTTTGAAGCATATGGTATTCGTTTACTTAAAGAAATTAATGAAGACAAAAGGTCAATTGTATTTGATTTAGACATTGACTTATAAGAAAGGAAAATAATGAGAGATTTAACAGAAATCCGAGATTTGTTAGCGGCTAAAACAGAATGTATTTGGGTGCAAACAATCGAAGAACAAGATTTTTTAGATGATTTCCTAACTATGTTAGTAGATAATCCTAAATATCAAAATGTTAATATTAAAGAATGGACTAACACTTCTGGCGTTACGCCAGTAGATTTAATTACAGGTCCAGTATATTCAAAAACAATTATTGAATTAAGAGAAGTACCTGCATTATTTGAAAAAGGTATCATTCCAGACTGCTTCGATGAAGAAAATACCAATACACAAAACATCTGGATTTTAAAAGATTTAGACCCTATGTTTCAAAATCCAAAAACAGCACGATATATTCGTGACGTAAAAGAAGGTCGCAAATCTGTTTCCTATAGTCCAATCATCGTTATTTCTCCTAACCAAGTTAATGGAGATGTAGCACATTTATTTAAAGTAGTTGAGTATTCTTTGCCATCTTCTGTAGATATTTTTAATTACATTACGAACGTACCAATGCGTACATTAGAAAAATATAAGCAAAGAGCTCCAGAAGATAAAAAAGATTTAATTGAAATTCCTACGTTAGATGAATTAGAAAAAATTGCTAAAGCTTGTTCTGGTTTAACGATTAAAGACGTAGCTCAATTATGTAAAGAATCTATCGTTAAGTTTAAAACGATTAAAGCAGACTATTTAGCACAATCTAAAATCGATATCGTTAAAAAATCTGGTGTATTGGATTATAAAATTCCAGAAGTTAAAATGTCTGATATCGGTGGTTGTTCTATTTTAAAAAATTGGCTATATGAACAAGAAATTGCTATGAGTCCAGCAGCTCAAAAAGCTGGTCTCGATATGCCAAAAGGTGCTTTATTCTTAGGTATCCCAGGTACTTCTAAAACTATGAGTGCAGAAGCATTCGCTGGCGAATTAGGTGTACCACTTATTAAATTATCTATGGATAAAATCATGGATAAAATGGTAGGCCAATCTGAACAAAAAATCGCTCGAGCACTTGAAGTTGTTAAAAAGTGTGCTCCATGTGTGTTCCTCATGGACGAAATTGAGAAAGCGTTAGGCGGGGCAAGCTCCCAGCAAACTGATGGCGGTGTTGGAGCTAGAGTAATGAAAGCATTATTGGAATTCATGAACGATAATGAAAATGGTATTTATGTTATCATGACTTCTAATGATATTTCTGTTATGCCTCCAGAATTTACACGTTCTGGTCGTATCGATGCACAATGGTATTTTGCATTACCTACTACTACTGAACGCGAAGCTATTTTTGATGTGCATTTAACTAAACGTAAAGTTACGTTAGATGATACATTAAAACAATATGCCGTTCGTCATACAGAAAAATATACTGGTGCAGAAATTCAACAAGTGGTTAAAAACTTGAAACGAATTAATTATATTCGCACAATGGAACAAGAAGATAAAAGTATTGTATTAGAAGACATTGAAAGAGCTATTCGAGAAGTAATTCCTATCGCAGAATCTTCTAAAGAAAAAATTGCTATCTTGGACCAATATTGTGAAGGTCGTGCTCGTAAAGTTTCTGAAGATGAAGTTAAAGAAGCTAAGCGTCGTAGTTCTGTTTTAGACCTTGATTTATAAAGAGAAGAGGGGTATAATGAAGAGTAAGATTATTCAACAATTTAAGGGTACTATTAATGGTGTAGAAGTATTCGATAAGGTTACTTTCTACACCTGCGATTGGATTTTAAGATTAATCGAAGACAAATTTGATATGGAATTGCCAACAGAATTCGTCTCTGACTTAGTACATGTAGTACAAAAAGTATATGATGATGAGGGTGTTGACTGTATTGGAAATTTAGAAAATGATTTATTTATTTGGGTAGAAGATGTCGAAGATGGAGAGCCTATTACATCTTTAGAATTAATGCCAGAACAATATAATATTAGTTATAGTTATTTCGATGCATTAAATCGGAAAATTAAAGATTGGGATAACTGTTACAAACAATAATTAAAAAAATTTTTATTTAATTTAAAGGAGGACTATTATGTCTTGTTATCGTCGTTACACATGTGATGTATTAAAAAATGTGGATAAAGAATTATTAAATAAAGCTATGCGTGAATTGGGTTGTGAACTTGACTGGAATGTAAACAAAATTACATGGCGTCATGGCAACGATGGTGATACTGTTGATGCTGCATTCTCTGATAATCGTCTTGGTATTATTATGAATGGCGATGAAGAAGGTCATTTAAAAGTCGTTGGTGACTTCTGGATGACAGGTCTTAAAGAAAAAACTTTCGTTGATAATTTAGCTCAACAATATCAAAAGCATAACGTTATTCAACAAATCGAACAATCTGGTTATTTAGTAGAATCTACTGAGCAAAACCAAGCAGGCGAAATTGAAATTATGGCATATTGCTTCTAATTAAAATAATATAAGGCGTATAGAAAAATTAAATAGTCTATACGCCTTATTTTTAATAGACAAAATAAAGAGAGATATATAAAATGAAAACACTACGAATGTATTTTACTAAACGTTCCGACATGTTATGTTTTTTACATACTATGTTAGGATATTGCAGTAGTGGTACAATATTAAGAAATGTAAACTTTACTGTTAATTATGAGTGCTACGGCAATAATGTAATTTATCGTGTTAAATGTGCTAATGAATTTTTAACATGGACATTTAAAGTTAATGTTGGCGAAAATATTTCATTATTATTTAATTATAAAAATGAAGAATCAGAATTAGCAGAATCTGTAATTAAATATATTGTACCAGAAGTTAAAAGGCTATTGGTTAATAGCTATAAGTTAAAACTAAAACAAGGAGACGATTACATATGGAAAAGAGATTCAAAGTAATTATCGATAAAAAAGGAAATATTCAAGTAGAAACATTGCAAGGTTTTATTGGACAAGAATGTCATCAAGCAGTTGACCAAGTGATGCAAGTAATTAATGGTGTACCTGAAGTTAATACAGATAAAGATGATTTCTATCTTTCTGATGACCCAGGTCAATTTTTGAATTTGAAATAGGAGATTTTTAATCTCCTTATTTTTTTATAGGAGATTAAAAAAATGGACACTAAAGAACAGATTTTAGAAAAACTTAATGAACAACAAAAATTACCTGTTATAAATTATCCAAAAAGCATGGCAGTTATTGCATCTGCTGGCAGCGGGAAAACTTTTTTAATAACACAACGAGTTGCTTATATGGTTTTAGATGGTATTAAACCAGAAAACATTTTAATGTTTACTTTTACTAAAAAAGCGGCTGAGGAAATGAAAGAACGTATTATTAAAACAGTAGGCGAACAAGCTGAAAATTTAACAGTATGCACTTACCATGCTTTTTGTGTAAAATTATTAAGAAAATATTGTCATCTAATTGGTTTTTCTAACCCATTTTCTATTTATGACCCAGAACAATGTTTCGAAATTATTATGGGTATTTTAAAAAGAAATGAATTAGATTATGACCCTGGTTTTGTATTAAGCTACATTTCTGATTGTAAATTAAATATGTTATCTCCTGATGATGCTATTGCTTCTGAAGTAGATAATATTGAATATGCATATATTTATAAGGAATTTCAACAAATTTTAAAAGCACAAAATGCTTTTAATTTCGACGATTTAATTTATTTTACTATTCGTATTTTAGAAAATTTTGAAGATGTATTATGCGAAGTTAATAGCCAATATCAATATATCATGGCTGATGAATTTCAAGACAGCAGTACTCAGGATATACGTTTTATCAAATTATTAGCTGGTAAAAAATTTCATCTTTGTATGGTTGGCGATAATGACCAATCAATTTATGCATTCCGTGGAGCTGATATTTCAGCATGGGGACAATTTGTTAAAGAACATAATGTTACTGTATATAAATTAGAACAAAACTACCGTTCTACACAAACTATTGTTAATGCTTCTAATTCTGTAATTGAAAATAATACTAAGCTATTTGATAAAGTAGCATATTCTAAAGGTGAAGTTGGTGCTTCTGTAGTTAGTTTTGAGTTAGATACTCATAAAAAAGAAGCGACTCGTATTACGCAAATTGTTAAATCTTGTATTAAGCAAGGTTATAGAGAAGAAGATATTGCTGTATTATATCGCATGTCTTATTTAGGCCGTACAGTAGAGGATTCTTTTTTGGCTAATGGAGTTAACTATCATATTGTAAATGGATTACCTTTTTATAATCGTGCAGAAGTAAAAGATTTATTATCGTATCTTCAAGTATTCAATAATCCAAAAGATTTCACAGCTATTTGTCGTGCACTTCAAGTTCCTAAACGAGGCTTTGGCGAAAAAGCAATTGAAACTTTGACATTCCATTTTTTAAATCGCACAGATGAAGTTAAAAATGTTACTACTATGAAAAAAGTATTAATGTCTTGCGAAGGATTAACTGCGAAACAAAAAATTGGTATGCGTAATTTCATTGCTATTATGGAACAAATTGAAATTAATAGTGCTTTTATGAACCCAGCTATGTTAATTGATTATATCGCAGAAGCTGTTAATTATCGTGAATATATTAAAAAAACAAAAGATGCAGAAGAGTTTGAAGCTCGCTGGCAAATTGTTCAAGAATTAATTGCTATCGCAAAACAATCTAACGACTTGCAAGATTTATTAGAGTCTATGGCTGTTGGCCAAAAAGAATCTGATGGTAAAAGTGGTGGTGTAACATTAACTACTATTCATTCCTCTAAAGGATTAGAATGGCCAATCGTTATTGTGATGGGTTGTAATGAAATGCAAATTCCTTCTTTTATGGCTATTAAATCTCATATGGAAGAAGAAGAACGTCGTTTATTTTATGTAGCTATGACGCGTGCAAAATCTTTTTTATTTTTAACTCGTCACAATAAATCTAATTCTCGCGGAACTTGGAGAAATTATGATGAATCCAGATTTGTAAAAGAAATTGATGACAAATATATCAAACGTATGTAATACTATAGATATGAAACAATTAGTATTAAAATCAAAAGAAGGGTCTTCCTACGAAATTGAAATTAATTCTGTTTCTAAGGAAGACCTTAATTATTTATTTTGTCTTTTTAATTCTGGTAAAGTTCAATATAATCTTAATAATAAAACTTGGATTGTTTCTGAGTCTATTTATCAAGAATTAGAAAATAAATTTTCTGTAGATTCGTATTTTAATTTAGGTTATTGTATGAAATTGCAACCTTATGACTATCAAAAAGAGATTGCAAATTTTATTTTACATAATAAAAAGGCCCTTGTAGTCGCTCCTTGCGGAGCGGGGAAAACACCAGTTGTTATTTGCTCTTATTTAGAGGCTTTGCATAAAAATGTAATTAATGGTCCTGGACTTATTGTTGTAAAAGCTAGTTTGAAATATCAATGGAAACAAGAAATTAGTAAATTTTCTGATTTAAAAGCTACTGTAATTCAAACATATGCAGAATTAACTTCTAATATAACAAATAGAATTAAGAATAGAGAATCTAAAAAAGAAAAGACTAAAGAATTAAAGGAAGAAATAAAACAATTAAAAAAAGAACGTAGCCAATTATTTAAAAATCAATTTAAAGGCTACGATTTATATATTTGCAACTATGAAACTTTATTAGATAAAGAAGTTAGTAAAGAATTATTAACTATGAATTTAGAATTCGTGGCGGCAGATGAGATACAGTATGCCAAATCAAATACTTCAAAACGAAATAAAGCATTAGCTAAATTTGGTAATGCGAAGATGACTATTGGAGCTACTGCTACACCGGTTCAAAATAATCCAGAAGATATCTATGGATTATTTAAATTTATACAGCCTGAATTGTTTCCTAAAAAATCTGATTTCTCTTCTTTATATTTAAAATATGGTGGTTATGGTCGTGTGATTGGAGCCAAGAATACTAAACAATTACACACCAAAATTAAACCATATATGATTATTAAAGATAAAAAAGATGTAGCAAAACAATTACCTCAATTAGTTGTGAATCAATTATATTGTGAATTTGAGCCAGAACAATTAGAGATGTCTAATAAATTATTAGATGAGTTAGCTGAAATGAAACGTAAACTAGAAGCATTAGACAAAACATTATCTCCTGCTGAAGCATTACATAATGAAGAGCGTGTTAAATTAGATGCTGGTATTATGGCTCGTCAAGCGTTTGCTCAAGAACTTGCTAATTCAGAATTATTATTATCTGAATCAGAAAGCGAAATGGCTAAACAATATATAACTGGGTGTAAAGAAAATCATAAATTAGATTTATTAATGAATTTAATTGAAGAAATCATTGAATCTGGTGAAAAAGTAATTGTATTCTCTAAATTTAGACGTATGCAAGATGTCATTACAAATAAAATTAAAGAAATAAAATCGTTAAAAGATGTAAAAATTGCTTATGTAAATGGTTCTATTTCTGGTGATGATAGATATAATGAAGTATATACAAAATTTAGAGATAATGATGCATATAAAATATTATTATGTTCTGATGCCGGTGCTGAGGGTAGATTTATGCCCTCTTTAAATTTCTTAAATTGACGGGAAACTCCTTAGAGCTTAATCTACTAACCATGCATAGTGATATAGCATGGGGCGAGAATAATTACCTCGGTATAGTAAAAAAGATTAAGATTGGACAATCCGCAACCAAGCATCTTCGGTGACGAAGATGAAGGCTCAGAGACTATTGAAAGTATCTCTATGAGATATGAGTAAACAATATATTATTTATATATTGAACAAGAAATAATTTTGTGATATAATGCATGTACAGAAGGTATACTTTTTATATAATTATTAAAGTAGGTGCATTATGGAAATAACTAAAAAAATATTAGAAAAATTAATTTTTGAAGAGCATATGACAGATATGGATATTGCGAATCATTTTGATGTTCATTGTTCAAAGATAACTGGATTAAGATTTAAATATAAAATTAAAAGGTTGCATAAAAATAATGAATGGCTAATTGACCAATATTGCAACCAAAAAAGAACTATTATTTCTATTGCTAACGAAGCTGGTGTTAATAGAGATGAAGTTAGAAAAGAATTAAGAAAATTAAATATTGAACCGGATTATGAAATTATGAGACAGGGTTCAAAAAAACATGATTATGATGAAAGTGTTTTCGATGTTATAGATACAGAAGAAAAAGCATATTGGTTAGGTTTTCTTATGGGTGATGGTGACATTGAAAAAGTAAAAAGAAAACGGTCTGATGGAAGTTATTATATTAATCATAGATTGAATTTAAATTTAAAATATTCTGATATTAGTCATATAAATAAATTTTTAAACTTTTTAAAATGTACAACAGTGACCCCTAAAAAAAAATTAGTCAAAATGCCTTCAGGTAATTTAGCTGAAATTGCTTCTATAAGAATCAGTTCTAAACCATTAGCTGAGTCACTAATTAATCATGGTGTAATTTCAAATAAGAGTTTGAATGAACCAGAACCAATTGAATTACCTGAAAAATTTATTCCAGATTTTATTCGTGGATTATTTGATGCTGATGGGTGCATTGCAAATGCCAAAGGAAATTCAGTAGGAACGGTTTCAATATGCGATGGAAAAATCTTAATGGAGTGGGTAAAAAAACAATATCCATTTTTTAAAATAAAAGAAGATAATATTTCAAAAGGGTTGTATATATTGTCTTTATATAAACAAGATGATAAATTAAGTTTTCTTAATTCAATTTATAAAAATGCTAATATTTATTTAGATAGAAAATATGAAATGTATTTAAAAACAAAATTAAAGATAGAGTCCAAGCTTATTAGAAATAATAAGAAAAAAAATAAAACTGTTAAATCTCAGCAGGTGTAAGTATTTGATAGAATATGAAGCTGCGGATAGTTATGCAATTCAAACACAACGACATGGCAGACTTGAACGTGCAGATTCAATTCATGACACTGTATTCGTATATCAATTAATTGTCAAAGATTCTTATGACGAAATTGGTCAAAAAATAATCAATAAAAAAAGAAAATATGATGCTGAAATTGTAAAAGGCATTTATTAGTTATAGCCACCTTGTATAATACTGGGTGGCTATAACTATTTTATAAGGAGGAATATATGCAACAAGAACGCATTCCAAAAGAGCAAATCCAAAAAGATATTAAGAATGGTGTATGCAAAGTTATTGACGGCTTTTTCGTATACTCAGATAAAGTAGTACAATATACATCTCATTTTGGATATACAATTAATCGTGGTACTCTATATAAAGGTAATGGTATGGTTATCTCAAGAGCCACAGATAAAAAACGTTTTTCTGTTGCTCGATTAATTGCTAAAGCTTTTTTAGTAGACCAAGAAACAGATGATTTCTTTGTTGTTTATAAAGATGGAAATAAACAGAATTGTTATATTAATAATTTAGAAGTTCAATACAAATCAAAAGAAAAATATTGTAAAATCTGTGGTAAAGAACTTGGTAGAAATAATAAAACTAATGTATGCTTAGATTGTAGACGCAAAAATGATGATATTTTAGCAACAGAAGAAGAAATTTTAGTTCGCAATGAAAAATTCAAATATGCTAATTTAGATGATGTGTCTCAAACAACATTAGATAAATTACATTTATATTTGCAGGGTTATACATATCAATATATTGCTAATAAATATGGAGTAACCCGTCAAGCGATTGAATATTCTTTGAAGCGTTTACTAGATAAAAATCGTCGTAAACACAATAAAAAAAATAATAAAGAATTAATTACAAGACTACAAAAAGCAATTGAAGCGAAACAAGAAGAAATTGGTAAGTTATCTTATCAAATTATTGAAAAACAAAAAGAAATGAATAAATTAATTCGAAAACAAAACGTATTAATTAATCAATAGAAAGTAGGTAAAAATGGCGAATGAATCTTCTTTTACTGGCGAAGTTATTTTCTTTCATAAAAGATTGAGTAATACGCCAGAAAATGTTAGAAAATTTATAAAAATCCTTGATGTATTCTTAGAATTGACTAATACATATTATGGTGGCTTTCAAGAAGTCACTACAGATGACATGGAATTTAATAAACAAGCTGATTATGTAGAATCTATATCTTATTATTTCTTCTCCTGTGGTCGTTGGACCTATGAAAATTCTTTTAATTACATTAATAAATTATGTAAAGAAGGATTTGAGCGAGAATTAAATAATATTAAAGAAAATTTTCCAGATTGCTATAATGATATTTCTTTTTATGATGTAATTGGATTAGGTTTCCAAGTAACCGGTACAGATTACGAGCCAGCTTGCCAAGTTTTATATGAATTTGATGCCGAAAGTGAAATCATCGGCATCAAAGAAAATGACGAAACTGAATATGAAGTTAGAATTAATTCTTGTGAAGATATTCCATTTACTGCCGAGAATGTAAATGAAGCTATTGATGCTATAGAACTTTGTGATTTTTGCACTCAATATGGTTTAGAATTATTTTTAGATAAAATATTTCTTATTCATATTAATGATACATTTAATGGAGATTACTTTAAAAAAATCATGCCTACAGTGTATAATACATATGGATATCGATTAAAAAATATAGATTTAAAAAATGATATCTACAGTATTATGCTAGGTATTATAGCAAAACATACTGAATCCTATGGACCATTTCAATTAAGCGATATTTCTTATTATATGAATTTAGAAAAAGATGATGCTATTATTTTTGAACCTTTTGGAGAAGATAATATCATTCCTATTTTTAAAGAAATAGAACAGTCTATCAAAGATTATATTGGTCAAAAATATATTGAAAATAATATGAGGGTTAACTAAATGGCTAATTATTCTAGGTTTTATGGCGAGGTGCTTTTTTATAATAAAAAAATAAAAAATACTGAAGACAATCGGATAAGGTTTAAAAAATTTCTTTCTGATTTTATCGAATATAATAATAGCAGAAATCCTTCTTTTGAATTATGTGATGATATATATTTTGATGAAGAGTCAGAATATCTAAAAACGACTCGTATGTTTTTTAATTCTGAAGCTAAATGGACATATCAAAATGGGTTTCAAGATATATTAATTATGGATATAGCTGATATTGGTATTATGAATAATACATCAAAAGAAGCATATCGGCTTGAAGATTTTATTGGATTTGGTATTAATGTAACTGGCACTGATTTAGAAGAAGGTTGTCGTTCATTTTATGATTATCGTAGCATTAAAGAAGTAGCTGGCGTTAGAGATAATCATCATTTAATTATTTCATTTTTAGTAAATGAAGTGACTCCAAAAGAATATAATGCTAAAAATATTAATGAGTTTGAAGCTAATTTAATATATGGAGATTTATTTACTGTCTATGGTATAGATGTATTTTTTCATACTATGATGAAAGACTATCGTGAATATGATAGTGAATTTAATTTAGTTATAAAAAAATATGCTCCTACATTAGTATCATTATATGAAAATAATCTATTAGGAAATTATCTTTTAAACGATATTCAAGAGGATTTGTGTTCTATTATTCTTAAAGTTATTCAAGAAGAATATACAAAAAATAATTCACCAATTGATGGAATTATTAATCTTGAAGATATAGACTTTTTAATGATTGAAGATAAAGACGATAAGAAATTAGTTTTAAATTATGATAATACAGATTGGTATACCATATTCCAAAATATAGAAAAAAGTATTAAAAAATATATAGGCAGTAGAGGATTAAAAATATGTCAAATCACTTCGTAGGCCATATTAGTTTTTTTAATTCATATCTTGAAAATACAATAGAAAATCAAAATATGGTCAAATATTTTTTGAGACAAGTTAAGGCTCAATATCCTGAAGTATTAACTATTGATGATAGTGATATTAGCAATATGCCCTTCTTCCAAGGTTGTGACACAGTTCATACTATGCCTATTCCATTAAATTGTGAAATCACTATTTTACAAGAATTAAAAATATTACAGCTGTCAGATTTAGAAACTATTTCTGATAAAATAATAGGGTTATCTTGCCGTATATCTGGTAAATATTTATCATTTAGTTTAGAAGAGATTAGACGAGTTGATACTATTGAAACTCTTAATAAAATTGAAGGTTATTATATGTGGACCGGAACGGATTCTAAATTATTTCATATGACTGAATCTAATATGGACATGAGAACAAGTTTTATCCCATATACAGCTCAACATATTAATGAAATAGATGAAGATTATTTTTACTATGACTTTAACACTGTATATGGAATAGATATATTTTTAAAGGCTATGTTTACTTCAATTTATGATGATATTGTGGATTATCATATGGAAAAATTAATTCCAATTCCATCAGCTATATTAGATATTATATCTAGCGAGTATTTAGAATCTGATGATAAACTTCAGGATTTTTTATTATTGGCTAAAGAAATTTTTAATAAATATGCTCATACTAATTTTGTGCCAGAATCAATTCAACTGATTACATTAACTGGCAATGGTTATGATATAGAATTGTTTCATAAAAATTTTTCTAAATCTTTAAATTATATGATGCAAGAATTAATTTCAGAAGCTAGTAACTATCTTATTATTTAATAAGAAATGGGGTGATGTAATTGCCTTTTGTATTTTTCTTCGCCATCTGTATGTTATATTATTTTAATAATGATTATTACAAAATGATAGCATTCTGTGTATGGTGTATTTGTGCTATGATTTATGGCGTAGCGTATGTAATTAAAAGAAAGGACGTTAAAGATGAGCCTCTCATCAATATTCAAACAAAATATGGAAATCGGGAATAATGAAATTCCAAATGTTATTTTTAAAGCAGACGAATCATTAATTTGTGATTTATTAGAAGATATTGAAGCTCAAGATAACGAATTAATCTCTGGTAACTCTTTAGATAATCCAGAACAAATGACTCGTGAAGAAGCAGAATATTTTACTAAAAAATATATTGAAGCAGCTAATGAAATTAAAAAAGCAGAAGAATCTGCGAAACAATATATGGAACAGCAACAAGAAAAAGTAAACAACTGGTTAGAAAAAATTAATAAATCTAATCAATTTTATTTGTCTGTATATGGCGATGCTTTAAAAGTATATGCCGAAAAAGAAATGGAAGAAACTGGGAAGAAATCTATTAAGCTAATCGAAGGCACTTTATCTTTTAGAAAAGCTCAAGATAAATATGAATATAATGAAGAAGAACTTCGTGCGTCTTTACAAAATAATCATATTGATGATTTCTTCGAACCAGTTGAACCTAAAATTAAAAAGGCAGATTTGAAAAAAGCTGGTACAGTTATTAATAATAAATTATATATTAATGACACATTAATTGAAGGTGTAACGATTACACCACAAGACAAAACATTTACGATTAAATAAAGAGAGGAAACAGTATGAGATATTCAAAAGAATTCATAGAGGCTGTTAAGAATAATACTAATTTACTAGATTTAATTTCTGAATATGCTTCTGATATTCGGAAGGTATCTAGTACTGTTTGGATGTGTCGTTGTCCGCATCCAAACCATAATGATAGCACAGCTTCATTTAGAATTTGGTTCGAGAATAATAGATGGAGCTGGGCTTGTATGGGTTGCCATTCTGGTAAAAAAGATACAGTTCATAAGAATTATGGTTCTGATGCCATTGCATTTTTACAATGGATTTCTGATGCACCTGGCAAAAAAAGAATTTCTTTTGCAGAAGCTATTGAAATATTAGCCAAAAAAAATGATATGCCATTAGAAGAAAATAACTTTGCGTTTGAATATAAAATTTTAAAGGCAAGAGCGAATGGTTATCATGCTGGATTAACTAAGAAAGCAAAAGAGTATTTATATTCTCGTGGGTTAGAAGATACAGATATTAATACATGGAATTTAGGTTATGCAGTTACGCAAGAACAAGGTAAATTAATTGAACGAATTACAATTCCATTAATTGATTATAATCAAAATATCGTTGGTTTTTCTAACCGAGATTTAAATGATATTTCTAATGCTAAATATGTTAATTCTAAAAATGATAATGTATTTAATAAATCTAAATTCTTTTTTGGTGCTAACTATTTAGATAGAAATTACGAAGAAATTCGTATTACCGAAGGAGCTATGGACGTTATCTTAGCTTCTAAATATGGTGTTAAAAATATTGTAGGATTACTTGGTACTGCATTAACAGAAGAAAAAGTAGACATTATTGCTAAGCTTAATATGGTTCCTGTATTATGTTTAGATAATGATAATGCTGGAAAAAAAGCAGTGCAACGTTCTTTACAATTATTAGCAGAAAAAGATATTTTTGCTAAAGTATTTATCATTCCATCTGGTAAAGATATGGCTAATTTAGCTAATGAATTACAAGAGGGTTTAGAAGAATATATTTCTAATCACGCTAAACCATATTGGCAATATCAATTAGATGAAAGCATTGATATTTATGATGCACTAATTGTGCAAGCTAAAAATAAAGTATTTAAAAAAGTGCTAGATGCATCTAAAGCGGCACAAACAGAAGAAGAAAAAGCACTCATGAAATCATATGTGCTAGAAAGGATAGGTATTGTTTTATAATGTTCTTGTGTGATGATTGTCAGATTCGGTCTATCTGTAAAATTTATGACAACATCATTCAGTATAGAGATATTATTGCTCTATCTGAATGTGGAGCTAGAAATTTAATAGATAAACAACAGAATAAATCTACACCAATTTTTAATGAACCAGAAGTTGATATAGAAGAACGAATTGCAGCGATTCAAAAATTAACTCCTGAGATACAAGAAGAAATTGATTATATTAAAAAAGATGAAACTAATGTATGCCAGGATTGTAAAAAAGAAAATACAGATTTACTAATCTGTAGTGAGTGCCAAAAACAAATTTGTCCAGACTGTGCAACAGAAGATTTCGATGGCAATGTATATTGTCAAGAATGCTATGATAAAAAAGATGGAGAGATGCTGTGAGATATGAATTAACTAAATATCTAAATCGGCATAACATTGAAGGGTTTTCTTTAAGTCAATTAAAATATATTAGAAATGGGTTGGACCAAGACTGGAATTATTCTAATGATATCTTAGGAGATATTCGTTTATATAAAAAAAATGGTGGTAGTATTAAACATCTTGAATGTATTTGTAAATATTATTCTAAAATAGATGGTTATAAGGTACAGCAAAAAGAAAATAAATATGCTACATGTAGAGATGCAAGAGCACTTTTATTACGTAAAGACCCTAATGAAGATACACCAAGATGTATTGATTGTCATACACAGGCTTTACAAAGATATAAAGATGGCGAATTAAAACGCATTAATAATGCTAATACTATTAAGAAACGAATATTAAAAAACCTATGAATTACGTTGAATTATCTGAGTTTTTGCGAAATAAGAATGCCAGTATTCGTCTCACAAAACAGGATTTTTGGGAGTTAGAAAAAAATATTTCTAAAAAATATACTTGCCAAAAGAAAGTTTTTGGGATATACTGTGTGAGAAGTCGGTTTTACCCCGATAATTTCGTCTATATGCAATGTATATGTAACTATTTTGCTCCAGATAACTATAGTATTTCTGAATGGAAAACAGCTACAAACCTTGATAAGTTCGATACTTGTTACCTGACACAATCTGAATGTTTCGGCGATATGCCTATCTTTACAGAAAATTATTGTTTCAAATGTCATGTAATGGCTATCAATAAATATTTAAAGGGTGAATTAGCATTGTATAATGACAGATTATATAAATTTTAATTTTCACGAAGGAAGAGGTAACTCTAAATGAAAAAAGCTGATTTAATCAAAACTATTGCTGCGAAAGCAGAAACAAAACAAACTGTAACAGAAGCTGTATTGAAAGCATTCGCTGAAGTTGTAGTAGACGCAGTTAAAGCTGGTGACAAAGTTCAACTCCCTGGTTTCGCAACATTCTCTAAAAAAGAAATTGCAGCTCGTGACTACAAAAAACCTGGTACTACTGAAACAGTACATAAAGAAGCATCTGTTTCTATCAAATTCAAAGTAGCAGAAAAAGCTAAAGAAGCTTTGAATGCATAATAGTGAACAAGTATATACTGTTCCTTTTATAGCGACTCGTCATATTCCTGAAGGCTTTTGTGATATTAAACAAAAGCTTTCGGATTTTGACACAAAAGGTAGCTTTGTTTTTCGTAAGGACGCTGAGGGGAATAAAACTCTTCAGCAACCTATCGCCTTTATTGTTGTACGAGATGAACGCAGAAAACGTTTTTTTCTTGGTAAACGTATTGGCGGAGACGAAAGGCTCCACGGGCAACTATCTTGTTTCGGTGGTCACATAGACAAGATAGATGCTAAGCAACCTAATATATCACTTATCGAATCTTGTGCGTTACGAGAAATTAATGAAGAATTAAATTTAACTTTTTATAAAAATGACACCTTATCAAATTCACTTCATTATATTGGTACTGTACGAGACACAAATAGTGATACCGGTGACCATTTAGGGTTTGTTTTTGTATTAGATATTAAAAATTGTTCAATCAAAGAAACAGATAAAATTGAAGGTATCTGGATTTCTTATCACAAAATATTAACAAATTATTTTTATAAATTAGATAGTTGGACACACTTCGTTATTGAATATCTATATAAAACAACAGACCTAAAAGAATATTTACATAAGAAAAAGGGCTAGTATATAATAAAAATATACTGGTCCTTTTATTATATTTAAGAGAGAATAATGATGGAAAAAGAATTAGAGTTTGAATGTACAGTTACATTAACGACTAAAATTAAAATCCCGTGTGAATATGTAAATGAACAACCAGTTCTTGACGATATTGAAGATATCATTGCTGACTTTGTAGATTATGATTTAAAAGATACAGAAGAAGATTATGATATCAAGTATGTAGAAGTAATGGGTTATGAAGTAGTAGAACCAGATTACGAAGACGATGAAAGGGTTGATTAAATTCATATGGTGAAATTTCGCACAGAAGATGTGCAATTAATTGAAGAATTTTTAGATTTGTTAAATCGAAGAGAAGAAGAGCATTGTCATTTATTTGATGAACGTAATAATTTAACTCGTGAACAAAATGATTTGCTCCATGAATTGGAGAATAATCCTGGGACTAAAATCAATATTACAGAAGAATTAGCACGAGTAAGAAAAGAATATCGTCAAACTAAAAATGATATGGAATTCTATTTCCCGATTAAACAATTTAGCAAAAAATATAAAGCTGAATTAGAAGCAGCTTTAGAAGAAATGAAATCAGTGGATAAGGCCCAGAAAAGTAGAAAAACGACTCCGCGTATTCGTACAGATTTGGGTCTTAAAACAACTGGTGGTCGTAAACCAAAATATAAGCGATAGCGACCTTGTATAATACAGTTGTTTCTTTTATTTTTAATTTTTTATTTTATTATAAGAAAGGAGGGAATACAGATGAATATTCCAGCTATTAATGATGCAGATACAGTATTAGTGAATAAAGTATATACTGCATTATCTCAATTAAAACATACTAATGTTGAACAGTATGAAGCTAGATTAGAATATGAATTAGAAGTGATTAGTGAAAAAGAATATGAAAATTATTTCTTAATCGTAGCGGATTATGTGCAATATGCAAAAACACATAATGTTAAAGTAGCTCCAGGTCGTGGAAGTTGTGTTAGTTCTTTAGTTGCTTTTTTATTAGGCATTACAGAAATTGACCCAGTAAAATATAATTTAATGTTTGAGCGTTTTTTATCTATGGATAGATTAGAAATGCCAGACATTGATATTGATGTCGAAGCTGGTAAACGAGATGAATTAATCCAATATATTATTAACAAATATGGTTATAATCAAGTAGCTCGTTTCCTGGATAATACGGAGCGAGGCATTCATCAATCTGGTATTGTTATTGCTAATGTAGATTTATCGCAAGCAAATACAACAGAAAAAGACAATATGTTAGTATTAAATTATCCACAAGATGAAGTGGAAGAATCTTTAGTTAAGTTTGATATTTTATCTTCTAAAGTATTATCTTATATTAAAGAATTAGAAATTGTGACTGGAGATATTGTATCGATTAAAGATAATAATTTTGATGATAAGTTTGTATATAAATTATTACATACAAAATTATTAGCTGGATTATTCCAAGTATCTTCTCCTTTGTATCAACAACGTCTTTGTAATTTACAAATTAATTCTATCGAAAAATTAGCTGATGCATTAGCATTAATTCGTGCACCGTTTTTAAAAGAAAAACTAGATATTCAGTATATGAACCAAAGTATAAACAATATTAATAAAGAGTATGATGCAATTACTGAATCTACAAATGGTGTTTTATTATATCAAGAACAACTTATCGAATTGTTATATGCTTATAATTTTTCTATGAAAGATGCATATACAATTATGAAAACATTAGCTAAAGGAGATTCTATTGAGGATTATAAAGCAAAATTCTTTGCTAATTGTAATCAAAATGCATTAGCCGTATGGAACATTATTAATAATATGGGCTTGTATTCTTTTAATAAAGCTCATGCTATTGCATATGCTACATTAGTATATGTAACTGCGTATTATAAAGTATATTATACAAAAGAATTCTATGCAGTTATGTTAACGAAAGCATATAAAAATAAAGATAATGCTAATATTAAAAAGCTTCAAAGAGAATTAAAACAATTACAAATCCAATTATTGATGCCAGAATTTACAAAATCTAAATATGAATGCACTGTAGAATTAAAAGGAATTCGTTTGGGATTAGTAGCTATTAGTGGTATCAATAAACAAGCTGCGATTAAATTATTAAATTCTGAGTCTTTACTAGATAATGATGTTCGCACAGTTACATTAGCTATTTTCGCTGGTGTATTCGATGAAGTTTGTGAAGGTATGTGGCGTTATAAAATTTATCATGAATTCATGGAAGCAAAAGGATTAAAACCAAAAGAAACATTTTCTATTGGGAATAAAGTCTCTTTTGTATACTGTGATTCTAATCAAGTATTAAATAATAAAATAATGAAAATCGAGGAATAAAATGGGACAATATATTAATATTCAGCAACCTAAGTTGAAATATGAATTAAATAGAATTACTTCTTTTATGCAGAAATATCGTCTTGAAAGTTTAGATTTTTATATCGAAAATCTCGATGGAGTATTGTGTATTGTAAATCGATATCACGATGTAATTGAACTAACTATTGATGAGGATGCATATTATACACATATTGAAACCAAACAAAGTCAAGATAATATTCGATGGGATATTGAAAACAATATTACGTTTAAAGATGTTTTCGAGTCTATTATCTTAACTATTAAAGAATATATTAAAACATATAAAAAAGAACATAAAGTTAAAAAGAAAGGACATTATAAGAAAAAATGATTTATAACGTGTCTGTATTAAATAAAAATATCGAACGCCTTAAAACTATTAAAAATAGTTTGCAAAAATATATTGATGGCAATACCGTCAAATATGACTTCGATATTTTGTTTTATAACGTAAAAGATGTATTAACTAATATTTTTAATGCTTTTAGTGAATCATCTTGTTATCAATATACTAATCTTGGTTATTATTGTTATCAATTGCAACCACAATTTAATCAAATTTTCTCAATGGAAACATTAGAAGATGAAGAAAATGCTAAAGAAGTTGTAAGATTAATTGACTCTTTACTAGATTTATTCAATCAAGTTGAATTAATTAAATTAACAACATCAACTACTGTATGGTGTAATACAGAATTAAATCAATTTATCTCTGATGCTAACGATACACAAGTAGAAGATATGGCAATTCTTAATTTCTTTAATTATATTAAACGGGATAGACCATTAAATGTATTGATATATAATATTCATAATAGAAATACATTGGCTGCATTAGGTGTAGCAGTTAAAAATAAATTCTATCATGTGTCTACTGGTTCCTCTTTCTATTGTAGAAAAGAAGATTATATTCAAAAAAGTGTTCTTGGTGGTTCTGGTAGATGTATGATTACAAATAATGCATTTGATGTTGTATTAGGATATGTACCTGCTCAAATAGAGTTAACAAATCCTAATGTAGCAAACCCATTAGACTATGAATATATTAATAGACTTGTTGCTTATGCAGCACCTAATGCACCGATTATTTTCTTTATGCCTGTATTTAGATTAACAAAAAATATTTGTTCTTTTATGTCTAAATATTTACGAGATGTCGAAATCTACATGTTGCCAAATACTAAAAAGATATGTGTCATCACTGCTCGTAAAAATAATGATGAACCAGAAGTAGAAGAAGAAATCTTCAATAAGCTACGTTATTATCAAATTCAACATGCAGAATTTGAATATAAAAAATGGGAAGGCAATGAACGAGAATTTGTTATCGACTGGGAAAAGCCAGATATTAAATATTTCCGTGGGTCTTTAATCTCAGATGAAGATATTGCAGATATGTATAATGCATCTGATGCAGTAACTAATTTCTGGAAAAATCAAAAGCAAGAATTATTATCTGACTATCATAAACGTCCATTATTGCCATTTAATATTGGTCATCTTGGTTTAGTATTAACATCTGGTTGTTTAGATGGTATTGTGCAAGAGGATGAAACGCATTCCCATCTCGTAAAAGGTCGAATCATTAAGGTTAAGAATAAAGAAGAAATTGTTGATTCTGCTGGGGTAACTGCAACATTAGAAGAAACGACTTCTAATCAAGTAGAGATTAATTTATTTTTATCAGATGGAACATATAAAAGTTTAGTATAAGAATATTTTTGGTACCGACATTGATGTCGGTACCAAATTAGCTAGTGAGATTAAAAAATATGAAAGGAATACAGAATGGCATTTAGTTTTGAAATTAATAATTTGCCGTCTATGAAGGGAAATGTGACGCTTTTTTCTAGCCAAGCTGGGATAGCATATATGTCAGGTTTTGCATATTCAACATTACTGAAATCGATTCAGACCGAACTGAAAAAGAATTCTAGGATTTATAATGGCAGATATACATTAGAAGCAAAAGGCAAATCGTTAAATATGGAATCTGCTAAAATTCCAAATACAGATTATTCTAATATTATCTTATATTATAAGGATTTCAGTAAAAAAGAAAATGAAAATTCTAATAATGAAACATTAAGTTTCTGTGTCTTTTTAGAAATTAAAGAAGAGGACACAAGAGCTTGGAGTTATAAAGGTAATAGCGAAAGTTATTATACACCTGACTTAGATAGGTTCTTAAAGCAAGATATCGAAGAGCATTATAAAGAAGAATTATTAGATATCGCTTTTAATAAATTCTACAATTTGTGTCCAGTACCAATTAAAAAAGAATGGACACAATATTTATTAGAAAAATTAGTTAAACGATATTTTGTTAATGCTTTAAATGGTATGGATATGCGTACAGATAAAAGAATGTATGGCTGGCATATTAGAGCTAGGGTTAATGTAATTATTGAAATTTTATCTGATGGCATTCGTAATGGCGATATTTCTGTATCTGAAGTTAAAGAAACTTCTGATACAATTAAATCAGTTACTGGTTTAGATTCATATCTTGAAAATTATAAAGAAGTCTTAGCTGAAAAAATTAAAGAAAATTTCGTGCCAATGTTTAATCCAGATATTGATACATATTCTGAAGAATTAAATGAATTATCTGATTATATTGATTATATTGGGGGGCTTAATTTATATGATGCTCAACGAGGTGTAATTGAGACTACTTATCGAACACTGAAAAAACAAAAAAGTGTATTTATCATCGGTTCTATGGGCACTGGTATTATTTAGAATAAAAATATTGACAATAAAATGATATTATCCTATAATTTATATAAAACATTTTATTTCTTATGTAAATTATAAAAAGGATGACTAACATGAATATTAATGAAATAGAAAGAGTTAAAGAATTATTTCTTAATGGATTGTCATTAAGAAAAATAGAAAAAGAAACTGGAATAGATAGAAAAAAAATATCTTATTTTTTAAAAAAAGAAAATATTAATATTGATAAAAAAATTAGCAAAGAAGAAATTTTTTCTGCATATGAAATGATAAAGAATGGAGAATCAATTACTTCTGTTGCTAAAAAATATAATATTAGTAGACATACATTATCTCGTTATTTAGAAAAATATAATTTAAGAACACAAATTTCTCCAAAGAATCATCAAGTTGATGAATCGAAATATGATGAGATTATTAAATTATATAATAGCGAGAAACATTATTCTATTCAATCTATTGCAAAAACTCTATCAATCTCTCCATCATCTGTTTGGAGGTGTTTGAGAAAAAATTCTATTGTTAAAGAAAATAATTCTTTTAAAAAATTTAATTATAACGAAGATAGATTTAAAGATATAAAGACAGAAGCAGATGCTTATTGGCTTGGATTTTTATATGCAGATGGTTATAATAATGTAATTAAAAATGAAGTAGAACTAACATTACAATATGAAGATATTGATACTGTAATTAATTTCAAAGAATATATTGGTGACGGAAAAATTAAAAAAGTAATAAAATCTGGTTTTCCTCAAGCACAATATAGATTTGTAAATAAAACTATTTCAAATAATTTAGAAAAACATGGATGCATAATGAATAAAAGTTTTACAAAAGAATTTCCACGAATTAAAACGAATTTAATTCGTCATTTTATCCGTGGATATTTTGATGGGAATGGAAATGTTACTGTATGTAATAACACAATAACCTTTAAAATTTATACTGCATCTGAAAAATTTGCTTATTCATTAAAAAATATTTTAGAAAAAGAATTAGAAACTAAAATTAATATTCATAAAAGAAAAAATGTATTTGAACTTTCAAAAACAGAAAAGAAAATTGTTAAAAAATTTTGTCAATATATATATAAATATTCTAAAATCAAATTAGAGCGTAAATATAAAAAATTTAAAGATTCTAATGTGATTTAATAATAATGCCGTTTATAATCAAAGCATATAGAGATTATAAATAATTATTGCGGAATTAAGCGGGAAAGCTAAGTACAGAAATGTATATGCTAATCCGAGACCGAAGGCTAAACTTAAAAAATTAGTCAGGCGCAACGCATAGTAGGTGAACCTTATTTAATAAGAATATAATCCTACCACGAGGCCGCAACACGTTTATGCAAAATTATTACGTGAAAAGATATGCTGGACTTATAGGAAACTATAAGAAGTAAAGGATAAAAAGCCTTTACGATAACAAAATCGAAAACTATTATGGCTATGTCAGCATGTTATTTACATAATCTAAGTGAGAATAACAATCAACAAATGACAAACATAATTATGTGTCCAGGGCATCTAGTTGAAAAATGGAAGCGTGAAACAGAAACACGTTTACCTCAATCTAAATCTGTTATTATTTCTAACTTCGAAGAATTATTAGAAGTAATCCCAGAAATTAAAAATAAAAATCGAGGTTATCATTTATGGCTTGTTATGTCTAAAGAGGCAGCTAAATATGGCTATGAGGAACGACCTGCTGCTGTTTGGAAGAACCAAAAAGATAAACGTACTGGTGTAACTGGTTATTATGCATCTCCTGTAACAGGTAAGCCAATTTATCGTTATGAATTCGAAGGTAAGGGACGTTACCGTTACAGAAGAGCCATTAATTTAAAAGAATTAGATTTCTTAAAGCCGAATAAAGATAATTACATTATTGAAGAAATGGTTCCGTTCTTTAATAATGAAACTAAAACTTGGGACGAAAGAAAAGTTAATACTAAATTGTGGCAACCAGTTAATTCTGCAATAGATGATGATACTCATTGGATTAAAATGGGTAAAGTTGGCTATGTAGAAGTTAATAAAATTCGTAAGTTATATGATAGATTAAAAGATGCTCCTAATAAAACTAAAGAAGAGAAACAAGCATTGCCAGAATTACTTAAAATTCTTGACGGCGAGGTTCCTATTCAACGAGCTCCAAGAAAATATCCTATCGCAAAATATATTAATAAGTTCTTAAAAGGACATATTGATTATTTCATTGCCGATGAGATTCAAGAACTCAAAGGCAAAGAAAGTTTACAAGGACAAGCATTTGGTATTTTATTAGCGACTGCTAAAAAATCTTTATGTCTAACTGGTACTTTATTAAATGGGTATGCATCTTCTTTATATTATACTTTGTTTAGAGCCTTTCCTCAATTAATGAAACAAGAAGGCTTTGAATATTCTACTGAGTCTGAAAAAGAATTTGTTAGAGCATACGGTGTATACAAAACAATTTCTTCTTGGAATGTTGCTAAAGATAAAAATACTGGGCAACGTACTTCTACGAAAGAAATGCCTGGTGTATCTCCATTAATCTTTACTAAATTCTTGTTAGAAAATGCAGTATTTATTACACAAGAAGATATGTCTGAAGCCATGCCTGGGTATGAAGAAATTCCTATCGGTATTGATATGGATAATTCTTTATCTACTATGTATAAACAAATAGAAGATGGAATTAAAACTGCATTAACTCGTGAACGTACTCAAAAAATGAAAGTTATGTCTCAAGTTACACAGTTGATGTCTGTATTCCCTGACCAACCATATGGTCAAAAGGAAATTATTAGTCCTGATAATGGCGAAGTTGTATTTACTCCTCCTGCATTAAATAAAGATACGTATACGAATAAAAAAGCCGAAGAGCTTCTTCGTATCTGTAGAGAGAAAAAAGAAGCTGGCGAAAAAGTATTAGTATATTATCATTGGACTAATCGGACAGATATTGGTACAGACTTACCTAAGTATCTTGAAGATAATGGAATTAAAGCGATTACAATGACATCTTCTGTCAAATCTTCTACTCGTGAAGAGTGGATTGATAAGAAATTAGAAGAAGGTTATGATGTAATTCTTTGTAATCCATCTCTTGTAGAAACTGGGTTAGATTTGTTGGCATTTACAACGATTGTATTTTATCAAATGGGCTACAATTTGTTTACGATGCGGCAAGCATCTCGTCGTTCTTGGCGATTATCTCAAGAGAAAGATGTTCAAGTATATTTCTTATATTATAAAGAAACGATTCAAGAAACAATTCTTTCTTTAATGGCATCTAAATTACAAGCATCTATGGCTATCGAAGGTAAATTTACCGAAGAAGGCTTAAATGCTATGAGTAATAATGATGATATTTTAAATCAAATTGCTATGTCTGTAACAGATGGCATTAAAGACACAGTAGATGTAACTACATTTACTAAGGTAACTTCTGAATCTCAAGCACGGGTAGCTAGAGAACAACAACAAAAGCTAATTAATATTCCGAGAGATTTTAAATATGAAATTGTTCAACATATTATTAAAGGCAAACGCCGTAATAAAAAGAATAGTTTGAATATTTGTGATGCTATTGAATTAGCATTAGCATAAATAATGTATAAGGCGGCTTTTTAGTCGCCTTATCTTATTTAAATATGGTAATAAGTATATAGACTTGTTACTATATTTAAATAAGATAAGAAAAGAGATTAATATGCTATTAAATATTTTAATCACAAAAGCAGCTGTCGCTGTATTCATTTTAGCTATTTTAATAGCTATTATTTTTACATTTAAAAAATTAAAAATACGTTGCTTTAATTCTAACCAAGAGCGTATGATTATTATTGGACGTAAAAAAATCTATTTATATTGTTTCCTAAGTATGCTATTATCTATATTAGCATTAGCAATATTTTTACCACCAATCGATTTTATTATGCATCAAGAAGATGTTGAAAATGCAGAAAATAGAGTCTTTATCAAAGATAGATATGAACCCGAAGATAAAGATTTTATTTTAAATAATTCTTTTACGATTAAAGGTTATGTAGAACGACATATTATATTAGGAAATGATACAGTGGCTATTATTTCTAATGAAATTAAAGGTTCTAATATAGAAAATTATAGTCCTGTTAATTATGTATATGTAATTGACAATAATAAAAAATTAGAAGATGGCACAAGAGTAGAAATTGTTTCTGATGCGATTCGTTTTGTTGATGTATATGTAGGCAATAAATTATATAAAACAATCTTGTTTGGTAAATATATAGTAGATATGAATAAATAGAAAGGAAATATATGAGAGATTTTAAATTTACACCAAAACGTTTTTCTGAAACGCAACAGTTAATTCAATATATTTTTGCATTCGATAATAATTATGGAGCTATCGTTAATGAAAATAGTTCTATTTATAATTACAATGAACCATTATTTGAATTATATGTAATGAAAAAAGATAAAGTGCAAATTGATGATTATCAACAATACGCTGGATATAAAACACAACAAGAAATTATTGATATCTTAACTGAAATTAGTGAATTTAAAAAGGTTAAATAAGTATGTGGCTATTAAAGCGAATGTTATATCCAAATGAAGTAATGGATTGTAATGCTTCTGGTACGACAATGGTAGTCGGTGATTACTACTATGAAAATACAGAAACTGGCGAAAAGATTTTAGCTACCTATTGGCAAAAGAAAAAGCTTCAACAAAGAAAAGAAGATAACCCATTGCAAGATTTGTTAGAACAAGCCAAAGAAGAAAAACAAGAAAAGAAAGATGCTAAAAAGGCTTTGCAAGAAGACCTATCTGACAAAATGTTAGATAATGAATTCTTCAATAAATATGATTATCAAAACATAGACGATAATTCTATTAATAATGATATGACATGGAAATTTAGAATGGACCCTGTTACACAAGTTACGTATGATGGTCGTCGCTACTATGGCGAAAGACGCTATTATGATAATGATAGGCACCATGCTAGACTTGAAGGTGAACCAAAAGATAACCACGAAATAAATACGTTTAGGAATAATCCATAGGAAGGAGTTATATGAAGGAAGATTATGGCAGAATGTCTGATGTTGACGGTGGTCAATATTGGACGAAGCAATCTGGCAGTGCTTCATTAGAAGGAGCACAGGCTTGTGCAACAAATATTCTTGAAGCTCTTGGCAAATGGTACTATGAAAAATCAGGTGGCAATAAATTATTGTTAACATCTGGCACAGATGGTAGCCATTCTGGTGGTACATATTCACATGCGAATGGTTGGAAAATTGACGTATCTGATTATGGCGGTGCTGGCTTACTTGTTAATAGCACTTCTGAACCTGGTCCATTAGTAGATGAATTTCTAAGATATGGTGCTTCTCTTGGTTTAGGCATGAACTGGGAAGGTTATTTAGATGGTGCTGCTAATAATGAACATATTGACGTAGCATTTAATGGTAATGCTTGGTCTCATTATTCTTATGGTGGTAATGGCTGGGAGGGTGGAGCTTCTGGTGTTAATAATGGAACTGGTAATGCTTCTACCGCTAAAGGCGGAACTTCTATGTCAGGTTCTGCTTCTTCTGACCAAGGTTTTCGTATAGTGCCTAAAGGAAGAGATAGAGTAGAAATTACTAAACTTCCACAAGGTAAAACGTATTGTGAACCTATTTATCCAGACTTAATTTGTGTATCTGATACAATTCCTCAATGGGTATTAGCTAATACATTAGAGGTAACAAATAAAGATACTGACCAAACTAAAGATAATGAAGGTGCAGATTCTGACGTTAAAGCTCCTAATGGTAAATTCTTTAAACAAAATGATATTCAGTATTTATTAGATAATAAATATACTAAAGAACAAGCTATTGCTATTTTATCTGAAACAAATAAATATAAAAAAGTAGAAGATACTAAAAAAGAAGAGTCTAAAGACAATAAACAAACTCCGCCAGATAAAGCAAAAATTAAAATTAAAAAAGATACATCTACCCAACCATAATAAATAATGATACAATATAAGTGTTATGTTAATTTTTACATAGCACTTATTTTAATATATATAAAGATGAGGTATGTTAATGGCCGAAGAGACAAGTAACAATACCAAAGTTACGATAGATAAACAAGAAAAAGACAAAAATAAAGATAAAGAAATAAAAAATAATAATCCTCAAGAAGAAAAAAAAGATACCAGCACACAAGCTACGCAGAGTGCTCAACAAGCTACTCAATTAGGCGAAGGTGCTGGTTGGAATGATATTACAACAAATATCATGCAATCAATTGGGTTATCTGATTTGCAATCTATTATTGGCGATTCAGAAGCAATTAAAGCTCGACAACATTTATTAGACCCTACTAAATATGAACGAGAAATTAAGACTTCTAATCCAGGCAAAATGCCTAATAATGAAGATGCATATCCAATAGATTTAAAGATAGAAGAACTTGAATTTCATAAACCTAATATTAAACTATACAAAGAAACAACACATATTCATGGCAAAGATGCTATGATAGCAGCTATGAAAGTTAGTGATAAAGCAGAAAAGCGAATCGTTAAATTAGAAAATATGGTCGCCACTTTATTTAGATGGTTTGGTAGACTTGGTTCTAGGGTCGTCGTAAATTGTCAGTACTACGGAGGCACGCAACCAGGGCAAAAATATAAAAGCATTAGATGTTTAGCAGATGATAGAATCAATGATGGGCAAGAAATTCAAATAGACCAATGCTTATACTGTACGAGGTTCGAACCAATAGCCGGCCAAATGTACGAAATCATGAACGACCTTGGTGCTAATGTAGCTACTATATTAGATGATAATCAAGCTGGTTATACTAATATGGAAGAATATGATACATTGGCTCGTGTCGAAAAATATTGGACTGCTAAAGAAGATGCTAAATTTGATTTGGCTTTAGTCGAAAAAGAGAATACAGCTGAAACAGTTAAATTTAAAGATATTTGGGGCGAAGGATTAAAGATGAATTGGTCTTTAACTCCTAAAGAAGACCAAATACCTCATATTAATTGGCGACAATCTATTTCTGATGATGGTTCTAATTTAATGCGTCTTGCTTCATTTACTGGCAATGAAGTGAATGCTGGTAAAAATTTAATTAAAGATGGTGTAGTATCTGATATTATGAAGAAGAATAAAGATGCTATGGATTCTTACAATGAAAATACTGACGTTAATTTCCAAGCTTCTAAAATTAAATCTATTATTAATGAAGCAAAAGAATATGCTAAAAATTTACAAGACGATGTTCTTAATAAATTTAGACGCGGACTTCAATCTGAAGTAAAAGAAATTGTTGGTGATAACGATAAAGTAGATAGTTTATTTATCGCCTGTGCTTCTTTTGTAATGAATAAACCAGCGAAAGAAGTATATGAAAAATACAATGATTATTTATTTAAAATTTCTACATCAAATCCAAGTATTGGTATAACTGCTTTTACTAGCGGATATGAATTATTCCCAGGTAGCAAAGAAAAGAAAATTAATTGTATTGATAAAGCAGGACAACCATATGTAGACCCAGATAAAAAACCAACAGGTACTGTCACTAGTAATGGTAATTCAGATAACAACCAAAAGAAATTGCCTATTATTAAATGGGAAGATAGAGATGGTTGGTTATGGGTTGCGTATGCAGGCCATCATTTAACACAAATTCCATTAGGTGATGGCTCTATGGACGGTAAAGAAAAATTCCCAGCTATTTGTTACTTATATTGTGAATTAGAATCTAAAGCTCGCTTTAGTCGTTATGATGAAACAAATTATAGTTTCCCATTCACAGATAAAGAATTAAATAATCCTGGTGTCACTATGGGTGATAGCTATGGACAAACCGCTAATGGTAAACTACATACAGGCACACAATTCTTAGTTCGTACTGGTACACCATTCTATTCTGTAGCAGATGGTAAAGTGACTGGTTGCGGTAATGATGGTGAATACGGTAAAGAATATAAATCTATTAATGTACAACATAATGATGGTACATTTGCTAGATATATGTGTTCTTCTAAAATGACTGTTAAGCGTGGTGATACTGTTCTTCGTGGACAACAATTAGGGTTAACTGGTACAGATACAACTACTAATACAGAATGTTTATATTTTGAATTAGGTCAAGGTGATTCTGAAAAGGCAGTATGCTCTAATAATCCAATGCAGTTTTTCCCTAAAATTAATTATAAAAAAGGTGAACAAATTTTAGCGACTGGGGCTAAACCAAAAGATGGAACTACTACTGTAGTGCCATCAAATAAAAAATAATAATATATTTAATAGCTCAGTAGAAATACTGAGCTATTATTTTTAGAGGATAAAGTATGAAAAAAATAAGAAAACAGCAATTTAAAAAATTATTAAAAATATGTAAGGTTAATTATATTAAAGATGATTTTAGTGTAATGGCTTGCTCTCTTGATTGTAAATATGAATTCAAAGTTATTGAAGATACGGGTTATTTATCATATAATAATAATGATATTTTTGTATTTAGAAATAAATTATATTATCGAGGTAAACATTTTGCTACTTTTATTCATGTGTTAGATGAGCATGGATATAAGTATCCATTAAAAGAAAATTTAATTCTTGGTAAATATAAAAGATTGATTAATCCGTGTTGGATTAAAACATATTTTTAAAGAAAGGAAATAAAGATGGCTTTTATTGATAGTGGTGTGCATATCGTTAAAAATGATAAATTAATTACACCAACCATGAAATTGCATCCAGATTTATATGAAATTGGTTGGCGTATAGATTTATTCTATCCAGAATATAAAGATAAAACATACGAAGATAAGGACGGAATTTCTCATACGTTTCCATCTTTACAGGGATATTATTATAGGGCAGATAATGAAAGATTGCTTGGTGGTATTGTTAGTGGTGGTCACGCAGCATGTATTGTAGATGATGTATTTGCATTATCTTGTGTATATAATACTTTATATTTAATAGAAGTTAATCAAGAGGATAAGTTTGGATTCATTTCTTTAACAGATATTTTATTAGATAAATTGGCAGATAATTATATATATTCTGATGTAGTTAATAAAGCAACTGCTTTTTATAAATATTTAAAATTAGAATATTACGTATTAGGAAATACTTCTAAATATAGTCGTAATTGGCAAGATATTAAAAAATATGTCATTACTAATACATTAACTAATGATGTATTTGAAATTATTTGCGGACAAGAATATGGTGAAGGCATTACAGATTTATATGGTAAATATAATGAAGATGTAGCTGAATCATACAAATATCTGTATGACCAATCTGTAGAAGCCTATAAAAATGGTAACCCGTATTGTAGTCATCCATTTGATAAATGTTATTATTTTTGTAATGCTATGACAGAATATTCTAAGCGACGTAGAAATATTTTAAAAGCATTTAAATTACAAGGTAATCAATATTTCTTTCATGCAGATAAAGCATGCTATTTAAAAAATTAGAAAGGAGGTGAGAATAAATGAATCAAGCAGATAAACAGTATTTAGATATTGTACAAAAAATTTTAGATGAAGGTACTTGGACAAATAATCGTACAGGTATGCCAGCTATTTTCTTACCGCATCAAATTATGAAATTTGATTTGCAAAAAGAATTCCCGATTCTACAATCTAAATTTGTAGCTTTCAAAACAGCCGTAAAAGAATTGTTATGGATTTGGCAAATGCAGTCTAATGATGTACGTAAACTACAAGAAATGAATGTGCATGTCTGGGATGAATGGGCACGAGAAGATGGCACTATTGGTAAAGCTTATGGTTATCAAATGGGTCGTATTAATCCATACAATGATGTAAATTACAATAAAGCTATGGAAATGTTAGAAGCACGCCAAATTAAATCTTGCGAACAAGATAGAAATGGATATGTGTATTTATCTCAAGTAGATAAATTATTATATGATTTAAAGCATAATCGTGATAATCGTCGCATGATTGTTTCTCTCTGGAACGTAGCAGATTTACATGATATGGCATTACAACCTTGTGCTTATGAAACATTGTGGAATGTACAGGATAATAAATTAAACTGTATACTTATACAGCGTAGCGGCGATGAAGGTTTGGGAATTCCATTTAATTTAAGTCAGTATTCATCGTTAGTTTATATGATTGCACATGTTTCTGGATTAGAGCCAGGAATGTTTACACATGTAGTAAATAATGCACATATATACAAAAATCATGTAGACACATTACAAAAACAAATTGAACGTAGTCAAAACCTTAAAAATATGAAACAGCCAAAACTCATTATTAATAAAAACGTAAAAAGTTTTTATCAATTTAAACCAGAAGATATTCAATTAGATAATTATGAACATCTAGGTAAGCTTCCAATGGAAGTATCCGTATAAAGGAGTTAAATAAAATAATGAGCAAACAATTAAAATTAATTGTTGCCACTTCCAAAAATGGAGTGATTGGCAGAGATGGTGCAATGCCTTGGCATTTGCCAGATGATTTGAAATATTTTAAGGAGAAGACGAATGGAAGTATTATTGTCATGGGCCGGAAGACTTTTGATTCCCTTAGCGGAGTGTTGCCTAATCGAGAGCATTGGATATTATCAAGAGAAAAAGAATCAAGAATCAACAAAGATAACAATCCAAATGTAAAAGTTTTTCATGATTCATTTTCTGTAGTCTCAGCATTAATGCGAGATACAAGGGATGGATATGTCATTGGTGGTGGTGCTATCTATAAGATGTTTTTACCTTTTGTTTCTACTTGTTATGTAACAGAAATAGAAACAGAAATTAATGATGGAGATACTTTCTTTAAATTGCCTAATTATTTTAAAGAAACTAGACGTGTTTACCATCCAATCGATGAAAAACATAAATTTGGATTTTCTTTTGTAACATATGAACGAACTCGACCTTTAGAGTAACTATAACTAAATCTCATAGATGAAATTCGATAACCTTAATGGCTATCACATTCTCAATAAAAAACAATATCTTGTATATGACAAATTGGAATACTACAAGATATTGTTTTCTTTTATTGTTTTGTAGTAATATAAAAGTCGAGAACAAAAATTTTCATATAATATTTTTTTAAGTAAAGGAACAAAAGAATATGCAAATTAAAAAACGCGATGGGCGTTTAGTTGATTTTGATAAAAATAAAATTATTGTTGCTATTGAAAAAGCAATGCATTCGCCACAAGGTAAATTTATTAAAAATCAAGCGAAAGAAATTTCTAATATAATCGAAGACGAAAAATTAAATTCTGTTTCTGAAATAGAATCACGAGTTTATTTTTTATTAACTGAAAAAGATAATGCTGAAACTGCTAAGGCATATGAGGCTTATCGAGCAGTACAGGCTTTTAGACATATAAATAATACTTCTGATGATGCTATTCTTGGATTAATTAATGGAACAAATGAAGAAGCTATTAATGAAAATTCAAATAAAAGTGCATATGTTGCAGCAACTCAACGAGATTTAATTGCTGGTGAAGTATCTAAAGATATTGTTAGAAGAAAATTGTTACCACAAGATTTAGTAGAGGCACACGATAAAGGAATCTTGCATTTACATGATATGGATTATCTTTTACAGCATATTCATAATTGTGATTTGTTAAATATTCCAGATATGTTAAGAAATGGTACCGTAATTAATGGTAGTGCAATTGAAACTCCAAAATCATTTCAAACTGCATGTACAATTACCACGCAGATTATTGCTTGCTGTGCTTCTAACCAACTCGGTTTAACTGATTAATCTGCCGAGTATAAACAATACAAATTTATATTTTATTATAAAGGTTATGATATTTAAATCATGGCTAACGAGGAAGGCTTGGAAATGGCTAATCTCGTGATTATTTAATAATGAAAGGTTTGGAAATGACCAATAGAGAAAAAATATATTTTTTAAAAGATACTATTCAAAAGTTATATACTGAAGAAGGAAGAAACAAATCTTATATTGCTAGATTATTAGATTTAGATAGAACATTATTAACTAAAATAATTAATCGTGAATGGCATTTTGAACAAAATAAGTCTAAGAGATATTTAACTCCATCAAATCAAAAATTTGCAAATAAACATAGAGAATTTATTAAATCTAAATTAGATAAAGATTTTACAATTGTAGAAATTGCAAAAATATTAAATGTAAAGCCAGATTATATTGCAGGAACAATTGCAAATGGCGATAAAATGATTAAAAACGCAATTATTGAAAATCAAAATCGAATGCATAAAAAAGCTCAAGATAAAAAAAATGAACGTATGGAACAGTCTCCAAGAGAATATATTGATATTGATGAAAATTGGAAAGAAATTCCTAATCATAAAGGTGTTTATGTCTCAAATGATGGCAGAATATGTTCATATAAAAAAACATATAATAGGTATGCATTATTAACTCCATATCTTAATCAAAGAGTTGGAAGATATTATGTGAGATTTGATGATAAAAATTTTTCTGTTCACAGATTAGTTGCATTATGTTTTGTTAGTGGAAAAACAGAAGAAAAAAATACTGTTAATCATATAGATGGAAATCCATTAAATAATCATTATACAAATTTAGAATGGGTATCTCAATCTGAGAATAATAAACATGCATATGATGTTTTAAATAGAACAAAAAATAAAGCTTATTCTCGTAGAAAATTCAAAAAATTAATTTTAAATGATAAGTATGAATTTAAAACAATAGAAGCTCTTTCAAAATTCTTAGGTTTATCTTGGACTCAAACATCTCGACATATAGATGGAGAAGTTTCAAATAAAAAATATAAAATAGACATTATTAAATAATTGTATCGACTAGACGTATTGATTGCAAAATTCTATTGCAATAAGGAATAGTCAGACCATATTTTGAGAATTCCACTCTAATATGAATCGGGGCAGTCAATTAATGGTATTGATGAAATGTTAGCTCCATATCTTTTTAAAACATACAAAAAATATTTAAAATTCTTTGCTGATGAAAAAGATGCTGAGTTATTAGCAGAACGTATGATGAAAAAAGAATTAAGTGATGGTGTTCAAACTTTACAGTATCAAATAAATACTTTAATGACAACTAATGGCCAAACTCCTTTTGTTACATTTGCATTAAATTTTAATCCTGATGGTAAATATGCTAAATATGCTGCATTAATTTGTGAAGAAATTTTAAAACAAAGACTAAAAGGAATTAAGAATTCTGATGGTGTATATACAACTCCAGTGTTTCCTAAATTAGTTTATTGTTTAGATGAACATAATGCAGAAGAAGGAAGCAAATATTATTATTTAACTAAATTAGCAGCTGAATGTACAGCTAAACGGATGTATCCAGATTATGTATCTGCAAAAGTTATGAAAGCTAGATATGATGGACAAGTATGGTTCCCAATGGGCTGTCGCAGCTTCCTTTCTTTATGGAAAAATGAAAAAGAAGAATATCAATTTGATGGGCGGTTTAATCAAGGTGTTGTTTCTGTAAATCCAGTTCGATGTGCAATTCTTGCAAAAGGCGATATTAATAAATTTTATGAATATTTAGATAAAGCATTAGAGCTTTGTCATAAAGCATTGATTTATAAAACAAATAACCTTAAAGGAACTAAGTCAGATATTGCTCCTATTTTGTGGCAACATGGTGCATTAGCAAGATTAAAACCAGGAGAAACAATTGATAAATTACTTTATGGTGGTTATTCAACGTCTTCTTTGGGTTTTATTGGTATTTATGAAACAGTTAAGTTGTTAACTGGTGAATCTCATTCTAAACATCAAGATTTAGCATTAGAAATTTGTCAATATATGAGAGATAAATGCGAACAATGGAAAAAAGAAGATAATGTTGCATATGGCTTATATGGCACACCTGCGGAAAGCCTATGCTATACATTTGCTAAAAAGCTTAAAAAAGAATTTGGTGTTATTAAAGATGTTACTGATAAAGGTTATTTAACAAATAGTTTTCATTATGATGTTAGAGAACCAGTTGATGCATTTACTAAATTGGAATTTGAAGCTCCATTCCATGCAATTGCAAGTGGTGGTTGTTTATCTTATATTGAAATGCCATCTATGACAAATAATGTAAAAGCAGTTGAACAAATTATTAATTATATCTATCATAATATTCAGTATGCTGAATTTAATACCAAATTAGATTATTGTTATGATTGTGGTTACGAAGGTGAAATTGAATTTAAAAATGGTGATTGGGAATGTCCTCAATGTGGAAACCGAGACCATTCAAAGCTTGTCGTAACGCGGAGGACTTGCGGCTATTTGGGTTCTAACTTCTGGAATGAAGGTCGTACTAAAGAAATTACTTCTCGTGTTCTTCATTTAGATGATAATTAATATATATAATGTTAAAATAGTTCTTCTTATTTAATTATAGGAAGAACTATTTTATTTTATATTATGAGGAAAAGTATATGGATTTTAATCCTATAGATTTTATTGTATTGTTATTTCTTATTTTTCTTCTTTATATATTATATAGATGGATTAAAGAAGATAAAGTAGAAAAGAATAATCAAGAAGAATTAATTTTATTAGATGCAGATGATGCCCATGATTTAGCAATAGAATATAATAGAAAATATTTTTTAATTGCTCATAAGAATTCTATGAAACATATTGTTGAAGGAATTAAAGAAGCATCTAGTGCTGGTAAGTTTGAATATAAAGTTACTATATTTAATAATGAATATTCAAAAGATTTAATTAAGTATTTAGAGAAAAAAGGATATGTTGTTGATTCTGCTCAAATTGAATTAGATGGCAAACGTATTATTTTGACTATTAAGTGGTAAGGTGGTGAGAACATATGATGGAATATATGCCATGGCTTTTATTAGTTCCTGTAATTATAGGAACATTATTCTTAATATATAAATGGACACAATATAGTTGTGAAATAAAAATATTACAAAAAGAAGCTAAATATATTGAAAATAATAATAAAGCAATAATGGATTCTCATACAGCCAATGCTTTATCTACTGAAGTTAATACAAAAAAATTCAATAAGAAATATGGTGTTTTACTAGATAAAATTAATATGTATATGCAAGTCGCTATTGAACAAGGCAATTATGAATGTCATGTGCCTGTCGCTAAAGAAGATAATAAACCTAAAGAAATAATTGGTTATCTTGAGGGCAAAAGATATATTGTTAATTATATTGAATTGCCATCAGATAAATTATATAATGATTTAAGGATTTATTGGGGCGACTATTAATGTTAAGTGCCTTGTATAATATAGTTAAATTATTTATTTTTAATTTTTAGAAAGAGAAGATTAAGTGTATATGAAAACAAATAAATTAATTTTAACAGCAGCTATTGTATCTTGTATTGGTAGTACAGCTATGGCGGCAACAACAAATATTGATAATTCTGTTGGTGGTAACGCTGGTAATTATAACGCAGAACATTCTTTATTTATTGGTCGTGACCATACAATTAATGTAGCAGAGGCTGATTTTAAACTAGCTCAAAATGTAGCTATGTTGGGTGACGACAATCACGTTCATCCCGATGCTCAAAGTGTATTAGTGACAGGTCACAATAGTAATGTTATGGCATCTTATACTGTTACTGGTGGTATGCATAATACCATCCATAAAGAAGCTACTTATGCTTTAACAGCTGGCTGGCAAAATTCTAATAACGGTGAAGCTAGTTTGGTTGTCGGCCATACTAATGCTGTTTGGAAAGCAAAGAATACATTGATGTTTGGTGAAAACAATAAAATTAATGAAGGAGCTAATAACTCTTTTGTTGGTGGCGAATCTTCTGAAGTTAATGGTAAAAATTCTTTTGCTTTTGGTAACGGTGCAAAAGCAAATTTAGATAACACATATGCTATTGGTGCCGGTGCTATTGCAGAAGCAGAAAATACAGTTGCTATTGGCAATGGTGCTGTAGCTGACCGTGCAAACACAGTAAGTGTTGGCTCTAAAAACAACGAACGTATTATTACAAATGTAGCAGCAGGTGAAATTTCTGCTACTTCTACTGATACCGTAAATGGTAGTCAATTACATGCTGTTGCTTCTGAAGTAGAAAATAATGCTAATGCCATTAAAATGAATTCTGATACTATTAAAGAATTAACTAATGTAAATAATAATAATTTTGCTACTATTAATAATAATTTAAATAGTTTAGATACAAAAATTAATACATTAGATTCCAAAATTAATGCTAATCAAAAAGAAGCTCGTAAAGGCATTGCATCTGCATCTGCTTTAGCGGCATTACATCCATTAGATTATAACCCAGACCATAAAGTAGATATTATGGCTGGTGTTGGTCATTATCGTGGCAATACTGCTGTAGCATTAGGTGTAGCATATCGTCCAAATGAAAATACTATGTTTACTGTAGGTGCATCTATTAATGGCAAAGATACAGCTATCAATGCTGGTGTAAGCTATAAAGTTGGAACTAAAGATATCCAATATCGTAGTCCAGCTTCTATGGCTAAAGATATTGATGATTTAAAAGCTATCGTTAATCAGTTAGTTCAAGAAAACGAGGCTTTAAAAAATCAAAATAAATAATTAATTTCCAAGGAGTATATATGTATATTTTAAATTTTTATGAAAACTATAATCAGCTAAAAACGAGCGTTGCTTCTTCAAATTTAGATGACGCATTATCATCTATAAAAAATATTGCGTCTCTTTATGTTAATGGATGGCACAAAGAACACGAATTAGTTACTTTCAGAATTGAAGTGATTAATCAAGAGGCTGAAGATATTCGAAATATTATTTGGAAATCTAAAAGAGGTTTCTTTGAAGTAGAGCTTGTTGAAAAATATGTACGTTATTTAATCAATAAGGAAACGTATCAAATTTGGGTTACGGATTATATAGATGATGAAAGCACTTGTAAGTTTGCAGATTAATTTTAAATAAGGTATATAATATAAATAAAGGCTCTCTTTTGTAGGGAGCCTTATTTTATATTTATGATAAGGTATAATAGAAATGAAATTTAAATGGAAAAATTTTTCAGAAGTTCTTCCTCTATTTGATAAATTAATAGTAGTACAGTTTGATGAATATGAATATTATGTTGGAAGATTGCGTATGCTAGATGAAGATAGTGGAGTGACTGTTATAAGTGAAAGTGACGAAACTTTATTTAATATGCCAATTAAAAAATTAAATTGTTGGGCATATATTGATGAACCTCCAACTAAAATTAGAAAAAATAGGAAATAATGTTAACTAAAGTTAAAGCAGTTATTATTATAATTGCTACAATTCAAAATATTATATTTGGATTTACTACTCCTACAGTACAAATATATTTTATGAGTCTGGTAAATGCTAGTACATTAAGTATTGCGAATTTATTAGACGCTGGATTAGCTGGCACAATTAATAGTTTTTTAAGTAAAAATTCTTTTAGAAAATTATTTAAAAAATATGCTCCTATAATTGGATTATTAGATGCTATAATATATGCAGTAATTGTATTATTTTCAATAGATGACCCAACAATTCGATTTATAGGCATAGCAATTTCTAATGGCACATTGGCTGCGATATGGGGTGTTATGTTACTAGATAGTATTAATAATACGATTCATGGAGATGAGTTAACATCTTTTAATAGCTTAAATAAATCATGTTGTTTATTTGGTTCATTAATTGGTGGTGCTATAGGCGTAGCTATAGGAAATCATTTAGATATTAATATTGCTATTATATTGCAAGCCATAATGGTAGCTATTAATTCTGTATCTGAATTATATGCATTTTATAAATTGGATAATATTTAAAAAGAGGAAAATATGGTTTATGAATTTGAAAAAGAAAGAGTTGAACGTGCTTTAAAAGACCATATTCATCTCTTTAATAAAAAGTTCTTAAAAGAAATGCATAGTTATGAAAATGAAACAGGAAACTATGTTTTTATTTACAAATATTATGATGTGTTAGATAGTCTATATATAGTAACTACATATCCTGATTATGTAGATATTGATTCTTATTGGTTCGAATCTGATACATCAGTTAAAATTAAATAGAAAGGGAATAAATATGACAAGTCATGAACAAAATCAAAAAGTAGCTATTACATTAGCTATGTCTGCTTTAACGCATAACTATGGTTATATGTTAGAGCCAGAAGAAGTATCTAGTAAAATTAATGAAGATAATATGTTTGTTGTTTGGTACTGCAAAACATTACAAAACTGGAAGGTCTTAGTTGGTTGTATGGATATCGATGAATATGTAGAAGTAACTTACAACGGAAATAATGGTGAAACATATGTAGATATCTATAATAAAGCACTAAATGTTGCTTACAATAAAGAAACAGTAGCGGAGATTATGAAATATGTTATATGATATCAGCATTAATCCACCAATTATTTCCGTGCTAGCTATCATATTTATGATTTGCATGGAGATGCTATTAACCATTTATGGTGATATTGATTTTGAAAAACTTCAAAAAGCTGAAGATATTAAAACACAGATTTTATTATTAATTAGTATATCTTTAAAAGCATTAGCGTTTTTCTTCTTATTAATTAATATTATTATTTTATATATAAAATTATAAAAAAGAGGCTTTCAATTATGGCTGATTGGTATAAAGGACAAGTTATCATTCGTGGCTCATTAGAAGCCATGTCTTATTTTATTAAAGGCAATTTCTATGATGATACTGTAACTAAATTCGATAATAATATTAAATTAGAATCGTTGCCTAATTATTTTTTAAGTGAAGAATATGGGTTAGTTACTATTGAGCGTACAGAAAAAGCAGAAAATGCAAATGAAAAACATACGTTCGATATTAAAAATATTGGTGATGCATTTGGTCCATCTTCTCACTATAAAATTAATATTCATTATGATGAAGGCAAAAATGTTTGCTGGATGCAAATGAATATGGATTTTAGATACGGTATAGACGTCGATGCATTTTTAGATATTGCTAAAAAATATAAGTTAGATTTTAAAATATCTTGTGCTGATTGGAATGAAGGTCTTGTCGAAAAAGTTACTATTGTAAAGGGTAAACTCGTAGAAGACGAAGAATATTCTTATTATGATGATAATATTGATGATGTCTTCTTTGAGAAATTGTAGAGGAGTATATACATGAGAGACTTAATTATTATGAGAGGGTGTCCGGGTTCTGGTAAAAGTACAGCTATTAAAGAAGCTGGGCTTGAGAATTATGTGTTAAGTCCAGATACATTACGTTTAATGTTACGGGCACCCGAAGTTACTGAAAATTTTACATATAGCATTAGTCAACAAGATAATGCTTTAGTATTTGAATTATTAGATAAAATGCTTGTTAATCGTATGAAAAATGGTTCTCCTACGATTATTGATGCAACGCATTGTAGTTCTGGTAAATTTCATACAAAACAAATTAATCGCTATCGTGAACTTGCTAAGCAATATAAATATAGATTATTTTATTGGGAACCTGAACGCGAAAGTGTACAAACATATATTGATAGAAATAAGTATCGTGATGAACTTAATCAAGTTCCAGAAAATGTAATTCGTAAAATGTATACTGCTTGGGAACATAATGGATTACCAAAAGATTTTGTTAAACTAAATACATTATCTTTCCGAGATGATTTTGCTAGTATCTATAAAGATATGTCTGATATGTATGAACAAGTTATTATTGTTGGTGATATTCATGGTTGCAATACTGTATTACAAAAATTAATTAATCAAGATGATGAATTAAATATCAAAGACGTAAAAAATCTTTATATTTTTGTAGGTGATTATTTCGACCGTGGTATTGAAAACTTAGAAGTGCTCGATACGTTATTTGACATTGCTGAACAAAAAAATGTAGTTTTACTTGAAGGTAATCATGAAGCTCATTGGGTTGATTGGGCCCACGATAGAGATGCTGAACGTACTGACAATGGCATGATTCGTTTCAAAGAAACTACATTAAAACAATGGCAAAGTAAATATAATAATGATAAAGATTTAAAGAAAAATCTTCGTGTTTTATATCGTAAAATGTTACCTGCTTATTTCTTTAAATTCTTAGGAAAAACATATATCGTAACACATGCAGGCTTAGCTTGTTTACCTAAACATCATATGGCATCATGGCAATATGTTAATGGTCATGGTGGTTACGATTTTGATGTAACATCTGCTTACGAATCCAGAGCGTTTCCATCTAGGTCTTATCCAATTCAAGTATTTGGCCATAGAAGTGCAAAAGAAAGCGAACATTCTAAGCCATTGGAAGGCCAAGTAGAATTTGGTGGCTTCTTAAAATATTTAGTATTAAATGACGAAGATAATGATATCTATCAAATTAAAAATGATGTATACGATAAAGAATATTTAGCTCATGAAAATGAATTATCTAAATATCTTAAAGGCACATATATTGCTACTGAAGATGAAGAAATTAATGCGATTGCTAATAGCAAACATATTATCGCTAAGAAATTACCAGATAATTTAATGAGTTTAAATTTTAATCGCAATGTATTTTATCATGCGATTTGGAATGACTTAACCGTTAAAGCTCGTGGTTTATTCGTGGACCAAATTACTGGCAAAGTAAAAGCAAGAAGCTATAATAAATTCTTTAACTTCGGTGAATTAGGTAATGAGCAAGAAGAACTAGATAATCTTATATATCCAGTTCATATTTCTAAAAAAGAAAATGGCTTTTTAGGAATTATATCCTATGACGAAGATAATCAAAAAGTAATTTTTGCTACTAAGTCTACTACACAAGGTGACCATACAAAATTGTTAAAAGATGTATGGGGCCAATGTTCTTTAGATAATCAAACTTTAATTATTAATTTATGCAAAAAATATAATGCAAGTGCCATTTTCGAAGTATGTCATCCAGAAGATATTCATATCATTGATTATAATAATCAGAAGAAAATGTTTTTATTAGATTTTGTTCCTAATCAATTGCATATTGATGGTGTCAATATTAATATTCCATTCTCAGATAAAGTATGTGAAGAATTTTCTAAAGAATGGAAACCAGAAACGCATATGTGTACTGCTTTAAATATTCAAGTTCGGTCTCGTGACCAATTAGACCATTATATTAGAACTATTTTCTTAGCAAGACCAACAGAGGGTTACGTTATCACAGACGCTACTGGAAAAATGTATAAAAAGAAAACAGATTTTTATTTAAAATGGAAATTTTATCGTAGTCTAATTGAACGTATTATAGAAGGTAGAGCTTTACCAGAACTGAATGAAGAAGATGCAAAATTTATTAAATGGTTAAATCAATATTGTCCACAAGGAAATATTATCGAAATTAGAAAACAATATGAAAAATATTTGACAGAATATAATAATTAGTTTAATATAATATATGTAGTTTTCATTTTTACTTTCCTTTTATTTTAATAAAGTATATAAAAAAACGCTAGTTTAATAACTGGCGTTTTTTTATTAATACAAGAAAGGTTATTGTGATGAATCAAAAAGAAAAGCTTCAATATGATATTGAAGTATGTATTAGCAACTTGTACGATTATGTTGAGTATTGCTCGTATAAAGATGAAGCTATTGAAGAACTTAATTTGCTAAAAGAATATATCGAAAAAATTTTTGAAGAAAAGTAGGTGACGATATGCCAGCTAATTTACGATATGCTGGAATTAAACCAAATGACACAGTAGATGGAGTTGGCATTACTGTATCTTTCTGGGTACAATCGTGTCCACATAGGTGTCGTGGGTGCCATAATCCTGATACTTGGTCAGAAGATGGGGGTATGTTACTTCCAGAAAATTATGTGGAGCATATCATTGAATTGTTAACCAAAAATGGAATTAAAAGAAATCTATCTATTCTTGGCGGCGAACCTATGTATAAAAATAATTTACTTATTGTTAATAATCTTGTAAAAGTAGTAAGTGAACGATTGCCAGATATAAAAATATTTTTATGGACTGGATATACATATGAAGAATTATTGGCTAGAACAGATGCATCTACACATTCTATTTTAAGAAATATAGATATATTAATTGATGGTAAATTTGATTTAGCTCACCGTGATATTACATTATGGCTTAAAGGGTCTCCTAACCAACGTGTTATTGATGTTCAGCAAAGTCGTTTACACAATAAAATTATTTTGTTAAATCAGGATGGCAGCCATGAAGAATATCATTAAATATATTTTAATTCTATTTATTTGTTTAGCTGTCGTAACTTTCTTTTCTGGTTGTGGACAAGATACAGTTAATCCTGTTGTATATAAAAGTCCATTTAGTGAAATGGTAGATGCTCGTAACGCTGACATTATTAATAAATCTAATAATGCTGTTGAAATTACTGTTAAATACGATATGGATAAAGAAACAGACTCTTTTGTTGATGAGTCTATTAAAGACATGGAGCATAAAGGATATCTTGTATCTAGTAGAAAAATGATTGAATCAACTAGAATTCTAAGTACAACTCCAGATGTTTTACAAACAGTCGTAGAATATCAAATTATTACCTATAAGAAAGTGAGGTGACAAAAATAGATATAGCTATTGTATCAAGTAAAATTTTACAACAAACAGATATTAAAACAATTGCTGGTTGTTTAAGTCGATTAATAAATTCTAATTCTATTACTTTTGTGTATCAGAAAAAAGTAAAAGATATAAAACTAGAAGAGTCTAATTCATATCAGGCTATCGGCGAATATGCTTCACATGTAAAACAATTAGTATCATATTATGATTTACATCATTTAGCTGTGCCTCATGATATTTCTACAGAAGAACAACAAGCTCGTGATGCGGCTAACAAGGCTTTATTTGCAGAAGCGTTAGAAATGTTAATTGAATCTGGTAATCCAGAAGATATGGTATATGTATTTAAGAATCGAGTCTAATCTGTGTTTGTAACTGATATTTTAGAAAAATATGAACATGGTGATAATCAACAAAAAAGTCATGTTCTATTTGATGAATTAAAAAAATTAAAAGCTAGAGAATTAAAAAATAAAGAAATTATTTTTAGTACTGCTAGTCGAGAAGATTTAGACAAAATTTCAAATGATACTAAACCAAAATATAGTTCTGGATTTACTTTGTTTGAATATGAAAATAAAAAACCTATTGCTTTCTTAGATGTGAATCGAGTAGAAAATAATATTTTCTATTGTGTTATTTTTGTAGATGAAAAACATCGAGGAAAACAATTAGGTGTTAAACTATATCAGAGAGCAATTAATAAATTATCTAATTTTTGGAAACTAGATAATTTTATATTAGTTGTTAGTATTGAAATACATAATGAGGCTTCCATAAAAACAGCAGAAAAAGTAGGATTCGAATTTAATGGATTCGATGATGAACAAACTTTATTATATTCTTACAAAAGGTAATAAATAGCATATACGTTATTTTTTACTATAAAAGGATATTTAGTATATGGACTCTATATGTATTGTAATCCTTATTATTATTTTAATCTATATCGATTATAATGATGATAATCATTTCAAACATTAGATAAAAGACAGGTTTTATACCTGTCTTTTTTATTTGAAAGGAGTTCATATGTTAGAAAAATTATTAAAAACAATAGGTGTGGTTATTCTATGCATTATATTATGCTTATGTTTTGCCATCACTATGTTTGTTCCTATTTTAATTATATTGTATTGTTTAAATTGGATATATTGGATTTGGAATCCAATGACCCAAAAGGAAGAAGATGATTTGCCGTGGAAATGGTAAAACGATTTATAGAAGTTTTCTTTTGTTTTTTATGGGGCATCTTTTGTATATTCGCTCTATTCTTTATAGCTGTTTGTATAATTGGTGCTATCTTTTAAGACTAAACTATAGTATAATTAATGCGTTGAAAGGACGGTGTTACCTATAGAAAACATAAATTTGTATATGCAAGAATTAGGTATCTCTGAACTCATGGCTAACGTATTAATTAAACGTAACATTAGTTTAGAAGATGCCAAATTATTATATAATAATCCTATAATGCTACTTGAAAATCCAGAAGATATTTATGGTATGAGAGAAGTAGCTAATAAGATTGTAGAACTATATCAAGAAAAACCAGATAGACCATTTTTAATCTTTGCAGATTATGATGTAGATGGTATGACATCTGGTTATATTATGACATCTTGCTTAGGAGAATTAGGATTAGATACATATCCATACTTTCCTGAGCGAGATGAAGGATATGGTTTATCTATAGCTTTTGCGGAAAAAGTAGTAGAACAAATGAAAGACCAATTGCCAGTAGTCATTACGGTAGATAATGGTATTACAGCGTATGAAGCTGCTGATTTTTTACAAGAACATAATATTCCTGTATTAATTACAGACCATCATCTACCAGTTAGTAAAGAAGAATTACCTGGTGATTTACAAACAGACCCATGGATAGATGAAAAAGCAGGTACTCATTTATGTGGTGCTGCTGTAGCTTGGAAAACTTGTTTATTAGTAGAAGAATTATTAGAATATTTAACTGGCAATGAACAAAATATTTGTCAGAATTATATTCCATTTGTCGGTATTGGTTTAATTACGGATGTAATGCCACCACATATTGAAAACAGAGCTATTGTTAAAATGGCTTTAGAGTCTATTAATAATAAAGAAGTTCCGTTAATGAATATGTTTTCTGAAGTATTTTCTATTAAGAATTTTACTTCAAAAGATATTGCATGGTCTGTAGGTCCTAAATTTAATTCTGCTTCCCGGTTAGGGAATACAGAACTTGCTACTGATGTTTTCTTTTTACAGAATCCAGGAGATAAAGACGAACTTGAAGATAAAATGGTTGATATTGCTCGCATGGATAATGAACGTAAAAAGTTAACGGATAAAGCTATCGCAAAAGCTATGGAACATAGCGAAGAATTTTTAATAGACTCTATTTGTCTATTTAATTGTGAAGGATATCCACGTGGGATTGCAGGCATTATTGCTGGTAAATTATCTGAAACATTTCAAAAGCCAGCATTAGTGTATGTAGAAGATAAAGTAGAAGATATTGCTACTGCTTCTTGCCGTGGATTTAATTTAGATATCAAGACTTTAATTAATATTGCTGCCTCTAAAGGATATGCTATTGGAGCATTTGGTCATTCATTTGCTTGTGGTGCGACTTTAATACCATCTTGTTTTGAAGAATTAAAACAATGCATTAAAGAAACATTAGAAGAAATGATAGCATCTGGTCAATTAATTCAAGAAGAAATTAAATTTGAACCAGATTATTATATGACTCCAGAAGATATTAATGGTAAGACTTTACAAGAATTAAATGCAATTCCATATTTAGGAGATTATCCTGTACTAGCTTTTAAAAATCAATCAGTAGAATATTCTACGCCATTTAAAAATAAAAAACATTTAGTTTTAAAATTGGCGGATAATAAATATGCTGTTGGTTGGAATATGCTATCTAATTATAAAGAATTAGGATATCCTGATACTTTAAATTTAGTTGGCAAATTAGATGAAGCTAGTTTTAGTGCTAAAACATTAGGACTAAAAAATTCAGATGTTATTTTTTTGTTAGACGAGATTAGTTAATGAGTTTTACACATTTACATTTTCATACAGATTATTCGTTTTTAGACGGATTCAATCCTGTTAAAAAAGCAGTGGCTCGTTTAAAAGAATTAGGTATGGATTCCTGTGCTATTACTGACCATAATCATATGGGTGGTGTCATTGCATTTAAAAAAGAATGTGAAGCGAACGGAATTAAACCCATTCTCGGCGTTGAATTATATTGGACTCATGATATGAAAGAAATCATGAAACCAATTGAAGAGCGAAAAGAGGACGCTACTAAACGAGCAGAAGCTGCTGGAATTACAGTGCCTAAGAAAAAAGATAAAGGCGTTACACAAAAAGCTATTAATGAAATCATTGAACCATATATGTATGACAATTACAGTTATCATATTATTTTGCTGGCTAAGAATGAAGTAGGTTATCATAACTTAATTAAAATTCAATCTGAAGCAGCTAAATATGGTAAATTTAATGGTCGCCATCATTGTGACAATGATTTACTAATGAAATATCATGAAGGCATTATTTGTTTAACAGCTTGTATGTCTGGCTATTCTGCTAAAATGATTCGTCAAGATAAATATGATGAAGCAGATAAGTATCTTCAATTTATGACAGAAACTTTCGGTGATGATTTTTATTTAGAAGTTCAACCATTTAATGACCCTAATCAAAATAAAATTAATCGATATTATTATACATACAGTAAAAATAATAATATTAAAATAGCAGCGACTAATGATGTCCATTGGACATTAGCTGATGACTGGGATGACCATGATACATTAATTTGCGTAGGTCTTGGCATGGAAAAACATGATGAAAATCGTACGCAAATGCGTTATCCTTGGGGTCTTCATATTCGTTCTGAAGAAGAAATGAAAAAAGCTTTTGAAGAACAAGCTGATACAATGTATGAGCAAGAACGAAATAAACAAGAATATTTAGAAGCAATGTATAAAGCTTGTGATACTACACAAGAAATTGCTGATAAAATAGAAGTATATGGTTTAGCTCCAGACCATGATTTATTCCCTGATGTAGATATTGGCAATATGACTCCCGAAGAAGCATTAGAGAAAAAAGCTTTTGCTGGTTTATATGAATATCTTAAAAAGCATTCAGAGTATAGTCAAAAAGAGTATGAAAAAAGACTTCGTTTTGAATTAAATGTTATTAATAAAAAAGGTTATGCTCCTTATTTTCTTGTTGTAGAAGAATATATTACATGGGCAAATAACAATGGTTGTCCTACGGGCCCCGCGAGAGGAAGTTCGGGAGGCAGCCTTGTTTTGCATTGTATTGGTGTTACAAAAAATATTGACCCAATCCAAAATCAATTATTGTTTGGTAGATTTTTAACTGAAGATAGAAAATCGCCTCCAGATATCGATACGGACTTCGCTGACGTTATTCCTCCACTAAAACATTTAGAGGAATATTATGGTTCAGAAAATGTATCTGCTATAGGAACTTATTCTACTATGGCTATGAAAGTAGCTATTAAAGATATTATGCGAGCATTGGGATATTCTGCTGCTGAAGGCAATAAAGTTACAAAATCTTTACAAGCTATTTTACCAAAAGAAATATCTTTATCTTTTAAAAAGTTTGAAGTTTTAAAAGATGAATCTCCAAATGATTATAAAAAATTTAAAACTATTGAAAATAAATATGAAGAAGTATTTAGATTAGCAAGACGCTTTGAAGGATTACTTCGTGGTACTGGTGTTCATGCCTCTGGCGTGTTAGTAACACCAACTCCTATTACTGATTGGGTTCCTGTACATACAGCAAAAAGAGACGATAAAGATATTGTCATTACATATTACGATGGTCCTCAACTTGAAGAATTAAGGCATATTAAATTCGATATTTTGGGTTTGAATAATATTAATATTATCGTCAAGACATTAAATTATATTAATCCAGATTTAACTATTGAAGATTTATACGATATTGTTGATATAGGCGATAAGGATTTATATAAAGAATTATATCATGGAAATTCTGATACTGTTTTTCAATTATCATCTGATTTAATGAAAGGATTAATTGATAAGATTAAACCTACAGAATTTAATGATATCGTTGCTATCACAAGTTTGGGAAGGCCTGGCCCTTTGGATGCTGGGTTTGACAAAGATTATGCCGAAGGTAAAAATGATAATAAGATTCATTATTGTATCTCTGGTTGTGAAGATATTTTAGGTCAAACATATGGGGTCGTAGTATATCAAGAACAGCTGATGGCTATTAGTAAACGTATCGCTGGTTTTGATGATAGTCAAGCCGATAGTATAACTAGAAAAATTACAGCTAAAAAGAAATTAGAAATGTTCCCTATGATGATTCGTTGTCATATTTATGGCAAAAAGAATTGTGAAGGCCCTGAAGGCTGGGAACAAGATGATAAAGCTCCTTGGTATGACCCTAAAGGCAAATATGGTCCTGAAATTCCTGGAGCATTAGTGAATGGATATACAGAAGAAGAGGTATTAAAATACTTTGAAACTATTGAAGGATTCGCTAGTTACGCCTTTAACAAGAGTCATGCTGCTGCATATTCATACATCTCTGTACTGACTATGTTTTTAAAGAAAAATTATCCGGTAGAATACTTAGCTGCTTGTTTATCTTCTTGTGAAGGTAAAAAGGAAAAAATTGCTAAATATATTCCTGTTCTTAAAAAATTAGGAATTACATTACGAACTCCAGATATTAATGTATCTGGTAAAGATTTTACTCCATTACCAGATACTAATGAAATTTTGTATGGTTTACAAGCTGTAGCTAAAGTATCTGATGCTTCTTTAGAAAAAATTTTAGAATTGCGTCCATTTAATTCTTTACAAGATATGTTAAAACGTATCCCTAAAAAAAATTTCAATAAAGCTGTTGGTAGTAATTTAATTAAGTCTGGCGCATTAAAAGAATTTAATGAAAACAGAAATGCCTTATTAAATAAATTTTATTCTTTGCGTGGTGATACAGATTGGGAACCATTAGATGATTCTGAAACAACCATTGAACAAATTCTTACTTATGAAGAAGAAACTCTTGATAATCATGTAACATATAAAACATGGTGGGAAGAATTAGAAGATGGTGAACAAGTTATAATTCCAGTTACATTAATGGACCGCAAAGAGCATACACAAAAAAATGGCAAATTAATGTTATTCGCTACTTTGTATCATGATAACTGTGAATTTGAAGCATTAATTTTTGCTACACAATATTTAAAATTAATTGCCATGTCTTGTCAGCAACAACCTCAAGTTGGATTACAATTTGAAGTAACTGGCTCTAAAGATGGCGAAAAATTTAAAGTCAAAAACATAAATAAAATTCTCCAATAAATAAGAAATCTCCTGTAATATAAATAGTTACAGGAGATATTTTTCTTATTCATGAATTGGAGAAATTATAATGGCTTTAAGAATGTTTTTATTTTTCTGCAAGCATGCAACTTTTACATGGTTTATTCGTTTAATTGCGAATATGGCATGTATGATATTATGTTACTTAACTAATTGGTTTGTTGTATTATTTGCAGACAAATATGGCAATCTTCCAAAAGTATTTAAATTATGGCAAACATATGATAATTGTTTAGATATCGAATGGATGATTTCTGAAGGTAATGTACCTAAATTATTTAGATACGATTTTAATAAACACTATAAATATCATCTTGAATATAAAGAAGATAATGTGTTAATTCCTGGTTATGTAGATATTATTAATGATAATTTTACTGTATGGGAATTAGTGCAACGATATGTTTGTCGCTGTGCTTGGTTATATCGTAATTGTGGATATGGCTTTGCCTATTATATTTTTGGTAGAACTGTAACGCCAAAAGATTTTGTGGTCGAACTTGAAGAAAAAGATTTTTTGATGGGCTATGTTCCTAATACAGATATCTTTTCCATTAAGGTTGACCATGTATGGTATTCAAAATTATTTAAAAGGGAATTTGAATTTACTTGCTATTTAGGTTATAAGTGTTCTGGCATTCAACGAGATACACATCCTCGTGTATGTATGTTAGCTCATCGCATTTGGCCTTTTAAATAATTTTATTTTCCTGTATAATAGAGTAGGAACCATTTTGAGTTCCTGCTCTATTTTTAATTGAAAGGAAATTATTTTGGATAAGAAGCAATTTTCTAAGGAAAGTATTGTGTTACCTAATGCAGAAATTGTGTGTCATTCTACATTAGATAAAGTAAATAATATATCTAGGGAAATAGAATCTATTAATAACACATTAACTTGCTATAGAAGTGAAATGATAGAACAGAAAAAAGATATATTCTATCATATGACTAATTTAGGAAAAATGAGTCAGAATCTTTTTTCTAAAGTTAATATGTCGCTAGGGAATGAAAAAGATTTAAATAGTAAACGATATCGACATTGGGATAATGTAATTCGACGCATGAAACGAAAACAAAATATGTTTAATGCTATCGAATTAATTTTAATTATTTGTTTGTTTGTATTAGTATTATTTAAGATGTAGGTGTTACTATGAATGAAATAAAAACTGATACAAAAATAAAAATGACTGATATTAGTATCACTACAATACTTAGCGAACATAATAGAGCCATTGCTAAAACCAATACCGAATTAACTGATACACGAAATCAATTGATTCAAGCATTAGAAGTTATTAAAGATACACAAAAGAATGGTATTAAAACTGATAGAATGTTATTTGATTTTGCTCAAAAAACAAATCGAAGTTTAGAAATTGCTCATAGAAATACAATTATGTTAGCAATTGCAGTAATTATTATGATTTTTCTTAATATTATTTTATTAATGAGGCTTCATGGTTAATATAATTAAATACGGAATTGCAATTATATTATTATTAATTGTATTAGATACATTGTATAGATTTTTAATAGTGTTAATTTTGCTAATGGGATTAAGTATTTTAATATGATTTTTTTAACAAATAGGGCTCAACAAGTTCCTTTTGTATATGAAATAGCAATTGGTGCTTACAATTATATTAAGCATGCTTTTGATGATTTACCAGATAACATATTAGTGGATATTACTGAAGACGAATCTTTATGGGGGCAATGCACTCTTGATAGGGATAATGCATTAATAGAAATTTCTGAATCGTATCTATATAATCCGAAAGGATTATACGATACATTAGTTCATGAATTTTTACATGCTTGTGAAGGTTGTCGAAATAAAGAATCTAATAACCATAATGGCGAATGGTTAAAGCGAGCTAAAATATTAGGAATACAACTATGAAAAAGTGGAAAGAATTACCTAATAAAATAGGTATGAGAAAACAAATGTGGGTTGAAAATCCAGACCGATATTGCGAACCACCTTATAATTATAATTGCAGATTATGCTTAAAGACTTGTGTTAATCGAGGCGGTAGAACTCGTGGTCGTTGTGGTTTTAAAAAAGCAGGTTAGTATGAAAAAATTAGATGTAGATGATGCAGTAATTTATTTATTCGCTCATCAAGATAAACATAATCCTATTCAATTTCCAGATACATTAGTATATGTTGTAGATATGTATGCTAAATACAGAACAAATGTTTTTCTATTAGAAAAACATAATTATCGTTATACTCCTAATGGAAGTTTCTATACTAGAACAAAATCTAATACAATAGATGAATTACTTACCTATTCTGAAATGTATATTAATTTTCTTGAAGACATTAAATCTATTAAAGATATTGATGATAAATTAGAGCAAGTTAAAATTGTATTAGATTATGAACGTCCATGTAATCAGGAAGACGGATTTGTTTTATTTAAAAATAAAATTATTCCAATTCTTTTGTTTGGATTTTACAGAGAATAATATATAAATTAAAGCCCCTGATAGTAATTATCGGGGGCTTTTGTATATATATTATTAAATTATTCTTCGTCTTCTTTTGCTCGCTCTACAGACATATTAGATAAGAACTTATTGAACCAGAATGTATTATTATCAGCTTCAGATAAAGCTTTTAACTCTTCATCTGTTTGATTGGCTAACCAATTAAATGTATGGAAGCACATTAAAAAGCATTCAATAAATAATACATATGTTTCTTTTTTACTTAAATTATCTAAATCATTTTTAAATTTAGGCATATACATGACAACAGACAAAAAGATTTTTTTAAGTTTTTCTTCAGATAATTCTTTATCTTCTATAAGAGGTCCTTTAGAATTTTCCCATTCTTCTTCAAAAATAGTTTTTAATTCTTGTTCTTTATTATCTGTTTTGAATTCATGATGTTGAACAAAAAATTCAGACATAATTTCAGCTACGGAAATAACTGTTTCTTGTTCTTCTGGTGTACGTGCATTATTAATTAATTTTTGACATTCCGTTACTAAAAATTCAGTAGCATCATCATCTAATTCGGCGAACGGATTCATATCCTCTTCTTCTTTATAATTATCTGTATTAAATTCGATAATTTTATTATCTTTTTTCGTTACTTTTTGTTCTTGTTTAATATAATCATCTACTTCAATCACAACAATATTTCTAGCATGAATATAAATAGTTTTATATCCGCTATCCATAACTTTCTTTTGCAAGAATGGAATGCATCTTGCTCCATTTAATGCACTTGCTAATTCTTTTTGTGTACCGTCAAAATAGATATTTTCATAGGAAGAATCAATGCCTGCTTTAATTTTGAGTATTTTCAACATAATCTTTTACTCCTCATCTTTCACTTTTATGTTAATTATTATTTTATTTTTTTATCTGGTAAATGGTTGGCTTTATTAATGCTTATATTATAAAAGCAAAATACGCGTTCGCTTTTGCTCACTTTGTATTTTGCTTTTATTGTGTTGCTTATTCTATTATATCTTATTTTATTATTTTAGTCCAGCTTTAAGCCCACTTTTTCTACTTCTTTTAATTTGGTCGAATGGTATTTTCAATTCAGTTGCTATTAATTTAAGTGCATGTTTTCTTTTTTGATTTACTGTATTATGGTGTAGTCCAAATATTTCAGCTATTTGTTTATCATTATAATCTTCAAGATAATATTTAATTAATATTTTTCTTTCGAGGTTATCGAGTGCTTTAAATTCATCGCTACAATGTAATCCAGAAATCCAAGAGATGTCGGGAATACCTAAACTATTTTCATAATATTTATCTTCGTAAATCGTTTCATAACCACGTTCATTTTCGCTTGTCATATACTCGTCGTACTCTACATTTTTAAAAGCAATGTTATTGACTTCTCTTAAAAATTTTTGTACGAATCGTACTACTTCAAACATATATACATTAGCAACGTAACCACAGAAATTTCTACCCATAGGTTTATAGCGGCGAGCAAGATTTAATAATAGCAATTGTAATTCAGCTCGAATTTCTTCAGAGGAACGACTGCCATAATTATCTCTTACGAATTGAAACCTTGAGTTAATTTCTGTTCTATATCGAATAGCTGTTGTAGAACGCTTTAATGCATATTTTAATTGAGGCTCAGACATGAATGTCATACAAAAAATACGAACAGATGAATCAGTAAAATCAAGTTGATTACCCTTAAAAATATTAAGATATTTTTTGATTAAAGGTTCAAATCGTTTTAATAATTCTTTACTGGCTGCGGTGCATTTTTGTTTATCTACTCTATTTAATTCTTCTTCGTCGAAGATTTGTTTATAAATCGTAACGAGTTCTTCAATTTCTGCCCACTCTTTTTTCTTTGCTTCCATAGTTACTTTTCGTTTAGCTTCAGCTTTTGTAACTTTGGTTTGTTTTTTTCGTTTTGTTTTTTTGATAGCCGTTGTGACTTCTTTATCCGAAATTAATTCTTCATGTAGTGTTTCGCTCATTTGATGTTATATATACCCTTACATTTACTTTTTTTTCTTTAATCGTTTACGAGCTCTTCTATCTTTATTAATCTCATCGAGGTCACGCCATTTTTGTTGCGTGCCATCCCATTGTACACATCGAAAATCTAAATTAGGATAGAAATAAAAGAACATTTTCTTTTTTAATTTAAAATCAGCGGTTTCTCTACCTTTTATATCGACTACTTTAATTGTACCAGATTTATCAGTGATTACAAAATCTGCTATATATTTAACTGGTAAAATAGTTTTGCCAGTGAATTTATTTTTCTTTTTAGGCAACAAATCAAAAGAGACTTGCATCTCAAACGATTTAATTTCTTTTTTTGCTTTTTGTTCTAGTAAATATAAATAATATTCGGCTTCCATAATGGAGTCAAAATTAATATGGTTTACGATAATTTTTTGAGCTCCATATTTGCTTTTTTTTATAGCAGTTGGAATAATAAAATGTTTTGCGTATTTATTATTAGATAATAATACATGCAAATCATATAATGTTTTAGAAAAATAAGTAATGCCGTCGATATAATATTCTTTCTTTTTTCGAGCCATAATTATTCTTCTTCCATATTTAATTTTTCTAATCCAAGTTCATCGAGTGTACCAAATAATTTGCTATTAGGATATGCCAAAATATAATTAGTGTCTAATGTTAATTCATCATCGACAATCGTTAATTTTGTCATATAGAAAAAGCGTTGATTAATTTGTGTCACAAGATATGTTTCTTGTGGATTGTTTTTAAAGAATAATATATCTTTAAGAGATACAAGCTCATTAGAAACGTTTTCTTCGGAATAAGAATCGAGAAGGATATTAAACCCTTCTCGTGTTTCGAACCCATCTTCTTTTATTTTAGCAATGATTTCTTTTGTATCTTCTTTAAAGATAATAATAGAATTTATTTTTAAATCTTTAAAGTTATAGATATTAAACATCTCCTTTGATTTTTAATATTTAGGATAAAATAAAATTTTATCTTATGGTTATTCTACAATAACCACTATCTGTTCATTTTATTTAATATAAAAAATATTACAGATTACTTTTATAATTTTATTAATATTGGGTTAAATCCTAATTGCTTACGGTCGCAAACAATATTGTTAATATTTTCTTTAACCATAATATTATAAGCTCCGTTTACATCAGCATTGATTTTTTTTGTTGTACTTTGATATAAACCTCTTTCAATTCTTTTTCCAGAGAATTTATTAATAACTTTATTTTCATAAATTGGAATTTCGTCATAATCTAAAAATGAGGCTTTAGAGGTATAACTTTCTTCTACTGTAACAACTGTTATTCCTAACAATTTACATTTATAAGTTAATTGATTTATAAATTTAGCATAAGGAATACTTACAAAATTTTGATTATTTCTTTTACCAACATTAATTTTATTTTTCCAGCCTTTATTATTTCCAATAACTACTTTACTTATATCTCTCTCGTCAAAATAATTTGCTAAAAATTTTGTAATCTTATGTATTTCATAAGAGATTTTATTATTTCTTTTTAGCCAAAGACGGTCGAGAGATTTTGAAGTATATATATTATTAGGTAATAAAGATTTCTTTTGAGAAGTTATTTTATTAAAATATTGATTAATAGATTTAATTTTTTTACCCGAAATTAAAATAGGTTTTTCACCATAATTTGTAACTACAGCAGCAAAATTATTTAATCCCAAATCAATAGATGCTATCCTTTGATTTTGCTTTAATTTCTTTTCTTTTTTTTCATAAATTATTTCTATTACATAGCAACCAACTTTTGGAATAATCCGTACTTGTTGAGGATTATCTATTTTCGTAGGGATTCTTAAATTCAAACTTTTTTTACAAATAATTAAATTGTTATTTTCATCTCTTTTTTTTGAAAAAGTTTGTTCATAAAATTCAACAATGAATCTCCCTTTTGTTTTATGTAGGTATTTTGGAATTTTATTTTTTCCACTATTATAATCAGTTTTTTTAATTAGGTTCCAAAATGATGATATATTATCACCTAACTTTTTCAATACAGCAGTAGATACTTTAGTTGGCAATTCTCGATAATCATATTGATTATTATGATTAAATATTTTACTAATATCTTGCCAACTTAAAGTACTTATTTCTTTATTAAAAAAAGATTGTCTAAATTGATAAAGAGCTGAATTATATAAATTTTTACTTTTAAAACAAAGATTATCACAAATAGAATATAATTTATGATTAGGTTTAATTTGATGTGTTTCGACAAGCTTCATTTTACACCTCCTTTATATTATATTTATATATATAATATTAAAAGAGATATTCTTTGTCAATTATTTACTCCGATACTTTGGCAATCACATCTCGCTCATTTACGAGAAGGTATTCATGTTCACCATCAGCGACTTGTGTACCAGCATATTGTTGCACAATTACATTATCACCAATTTCAAAAGGCAAAGCAACACGCGTGCCGTCATTTAACATATGACCTTCGCCAATCATAACGACTTTAGCCACTTGTTGTTTTTTTCCTTTTTGTCCAGTAAGAATAATACCAGACTGTGTTGTTTCTTCTACGTTTTTTGGCTCAACTAATACGTTAGCCCCATAGATACGCTCTATCATTGTAAAATACCTCTTCCTTTGTATATAATTATTTCTTAGTTTTTTTAGTAGTCTTTTCTGTATTTTTTTTAGTTGTTTTCTTAGGAGTTGTTTTAGTAATTTTTTCGTCGATTTTTTTAATGTTACCTTTACCGACGAATTCTTTTACGATAATAGCCATTAGTATTTGTCACCTGCCTTTACGAGAGACCATGCACGACAGACTTGTTTAATAGAACAAGAAGTACAAAACACATTTTCTCTTGGATAATACAATTCATGTTGAATACATTCACTAATAGAATCAATAGTAGATATTAAGCGTTCAAAGTCTGTACGATTTCGATAACTATAATATTCGGAATTGCCTTTTACATAGTGTATATGAATATAAATATCTTCACCATACATATGTTTAAAAGCCAGAGCATCCAAAGAATATTTTAATTTTCTATCTAGGTATGGTTGGTCTGGTTGACGATTACCATAATCTATATATAATAATTCATATTTATTATCTGGCGTTACGGCAATACATTCAATTTCACCAGTAATTTCTGTAGCACCATGAGGTCCCTTTACAGTTAATGCATATGGTGTTTTAATATCTAAAATGCGAAGTTGTTTAGCTTCCGCCCACTTGTAAAAATTAGCTATTTGCTGTAACCCTTCTAAACATCGCACTTCATTAATCGAATCTTTTTTGCATATCATATCCCACTTGCGTTTTAATTCTCCCATAGCGAGAACTCGTCCGTTACTGAGATGCAATAAAAATGCATTTGTTAATTCCATTAATGATTTAGATAATGTAGGTTTTGTCTGTGCATTAATTTTTTTATTAAATTTAGTATCATATAGTGTTGGGCATTTTATGTATTCAAATAATTGTTCTTCTGTAATTTTTTTATTGGACTTCATTGTGTAAAGCCCCTGTTATTTTTAACAGATTCTTTATTAACAATTTTTGGTGGTGAAAATACAGGACGTTCTTGTAAAGGATTTTCCATCCAATTACTAAACATACGTTCTTGCATTTCTATTTGGTCATTATATATTTTATAAAAGTCTCGTTCTTGGATTACGGCTCTTAATTTAAGAGCCAATCCAATTACTAAGCATATCAATACAGTTATAATAACCGTAAGTATAATATCAATATTCATTTGATATCCGTTTCATTACATATTCTAATTCTTCTTCTTTAGAATTATATTGTTTATTAGGTTTAATTTCTGGCAAACCAGAAGTGTCAAATGTAGATTCGACAGTGATTGTTATACAACCACCGTCTAATGAAATTGTTTTTTCTTTATTTGATTCATACCACCAACCGCATAATGCAGTTTCGGGTACATGTGTATGCATAGCTGCGTAGAATAAATTTAATAATTGATTCGTGCGTTTAGCATACAAAGTAAATAATAGTGGTTCGGTTAATTTAGGCATCTTATTTATTTAAAAGATGTAGAGTTTGGAAGTGGTTTTTCTTTCTGATATTCAGTAACAAACCAACAAGCCCATGCAAATAAGCCACTAGGAGATGAATCTTGTGGAATACAGGATTCTACAGGAGTTCTATCGCCTAATTGTCCCTCAATCATTTGGAACATGGCAGCGATGCCGTTTACAGGGATGTTCAATTCTTTTGCAAGAATGGATACTTCTTGGCGACATTTAAATAATGATACTAAGGTTCCGTCATAAAAAACATTATGAAGATAACCAGCTGTAATAGCAACAGCTACCCAGCTTGGTAAATTACTGATGTCATTTTTTTGAATTTGATTTTTGCGATATAGCATATGAATAAACACATCAATCACTTGTTCAGCTTCTTTAATTTTTTCTACAGAACCATATTTAGTTAACACTTGTGTTGTTAAAGTAAATAAACTTTCGTAATTAGATAACCAATTAATATATATAATGTCATCATTATCAATTAATTCTTGAAGTACCGTTTCTTCCATCTACGTGTTCCTTTCTTACTTAAAATAGTTAGGTCTAATTAATTTCGTAATTAAATCTGGTCGATGTTTTTTTGTATTACAAACATCTTCTTTATATGTGCCACATTCGTCTAAACATTTTTTATATGTTGGATTAAAGTTTCGACAGCCATAGCACACTGGACACATTTCATAGTCAGGGCATCTATTAATAAAACCTGACACAGAAGTTTTAGTCTTCATGAATTACGTCCTCATCCTTTGTTAATTCGGCTAATTTAGCCAATGTTTCGTGAGACAAAATAATTTCTGTTTCACCAACAGTTTTGATTTTAAAAACTTTTTGTCCATTTAGTTGCCCTTGGAGTTGTCTCTCAGCTTGTGCACGAGAGACTCCATTATTTTTAGTATAATTAATTCTTTTAATTGTGTCAATAGTATGAGGATTTGCCAAATAAATATTGTTATCTTTATCTTCATGTGCGTCTAAAAAAATCATAATTAATAAATCCTTTCTTATGAGAAAATTAAATCAATAAAGCGCTGTGATGCTTCTTCAGAGCATTCCGTTACGCGAGAATAATTCGTATGGAAATTACAGAATGTTCTTCCTTTGTAACTTGATTTTTTATTTTTTGCCCAATCAATTTCAATGACAGGCACTTTTTCATTATCAGATGATACTGAAAAAATAGCAGAGTTTTGTTTGTTCCTGGACATATCATTATGGACTACAAATAATGTAGAAGCTTCATATGCATAGCGACCAGATTCTTTTACGTCACCAATATTTGGTCTACGATTTTGTTCTATTTTTCGTAAATGTAGTGTACCAAAGATGGGGACTTTTAATTCTTCAGCGGCCCATCGTTTTACTTCTTTAGCTACATAATCATTTAATTGTTTATCGGTTTGGAAATTTTTTGTTGCCCATCGAATATCCATAAGGGAATCAATGCAAACAATAATATTATTATCTGGGTCAATCGCTTTCACGTAAGCTTGTGCTTTTTTACAGAAGTCTAGCATCTGTTCGCCATTTTCTATTTTAGTACCATCAACGATACGAAAATGAGATTTTTGGTCTTTTAAATATTGTAAGCCATGATTTCTTTTTTCTAGCATCTGTTCATAACGATATCCCTCTTCACCGCCTTCGTCTACGATTTTTTGATAGCGAGCTGGTTTAGAAGCAACAGAAATTGGAATAATTTCTTTAGATGCAATGACACGAGGGATTACTTCTTCTTTTGTATCATCTAACGAAAAATAAATACCGTATAATTTATTTTTTGTATTTAAACAATAATCCATCATCAATGTTAAAGCTAATGCCGTATTATGAGTTACCGTTAACTCTTTACCTACACAATAGCAATGCGATAAGTTATTGACTTGAATGCATTGCATAGGGCGAGATTCTACTTCTTCAATATTAATAATCGTTTTGTATTTAAAACTTTTTTCAGATAATATATTTCGTAAACGAGCTGTTTTATTTGGATTTCTGAAACAAGTATTGCTTTTAGATACAGAAAAATAAAATCGAATAGCATCATATTCTTTATCGTCTACAGTGACAGTTCTATTTATTTTTGTGTATTTAATAGATAGAGAAGAAAGCAATGTCCCAAAATTTTCTGCCACTTTATTATTGGCACCGAAAGTAATTTCGATAGTACCTTTTGTATCTACATAACCAATGCCATCCATAATGCCTTGCAATAAATTTCTTCTACTATTAATAGAACTGAATAGATATCTTTTTGGAATATGTTTATTATTAATTAAATTCAGTGATTTTAATATAGAAATAAAATTAGAATTATTAATAGAAAAATGTACATTAGAATCAGAAAATTCTACGTAGTCTTTAATATTATAACCGCAAGCATAAATTTCATCTGACATAAATTCATAATCAGATTCTTTACACCAAATTTTATTTTGTGTAGGAGTACCACTTGCTAACCATAAACCTAATACATATGGATGAATATTAATATTATTATCTTTGCCTTCAAATGTTTGTTGCATTGGTACACGATAAGAATATTTATTATATTTATTCCAATTTGGCAACATGTCTTTTGTTGTAATAATTAATTCTTCAACTTGTTTGCCTTGTATTTTTTTAAATACTTTCCAAACATGGTCAGCATCTGCAATTAATGTGGAGCGGTCATCAAACGTAATTTTATAGCACTTATGGTCTGTAAAAATTTTAGATTTAGCGATAATAGTTGTCGGATGACCATCATCACCAAATACTTTTTGACCAATTCTGCATTCACCAATCGTTGTCCAAGTGCCATTCGTTAATAATAATGGAGTTGTTAATTCTAATGCTTTACCAGTATTAGATTCGCCAGCGAACATATAAAGACCTTCTGTTAAGCCTTCCATATATTTATCGAACATAGGGAATGATGGACAAGAATAGCCTTCTCCTCGTTTCCATGCGTGTTCGTCAAATAGATTATATTCTTCTTCGGCTTCAGCAAAAAAGTCTTCCATAGGAACGACTGTATTATCTAATAATTCTTCCGACATGTTTAATTCCCTCCAAATAATTTACATGGTTTACCTATACAATATCCTAAATCTTTATAGGAAGTACAACCATATCGTCTTCCATTTTGTAACATTATATAAGCACTATTGAATGTAGTTTTTAATTCATCTTCATTTAAAGGAGGTTCATTTAAATCATTCCAAGACAATAATAAATCATAGGCGTCTTTTCTTGACTCCCCTGATTGTAACAATGAGGAAGCAAGAGCGACACAGGCGTTATTGCGTCCACCTTCTAACGCACCATTTTTTAATAATTCGATAGCACATGGTAACATTTCTTGTGGTTCGAGTGGAATAACAAACCCCTCTTTAGTTTTTATTTTTATTCTAGGTTTTACGATTTTCTTATAAGCTTTCATTGCTTTTTGATTTACATTGTAAATACGTTTAGTTTCTTTATGTTTTTCTTTAGCGTAATTAATCATATCTGTTAAAGAAAAATCATATAGATTTTGTATCGTAATAGGAACTTTATATAATCCTGTTTTACTATTAATCGTATTAGGAATTCTAAGTAATCGTTTTCTATCATAGATAGCTGTATCTATAATAGGACTCGTTGATTGTTGTTGTAACCAAGTAGCTAGATTTTTAAATTCTTGATTTAAATCTTGCTTTGGTAATAATCCTAATACTTCGTAAGGAACTATAATATGAAATCCCTTAGCTCCAGAAAAATAAAGTTTCATTTCATTGTCGTTTAAATATAGATATTGTTGCAATAAATTGTAGCAAAGTTTTACGTTAAATGTTAATTCTTTATACTCTTCCTCTGTATGAATATCTCCATCAAAATCTAAATATAAATCACTAATAATATTGCAATTTTCTATATCTTTATTTTCATAAGCATAAGAACATCTATATACATCTGTTTCATTATGCTTTTGTATCCATTCTTTTTCTTTTTGATTGAAAGTAACGTCGCAACTTATGTAATGCTTTCGTTGGAATCCATTTGTAAGTTTCGCACCGAATTCATATAAGAAGTCCTGAATTGCGTTCTCCATTGAATTACATCCTTTTTATTTGCATGAAGTTCTGCTTTATTTATTAATAATTTTTCATAATTATCTTGAATGATAGATGATACCTGTACCAAATCAAATGGTTCAACACATCTAAAATTTTGATAATGGCATTCGTCTACGAGAGTTAAAAATAAATCAATAGGAGCAATATCTTTATAGCTTTTAAATCGTTGTAAGATATGATTTATTTGTCCTATATGTAATTTTTCGTCTCGTGTTGAATGGATTGCCCCACATTTAGTATAGAAATAATTAAGTGCATCTTGCACTGTATATTTAATTTTCATTTCTAAATAATACGGAAATGTAATTTCTTTTCCATCTGGTCCAACAATAGGAGCGATAGAAAATAATTTTAATTCTCTATGTAAATAAAATTTATTTTTAATTAATAGGGAATCATTCCATGCTATAGAAGGAATATCTTGTGGTTTTAATACAGATACTTTTGTATTCCACTGAGAAAACAAATTAATAATTTCTGAAGTAGAAAAACCACAGTCTTTTAAATATTCAATTGTGCATCTTGACTGGATATAATCAAGGTCATTTTCAATTGTTTTTCCAATAATATTAGAATAAAAGTATTGTACTAAGTCCATTTAAAAAGACACCCCTTTCGTCGGTAATTGTATTTTACCAGTTCCGGAAAGGAGTGTCAACAAGATTATGAATGAATATTAAACTTTATCATTGTCATGCTACGTTTAATTGGAATTTTAGCATAAATACTATTAATATTTTTAGGAATTGTATATTGTGTTAATCCTTTAGATGTATCAATTTGATAACTTAATTCGCCTTCTACATAATTCATATAGAATTCAATATCTTCATTAGTGCAGTTAGAAGTATGTTTACCATATTGGTCATATACGATAATATCTTCGTCAATGCGAGTAATGAAATTTTCTTTTTCTATTTTTGCAATAATATAAGAATTAGTAGAATATGAGCTACGCAAGAAATATAAATGATGTAACCCGAATGGATATTTGCCGTTAGCGTTTTGGAAATTAATAGTAATATCAAAAGTTACTTTATAGATATAGTAGCTTTCGTCTAAAATAATTTTAGATGTACCTGAATTAATAATCTCTTTTTTAATAGATTTAGTTGGCTCATCTAATCGTTGTGCTTGATAATCTTGCATCGTATAGATATCAATCTGATTAATGGTATAAGAGCCAGGTAAATATGGCAAGATATCTATTGTATTAAATGCAGGAGAACCAAGTAATTCGTTTGGGTCAATCGTAACAGTTAATTTAATATTAGGATTATCAAATTCTGCGAAGACAGTTTCTTTATTTTGAATAGAATCTTCTGCGAGAATATTATTAAATAAAGAATCATGTTTATCATTAATAGTAACTTGTGCATTATTTTTAAAAATAGAACCAGTAACAGAACTAAAGTTAAAAATATTAACTGGTGTTTTTATTAATGATGGATATACAGATAACCCGTAGGATTCAAAATCACCAGCTGCAATAGTAGCTTGTTTTAAGAATACAGACGTGTAATTATTTTGTTCTTGTTCTGTATGGTTTAATTCATGTAGTTGTTGTGCATTAAATTCAAACTGATTTTGAAATACGAGCATGCGTCGTTCAATTTCAGTTTTCATAATATTAATATTGGATGCTAGTGTATCAATTCGTTTATTCGATTCGTCTAGCTTATCCATTAAATCTTTTGATGTTAATTTATATCGCATATTATCCTTTGAGTATTTTTAGTGTTAATAATTGTTCCGATATATTATTAGGTTCAATACTTTTTTTGAAAAGAGTATTAATTATATTAGACATGTTATCAATAGTAGACGCCTTGTAAGATTCAAAATCTTGTAAGGCGTCTTTTGTTTGATTATATTGTTGCATAATATTTAATACAAACTTTTCATATTCAAATGGACCACGATATCGAATATTATATTGTATCATATTAATTATCTAGTTCCTGTAAAATAGAAAGTTCTTTAACGGCAATAGCATTAATTGTTAAGTCTTTTTCTTGATTATTTAATTTAGACACTGTAACAGTCACTGGCATGGTTACTTTATCTTCTGTATTATATTCTTCTATATAATAAGATGGCACATCTAAATTATTTGGATAATATAATACGTCGTTATTGACAATGCCTTTTTCTTTTTCAGCGTATACAATACCGTCTGTCGTAAAATCAAATGCCATACCACTATCATATTCAAATGTAATTTTTTGATGGGTATCCATAGACTCAATATTATATCCAGAAAAGTTTTTACTTAATGGTTCTTTACTAAAATTAAAATAAGCATAGGAACCATTTAAGATATAGAATGTAATACGACCAGCGGCATCATCTAAATAGAAAGAAGATGTTTCGTCACGTTGAATAACAGAATCTCCAGTTTTAACAGATTTTTTAATATAATTTTTCCCGGCGTAAATAATATAATTATTATTATAATTAGGAATAAAATTATCTAAATCCATAGGAGCCATAGTTTGTGTTACTGTATCTTCTGATTGTTCATATGCATACGTTTTATAATTAGATTGCCCAGGAATTTTTAAATAGTCTCTGTTATAACTAAAAGGAGAGCAATTTAATTTACCAATTGTAAAAATAACATTCTCATCGGAAGTTACATTAGAGTCCCAGATGCAAGCTAATTTAGAACCTTTTGAAATTGTAATGTCACCTAAATTAATAGTATAGATATTATTATTGGTTTTAATTTCAAAACCATTTGTTTTAAATAAAACAGTTTTGCCTAATGGTGTCGACTCAATTTCAAATTTAGTTTTATATTCATAGCGTTTAGCCATTTGTTCTAATTCAGATAAATGCATTTCTGCATAAGACTTAATATCTAAATATTTTTGAACAGAAAGTTGATAAACAACTTTATAGAGAATTAATAAGTCTTGATAAATAGCTTCTAATTTATCATTAAATTCTTTCGTATTAAATATATCTTTTTCTTCGATTAATTTATTTTGAAAAATAGCAATTCGTAAATTAATATCATTGAGTTTATGTTGTAACTCAAATTGATTTGGATAGCGACCGCTATGAATAATTTGCTGCGAAATTCTGTCTCTGTAGAATTTTAATTTTTCTAATTCTACCAGATAATTATCTAAGTTCATGACGGTCTCCTATTTTACCAAAACAAATTTTTACATTAGATACATATGGTGTTACATTACTATCCATTGTATTAATCACAACTTTTAAGGATGCACTTTTAATAGTTTCGTTAATGTGAACTACGTAGTCATCAATAATAGAATAGTTAGATACACGAATGACTTTTGTGCCATTTTTTTCACTATTAATCGGTACGATATCATAATCAATGCCGTTAACAGTTAATATATATTGAATATATGTTTTATTATCAGGAAAATATTCAGGAATATATTCATTAGCAAATACAGCAATTGATTGCACTGGATTTGTAATTAATTCTTTTGTTTGTAAATAGCCTTGACTAAAAACACCGACATGAGCTGTTATGTCAGAAATGCGAATGACATGTCGTTTAGCATTCGGTAATTCAATCGTTCTTTCGATTGGTTGTTGTGCATTACTTGCATCCGTAAATAAAAATGCCAATTTATCATCAGTAGCTCCATTAGATGCTAATTGCAATTTAATAAATTGACTTGGCGGAAATGAAATAACGCCTGTGCCGTAAATATAATTTGGGTCAATGTAGCTTTGATTAATATTATTAATTTCTTTTGGAGTAGTCCATGCACTTTTATAGATAATACCATCATCAGAATATAATACATCTTCTAGGATAACATGGCTATCCATATCAAGATGTAACATAGAAATAGTATCTTCGCATCGAATATTAATAGAACATCGAGCTTCTTCTTTGTCGAAATTAATTTCAGCAGGGGTTGTTTCTGTTTTATTACCAATAGAAGTTAAGCGAGAATATTCATAGATAGTAAGAGGGTCACCATCATAAATATTTTGTTCATTCGATGTGTTCATATTATTGATGGCATACTCTTTATTATTATATACGAATTTATTGCCGGCAAAACCATTGCCTTCTACAAATGTAACACCAAATTTGCCGACAGATGCATTATCAGTATGAGCCGTGAAAATATAATCACCGAGTAATCCTACTGTACCATACACATCTGAAGTTTTAATTTGTTTAACTGTTGTAAATTCATTATAGTTGCCGCAAATAATATTCATATCTTGAATACGATTGCGTTCAGCTTCAAGAGCTGTATCTACAGCATTAAGTCTTATCACTATATCAGTCATTAAAGAAGTATAATTTTTAGTTGCTTCTAGTACTTCATAATTTAATGATTGCATGTCAACAATAATATCTGTGAATTGATTTTCAATGATTTCTTTTTGGATTTCTTCTTCTGGGTGTATTTCTAATGGCTCTGTAACAGGTGTATCTGTTGAGCTATTAAAAATACGATTTGCTTTTTCTGTGTCTTTAGAAAGAAGCATATTTGCATATTCTTCCTTCATTGTTTTAAGGCCTAAATATTCCAAATAGCACTTCCTCCGTGGCAGACAATCGAAATCGTTTTAATAGTAGAAGGAATTTCAGAACCAAGATGTCTTTGAATTACCTTCACTTTTAATGTTTTAGAAGTTGGTTTATATCTAAATGCATTTTGTTTTGGCGTATATGTAATTGTATATTCATCTGATTTAGTATCGAGAGTATTAATTTGTGAATACGTTAAATCAGTTTTTATATTATTTTTGTAGATAATAATTTCTTTAGATGTATCGATATCGAATCGAATCGGTAAATTAAAAAATAATTTTTCTTTAATGACTTGCGGCAATTCCTTTGGTTGAATAGCCGTTTCTTTATTGTTATCGATAATAGAATATTCTTGTGATACATCTGGATTAGTTTGTGTAACAGATAATGTAATAAAATTAGAATTTTTAATAGTGACTTCTGGTGAAATATAACCAGCGACAGGTAACGGTTGTTTATTAAAAATATTAATAGAGTTAATACCAAAATTATATTCATAGACAGTATTAAAAATTTGGTCTTTATTTAATTCTATTGTTGTCTCATGTACATTATCTTTATGATTTGTATTTGTAATTGTTTCTTCTGTATAAGCAGTATTAAATGGGACTTCATTAAATTTTAAAAAGTCAGAAGAAAAATTATCTGTGTTAACAGAAGGGTTAAATTCTATATCCATATATTTTTCTTATCCAATATCGTACATCTTTATCGGTGATACGATTTTTTAATTTTTCTTTATGTATAATTTTAGAGTTTGGTATTTCAACTGGGTCTGGGAATTTTCTCCAGTCTTCATTCCAGAATGGGAAGCTACCTACAGGTTCATACATACCATTAGACATTTTTTGGTAGAATACACCACGAATAGCCAATACCCATGGACGATAAGTAGAGAATACATATTCTCCTGTGCCAGTTATTGTATCAGAATTTACAGGAGCTTCATTAACATCTTTAGTTTGATTTTCTTTTTTAATCGTATTATTTTCAATTTCTTTTTCTTTATTTGTGTTGCCGTCTAATATTGGTAATGGGTCAACAGGTATTTCTGTATTAGGTGGTTCTAATGTAATTGCTTTTTTACCAATATTATAAGCTGTACAATTTAAAGTAAAGATTAAGCCAGAAATAATAGAAGGTGTCATGTAAGAAGACTCTTCTATTTTAATAGGAATATTAACGGCATCATTTACAATTGCTGGATTATGAATATCAGCATTTGTTACATTAATATTAATATAATTATATAATTGTGGATTAGAAATAGTAGCGGATACATCTTCCATTAACCCACCCAATAAAGATACGTCAGAAAAATAAATAGAAACACCAGGTTGTTCATTTAATAGATTATGATAAGAATTATTATAGCAATCTATATCTGATACATGCGTAATATTGTTTAAATTAGCTTTAGCTAATATAGTACCAGGCATTTCTAAGTGATGATTTGTAATATCCATTTGAGGAATAATAGAACCATCTCTATCTCTAATTGTATCTTTTGAAGCCAAGAACTGAATTAAGTAAGACACTGAATTTGTATCTTGATATAAATCAGCTACGTCTTCTATTGTTTTTAGATACTCTTTAAATTGATTTTCTTTTGTTTCTATTTGTTGTGTTACATATTCTTTTGTGTAATTTCCTAATTGTTCGAGCATACGAATAGAGTCATATAGATTATTTAATTCTTGCTCAATATAATTAAAGGAAGTGTTTAATTCGTTTGACGACATAATATCTGAAATTTCAATTGGAACCAATGTTCTTTCTTTAGTTAATTCAGATATTACATCAGATATGTTTTGTTCTGTGATTTGTTTATTCATTATTTGGATGGTTCATATTGAAAAATCTTACGAAGCGTGGCATTGTGCCGTCTTCTAAATATTGTTTAAATTCTTTTGTATATTGGATAGTATTATCTTCTTTATTGGTTTCTAATATATCCAAAAAAGAAACGCACCATTTTTCTTTTTCATCAAAAAAACATATAAAAGCAGAAATTTTATTATCGATATCTATAGCTAATCCAAGTTGAACAGGAGAATTAAAAATAACAAATTTCATGCGTTTATATACTTTAGGAAAGTTATGTTTAAAATATTGATGGATTGTTTTATTTATATCAATATAAATAATATCTTTATCTTTATATCTTTTTTCGAAACAATGAGCAATAGTTCCATCAAAAACTAATTCCAATGCCTGAAAAATAAGTTGCGTAGGAATCATATGTATCCTTCTTTCTCTTTACTATATATTACATTTTAATAGTAACATTATAACAAAAAAACGACGACTATAAAAGCCGTCGTTTAATTTTATATATGTAATTATATATTATAGCCAATCGTCATCGCCTATAAATTGACATAGATTTTCAATGTTATTAATAAAGAAATTGTCTTGAGATAATTGATATCTCTTCCCTTTATAAGCAATTTCAAAATCATGACTAGCAGATACAGATTTTTTTGTTAAAATAGCAATTGTATTATTTTTATTTAATAATTCAGCTAATTTATTATTAATTTGTATTACAAAACCTCCAGCATTAAAAATTTTAATATTAGGATATTTTTGTAGCATATGAATTGCGGAATTACTATTACCTTGGTCTGATTTACTCATTGAGTAAAATTTAACTTTAGATAAATCAATTGTTGATTCATTAATAAGGTTTTTGTATGTTTTATTAATAACAACTTCTTTATCTTTAATTTGGTTTTTGATTTCAGTTAAGTTATTATTTATTAATGTTACTGGATTTCTATAATCTAGTGTATTTAATACTTTATTAGTGATAACTGCAACAATGTTTTCGCATACTGAATAAACAATAGATGGAGTGTAATTATCAATTACTTGTTTCCACTCTTGTGTAGGAATATCTAAATATTCAGATAAATCTTCTGTAAAAATAAGAGTATTATCATTAAAGTTATAAGCATAATCATTATTAGCTCTGAACTTAATGTTTTCTTTATTGCTAACTAAATAAACAGATTCGTCTCGAACATCAGTTAAATCTTCATTTAAATTAATAATATTCAAAGAATTTGTTTTCTCTTTTAATCTTGTTACAACTTTTGTATATTGTGTATTAACAAAATTATTTAATTTTGTTTTTACTTCGTTTGGTAATTCATACCATACAGAAGTATATGGATTTAAATAGTATGTATATGTTTTATCTATAACAATATCGCCGTCATAAATACTATAATTTACAGAAGCAATATCTTCCAAATTAGTGTTATTTTTATCATATACAAGAATATTTTTGCTGCCAGATTTGCTAAAAGTATTTACACGAGTTCGACATTTAATTTTTTCAGCAGCTGTTGTGTCATTAATAGTTAAAGAGAAATCAATTGTAACTTTGTCTTTAATTTTTTGAGATTGCTCAGAATTAATTTTTACCCATGTTCTAGTATTTTTATTTAATACATAATTTAATGTTTTATCTACTACAAGAGTTGTGTTGTATGATGTAGATAGCATTGAATCATTATCAAGCTCTGACAAATTAGTTACCTTGTTTTTATCAACAACAGAAATTGTTCTTGAATGACTATCAGTTTCTAATTCAGTTTGAGTAGTTTTATTTGCGACATCAATATTATTTTCTGATGTTGCTATATTAATATTAGTATCAACATTTTTTAAATAATTAAATTGATTTTTAAAATGATAAGGCAATTCATTCCATTGTTTTGTAACATTATTATAATATTTAGTTAATTCAGGATTTAAGATAATATTAAAATTATCTTTATATAATGGTTTTGTAAGTACTGTATTTAAAATAGCAGAATTTTCTGCTGCTATATTAATTTTATTTAATCCACTTGTATGAGTAAACCATGCTTCATTAATATATTTAATTTCATTTGCATCTACAGGGTTTTGTAATATGCTTAACATAATATTATATTGCATATCAGAAGAAATTAAATCTTTAAGTGGCAACCATTCTCTTGTCGTAAAATCAAAATATTTAGTTGCATCTTGATTAATGAAACCATAAGACTTATTAGTAATATTTTGACCATCTTGTAATTTAAATAACTTTTCGATACTATTTGTCATGTCACTTAATTCATTTAAATTTGTTTTTACTAAAACTAATATATCATCATCGTCAGTAGAATAAGAACGACCTTCATGCTCTTCTAGGCTATTCACAACAATAACTCTGTCTGAAGGAATATTAAGTTGTTTAATATATTTTGTATATGGCATGATTTTATAATCAGACATATAATGTCCTAATATGCCATAAATATCAAGTTCAATATCTTGAGAAGTATTAATTTCTTGTGGTAAACTTACATTTATTACATTATTTGCAGAAACATCAAATTTCACAAATTTATCATAAGTATTTTGTTTTAATTTAATACCGTATTTATTTTTAGAGAAATTACTGCCATGTTGGGTTTTAATTGTATCGTCAAAAAAAACAAAGAAATAATTTTGTGTATTTTTTTCTGCGTCAACATTTGTAATGCCTTCTTCTGCTAATTTGTCTTTAATAAAAGGCACTAGCATTTCAAATGGGTTAATAGATACATTATTAACTTTAGTGATTTCTTTATCAAATCCTAGATTTTCGCTAAATTGTTTCATAGCATCTTTAATTTCTTTAGAAGAGCCAGCTACTTCATTAATAGCTTTAACAGCAGATGTTTTATCATCTGTAACCAATTCGTCCGTATTACCTAATTTAAGACGAAGTGATTTAAAATCACCAGCAATAGCTGATGCTAAAAGTTTAAGTCTTTCTATTCTAGTCATGTAAGAAAGGTCCTTTCTGAAAAATAAAATTATTGTTTTGCTGCTTCATATACAGCAACTAAATCTACATCTTCGCCAAGGTATTCCTCTACGATAGCGATGATTTTATTTTTGAATTCTTCATCAGAAATTTCAGGCTTTGGAGTTGGTTTCGGTTCAGGAGTAGGAGTTGGTTTTACCTCTGGTTCTTGCTTACTACATTTCAAAATCTCTTTAATTTCAGATAAGATTTCAATAACTTTTTCTAAGGATTGTTTACTAGTCATTAACTACTAATTCCTTTCTTGTAGATAAATGGTAAGAAAGTCTTCTTGTTGGAGTTCTTCATTCTCGATTTCGTCTTTCATCATACGAATTACGTCTCGAAGTTCCTTCCATTTTTTAATAGCATCGTCAGGTGTGTCAGCACTTAATAAGTCATGCATTAACTTATACATTTCAGTGTCTTTATTTTCGATGCATTGGTCGATAATATTAGGCATTCGAATGTCCTTTCTATGTAAAAATAATAAGGGTGAAAGAAGCTTCACCCTTATATATTACTTTTTTACCATTTAAATTTAATGTAATTATCTGGTAAGATTTCAGTTGTATAACCAGGTTTTAAATTCAAGTCATTAACTTGGATATTTCTGATTGTTAACTCTGTTAACGCACTACAATTTTCAAACATATTATCTGTAGATACAGCTTTACTATTATCTAATCGTGGTAAGTTAACGAGTTTAGTACAATTAGCAAACATGCCATCAAATACATATACATTAGATAAATCTAAATCTGTAATAGTCGTTAATTGTTTACAACTATCAAATACGGATTTACCCATTTTAATAATATGAGGTAAGTTAATTACTTCAAGTTTTGTATTATGGAATGCAGAATTAGCTAATGTGACATCATTAGGAATCCATAAATCTTTTACATCATTATGAATAGAGCCAGGGTGAACAGCAGTTACGAATGGAGCGTATACTTTTTCGTGACCAGCTAATTCATGTTTTGTTTCTGGAGTAATAGGTCCGCGGCGATTATATAACCAATAATCAGCAGGAGCTACTACTTTACGAATACCATTTGCATATTCGTCTTTATATTCGCCCCAATAAATAACGTCATAGTTATTTTCGAGAGCAATTACATCATAATTTTCTGGAATAGATAAATCTCTAATTGAGCGAACATTTCTAATTAATATATGAGTAAGGTTCTTGTCACCTTTAAACATATCATCTAAATAGAAATCTTCGTATGCTTCATTGTCGACAACATTTAAATCTAATTGAGCGTCAATTAATGCATAGCAATTAGCAAATAAATTACTCATATTAGATACGCCTGTAGTAGACATATTCGTTACATGTTTAAGAGAATTACATCCTTTAAACATAGCATTTGCATCTTGTTGCGATAAAGCAATACCATCGATAGCTTCAATTCCATTACAATTTTCAAACATGGAACGAGATACTTTTACGTTAGTAAAATTGATGGTAGGTACTGATTCAAGTACAGAACAATCTTTAAACGCTTGTTCGAAGTTTTTATTGACAGGTAAATTAATGGAATTAACTAAAGTCATTGCTACACAATTTTTAAATAATTGTTTAGCAGTTGTAACTTTAGGTCCATTGACAGCAGGTGCTGATGTGATGCTAATACAGCCTTCGAATAATGAATTAATATTTTTAGCATTTATATAATCAAACGTAGGAATTACTCGAATTGCTTTACAGTTACGTAACATAGCTTCCATAGATTCAGCTTTTGCTGTGGAAGTCATATTAGGAACATATTGTAATTTATGACAACCATCAAACATAGAAGTGAAATCTAAACAGTTATCTGTTACTAAATCACCTACGTTAGTTAATGCAGTACAATTTTGGAATGTGCTAGTTAAATCACGAGCTACATGAGTATCTAATTCAACTACATTTTTTAATTGTTTAGAATTAGCAAATACATGATGACCAAATTCAACTACTTTAGGGGCTCTAAATTCTACTAAGCGAGAGTTAGCTAATGCATAGTTGCCTAAATGCATTTCATTAGGGAACCATAAATGAGTAACTTCTGTATTAGTAAATAAAGAACTATCTGTTTCATCTGAATGTAATTCTGTTACGAATGGTGCATATACTTTTGGATGACCTTGTAATTCATGAATGTCTTCAGCTGTAATTGGACCTTCATGTCGCCATAACCAATAATCAGCAGGTACTTCTAATTTTTCATCAGTTTTAGCAGGACGAAGTTTATCGATAGTATCCTTGCTATCATTAATCATTTTAACTAAATCCATTAAGCCTTTTAATGCATCAATATTTAATGCTGTATTTGTTGGAGTAGGCAAATCAGTTACGAGTTGTTTATTTCTATCTTCAATTAATACGTCAGCATCAGTATCAATCCATAAGTCTTCGATTTTACCAATCAATTTAGCATTCGATTCTTTACAGGATTTTTCCCAGAAGATTTCAACTTCGAAATCATTATAATATAAAGCATTGCCTTTTTCGTCTTTAAAATCTGTTTCGAAGACGATACGGTCAGATAATGTTTCATCATCTTGCCAGCCATTATTAATAATGCGACTCAATGGAACTTCATAGCGACTTTCAGCTAATGTTTCTGTTTTACATTTTTCTGGATTCCATTCAACTAATTTAGCTTTTACAGTCACTGTATAGTTAATAGGATATACTTTAGCATATTTATCCGCGTGGAAACCTTTTTTAACTGTTAATGCTGTATGTTGAATATCAGCTAATTCACGAATATTATCGCCAATGGCAATTGGTTTATTTTTAGAATAATAGAAACCATCAACATCAAAAACTTCTTTGCCTTTAACATTAACGATAGCATTATCTGGGAAATCACCAAATGCTTTTGTATTATATTCATCTGTTAAATAAAATACGCCTTCACGACCAATACGTAAGTTTACTTTAATTTTAGAAGAGGCTTTATTATCTGCATTTCTCCAGTGAGCCGTATAAATACCTGTGTCATGCGGAATAAATTGTTCGCCTTCTGCTTCATATAAAGTAATGCCATAGTAAAGGTCAGCGGCATCAATATCGTAATTAGTCACTAAGGCATTTTGTCTTGAGTCTTGACCTTGTTTAGTATATTCTAATGCTTTATTCATATTATGAACATCTAATGTAGCCATTTTATTAGTCGCAATAAAAGTTACATCATAATAGTTTTTATCATCAGCTTGTGTTAATGCTTCAATAATCATTACATAACGAACTTTAGTATTGCTTGTATCAGAATTATCATATTCTTTTAATAATGGATAATTAGATGGATTTGCTTGAGCAGTAAATGTAGACAAACCATTTAGGCCATTTAATGCTTGTACACCATTACGAGTGTTCGCATCAATTTCACCATATGGGTCAAACATTTTAAATTCAGCTAAGTGCATATCTTTAGATGCATCTACATTTAATGGATATGATTCGGCTACTAATAAGCCATCATCTTTAGCTTGAATTGGGTTTTTAAAATGAGTTAAATTCTTTTCATTAATGACGTAGCATTTTAAAGGACCTGGCTGACCAAACTTCTTAACTTTAATCATAATGTTGCCAAGATAATTTCTTTGATAAGAAGTAGGAATACGGAATGTAGTACCAACGCCTTTACCTACGGAATTAATTTTTCTTACAATCCAATGTGTATCATCATCAGTTGAAGTATGATATGTTTTTTGTCCTGGATGTGTTGCAATAATTTCACCCATAACAAAAGCACCGTCTACTACAGAACCATAAGAGCGATAAATATCTACCTCATCTTTAAGTACTCTGAAATCTACTGCTGGAGTAAAGATAATCGTTTTACCATCTTTAGATGCTTCAACTACTTGTACTTGTCTAACTTTATTTTCTACTTTAGAGTGAAGAACGATGTGGTCATCTTTTTTGAATAATTTCCAGTCATCTTCAGATACTATAATAGAAGTTTTTGTCATTGGTTCTTTTGAATCTTCTACAGATGTAGCAACTACATCTTTTTCGTGACGAGGCATTTGACGACGGAATGGGTCATAAAAGCCTTCGTATGTTGCATAGTTTTTGCCTAATCCTGCGGATGCAATTTCAGCACGAAGTTCGTATACTTCAGATTTTAATGCGGCAATCGCTGCATTGTATGCATTACGCATAGCTTCTGTATCACTATTTAATAATGCACCTTTGACAGCCGGGAAGAAATAACTTTCCGGCTTGCCGTTTAGGTTAAGTGCATTTTTTACGGTTTCTCTATCTTCAGGAGAAACAGCTATAGCAATTTTTTCAGAAGGAACGCCGCCGACATGAGTTGTGTCATTTGCCGATTCAGTATTATAAATAAAACCTTTGACGTGCAAATATTCTTCAATGTCATGCATATTTAGCATTGAAATACCGACTTTAGTAAATCGTTCTGCCACTTATTCGTTTCTCCATTCTAAAATAATTTTCTTAGGTTTTGGGGTATAAGGTTTACCACCATTATTTTTCTTGTATGCTTCTGCTGCTTGCGGATTAGCATTTAAATAATCATTTAATGGGTCAGAGATAATTTCTTCAATATGGTATGGAGAATTAATTGTAATTTTTCCACGATATACATCTTTAGTATATGTAAAAGTAGAGGAATCATTATCTCGTAGTCCAAGGAATAATCCGTCAAGATATATCAGAATTTCATCGTTTGTTTCTAAGATAGCTGGGTCTAATTGATTAGCAGCTACATCAATTGAGAAACCGTCATTAGTAGGAGGAACTTCTATATAAGATTCTACTTTATCTAAATCTTGTTTAACCTCAATTAAAATTTTATCTGTTTCAGAATGTTCCATTATGCGTAAGGAACCATCAACATGATACATCGCTTCACCAAGTTCGTTACGAATAACTTCGTAAGGGAATGTATCCTTGCCGCCAACTACTTTTGTAAGTGAAGAGTTAAAAGAAATTGTGTAGTTGTCAACAATTGTGAATGAGCTTTGTGGTTGTCTTACGCCATCTATATAAACTGACACTCGACCAGGATATAATGAAATTCTATCATCTGGATTTGTATCAGGAACATCGGTCCTGTAAGTCTTATAGACATTAATAGTATTAGGGACGATATGTTTTTCATCGAGAATAATACGTTTGCAATAAGACTCACTTGGAGCATCAAGAGTTTCTATTACATAAGTAACCATGGCGGGAGCTTTGACAGGAGATGGTAAACTAAAGCCTAATCCATCTTGGTTTTCATTAACGTAATATTGTCTGATGCCATCTATGTAAACAGAAAGTAAGCCGTAATTAGGCTCAAACTTATCTGGAATTTTAAAACGATGATTGTCTGTAGTAAATTTATTTTGACCACCATCTAAATATATATTTTTAATAATTAATGGTTGACCAGCAAAAGCTGTATATTTAAAGGCATAGATATCTAGCCTATCGGAAAATTCATCAAATTGAATATTATATTCTGCTAACTTATCATTATTTAATAAAACAGAAGTTCTAGCATTTTGATAAGAATGACAGAAGCATTCTAGTTCTTTAACGACTTGTTTGTAATAAGTATTTGTTGGGTCACATTTAATCCATTTAGATGTATCTTCGCCATGTTCATTTTCAGATGTAATCCAAATCCAATAATCACCAACTACGTTGCCATTCACAACATCAGTAATGAAGAATTTAATTTCATTAGTGTTGCCTTTAATGTCTTCTGGTTTACCATGTTGATAAATAGAAGTTTCATTATTTAATAAATAGCCATTAAGATATACTAATGTTTCATTAAATTTACCAGTAATCATAGCTGGTAATGCATTAGCATCACTAAAGAAGCGATTATATCTATCTTTTAATAATGTATAGGTTTGACCTTCATGAATGCCATTAATGGTTAAAGTGCCAGCATTTTGATTGCGGACGATGTCTTCTTCTTTAACTAAAATACCATCAATGAAAGCAATAATTCTATCTGTTGGTTTTACATCAACATTATCGAATACGATAGTATTATCAGATGGAACGTGTCCCGTACCATTTTTAACTCGCATTGTAAATGCAGGGTCTGTTTCTTCGCCTTGTAATTCAGCAACGGCCCATACAGTATTGCGAGGGCAATCAGGAACTGTATATCGTTTATTATCTTCGAATACTAAACCATCTTGGTTAGTAATGACTTGACCACCAATAAATAAAAGGGGGTCTTTATAATATTCTCTGGATAAATTAATATGACCTCTTTGATTGATATCTACATCATATACATAACCAAATTCACGAATAATAGAATGGAATCCAGTTAATTCCATACCTTGCGTACTATCTTGAATAGTAATAATTTTTGTTTGGTCATCTTCTGTATAGGCATCATCTTCTAAATTATAGCCATTAATAAATACATTATGAGGAGCTGCAAAATTAGGAACATAATAGGATGTTTCTTTTTTACCGTTCCATACATGATTTAATTGACCAGTTGTTTTAAAAGAACCAAATTCAAAAGATACGATAAGAACATAATCAAAGTTTTGTGAATAACCATGATTTAAGAAAACACCATCTCTGGTTTTTGTGTAGCCACCATCACCGAGAATTTTTTCTGGTAACAATAATTCACCAAGAGGAGAGTCTCCTTTAAAACCATATAATTCAAAGTTTTGTTCATCGAATTTAATTTTCGTTGAATTTTGTACATCTCTATCAACTTTAACTAACCGCTTTTTAATGTTACGTAAGCGATTAGAGTTAACATGAATAAGAGAAGGGCGTTGTTCATAGATTTTACTTTTTGGATATTGAATACAAACATTAGATACTGTTTGATAAGTAAAGTCTAATTTTCTATCTAAAAATACACGGTCAATATTAATATTAGGTACTAAAAATTGACTGAGTTTTGTGTAATCCTCATCGGTACTTTTAAAGATATGACTAGCAAATGTCTCTGGCACATTACCATCAATAGAACATACTCCATCTTGGCAAGTATGACAGATACCATTGTCCATGCCATTATTTACTTTTCCAACGTCCCATTTATGACCGTCACCATCAAATTCGGAGCCGGCTGGAACATCGACTTTATTTTGCTTATCTTCTTCGAGTTGTGTTTCGAAGTCGTTAGCGTTGTAGTCCTTAATTACACTATTGCCAATAACATTTAATGGAGAAATTAATTTATGATTTTCGAACGCAGACATATCGAATTGTGAGCCATCTTGCACTAATGACCGAATTGGTTTCCACGTTGAACCATCAAAGTACATTAAAATATCATTATTAATCCATAACTGTCCAAGTACTGGATTAGAGCTAGGATTAATATTTGTAATTTGGTCTGTGATTTGGAATTTCTCTGAGAATAGATTTTCCCAAACACCAGTATTTTTATGATATCGTTTTAACGCATTTTCTTTTAAATTTAACCACAAAGCGCCATTAACTTTAGCGACAGGAGTACCTTCTTGTTCGGTTGGCGTATCTAATAAATGACGAATGGCTTCGTAATTTTTAGACAAATCTTCATTGTAGAATAATTCAGATTGCCTACCTTTATTGAACTTCCTATTGTAAGGTAATGCCAAAAAGTACACCTACTTTCTTTATGTTAAAACACTAGGAAATGTTTGTTCGTTATATATATTACTACGGAACATAAAATAATCCTAGCCTTATTCAAATAAAACTAGGATTATTTTTAAATTTCTTTTCTTTTTCTTCCGAGTCGGTAAAAACTTTTATGACCGACAATGAATACTCTGTATTCTTTAATGTTATTGCAAATATCTTTTGGCAAATAATCATAAGTACAGTAGGTACTATGTTGCCAAATTGGTTCGCCCTCCCAATGATATTCATCAAAAGTGGGCCATTCTTTTAAATTTTTTAAATAAGAATAAGCAAGAGAGTTAATATATTGTTCTCTGAGTAGCTGAATTTTATCATGGTATTCTTTTGGATAAATTAAAAATCCTAACCGAATACCAGGAGCATATACTTTACTAAATGAGCCTATTACGAAATTATGTTCTGATTCTTCTAACATAGATTCTAAATCTAATGTGTAACAGTAATCAATAATTTTAGTAGCTTTTGTATTTACATTGCCATGTTCAAATAAATTATTTTGCTTGTGCGTACAATATACTAAATCACCTTTTGGTTTTTCTTGGCAAATGATTTTATTGTTAATAAAATCAAAAGAAAATGTATCATGATGTATTTCTAATGCTTCTGCAATAACAGATGGCATTGTCCATGATGGGTATTCTACAGAAAATAATGTAGGCTTAAAAGCTTGTAATGCAATCCTAACTGCTGTCTCTGTACCAGATGTTAAGATGAAATTATCATGTCCTACAAATTCTTTGAATTTATTATATGCTTGTTTCATATCTGGGTATTCGCAATAATTTCTATCTATGATTTGTACCCCAGTTAGTGGTTCATTTTGTTTAGAAAAATAACCGTCGTGCTTTTTCACATATGTATTTCTTTGCATATTTTAATTTCCAAAATCTTACGAATTGCTTTCCATATGTATGACTAGCATCATTACAAGAAGAGCATGGATATTCACATCCGATTCGTTCATCTAATAACATAATCATTCGTAAGTTTTCTAGTCGCTCCTTCCATTGTATCCATAATTTAGAACTGGTTTCTTCTATATTTATTTTACCATATGGATTTGTTCCATACCAGTCATTATTACAAATTAATAGAGAGCCATCTGTATCTATAGAAGTAGTATAAAATGGTTTGCTACAACATTGACATGGAATTTCTTCAGTGCCGACATTAATATTTTTAGAGCGAGAATTTAATAATTGGATATTTTCTTTTTCGTAGAAACGTCTGAATTCTTTATATTTAATATCTTTATAGATTTCTTTATTTCGTCTAGTGTCTTCAATCGTATATTCAGAGAAAATAAATAATACACCTTTGACTTTGCGATTAATTTCTTTAATTACTTTTTCATTGTCCCCGTTAGTTACGATTTGTATTTTAGCTGATGGACAATACATACGAATGATTTGGCACATATATAGGAGTTGTTCATTTTCTGTTGGTTCTCCCATACCATTAAAGGCAAAAATACCTTTAAAGTTTTTTCTATATGCCTCTACTGCTATTCGAGAAACAATTCGATAATCCATAAATGCAGGTTTTGTTTCTAACACTTCTTTATTTTTATGTTTGTTAGATTGTGGACAAAACATACAAAAACGTTTACAGATTCTTGATGCACAGAAATTAATTTGCATTAAAGATGTGTCTTTATTGAGAGAGGATATAGATGCCAAATAGCTTTTTATCTGCTGCATTTTATGCTTAATTATGGTAGACATATTATAATCCTATTTGTTTTTAATACATTCTTTACATATATCAGGAACTTGATTTGATAAATGTTGTTGTAATAATTCTTGTTTATTTACAACCTTCATATCTTTAATATTACCTAGAATATGTTTATCTGTGTGACCATAACAACAAGTTCTAATATTTAAATCCACATCTATATATAATCCTTTAAATAGTGACCAGCAAGGGATTTGGTTTACTTTTGATTCTGTTTCACCAACTACACCACCTAATCCACTGTCGTTATATCCGCCTTGTGTTTGAAGTGGAATATAGTAATGAAAAATAGTTGGGAACAAATAATTCATAGTTTTGCTATGAGATTCTTTATTATATTTTGTTTCATCAATGACAGTAGATAAAGCAAATTCTGTATTATGTTTTTTACATTCTTTAGCGAATATATTTATATTGTCTATAATTTTTGTAATCGGAATATAATTAGTGCCTGTGATTTCATTGATGTCATTAGAACCGTCTAGCAAATAATTAAAAGAAACTTTTAAAGAATCAATATAAGGAATTGCTTTTTTAACAGATTCAAGGCAAGTGCCATTCGTGGTTAAATACGTAAAATAACCAAGTTCTTTTAATTGCTTATAATAATCTACGAGCTTAGGATGCAATCCAGATTCGCCCATGTAGAATAATCCGACTTCTTTTAAATCTGGATATAGTTTTAAATATTCCAATACTTGATTAAAATCTGTATCTGACATAAATATTTGCCGTTCATTTTTTGCTATCATTTCTCTTTGGTAGCAAAAATGACATTTAAAAGTGCAGACACCTGTAATTTCAATTTTGGCTGTCGTAATTTTTGTATCCAAACTTAAATTGGTATTATCTGAAATTAATTGAACTCTATCTTGAACCGTCATTAATATATGTTTCCTTAAAATAATCAAAAAATTGTTTACCGTATAATTTGCCATTAGCGTTGCATTCTCTACATAATGGAACCATACTGCGTCCACAAAATGCCATGTTACGTTTTGTTAAAAAATTAATATGATTCCAAATGTCCCAAATGCTATGAGTTAATATATTGCCACATGGATGTTCTCCATACCAGTCATTATCACACAATAAAATATCACCATTCACATCGATAGTCATTTTAAAAAATGGAATATAACAAGCATCTAGCATATGACTATAGTCTTTTTTTGTTTTGACATTGCCCGCTCTATTATTGAGTGCATCATAATTTTCTTTTTTATAGATTTGCTTTTGTCTAATATTTGGAATGCCTTCGAAGATAACATTATGAAAGTCTGTTTCCATTTTAGAATATTCAGAAATCGTAAATGATACTTTCGGAAATTCTTTTGCGATTTGTTTAATGACTCTAAAATTATCTCCATTAGATATAATATTAATATTAGCAGTAGGACAGGCCTCAATAGCTCTTTTAATTATAATATTAATGGCTGGATGATATGTTGGCTCTCCAAATCCACTAAAAGAAAAAGTGCCATTAAAATTATGTTCTTTACATTCTTGTAAAATTCTATCAATGATATCCAAAGATATAATTGTACCTTTTTCTATATTAGTTTGTTTAATTTTTTCTGTATTTGAATTAGGACAAAATGGACATGCTCGTTCACAATGTCTTGATAATGAAATATTAATTTGTGCTAACGAATTAATATCATTTAATTTATAATTATGTTTAACCAAATATTGTTCTAATTGGTTAATTCTATTATTTATATTATTCACTTAATTATCCTCCAATACATATTATTATATGAAAAAAAGAGAACGCTGTCTACGTTCTCTTATAGTTCTTGAGTTCTAATTTTATGAGCAAATTGTTTATAATATGGACATCCTTTAGACCAATCTTCTTTCCAACAGGATTTTTCGCATACATCAAAAAATTCACAGGTTAAACAAGTTGCATGAACTCTACATAGTGTTCTTTTATTAAAAGTTTCTTCATATGTCTCTGTCATAATATTAGCAAAGCCGTCATATTCACAGAATTGACTACAAGTTGTGATATTACCAGATGGATGTATTGTCAATGAAGTAGAAGAACAATCAGGCGTATCTTTATATTCTTCTATGTATTGTGTGTTTATTATATTGTCTACACAACAATTAACGATAGAATGTTTAGATAACTTGTAGAATGTTTCCATAAATTCTTCTTGTCGCTGACTGGAAGGTTGATGGTTAGATGCATCTTCGCCATTATCTATAATTTTAGAAAAGAATACTTCATCAAAATATAACATTTCTAATAGTCTTAATAATTTCTTTTCTATGTTAGGCTTAGCTAATAATTCTTTAGTCATACAAATATTAAGTCTACGAGTAGCAGTTGTATATTTAGCAATACGTTCTACATTTCGCATCCAAGTTAATAATTGTTTGATAGAACTAAAACGCACGCCGATATCAAAGCTAGTTGTAATGATATCCATTTGTCGCAATACAGCAATATCTAATACTGTTAATGGTTTTACTAGATTAGTCGTGATTCTCCAAAAGCAATCTTGCCTTTTTTTAGTGAGTTGATACATAGCATCTAAGTCACCAAGTAAAGGTTCGCCTCCGAAAAAAGCAACATTTGCATGTTTAGGTAACCATGTTTCTAGTAATTCAAATGGATATGAAATCGCTTTTCCATTTTTATTCGCTGCGTCTAAACAATGCGTGCAAGATAAATTGCACGCATTAGTAGTTTTAATTAATATTTCCATATATTATCTATGATGGCAAGAAGCATGACAACTAGAATGACATAATTTTGTTGTCAATTCTACTTGAGGTAACTGTTCCCATCTTTCATAAAATTTTAATAATAATTTTTTAAGTTGGTCTGCATTAGTTGGTTGACCTTGTAATGCAATAAATTCATGCTCTAAATCATTTACGTAATTATTGATGCGGTATTCATCGTTAAGACGAGCGTATTGTGTTTCATCACCTAATACTTTTACCTTGCCGTTATCATCAAATTCTTCACGAACATGAACCCGACGAATAGATGACCAATAATATGCAATACGTTTTACTTTATTATATACATCAACTGAATCCATTTTGTCGCCAGGTCTAATATCTATTGCAGAAGATAATTGTGGTAAGTTAGAATTAATACCAAAAGCTCTACGAATATCACGTTCAAATTGATTTAATTGGTTACTGTTTTTTAAATCACCAAAAGGCACGTTATCTGAATGCCAAACAACTTTGCCTTTAATTTTATTTGTAATTTCAGTATTAACAAAATCTAATACTTCATTAATACGAGTGGGATAATTTGCTGCAAAAGCCATTTAAAATTCTCCGTTCTTTACTTTATTAAAAGTTTGTTTGGGGAATTTACATGCCCCATAGAAAGTTTCGCAATCGCCACCGCAGTACTCAAATAAATCACAAGTAAAACATTTTGGATTTCGTTTTTCTTTATTTACGCTAGTGCAAGAATTAGGACAAGCAATAGTAGACCCATCTGCATTAATCGTGATTAAAGATTTTGAACATTCTGTATTATATACATTTATATTATATATAATAGCTTCTTTCATTCTTTGATATAATACATTTTTTTCTTTAGGCAATAATGCAAACATATCTGTTAGATATTTATCTGCCCAAGAATAGATAGTTAGTTCATCATCTTGAATATCAGGAATAGACACACGCTCTATATCTACATAAGCTGGATTTAATTCTTCAATAATTTTCATTAATTCTGCTGGTTTTTGTTTCATTTGTTCAACAGATAATGTAATAATGAGCGTATAATCTTTTAGTAATTTTACTTGTCGTTTAAAAGTTTTAAAGTCTTTAGGATTATAAAATCTATCGACACTATAAGAAGTGGCAACATTTCCTGGTCCTAATTTTTCGAGTACTTTAGATTGCTGTTCACCTATACCTATTACCATATTTGAAGTCATAGAATATTCTTTATTCGGATATTTTTCCATAACTTTAAGTATAAGGTCTGGATTTAATAATGGCTCACCACCATGAAAAATAATATAATCTGGGTTATATGTATCAATAGCTTGGTATGCAATATCTTCTGTCATGTATATAGGTTTTTTAGGTACATAACAAAAGGGACATTTCATATTGCAATTTTCCGTTACTTTTAGATACATCACTTGTTTTTTAATCATATATGATACGATAACCTCTTTGTTGCAACATGCGTGCTAACCTTGTATTAAACTTATAATAATTTAATTCGTTATATCCAAATGTGCAATCTGGATTATTAATATATTCTTCGATAGACATATCAAATAAATCTGTGTTATATCCACGTTGTTTAAACGTAGTATATACTTTATGATAGCAGTCTGTATTAAATAATTGTTGAGCTGTCATATTATCTGCTTTTAAAAAATTAAAGCTATCAGAAATAATACCGAATTCTTCATATTCTTTACGTTGATATTTTTTAATTTCAGTGACGATATCACAGACTCTAAAATAATGAAATTTGTCTCTTGCCCATTTTTCATCTATGCAGTTAATTGCAAATTCAGCTGGAAACCAAGATGGGCGTCTATCAACAGAAGAATAGTCTGGAGCTATTTCATATTCATCTTCCGACATAGGAGATATAATTGCATCTGGAAAGCCATACATATCTTCTGCATGATATAAAGAAAAAATATTATAATTAATAATTTCTCTATATTCTTGATAGGTTAATCCAAGAAGATGACAATAGGCTTTCATAAATACATTAAAGTCTTTAATAGGGTATACTTTATATTGTCTTGTTCCCGTATCTGATAAATTTTTAAGATATTCTTCGAAGTCAACATTAATTTTTAATCCATTATGCCAATCTTCTTCTTCATGTAATTCAAAAAACTCTGGAGTGATGTAAGAAAATTTTGATGGATATTCAGTGATAAATGTTTTATGCATTATATTAATGAACATCTTTAAAATCCTCTTGCATATTACGAACAGCTACACCTACTGGATTCTTTTCATTGACCATAAAATAAATCATAGAATATCCTTTAATAGATGTTTCTGTAAATATTTTATAGAATGCTAATTTAGTTCTAGCAAATTCTAATAGAATAAATAAATTCCAAAATTCTTCTTCGTGGCGAAGAGAAATAATATTTGTACCAACTTGTTCAGAAGTTTCTTCTTCTAATTTCAAAATATCATTATCGTACTCATCACCAGCAATCATAATGTCTGTAGCAAATTTTAAATTATATAGAACGTTGATAACTTCATTTAATAATTCATAATTATGTTCTACAAAATCTTTATTGATTGGATTTTTTGTATGCATAATAGTATCTTCTAATGCATTAATAATAATTTGATTCAAAATTGGAATAGATATTTGTCGATTCGTTTTAATATATTCTTTAATTAATTCCGTAACATATTCATCAGGAGCATCATCAAGAATTAAATGACAATTTTGCATATTAATATTAGCAATATAATTAATAAATTGTTTAGGAGTTAATGTCATAGAATCTTTAACAATTATATGAAAATCATAATTTTGAATTTTCATATAATATTTGTCTACCTGTTCTCCTACTAATGGTAAAGAGATAACAACTTGTTCTTTATTTTTTTTCATCGTATTCTCCAGCAATTACTTTCTTAAATGATTCTTTAGGGAATGCACAAATATCTTGGTACATTAAACAATCGCCACCGCAATATTCTGTGATATCACAAGTCAAACATTTTTTAAAACGAGTAGCGAATTTTTGACGTTCACATAAGTTACCAGTATTACCGTCTGGCAAAATAATTAAATGTTTTAAACAAGAACCACAGTATACAGCGTGGTGTTCTGTTTGTGTTTCTTTTGCTTTTTTATAAAATTCATTAATGCGTAGTGGCATATATTTAGTTAATTCACCAATATAAGCATCTACATCATTATAGTATTGTTGGTCTTTTGTAATCGAAATACCCTTATAATCAAAGAGTCTATCAAAAATTACATTAGATGGACCAATGATTGAAATTAATATAGCTAATTCTTCTGGAGGAACTTCTAACTGGTCTTTAGTAATTGTTAATAATAATTCGTAGTCTTTTTTAATGCTACGTAACCAAGCCAATTGTTCGAGGTATCGTTTAAATAAATGATTGTTAGAAAATCTATCAACGCTATAAGACGTCGTAATATAGTTGCAGCGTTTTAATACTTCACGACGCTCTACGTCAAGAGGCACTGTCATGTTTGTCATAATAGCATATTCTAAGTCTGGGAATTCATTCATTACATCAAGAATGACTTTACTATTTAATAATGGTTCGCCACCGAAAAAAATTAATCGATGAATTCTATCATAATATTTTTTAACAGATGCAATGGCTGTTTCGCTAGTCATTCTATCATCTGTATGTTCTTGGTAGCAAAATGGACAATCCATATTACAAGAATTGGTAACTACTAATAGAGTATTTAAATCTTTGAGTGCTGGCATTGTGCTTCCTCCTTGAAAGAAGATATAATTTGCTTCATATGTAAGCAATGCTCTTCTTCATCTCCATTAACTTTAATGTCATGAATATTTTTATAGCATGAATTACATAGTAAAAAATTATCACATGTAATACATTCTGATTTAATATATGGATAATCTTTGGCAATTTCTTGCTCATCGTATTCTGATAATTCATATGTTTTATCAGATGTATAATGATTATCACCAAAAGAACCACATGGATGAACTAATCCTTCTGGATTAAAAGCTCGTATGCCATAAAGACAATCTCTGTTCCATGGACATACAGAACTTTTACCATTTAATATGTTAGTAATTACTTGCTTTGTATTAAATTCAAAGTCCATTAAACCAGCTTTATATATATTAATATAGTGTTGCATCATTTTCCAATGAGGATAATATTGTTTATTTCTACCTGATTGAACAGCTGGATTAATTCTACAAATAGTTCCGAGACGTTTAGCGAGCTTTACTGTTTTAATAACGGTATTTTCATTTTCTTCTGTAATAACAGTTAAAAACGAAAAACGCTCACCTCTGTCTTTTTCATACATATCCATGATTTTAATCATGTCTTCTTCTGTATATGGTGTACCATTTGGTTTTAATCGCTGATTGCCATATTGAAAAGAATTCATAATTCTAAATCTACGTTTTTTAAACAATGGTCGCCATTTATCTGGATGTTCATAATAATCCCAGAGATTAGTTGTTAAACATACATATACATCTGTATGACCATATTCATCTAATAGTTTATCTAGCTCAAAATAATAAGACGGCGGGACCATTAATGGGTCACCGCCGTTAATAATTACAGTTCCTATATTGTATTTCTCAAGATAGGGACGTAACATATTCAAATCAAATAAGGTATGTTCTTTAGATATATTATTAGATGAACAGAATGTACATTTAAACTGACAAGCCATTGTCGGTTTAATAATTAAATCCATTTATTTTAGTTTAATCCTTAATCTACGTTTATCTGTTTTATCATCATCTTCAACTAAGATACCAATGACTTGTAATGGGTTATCTTTAGTTGCGTCATATAATCTAGCACATCCTTTTACATTAGAAGGTACTACATAATTATTTCGAGCAGCTTCGCCTACGAAGTTAACATGTACTCTCCCTGCCAATGCAACGGGGATATTCCTCTTTAGATTATACTCTAAAAAGTCTTTTCCGTCAATTGGTTCTTCCCCGCCAATTACATGTCCAAACTCATCAGAATGAACGCCAATAATAGGAACACATGATTCTCCATCATAAGCAATATATTCTTCTTTGTCTGAATTTGGTTTTAACATGATTAAGTCACCTGGTTCTGTTTCTTCGCCTTTAGGGAAAAATTCTGCATAGTCAGACCAATAAGAACCATAGATTCGTTGACCACTAATTTCTTCAGCGGCAATTGTACCTACTTTTAAATTAGGAATTGTTAATGTCTTAGAAGAGGCATTATATAAAATATCTGGTACATATTTTACTGCTTTTTCTTTTGTATTATTAATAAATAAAGCAGGCATTTTATTTTCTTTGCCTTCTTCAATATTAATAGAGGTAGCTCTAATATTAGTTAAATTAAAAGAATAAGTGCCATCTTCTAATTGTGTCGCATTAACTTCATTAACGTCGCCACCAACTTTAAATTTAAGAGCCTTGAATTTTTCTTTAATTTTATTTTCAAGCTTTTCAAACATAGGCAAATATCTTGAATCATGATGATGTGTTTCAACATCACCAGTTAAACCAAGATTATTAAGAGCCGCTGTTTTATCTGTTAAATCAGATAAATTAGCTGTTCGCATCAATCTATTTTTGATGGCGTCAGCATAAATACTTATCCATTTATTATCTTTTTTCCATTTTAAAATACTCATGCTTATACCTCTGAATAGATTTGAATTAATACTTTAATTTTATCAGTAGTTTTATTAATAATATCGATGCATTGTTTATTCGCTGCGTTTTTGTAAATGGCTTTCGTAATAGCAGCGTCATTTTCTAAATATTTTTTATATGTAGGAGATGTAGTCACGTCGTCTTGTACTAATACATCTGCTGCGATATATTTTGTGCCAAGACTTTCATACGTATATGTTGCACCTAATGCAATTTCTGTTTCGATAAATTTAACTTCATTATTTGCTATAGGAACTTCTGTAGGTCGATTACTAGCACTATATGCATTAGATGTAAATAAAGCCATGCCATTAGCTTTTGCTTTGGTTGCTTCTACAATAGTATGAATAGTAGGAGTCGCTTTAAGCGTTTTGTAATTTACATCACCTGTAATTAAATTAATAAACGCACCATTATCGTTAAATAAAATATAACCAGTTTTAATATCGAGGAAGAATTTTTGATTTAATCCCCAATGCGTTGTAACTGGTCCACCAGATGTATAATCAAAAGTGAAGAAATTAGTTTCATCTTCTTCCTCAGCTAAGTCTGGGTCTGGATTGGTAGAATGAACTTGTCCATCTGCTAATTCATTTGTAATTTCTATTAAAGAATAAATAGCATAATTGCCATATAATTTAATTTTACCTTCTGCATTAGTAACAGAAATTAAATTATCTCTAATGAAAGAAGTAGTTACATAAATCTTATCATCAAAAATAGAAATAATAACTGGCATTTTTTTAGATTTAAAATTAGTTAATTCTTCTAATGTGGTAGCGAATACACTAGCAATAAATAAATTACCGCCACGTAATTCACCTGTACGATTAATATCAGAATTACTAATGAAACCCATCATACCATTAAGACCATTAATCGGATTTGACTTATTAATAATACCGTTAATACGGTTTTCAAGACCCAGCATATCTACTTTAGTAGGAATACTTTCTGGCAAGAAACGAGATGGAATACGACCGTTTACTAATTCTACTGAGTTACCAGATGCGTCTAATCTACTTTTTAGTGTTGCTGTTGTTTGTTCTAATGTATTAATTTTACTTGTATGAGAAGTAACAGAATCAGAGGCAGTTTGTAAATTAATTTTTAGTGTAGATAATTCGCTTTTTAAATTATTAACACTTGTACCTAAAGCAACTAAAGAATTATTGGCATCGCCAGATGTATTAGTCAAAGCAACAATAGCATTATCGATAGTAGCCTTAACTGCTTCCAAACGACTTAATCGTTGTTCATTATTATTAATTAAGTTTTGTACACTACCATCTAAGTCAGTCATGGTGATAGGTGTATCTGATAAACGTAAGCCACGTTTAAATGCAGTATTAACACCTTGTACAGAACGAAGTAATTCTTTGATATTTTCATTCATATCATCAATCGTAAGAGGAGTGTCTTTTCGATGATAATCAGAATGAGCTTCGTCTTTACTTAATTTTTTATTATTTAAATTTTGTAATTCATTTCTAACAGGTGTGTCATTATAAGAACTTGTTCCATGATTTGCATTAGTAATTGCATTTTGTAAATCTGCATCTAAATCTGCAAATCGAATCATACCTGAATGAAGGGCATGTTCTATCCAATCAATTAATGTTTGGTCTAAATGCTCTAATTTAATTTTTTGACTCTTAGCCATATATTAATTCCTTCCTTTATTTCCAAACACCATTGAAAGCAATCCAATCATTGCCTTGTCTGAATTTAATCATGCGTTCATTTGTATCGAACCATAAACTATTTTGTTCAGCAGGAACAGGTGGATTTGGACCGATAGATAGTCCATTAATATTTGTAATTTTTGGAGAAAAGCTATCATCAATTAAATAACCAGGTAATTTACCAGCACTATTTAATACAGGAATATCACCAGATTTTTCACCAGTTGTATGGCCTTTTACGTAATCAGAATTACCACCAGATGCAGGTAATGCGGCTGGGAAATCGATAATGTCACTTACGTGATGAGCATGGTTTTTATATTCTACATTGTCAATAATGCCATAACCACGTAAAGAATTAGGGCGGCCAACGATTTGAGACCATTCAATAGTAGGTAATGGTTCTTCACCAGTACCTAAATGATTGTCATCAATATCAGCTACTTCAATATCTTCAATCCATAAGTCACCATTTTCAGAAGCTTCTGGTGCACAACAACCCATGAATATACGAGGGTATGGATTGCCGATACGGAATATACGCATATAGCGAACTGTAATTTCTTGACCAGGAATTAATTCTTCATCGAGTGCAAAATGACGAGTGTCAATTTCTTCTACGCCGCCTGATTTAGCATCACGGCGTAATACATCGTCAATATATACTTCTAAATAAGAACGTCTAGGAATATATTCACCATGTTCTAATTCAAATACATGTTTGCCTGCTTTTTTAACAACTCGACGAGTTTCACCTTCTGTATTTGTATATACTGTTACTTCGCCATTAGCACTTTGTTCTGATGTCTTTTTAATAGTAAATACTTCTGTGATAATCATAGTATCACGAGCAATACTTAATGTGCCATCATTTTTAATGCCAGCAGGTACCCAAGATGTTTCAGAAGAATAGGACATATCTGTTGATGCCCATACTTCTTTTGTTTCAAGACCTGTTTTATAGTTAATTTTATAATATGGCTTACCATTATTATGATAAACCTTATCTCCATCAATATAAGCATTTTCTAATAATTGTCCGTCTTTAGTAACTAACGCGCCTTTTAGTTTCACAGACATAATGCCGCTTTGAGGATTTACTTTAATAGTACCATAAGGAATACGAGACCAATCTAACCGACTTGCATTTTCTTCTGTCACAATCATCGTGCGATTATGTTGTGCAATCGATTCGCCTACTTTATGTATTCCTCTTGGTTGTTGAGGAGCTTGAGGCATATTAAAATATCCTTCCTAAAAAAATTTGTTAATAAAAAGCTTTTTGTTAACAAACGTGAGTTTGTTCAATGTATATATTACCATAGTTGAATAGCAAAATAAAATAAAAAAACGGAGACTTTCGTCTCCGTAATCTTATCTGTTATTGTTGATTAATGCTTTAATAACAGCAATGTCATGTTGAATATTTTCAATTTTTGTTTCTATTTTGTCAAAGTCTGTTTTTTTAGACATAGTGTCGTGGTATCGTTTATTTTCACTATCGATGGTCTTGCTTCGTTCATCGTGAGTAATCAAAGTATCATGTATGTCATCTAATGTTTTGTCAACACTCGTTAACACGTTTTGTATACTTTTAAGCAATTCACCTTGTTTAACAATATCATTATGTAATTCATTGTTAAGGCGATGTGCTTCACTAAGACGACGTTCTTCAAGAGCATCTCGTCTTTTGGCTGCATCGAAATTTTTTTTGTCTTTATCAGGTTTGATTTTAACAAAATAATATAATGCGTAACCGATGATAGTAAACATGAGTACCATCTCAACCGGATTTTGCACATTTGATTTTATTATGAAATCCAAAACTGAGACGATTACTTCACTCATTTTTTTCCTTACTTATTTTAAAAAAACAATACAACATTCATCTATCATATTACGCTGCGTAAACTTCATTTTAGCTTTAAAGTTTAGCAATTTCGAAATATAAATTTTTAATGTCTGCTGGTTTAAACTTTTTATTTTCTGTTGATAATAATTCAAATTTAATCATACAGAAATTAGAAGTATTATCTTTTTCTAAACCATTATTTTTTTCTCCAGAAAGTACAATACCTTCCATTGAAATAACACCATAGTTATCTACTTTTTGGATTTCTACTTCTTTATTATTGACTTGGATTTTACATTCATCTAATAAAACTTTATCTTCTTCATATTCAAAAAATAAATTAATATTAAAATCAGAAAAGTCTGGAACTGTTACATCACCAAAGCGATTATTCCATAATTCTAAAAATAGGGTAATGTTATTCGCTTTATTTAATGTACCAGCGTACATTTCATTAGTTGGCTCATATGTGTCAGAGGCATCTACTTTAGCATACCATTCTAATGTATTATTCACGACGACCTCCAATCTTCAATCTATTAATATAAATAGTAGCACCTGTTTTTACAAGATAATCTTTTAAAATAATATTTGCATTGGGTGCTGCTACTGAATCAGTATTAATAGTATAATCTGCATCTTTAATTAACACACGGTTATCATTTTCTGATACATAAAAAATACTAATGAAATCGTTAAGTCCATAATCAGAAATAGTATTTGTTTTTTGAGCTGTAAATACTAATGATTCTTCAGGATTTTCAGTAACCATTCTATCTGTAATTCGTTTAGACATTTGATTAATATCAATAACGGAATTAGTAGTTAATACATTAGATGTATCAGGGATAGCTTGTTCTACTGTATTAATGCGATTAGAAATACTTGTATTTGTATCTGTTTGATTTCGTTTAAATGTATTAAGTTCTTCTCTTAATAATTTATTATCTTCTTGAACAGCTTTAATCGTATTAAAAGTATCTTTCATAACCAAAGATAATTGGTCATAGTTCCAGATGTGTTTTGAAATTTTATATTCAATACATTGATTAGGTTTTAATGGAATTAATATTTTAAAGAAATTAGACATAACATCACGAACGGCCATATCATTTTTATCGACAGTTTCTGTGTTATTTTTCATTTCTTTAAAATCTACGTCGTATACTAATCGTTTGCCGTCAACCCAAACTTCTAATTGATTTTCGCCAACTTGGTATTTTTCTTCTGTTTCAAATACTTTATTAGTATGGTCAGCAGAAAAATAAATGTGATTGCCATTTACAAAGACAGCGGCTCTTTGGAATGTTTCATTCGTATTAGCAGATGCTACTTGATGGTGTACGATAGCTTGTACTGGGGTACTTCTATCTAATGGTTCTACCAATTTAAAACCAATGCCTTTAGCTAGATATGGCTTATCTGGTGTATCATTCGATACGACTTCTTCGTATTGGTCTTTCATAATAACGATGTTATCAATTAAGATTAATAAAGAATCTGTCTCAGGTACATAATTCATATCCATTCTATCAGCAGGGAATAAGAATGTTTGGTCATCTGTTGGATAATGTGCAGTATTTTCTGGATTAAACATATACGAATTATTAATAGCCATTGTAGAATGGTCATTAATTTTAACCCAGCCAAATACACCATTTGTTGCTTTCCAAATTAGTAATTCATTATTTTTTTCATCATACCAGATATCATTTTCTTCTGGTTGTTCTGGTTCAATGAAATAAATGAATTTTGGTTTTTTATATGGCTCGCCATTAATCCAAAGCATGCCATCTCTATCTACGAATAATTTTCTATACGTTCTATGATTCGTATAAATAATAGCAGTGATATCACCATCTACATGCCAATAGATTTGCCCGATTAAATAATCTGGAGCATAATCTGGAAATTGAATATGAGATGGAGAAGTAGAGATGACAGATTTTTCATATTTATAATCGCCATCTTGTGTCAAGATAATGGAATCAATTCTATCTTCGGCTTTATAATAGGTAACTTTAATTTGCTGACCAATCCAATCGCCAACATTAATATATACTTTATTGTCAGAGATTTTAATAATTGGTACATGCAAATTTGTTTCTGCTTCACTTAATTTAATATCTTGTTCTGTAGGTCGAACACTATCTTGAACAGTATTGTCATATTCAATATGTTTTTGATTTGTAGATGAATATGGTCTATATTGTAATGTTAAATATCCTTCTTTTGGACATGTAATGGTTTCTGTAATTTGTCTGGCACTAATTGTCCCTGCATTAAATGTACGAGCAGGAACAATTTGCTCTTGTCCTTGTTTGTTAATAAAAGTACCTTCAGTAACATTTACTTTGAATGTTTTTGTATCAGCTGTGATATCAAATCCTTCAACGATACCAGCGCCTCCTAATCGAAGACGCTCTCTATCAATCCAGCCTTTTACAGTATTGAAGTTATAATTAATGTCAGATGCTTTTATTCCTGGACCAAAGTCTAGTATTTTTAATTTTTTTTCCATAGTCATTCCTATTCAAAAATTAATACAGGGATTTCTCCAGAAGCTATATGTTTATCTAATTCTTTTAACAATAATGATTCATATTGCTGTAAAGCTTTAGGTAATTTAATAATTAATGTTGACCCTATTCTATATGGTCTACCATACATATTACCGATATCAATCATATTAAAATCGTCTTTTGCATTGTCTGGTAAGCCACCACCAAAGATACGAATGTCAATTACTTTAGGAGCTTTAGTTACTTCAGTATATAATTCGCATAAAATAATCCCATGCTTATCCATACTATATTCATTAATATCAATAAGATTCAATACATTAATTTTATCGACATGCCCACGTTTAGTACACAAATAATATGTTTTTGTAACGTCTGGAATTTCTAATGTTTGTTTATATGGTATATATATTTCTTGCTCAGAACTATAAATAGGGTCTATATCAATATATACTTTTTCTTCTCGATTAAAATAAGAAAGATTTAATTGTGTTTCAGTATAATTAATATCTTCTTGTTTGTAGAGAAGAACTGTATGCCTTGTTGTTAAATATGATATATATCCATCTTGCTTAATAGGGTCTATCATATAACCAGGTTGTTTTCTAAAATACAAATCACCTGCATTAGACATACCAACAAAAGATATATTGGCATCTGATGGATTAACGCTAATTAAATTATAATTATTACCGATAGCATAATTATCATTTTTTAATAATTCAGAAAGATTAACTGTATTATGGTAAGCACTAATTTTTTGTTCAGTTTGTGCAATATAATCTACTGGGTCATTTGTAATCCATGTTAATTTATTCGTTGTTTTATAATATGATTGTAAGAATGCATACATCATAACGTCGTAAATAATTTTATAATTATCTACTATATTATCTGCAAAAGAATCTGGAGCTACAATTAAATAACCAGTATTTGGTTTACTATAGATTAATACATCTTCATATACTTGTTTTAGTTTATAACCCAAATCTATTAAAGAATCATCGCCTGGATTTGTTTGAACGATTTTAAAATAATGACTTGGCTTTTTCTTTCTATCTGTATTGCGATAGAAATTATTTAGATGTCCTTCTTGGATATCGAAATCAGTATCTTTATTTGCTTCATAAATATATTGTGTATGATTTTTAACGAAGCACCAAATATTGCAATATGTATTTAATACTTCTTGGAAATTCATTTGATTTGGCAGATGACTAACATCATTGCATCTAACAAACATAAAATCAGATTCTGATGGTTGATATTTTAATAGATATTGCGGGATTAATGTGCCTTCATTAACCGTAATGTTTGATGGACATAAATTACGATGATAACCATCGCCGAATATTTTAATTAATTGATTGGCTAATGGAAGTTCTTGTGTAGAATCTGCTACGGTAACTTTTAAATTATATTTTTCTGTATCTGAGAACTTCATGTTCTTTTTGACTACAGCGTTGGCAGAAAACATAATGGGAGAAAATTCAGTTACATTTCTTGGTTCATATATATAAGAACTTCCTAGTCTTTTTATTTCTGTATTTTTTAATAAGTTTTTATTAGAATCAAAAAAGAATGCTGATGGATTTTCTATAATATCATAAGCTTTTAATTGCTTAGATGTATTTCTAGCAAATTCTTTTTTAATATTGAAGTGAACTTTATAGCTAGAATTAAATGTATCAATAAAGGCTAAAGGAATGTCTTTATATTGTACATCTTGTGTTTGTTCTATTTTATCTGTTCCGATGTGAATTTTCATTCTTTAGCCTCCCGTAAAATAACGTATTGATTTCCATTTGGATAAATAGACGTATTAATATAAGAATTAATATGACCATCTTCATGACTGTCATAATGTACTAATACATCTAGTTGATTTGTTGAAATATAGATTTCATACATATCAGTTATTTTATTATAATTAATAGCGTAGCTATCTTTCTTTTTATATTCAATAATTAATTCGTCATATACAGAGCTCATATCTTCTGTCATTGTAATAGTTGATGTATCATAATTAATTGAATAATTAGAACTACTTATTTTTTCATAATCATCTGCATATAAGCCAATAGAATTAACCATAAGTTTTGGTGTTCTATAAATATATTCTTTATTAACGAACGAATCTTTTTTAATACCATACATTAATATTTGACTATTTTCTAATATATTTTTTTCTAAAGAAAAGGCAGATTCATCTGCTGGGATAATTTCACGTTCCCAATTAGTAAACACATAAGAATAGTCAGATATATCTGTGTATTCTAAAATAAAATAATCATAACTATTTTTAGAAAGAGAAATAATATTATTATGTCTTTGGTATTGTGTAGCATCAATTTCAATATAGTTTTTAACAATATCTTGTATTGTTTCTTTTGACATATCAATAGTATTATCTACTGAATTAACACCATATAATTTAATGCCATATGCATGTTCTGGTAAATTGCCTGGAATTATAATTTGTTGGTTATTCTTAAATAATTTATATTTAATATGTTCTGTTACATATTCACGATAACTAGCTGAAATATCAAAGCTGTCTTTTTTATCTTTATCTGTAACGATGATTGGACTTGTTACCGAGCCATTTACATATACAGTAAAATGAGTATCGGCAAAAATATTTTTTATTTTTCCGTCTTCCATTTCTAAATCAATAGAATAGATATCAGAAATAATATTAAATGCGATTGGTAACATTCCATTTTCTGGTTGGATAATTTTTGTCGTAACCTTTTTATTTGTTTCTTTGTCTTTAATAATCAGTGTTTTATTAGAAACAGTATATTCAAAGATATATTCTTTTTGTGTATTAATAAATAAATCTTGAATTGTATTTCTTTCTTGTTTAGAAACAATACTATATGGAGCTTCTTTTGTAGGGTCGGTGTACGTTGGTACATGATGAATCACCATATCCCAAGTAACTTTTTTAACTTTATCCAAGTCAATATCTATCCAAGAACCATCTGTTTTATATTGTTTTGTAGTTGTCGAAATGAAATTTCCATCTTCAATAGAAGTGATTGTGATATTCGAAACCTTACCAGATTCACCTCTAAATTTAAGACTAACCATAGTATCTTCTTTTAATGTAAAAGAATGATTGGCATCTAATAAATTTTTAGGTTCATCTTCTGTTGTTTCTTCGTTATTTGGATGCAATGAATCATAAGTAAACACAAAAGCTTCTATATCATTTTTGTTGTTTACTTCTTCCGTTTTATATTTAAGATAGTAAGTTCCAGCCTGCAAATGAATTCTTGATTGCTCTAATTCGAAATCATGGTCGCCATTTTCAAATACAAATGTTTTATCTTTAAACTGTATTCTGCCGCCACGAGAATTATCTAATTCATAATCCCATTTGTCAGGAGTTTTTTGTTGAATATTTGTTTCTTTTAATACATTAGTTGCATTAGAATAGAAACCTAATACATAATTAGCAAACATATATGGTAAATCAAATTCTCCAATAGTTATGTTTCTAGTATCAGATAATACATATTCTAAGGTAACTCTTTTTTTCTTAATAGTAAAAATTAGCTGAACGTCTTGATGCTTTGGTTTTAATGAATGAGCATTTTGGAATAGTATATTAAAGTTGTCATATTGTTTTTCCATGATAGAAAAATCATTATAACCAATTTTAAACAATAAAGCTTTTGTGCTTGTCTCTACTGATTGTCCATCGCCAATAAAAAATCCAAAACCAGATTTATTATATGTAACCGTTGTGTAGATTTTTAGGTCACCACTAAATATATAGCGGCAACCTAATATATCTTGTTCATAAAATCTGAGACCTTCAGTTATTTTTTCGACTCTACTATTTGGGTCAAAAATTAACAATTAAAGTACCTCTAATTCAATTGAATTAACTTCACCTTCTACAGTGTCATTAGTAATTTCTATTCTAAATTGGAAATATTGATATCCTTCAAAGATATGATTATCTCCATGTAAGTTAATTGGATACCATTGCGTAAACACGCCATTCATTTCATCTTGGCGATATCCACGCACATAATAATTAGTATAATCTGAATTTAATGTAGAATCAATATTTGAAATGGTATATGTTCCGATTTGTGTCGTGTCATATAGTTTAGATGTCATATATCCATTTTTATAGTTTTTAATAGATAAAGGATATCTTGATTTTTCAGAATATTGTACATAAACTTCTATATTATTTATTACTTTGTCAGTATCCATATCGACTGTGAATTGAATATATTCAGATACAGTTCCTGAATACTCTAATAAATTAGTTTTATTTTGTGTCGCTAATGTCGATACCATTTTAGTAGTAGCATCATCTGCTGTCACTAATGTAATATCAAAGTTTTTAAGTGTATCAACTAATACATCATTAATTTTAATATACACACCAATTACATTTTTGTAATCTGGGATTTGATAACGACCAGAAGTAATCGACGCGTTATTTTTTGCTACAATAGTATTTTTAATTAAATTAGCATTTTTTAATTTATACTTCGTAAAGTCATTAGTAATTGTCGGGATTTTTGTGATACCCCAATCTACATTTGAACCAATAGATAATATGCCGTCTCTATCAATATCTAAATGATAGGTTTCATTGTTGAACATATCAAAATCAAATGTATATTTTGTTTCTTTACTATTGCGTTCGTTAATAGAGAAGCCTAATTTATTAATTAATTTTGTATGTACATCATTATTATTAATATTTTCTTTTATAATAATGTCATCAATTGTTCCAGTGCCAGTTACGAGTAAATAATATTTTCGATTTTTTATTGGATTAGAAATAATATGCGTTTGAATATTTCCTTGTTTATTAAATTTAGCAATATGTTTTACGAAAATAGATTTGCCAAAACGACCAGCTTCTGTTTGAATTTCTTCTGCTATATACATAGTTAATGTATTGTCACAAGCAATACTAATGATTTGATTATCTTTATATGCTTTCGTAATATTTAATAAAGCGTATCCATTTGTTTGAGCGGAATCAAAATGAATACCCAAACCATATGTTGTGTTTTTAATAGATACATTCATATTAAATGCATCCCATAACTGGTAAGAATCACAAGCAGAAATCGTATTAAGAGCAGAAATACCATCTATTTTATGAGCATGCTTTTTATAATCTATTTTACAGATAGTATTCATAGTATCAGCAATGCCCATATTGGTATGATATACAAAATTGTTGGTTGCCTCAATAGTATGGAATCGGTTATCAATTTCTTCTACGTCATGCAAAATAATATTTTTATATTTCTTTTCAGCTTGTTCGAACAGATGTTCGAATAAATAATATTCTTTTTCTTTTCGATAATAATATCCTGGGTGAACCATAATAGAATTATCGGTATTTAATTTCTTAACAGTAATAACATTGTCTTGTATTAATACTTGAAAATTAGGATTAGAGCATTGAGCAATGATTTTATCGGGCACTTTATTCCCGAAGACAATAGTTTTTGTTTCGCCATCTCTAATATCTTTTAAGATAATTTTTTTGTCTATTAATTGATAAGCATCTGTTGAATAATTAATTTTGCTATATAAATCTTTTAGATTTTTATAGGTTAAACTAATTGGTAAATTATAGTTATAAGAAATAGTAACTGTTTTACCGATTAGAGCTTTATCATACCATTCGATAATACCTTGTTTTCCTAATAAATTATATTTTTCGTTAGAGATAATTTTACCTGTAGATGTATCACGAATATACAAAATAGATTCGACATTAGAATGTCGTAATTTATTAAACATATCGTTTTCGACTACAATATCTGTAAATGCTGTCGTGATAGCATAATTAATATCCATATTATCTGGCGGTGTGATAATAAAAGTACTTAGCTCTTCTTTATTGCCATTGATATCATAAATTTTATTTAATGGCATTTTATTAGAAATAGTAAATGCTAAATTCAAATTATTAATAGAAAACTTAGTTGTATTTTGTTCGCCAGCAGATATTTTGCATCGAATTAAAATATTATTTTGTTGTCTTCCTAGACACCATACCTGCTCTTCTTTTTTTGTTTTCCCTTGTACTTCAAATTTAACTGTTATATCTTTCGCAGGAGTATCTTTAAATCGAGCTTGTTGGATTGTATATAACATTAATTTGTTTTCAGGAATAAAAGGTGAGAAATTATCTATTAAATTAACACGAGTTAATTCTTCTACGATGTTAGCTTCATTATAAGCAATATAGTCTGTGTTGGAACGAAGTGTAATAAAAGTGGTTTCAAAATTTTTATTAAACTCATTTGTGTTAGAGATGATATTATTTTTACTATCAATAATATAATTGATAATCATATCATCTGTAATACCAGTATAATAAAAACCATTAGCTTTAGTTGATGTTTGGCTTCGATTAATAATTTCTTTATATTGTTTACCGTTTTCTGTTTTAACAATAAAGCCGTTGATGTTAGAAGAAATAAATAATTCTTCTGTGCCAGTTAAACCTAAAATAGTTTTTAGATTTCTTGATTGTACTGTTTCTTTGCCTTGACCAGTAATTTGAATCGTTTGAATTGATTGATTTGGAGATAGTGTAACATAATAAGCAATTTTACCATTATAAGTTGTTTTATCCAATGGAACAGAAGAAGAAGCTAATGTTTCTATCATTGATAAATCTAATGGGAAGCTTTGTTTTGTACCCGTATTATTTGTAATAATTTGTTTCGGTACATAATTTTGCTTAACCAAAACTTCTTGGTTATTCTCTATTTTATACAAATCGATATCGCAGTTAGAATCTACAATAACTCGTTCTGCTACTTGTGGAGTAAAGCTATCTGTTACATATATAGAATCATCAGTACTTTCACCAATATGAATATATTCAATCACAGGAGCATAAGAACTATGTGCTGTCATAGAAATATGTAATTGGTTATTCGTTAAACCAGAAGTAGGCAACAAAACGGCATCGCCAGTTTTAACTAAAGAACCTTTATCTAGCCAAGCATTAATTTTATATCGTGCTGCTTTAATTTGTTTTACGCTAACTGGATATAAACCAGCTTTAGTAATCGTAACTTTTACATGAGTTAAGTCATTGTAAGATAAAATAAATTTTCTAGCACTGGACCATAATCCAGAATTAACTGTATCTACTTTACCGTTAGCTTCTATATTAACAATAATAGAACCTTGTTCTTGTAAATTACTAGCTTCATTAAAAGTGAATTCTAAATTATTACAATCTAATTCAATAATAATATTGGATTGCGAATCAGTGTCATTAGAATATAATTCATTTTTATCATTAATTTTAAAACCATTTAGTTTGACGATAGAACTATCAGTTGTGTAATCAATAGATTCACAATACGAATTAATACGAAGTTCTTTACCTTCAGCTCCTTCTACATCTAATGTCATCTCGCCATACGTAGAAGTTTTATTAATGGTTAAACCATCTGCTGTGTTATCTATATCAGTATAATTTTTTAATTGTTCTCGTTTCGTAATGTGAGCAAAAATATTAGAGTTAACTAAATAATTATCTTTTAAAACAAATTGTTTTTTTGGTTTTAATAGATTAATTTTTTGCTTAGTATTTGTTTCTCGTTCGATATTATAAATAATCATATTATCGTAACGAGTATGAGGTTTTAATTTTAATTTATACTCAACATTAGGTTGTAAATCATATTTCGGAGATACATCTAAGTTATCTGTATTCATTGCTAAGTCAGCAACATAATATGTATTTGTGCCAGTAAAAGTTTTATATTCTTTTAGGAATACTGTTTCTGGATTAATTTTTTTAACTTCTGTTGCTGTAATTTGATAATTGGCTTTTTTAGGAATTAACTCGTTAGAGTATCGTTTTAATTGCAATGGAATATTCGTTTTTAATTGTTGTCGTGCAATATAATTTTCTACTAATAAAGGAGAAAAAGAATACCCTTTAATTTCTATATCTGTTTTGTCAGTACTACCTAAATCAGAATTTAATGCTACTTTAGCATCTAGTCGTTGACCTGTACCTTGTTGGTAAGCAGAGGGAGTTGCATCCCATTTATTAGCTAAGTATTCTAATTCTTTAAAGAAATTATTCCAGTAAGTAATATCCCAAACTTTAGTTCTCATAATATCTTTATTAATGGAAGACATAGTATCATATACTATTTCTCCATTTTTCATAAGATACATATTATGACCATCAGGGGATTCTATTTTAATATTGGAAGAACTAATAGAATAGAAATTAATTAATGTATTAATAATTGCATTCTTTAATCCTTGTTTAGTGCTATTAGTTTTTAATTTAAAAGATTGTAGACAGCGATTTAATAAATCTGCATTTGACTCATTTTCATATCGTTCAAGAGAAGAGAACATAGCAAATTCATCGAAGATGTTCCATGTTTGTTCTCGGCGTAATTTAGCAGTATATTCATTGCCTTTAATAGAATACGTAATGAAATCATTTGCAGTGGCATCGGGGTGAATAATTAAATAACCGTTTTCGTATAATGCCAATGTGTGATTTACTAGAAATTCTTTTTGGTTAGTAGTAACAGTGACTTTAATGTTATGAATTAATAAATCTTTAATATCTATGTTACCAATATGAGCTACTAAACCTACAGAAAAATAATTATTTTCTTTTCCGATATAATTAACAAGAAAGAATGATTTTTTGAATTCTTCAAATTCTTTAATAATAGAATCTTGTTCACTTGCAATAGATTGCAAATATTGACCAGACGTAGAAGTGTCTGGTCTTTTTTTTGTATCGGTCCAAGAAGGGATATCTCTTAATATTTTTTTAAAGAATTGTCTTGGAGTATCCATAGTATCCTTTCTTAATTAATTTCATCTATCCATTTAATAGAATCAAAAATAAATTTGCTATCAATATTTTGCAATACTTTAATTCTATCTGTTTCATCATTGTCAATGAATAAAGAGATGACATTAAAATAATTTACGTCTGGTGTTTCAATGCCGAGCTTATTAATTTTACCAATTTCTAAATAATCGCCAGGAGCTAATCCATCAATATATTTTTTAATTTGTGCTGCGACATTTTTCTTAATGGCATCAATATCCCCATCATCAGAATGCATAAAAATTTCTAATATAATATTTCTGATTTTTGGAACAATATATTCTACATAAGTGCCAGCAGAACAAATAAATTCTATTTTCGTTTTGGCTTCTTGTAGTGCATCACTAATATAAGGTTCTTCATACATTTTAGGAATGACATAGCAGGTTCCTGTTCCTGCCCCACGCGTTTTAGCGAAGTAAGAATAATTAGAACCTTTAGTTGGATTTAATAATGTTAATTGAATGGCTTTTGTATTAGCCGCTTCATTAATTAACATCCAGCTCATTAAACGATATTTATATTGGCTATCTGATTCTCCAGTTGCTCTTGGTAAATTTACCCATTCGCCAGTACTATCTAATGTTTCATCATGTAAAAAAGACCAAACATGTGGCGTTTTATTATTTTCAATTTCTGCATATACATCTTCTAATGTATGAGCAATGGCATCTGTATATAATCCAATGGTAGACCCATTATCAAATTCTTGACCAGATTTCTTTTTAAAAATATTTTTGATTGACTGAAATATTTCGTGTGCTGTTTTCATAATCTACCTTTCTTATAATTCAAAAACAAAGAATAATTCTTCATTTCTGTAAATATATAAATTAATGTTTTCTGTAACGAAATTATTGTTTCGTTTTACCTGTTTAGCTTCTACTCGATATGTATCGTTTGTTATATTTTGAATGGTATCTTGAGCCATAGAAGCTAATAATTCTAAATTAGCGTCTGTGATTATTTTATGTCTTTGTATATTGATATTAGAACCAAAGTCTTGATGATGAAATATATCATTAAGCTCTGTTCTTAATTTTAACATAATTCGTTGTCTAATTTCATCATCTTTATGAATCGTTTTTATTTTTTTATAAGCAGATTCATTTTGATTAGTTGTAAAACGTAATCTAAATGAACGTTTATCTTTTTTAGCTGGCGGATTATTTAATACATGGAAATTAGTTTTAAATACTGGATAACCAGAGTCAACAAAACTTAATTTAAAAATATCGTATGTTTCTTTATGTTCTAATATAATATCTCCAGCATTATTGAGTGTGAAATCTATCATTATATATTCCTCATAAAATAAAAAAGCCCGTCGTTCATGACGGACTTTATATTAAAATAATTTTTTAAGACTTCCCTTCAAGCTACTGATAGCCTTCGATGCTTCTTTATTTACATAATTGGTAAGTCTTTGTTTTTGTTCTTTAACAAAATTATCTCGATATGCATTTACTCGTTTACGAGCTTCTTCAATTTTCTTTTGCACTTTTTCAAATTCTTTAATATGTTTTGTAATTTGCGGCATTAACTTAGTCGTTAATTTAGTAGTGATTTTTTTATTAATATTTTCAACTACAGGTTTTAGAGAATCATTAATATTAATATCTAAACCAATTGTACCAGCTATCGTATTAATTTTATTGATAGTGCTTTCGAGACGTAATTGTTTATATTCTAAACTCTCTAGTGTACTTGTAATATAATTCCCTAGAGATTTTTCATCTTTAATGATTGTAGTAATTTTATTGCTTCCGTTTACTACAAATTTATCTATTTTATCGTATATCTTATCGATGGGCTCTAAACTTTTATTAAGAGCATATTCACCTTTGTCTGCAAGTCCAAGTATTTTTGTTATTTGATTATTTACTAAGTCTTGTAATTTAGTTTCTGCTTCATTACGGATTTCTTGCATTAATTTAGGATTTTTAATTTCTGCTGTTTTATGTCCGCGAATAATAGCTTTCATTTCTAAAATACAATCTTCATTCAAAATTATATTACCCAAAATACCATATTTAGTTTTGCATTTTTCAAGGCTTTTTAGCATAGCTACATCAAGTTGGTCTTGAACAACTTGTCTAGCTAAATTTTTAATAGAATAATCTTTAAGATGTTGATAATCTAATTCTTTAGTATATTTCTCGTTCTTAGATAATAATTCAGCGGCTTGTTCTTTACTATACCCTTTATCCATTAAATATTGCATATCATTTTTAGAATATGTTTTGCCATTTGGACCATATGTTAAAGGGTCTTTTTTATGTAAAGATTTTGCTGCTTTTTCTAATTGTTCTGACGCTTTTTGTACATAGCTTGTCCGTAATACTGATTTTTCTAATTCGGTTCCGATGGCTTGTTTAATAGCATCTTTAACAGAAGGGTCTGTATATTTTTCATTTTTAGATAAAGTATCGATAGCTGCTTCTCTCGTATATCCATTTTTTACTAAAAATGAAATATCATTTTCTGAGTATTTACGACCATTAGGTCCATATACTTTAGTGTCTTTTTGTTTGACTTGTTTGGCAATAATATTATTTAATATTTCTTTAGGCTTTTTTTTATTAGATAAAGAGGACTTTACGTCCTCTATATTTATTTTTGACATAAAGTCCTCCTAGCTAATTGAATGTTGTATTTTTAAAAACGGTTAAGGGAAATTAGTGAATACTAATTTAAATAATTAAGCTTCGTTAATCTTAGCAGTATATCTGTTAGACAGTTTTTTAACATTTTCTTTTTCTGATTCAGGGAATGCTACCCATTCACCAGTACCTAGGTCAACATATTCATTAAAGTCAGGTGTTAAGAACAATACTCTAAATTCATCATGAGCGACTAAAGAAAGTTCTACGAGCTTTTTAACATCGTCTTTAGATTTAAGTACACAATATTTTGTACCATAACCAATAAGAGCACTATAAATATTATCACCTAAATCTTCTCTAGTTGCATACACTTTAAATAAACCATCATCAAAAATATAATCTTTTTCTGCGATATGTTCTTGCTTGTCAACAGCTTGTTCAAAATTAACTCGAGAAACGAATTCATGTAATTTTTCAATAGCTGTTGATTCAAAAGAATGTTTAACAGGGAATGTTTGTTCTGATGTACCAAACAGACTAGAAACTTTAAAATCGAAGTCTGATTCTAAATTAATACTATCTGGAATAATAATAGTGCCAAGACCATCTTTAGGTCTCTTGCCATATTCGTAATGACAATAGCCATGGTCTGTTCCATCTTGAATGGCTTTAATAAAAACATTATTGCTTGGAACTACTGCACCAGGTACCAGAATTCGTCTAGTACCATTGTTAAAGCATGGATATGAATTACTTAAATCATCTGTCATTTTTTCGATAACAATATCTTTAACCATATCAACTAAAGATACAGATTTATTATAAAATTTAGCTGCTTCTTTATTAATTCCTAAATTAAAACCAAATTCATTAAAACTAGTATCTACTGTACTTTGCACTTCTTTTTTATCCGCAGCTTGTGCCGCATCAATAGCGTATACAGTATTTGGGTCTAATGTACCAGCTTCTTGCTTTTGTTGATATGCTTCTTTTGTCGTAAATACAATTTTAGTAATTTGTTCACTCATATATTATTTTCCTTTTATATTAATTAATACTTCTAATAGTAACAGCTACATCGTCAGGGGCTTTTACATAAGCTCCGATACCTTCAATAGGCTCAATATACATATCATATGATGTATTACTAAATAATACAGGTTTGAAATTATCTGGTATGTCAAATTTTTCTGTGTAATTTTGCATCTTAACTAATTGTAAAGTTGGCAAATTATTTAATAGATTAATAGTAGATTGAGTAATGTTGCTTTTAAATATGATTACTTTTACTTTTAATGGTTTACGATTGTTAAGTCGCAATAATGAATTTACAAAGTTTTCAGTATCTGATTCTTCGTAAACTAGAATTTCAGCATTTGCTACTTCGTTTTCATCTGCACTAGAAATGTCAGCTTCTTCTAATTCTTTTTTGGAATTTGTATTAATACTAGATAAATTAACTCTACTTAATATTTCAGATATCTTTGCACCATTAATAGAAGCAGAATTAAAAGGATAGTGAGTATATTTGCGAAGTTTAGTCAAAATTGTATTTTTGCTCTGAGGCATAGCTTTCCATGTATTAGTTACAGAGTCATAATACTCAGCTAAGCCTAAGTCTGTAAAAACTATATATGGACTAGTTGTCGTTAAACGTTTATCCAATAAAGACAATACGTCAGGACCTATCATAGCTTTATCTGAAATTGCAACAAATGTTGTGTGAGTATCAGATAATGTATAATTAATATCTCGTCTAAACTGTTGTTTAGATAGTTCTGTATCTTGATAATAGCGAATATGATGTCTGAGCCCACCAATTTCCCCATAGTCACCACGAGAAAGCATATCAGGAGCATCAAAATCAATGTCATCTACCACTTCATCTATTACATCTTTTACGATATCTTCAAAAGATGGTACAAATGTGATGGTATTAGTTTTAGTATCGAAGATATTGGAAAGTTTTACTTTAAAACCTTTAGTTAAATCTAAGGATTCTGGCAAATGAATAATTCCTATATAAGCTGGATTAGCTGTAACACCAGGAGGTCCCATTGGTCGAGGTTGATTTGTTTGTTCGATTAAATCATATTTAACCATACCCAAATCTCTACCGTCTTGGGATACAGTAATAATAGAATTTTTGAGAACATTAGAAACTTTAACATCTCTAGTTTCATTACCAGCTAATTTGCGAGTATCGTTTAAATAATTAGCATCAATTTTTTCCTTAACTGAATCTTTAATCATATCGACAAGAGATAGACTTATATCATAGAATTTAGCTTTCTCTTCATCAATACCAAGACTTAAACCAAATTTTTCAAAGCCAGTATCGATTGCGGCTTTAACTTCTTTTTTGTCTACTGATTGAGCTGCATCAATGGCATACACAACACCTTCTTCTAATGTTCCAGAAGAAACTTTTTGTTCATATGCTTCTTTAGTAGTGAAAATAATTTTTGTAATATCTGTCATTACTATATAAGCCTTTCTATATTAAATTATTATAAGTGGTCATTAGGTTGTAATAGTACAATACGCCAAGACTCAGGGCCTTCTGTTGATTCAGCGATATAAATTGAACCATAAGATATTGCAACTTGTCCAGCAAAATCTGGAGCTTTTGTTACATCAGTAGCAACAAGTTTACTACCATCAATAGATGGAGTTTGGATATTTTTAATTGCCTTAATAACATCTTTTCCGGATAGGAAATATACTGCTTCTTCATCGATTGTATTAGATTCAATCATTTGACTAAGTTTATCATAGCCAATCAAAGTAGCTTTCTTTAAAACTGTCATAATAAATATGTCCTTTTATATAAACAATTATAGTGTGTCTATTGGTTCAGTTCTAATAACATTCCAACCAGCGCCGCCATGTTCTAGCGATTTAGCTATGTAGATTTGACCACCAGATACTGCAACTTGTCCAATGAATGCTGGAGTTGTAGTAATATCGGTAGCGGTAATACTATCTTTACGAACATACTCTTTTAACTTTTCATCAATATCTACGTTATTCGCAATCCATTTGGCACCATTCCAAACTATCTGCAAACCTAAAGTAGTATCGAAGTATTGTTGACCTACAGCAATGTGTTCTATTGGTCGTTTTTCGGTAGGACCAGAGTGAATGATTGGAATAGTTTCATATGTCATTACACCCATAGTATTTACTGGTTTATCTGGCATGAAATAGATTTCCATACTTAAATCATCTAATGTACTAATAACATTAGCATCATAAGTCTCAGGAATTTCGCATTTCATAGTCTTAGCTTCTACATTAGTTTCGATAACTTTAAAAGCACCTTTACCTAATACATTCATTATGCTACCAACTGTAATTGGAGTATTTTTTAATGTGCCATTAGTCCATACTGGGAATTTATCGAAGCCAAAAGTCACTGTTCTATCACCATTGTTAGTAACAGAAGTAGGTTTATCCGCTGCTGGTAAATATTCACTTTTAGTAGTATATCTATAAGTAGATACATACCCAAAATGACCAGAATTGTTTGGTTTAGATTCTAAGAAAACATCACCAGCAACGCCAGCGGCATAATTACTATAGTCGTAATCTTTAGCGTCTTTATAAGGAACACCATTAGCACCGAAGAAGATAGCTGAACCTTCACCATCAGCTAATTCATCTGTACTAGAAATATTTATTTCACGAATAGTTCTATCATAACCTAAATAGATTCTGGTTTTAGCTGAGTCTTCTGCTTTCATTTCATATTTTCTATTAAGGAAACCTTTAGAGCTATATTCATCAACAGAGCCTAAATTTTCAAATAAAGTCAATGCAGAATATTCAGTAACCCCATTTGGTGAGATAGCTAATTCTGGTGCATTAATCCAAGAGAATTTAGTACCTTTATCTATCCAGTGCTGAAAGTTTTCTTGGAATTTTTCAAATTTAAGGTCGCTTACTTTAACTTCAAGTTTAGCACTTTCTGGTGAGACTAAATAGATAAATGCAGAAGGTTTTTCTTGGGAAAATACATGATTTACATTTTCATCATCAAGTGTAATATCTAATTCAACGTTACTAATTTCTGCTCTTGGTCCAACGCTAAGATTTAATGGATTTTGGCTAAGAGACCATCTACCAGTTAATTTGAAGTTCGATATTTTATTAGCACAGAAATTAGCTGTAGTGCCGCTATCTAAATTTACATTATCATCAAAATGAAGAGTGACACTTTCGAAATCAGCATATGAATATGAGGAAAAACCAAAAGTACAATTATTGGAAACAATATTGCTTATACTATTATTTACACCATAATTGTATTCTAAATATATAGCATACATACCATAATTAGTTTTTACATTATCGATAGTCAAGTTATTACATTGAGCAGTTAAATCGATATTATTACCAGCACAATCTTTAGTATTAGTCATACGAAGATTTATTAATTTTACATTAGTAAATAATAAAGTACTAATAGTAGTTTCCGTGCCAATAAATTTAAAGCCACTACCATCAACATCTTGGTCTTTGACTTTAAATACAAAACCATCGATTGTTACGTTATAAGCATTTAATACTTCACCATCTTGATTTTCTGGTGCGTTGCGAGTTAATACAAACCCGATAGGTTCTCCACTAGAAGCATCAGTATGGTCACATATGATAGTAGCACCATAAGTAGATTCAGACCTGATAACCAAAGAACGATTCATCTTTTCTGGGCAGAAAATCTTTACTGGATTTTCAATCTTATAAGTACCATCAGGGAAGATTACTTCTTGATATTTCTCTTTAGATACTTTGAGGAATAATTCATTTAATTTTTTAGTTACATCGGTAGCACCAGTATTATCGATACCATAACTAACTACGTTAATACTTTTAGTAGTATCCATGCTAGCTTTAATAGTAGATATTTCTTTTGCTATCTTATCTATAAATGGGTCTAAGACACGTGACAACGCATCTTTTAAATTTGCCATATTATTCATCTCCTTTCATTAATGATTTTCAACTGTCTCTGTAGTAGCTAATGGATTATCATATTTAATTTTAGCTGCTTCATACTTAGCTACAAGATTTAAACCATCTAACGAAAGGGATTCATCTTTAACATAATCACTTAAATCTACTTGAGGGGCAGATGAAGAGATAACACCAGTTTCGGATATAGTAATACCTTCACCAGCTGTAAGATGTTGGAGTTCGGTTTTTTTAGCATAAGTGGATTCTATATCGGAAGTTTTAGCTAGACCTTCAATGGATGGAACTTGAATGTTTTTAACTGCATTAATAATATCTTTGCCAGATAAAAAATATACTGTTTCTTCATTAACTTCGTTAGACTCAATCAAATGATTGAGTCTATCGTAGTTAATCAAAACAGCCTTTTTTAAGACTGTCATGCATAATTCCTTTCTATAATTAAAGAATTATATATTAATTAATGGTTCTCTACTTCTACAGTAGTGATATTAGCGAATGGGTTATGCCATTCAGTACCATTCCAGTATACAGGAACACCAAGAGTTGTATCAAAGTATTGTTGACCAACTACAAGGTTTTCGGTAGGACGTTGTTCTGTAGTACCAGAAGCAACAGCAGCTAATTTAGCTTTAAGAGCACTGATTTCAGATTCAAGAGATTGAACTTTTTCATCGTAAACAGATTTAGCTACAACTTCAGTAGTTTTAGCAAGACCTTCGATAGAAGGTAATTCAGCTTTAGTAGCTAAGCCAGAAATGTCAGGTAATTCAGTTTTCTTAGCATAAGTAGTTTCTACATCAGTAGTCTTAGCCAAGCCTTCAATGGAAGGAACTTGTACACCAGCAACAGCAGCGGTAACTTCAGCTTTAGTAGCAAGACCAGATACGTCTGGTAATTCTGTTTTCTTAGCGTAGTCAGCTAATTGAGTTTGTACTTCGCCTTTAGCTTCGTTAATTTTACCATCAACGTTTGTAGAGAATTGATTGATATTTTGAGTTAAAGTTTCTTCTGTAACAAAGTCAGTTTTAAGTGCTTCAACTTCTGCTTTAGTAGCTAAGCCAGATACGTCTGGTAATTCAGTTTTTTTAGCATAAGCTGCTTCGATATCTGTAGTTTTAGCTAAACCTTCAATGCTAGGGATAGCAGATACGTCTGCTTTAGTAGCAAATTTAGCATCAACTGTGGCAACTTCAACTTTTGTAGCCAAACCAGATACGTCTGGGATAGCAGATATATCAGCTTTAGCAGCTAATTTAGTATCAACTTCAGTTACTTTAGCTAAGCCTTCGATGGAAGGAAGTTCTGTTTTCTTAGCATAGTCAGCTAATTTAGTGTCTACGTCTGTAGTCTTAGCCAAACCTTCAATACTAGGAACAGTAATGCCAGCAACAGCAACTGTAACTTCTTGTTTAGTAGCTAAGCCAGAAATATCAGGAATAGCTGTTACATCAGCTTTAGTAGCTAATTTGTCATCAGTTTCAGCTTTAGTGTAAACATTCTTAACTTTTTCTGCAACTGTAGTCAAATCAGAATTTTGAGCTAATGTTTTTAAAGTAGATACAGTATCTGCATCTAAACCAGCTACAGCATTTACTGCTTCTTTAGTAGCATATGTTTCAGCTACTTCAGATGCTTTAGCTAAACCAGTAATTGCTTCAGTAACTTCAGCTTTAGTAGCTAAACCTTCAACAGAAGGAAGTTCAGATTTTTTAGCATAAGTAGCTTCCACTTCAGATGTTTTAGCTAATCCCTCAACAGAAGGCAATTCAACTTTTTTAGCATAATCAGCTAGTTTAGTTTCTACTTCAGTAGTTTTAGCAAGACCTTCGATAGAAGGAATAGCAGAAGCATCAGCTTTTGTAGCTAATTTATTATCAACTGCGGATACTTCTTCTTTAGTAGCCAAATTAGAAATATTAGGAATAGCGGATACGTCAGCTTTAGTTGCCAACTTAGTATCGACATCAGTCACTTTTGCAAGACCTTCGATAGATGGAATTTGTACGCCAGCAACAGCATCTGTTACTTCTTGTTTAGTAGCAAGGCCAGAAACATCTGGAAGTTCAGATTTTTTAGCATATGTAGATTCAATATCTGTAGTTTTAGCCAAACCTTCTATGGAAGGGATAGCTGTTACGTCAGCTTTAGTTGCTAATTTATCATCAGTTTCTACTTTAGTATATACATTATCAACTTTATTAGCGATAGCTGTTAAATCAGAATGTTCAGATAAATTTTTCAATGTAGCAATAGTATCTGCATCCAAACCGTTAATTGCATTAACTGCTTCTTTTGTTGCATATGTTGCAGCAACTTCAGTAGTTTTTGCATAGTCAGCTAATTTAGCTTCTACTTCAGATTCTTTTGCAAGACCCTCAATAGATGGAACTTGGATAGCTGCTACAGCGTCATTAATTTCTTGCTTAGTTGCAATAGTATCAAGTGCAGGCATATCTTCTTTTTTTACAAGTCGATTATTATATGCATCTCTAAAAGTAGCTGCTAACACAAAATCTTCAATATGAATATCATTTTTCTTCATATAGACATTATTTAAGTCAGAAACTTTTGCGAAATCTTCTACTTCTTTTTTAGTAATATATGCTGTTTTAATACCACTAACATCCTTGGCAACAGCTGTAGAAAAAGAGCCAAGAATTTTTTTAAGTTGTTTTACGGAAATGCTCATTATTATTATCTCCTTTAAGAAAATAAAATATTATTCAAATCGATTAGTTGTTTTATTATATTTTTTACCATCATTAGTATAAATTTCAATGGATTTACTAGAATAAGATAACTTAGACGTATAATCAAATAAAGAAATCTCGGAATTATTGCCAAGCACCAATTTCTTAACCTTAGGACAGTTTTTTAAACTAAAACTACTATTTAAACCAATTTTGTAATTATAGCTACCTAAATTTAATTCTTCTAATTCGCTACAATTTTCAAAAGCATTCATAGCGATTTTAGTAACTAATGGTGCTGTAATTTTTTTCAAATTACTGCCATTAAAAGCTAAATTATTTATCGCAGTTGCACGAGCATAGATATGAATTGGTTTGATTTTTTTATTATCTTTATATTGATTTATTGCAACATCAGTTGCTGTCATATTATATTCCAAGTTTTGCTGCAAAAAATTACCTAAAGCGCCTCTTAATTCTTCTTCAGTAAAACCAACATTTAATACATTTGAAATTGCTACTAATGTTTCATCAGCAAATGTATTAACTTTAATTTTTTTTATTTCTTCTGCGAATAAATATAGTTTATTTTGAGTTTGAATATTTTTACTAATAAGAGCATTGCCAATATTTTTAATGTGTATATTAAATTTTTTAATTTCATTTAATACATCTTCGATATGTTGCTCTGCCATCTTTAAACTTCTCCATTAATTTTCTTTAATTCATTAACAATTAATTGGAAATCATTTTTAGTCACGACTTCAGTTTTGACGGCTAAATTAGATATATCTGGCAATTCTGTTTTTTTAGCATAAGTAGATTCTACTTCAGTAGTCTTAGCTAATCCTTCAATGGAAGGAACTTGAATATTTTTAATTGCTCCGATAACATCTTTACCAGATAAAAAGTATACTGTCTCTTCATCAACTGTGCTAGACTCAATCAATTGACTGAGTCTGTCATAGTTGATTAAGACAGCCTTTTTTAAGACTGTCATAAGTATAATCCTTTTTTATATAATAAAATATTATAAATGACTTTCAGAATCTTCATGTGCAGGTTCAGGAGCTGCTTCATGTGATTCTTCTGTATTAGCTGCTGGAGTTTCTGCATGAGTTTCTTCAGTAGTTGTAGCTGTAGATTCAGCTGGTGCTGGAGTTTCAGTATGTGTTTCTCCTGTAGAAGGAACTACAGGTTGTTCAGCATGAGTTTCTTCACCTGTTGCTGGTACAACTGGTGCAGCTTCATGAGTTTCTCCATTAGTTACAGAAGTTTCTGTATGTGTTTCTTCAGTAGTAGAAGGTTGAGCTGGAGTAGTTTCATGAGATTCAACTGGAGCTGTTTCATGCGTGCCTTCAGCTGGTACTACAGGAGCTACTGGTTGACTTTCTTCATGATGCTCTGGAGCTGGAGTTACTATTTCATGATGTTCTTCAGTATGTGTTTCTTCGGTAGTAGAAGGCTGAGCTGGTGCAGCTTCATGAGTTTCAGGAGCTGGAACTACAGGTTGTTCTGTATGAGTTTCGTCTTTAGGAATTGCAGGAGTTCCTTCATTCTTTTTATCTTCAGAAGGTTTTTCTGTTTCGCCATCACGAACTTTTTCATACATATCTTTCATAAAGTCGTCGTCGATAGTTTCATCGTCTTCGTCTTCTTTTTTATCTTCAGAAGGTTTAGTATCTTCCTTCTTATCTTCTTTCTTATCTTCAGAAGGTTTTTCTTCTTTACCAGTTTCTGGTTTAGAAGGTTCTGGTTTAGCAGGCTCATCTTCTTTCTTACCTGCGTTTTCACCAGGAGTTACAGGAGTGTCTTCTTTTTTACCATCTTCTGGTTTAGGAGTTGGTGTAGGAGTTTCGTTTTCTTTTTTACCTGTATTTTCACCAGGGGTTACTGGTGTTTCATTTTCTTTCTTGTCAGTTTCTGTATTTTCTGTTGTACCAGGTTGTACAGTTGTGCCACCATTATTTGGTTTCACTTTTTCTTGTGGCCATAAAGCAGCTACATACAAACGAGTATATTCTTCGCCATTAACCATAAAGGAGATTTTTTGTTCAATGGTAGCTTGAGGAATATTAACTGTAATTGTATTAGCTGGCTCAATTTCTTTTAATTCATTTGTAGCTAAGTTCAAGAAGGAAAGTTTCTTAATATTAGTCAAATCTTTAATAGAAATTTTGAATTTTTGTTTTTGTTGTTTAGCCTTATCATAATAAACAACGATATTAGCTACAGTTTGACCTTTGTCGTCAACAGTAGTATCTGTTTTGTTGCCATTATTGTCAGCAGGAACATATTTGTAATTATCAAGGTTTACAACAGTACCTTCATCGTTGTCATTAACTACAGGTTTAGTGTTGCCTTGATTTGTGGTAGTTGTGTTTTCTGGCATATTGTTACCATTTGGCAAGGTTGTATTATTATGGTCGTCTACTACGCTAGGTTTAGGTTTACTCATATCAACTACTGTAGAAGTTGTATTGTCTGGAACTTCTGGAGTTACATGAGGTTTAACTACTGCATTACCAGAGTTAGTAGAACCAGAATTATTTCCTTGCGCTCCTTTCTTGAGAATATCATTAGATGCTAAATTAGCCGCATCAAGTAAATCTTTTAAATCCTTAATTTGAGCTTTATCAGTAGCACCCCAAAGTAAACTAGATGCAAGGTCTTTAATACTAGCAATGGCTTTAAGACGTTCTTCTTGAGTCATGCCACCATCGCCATATTCTGCTTGTACTTTTTTACAAACAGCTTTAGCTGTGGCACGATTAGCGTCTTTGTCGAGCATTGCTAAATCAAACCAAGCCATCAAAATGTTATATAACAATTGAGCATACTCAACTGTTCTGTCATTTTGTGGCAAAGTATTTGCTTTTGCTTCGATTAGTTCAGTAAAAAACGCATCTAAATTTTTTACTGTAGCATAGAACTTACGAAGCGGAGTTGTGTACAACTCAAGATTTTGCATAGTTCATATGCTCCTGTTAAAAAAAATTAAAACAAAAAATATTTGTTCTATAAACATATTACTTTATAGCTGAATAATAATCTAAATAAAATATTATTTTTTAGCAAATGCATTGTAGAAACTTTGTGCATAACCAACACGTCCAACATGATTTACGACAGGAATTCCTTCACGACCATCACCATCTTGATATTCAAAGTTACCAGTAAAGCAACTTACAGCACCTTCAATAGTTTTGCCATTCATATTTTGTGGTAAAGCACCGCTATGAGTTGTTTGTAATTCATATTTTACTGTAGCTAATTGAGCTTCTAAATCATAAGGAGATTTTCCAAGTTTAGCTGCGATTTGTTGCAATAATGCTTGTCTTGGTGCGTCTGTCCATTGTACTAAACCAAAACCAGTACCTGGTGTTAATGCACCACCACCGCCAGTTCCATATCCGGCATCGCTTTCAACTGCTCCAGTACTTAAACTAGATTCTTGTTGCATATTACCCATAATACCAGCGACGGCATTATCATCATATCCCATATCTTTAAAGAAATTCCAAATGCGTTGTGCAGTTGAATTACCTCTTAAACTTACAGGGTCAAGAGATGCAATAGCTCCACCGCCGCTATAAGAACCATTACCACTATCTTTATCAGCTCCATAAGCTCCATATTTAGCATCGTCACGTTTAAGACCTTCTTTACCAATACGAGATGCTTTGTCTTCAATTTTAGCATTTACTTGATAGCCTTTTTTAGATAATGCTAGAATATCTTCTTTTATTTTTAATGGGTCATCAATTTTTAAAGCAGGATGAATATCAGCTACATTTAATCTTGGTCCAAATGGAGCAATACGAGCTGGTCTACGAATCATCATGTAGCGTCCTAATTGTCTATCCCATGCACGAACTAATACATAACCAGCCATTGTAAAATTACCTACAGTAGCGAATTGATTATCTTGTAATGGAACAGATTTAAAACCAGTCAACTCCCATAGATTAGGATTTAATTTATGGTCATTAATAATTAATTCATCTGTATAGTATTTTATTCGATTTGATGTAGTAACGACTTCTAAGCCTAATGTATCTACTGTACCAGATGGATTCATTTTCATCTGTGCTTGTTTACCAGCCGCTAATGAAATTTGTCCATTTTCACGAAGAGCCATAGAAGAACCATACTCTTCGTTAACGAATCCTTTTTCTGTTGTTCTACCAATATATTTAGATTTGTCTTTAATTTCATCTAATTTGGTATTAAAACCTTGTGGTTCATCAGCTTCTAATGTTACATCAATAATAGATTTTGTATCATCAGAAACAGCGTCACCAACAGTTTGTGGTATTGTTTCTTTTGGCTGTTCTTTATTTGGCTGTTGTTCTTTAGTATCTGGATTATTTATTTTTTTATTTTTATCATCTACAGGTGTTTTTTTTAAACTCATTAAATTTTCCTTTACATAATTGAACCACCAGCTGGTCTACAGCCTTCTTTATCTGAATATACATCTTGTTTAATTTCCATATTAGCACGAACGTCCATATTATAATTGCCAATATGACGTGCAATAACGACACAAGTATTTTGTGATTCTTCAATTAATACTTTATCTTTAACAGATGGAAACCAATCTGTACCAGAACCATATAATCGAACGACTACATTTTCCTTATTTGTCTTATTTCCTTTACGGTCTAAGTATGTAATATCGACCATATTATTTTCTTCATGTGTATTAGTTACTTCTGCCACTAATGTAACTTTTTCATAGTTATTTTTAATTAGTGGGTTAACTATATTTTGATTTAACGTATGTTTTATACTAGGCATATATTTCCTTTTTATATGTAAATAAAGAGTAAGTAAAAAATACCTACTCTTTATTATATCATATTATTTTAACAATTTTAATAAAGATTCTTCGATATCTTGATGAAGACCTAGACCAGATGTGCCATCCATATCTTCCATATCAAATTTTAATTTTTTAATTTCTGGTGGGCGTTCTTCTTTTGCTTGTTCGCCAATTTTATCTTTATTAATTTTATTTTCTGCTTCAGGATTTGTACTAATCATATCACCATTATCATCCCATTCTTTTGGTTGAACAACTAATGGGAATCGACAGGATATAACAGTTTTATTATTTCCTAAATCTTTTGAGTCAAAAATAACAGAATTTAAAGACTTATTGTCTTTAGCATCTAATTCTATTTCGTCATGGAATTCTTTAATCGCTTTTGCGAGTGCTGGAGCTGCTTTATCAACGCCATGAAGAATAAATGTATAGCCTGCACCAGCTACTGATTTATCGTCAGCAATACGTAATGCAGATTCAAGAGCAATAAACGAAGTTTTTGTTTCTTCATAATTTTCATACGGGTCAGAAGCATTTGCTGCTGGCATATTATTTTTTGCTCTTCTAATTAATTCAAATAAAATATTCAATGCTTCTGGATTTAACATAGGAACATCTAAAATGATTTTCCCATCTTGTCGTGTTTCAACAATCTGTTTAATATAAGCATCTTGTCCATCGAAACGAACATTAGATGTTTTTACATATTTACCTTCATTAAGTCCAGGTGTTTCATGAATGATTTTAAAGAAGCCTTCTTTAATATATGGATTTAAACGAACATCTTTTGAGATTAATCGATTGCGTTTTAATTTATTATTAGCTAACCAGTTTTTGTCGGTATCCATATTAAAGTAATCATAAGATGCCTTAATAGATTCTGGGTCGTCATAATTAGCTCGTTGATTAATTTGCATTTGACGATAATCTGTTTTAGACAATGTTTTTTGTTCATTAGTTCCATTAGTAGAAGCCATGATACCTTTTACTTTATTAGCAAAACGATTACCTGATTTATATTTATCATATTCATCAGTTGTTTGACCTGCATTATCAATAGCTTGTTCAGCGTCTTTGTTGCCATTAGCTTCATACTTATCAGCTGTTTCTATAAGTTCTGGAGGAATTAAAAATTCTTTTAATCCTTTTGCGAAAGCATTATCTTTATCACCACTACCGAATACAGTATTAATAGCTTCTTCTAATAAGCCTTGTTGATTACCTGTTCTGGAGCCATAGACCATACCTTTTTGTCCGTTGACGCCAGCTGTCCAAGGAAGTCCATATTTTTGTAATGGATACATTTGAACAACCTGTAGATTTTTAGCAAAACGATTAAAACGTATCATAGCAAATTCTGCGGCAAATAATATTTCACCTAAGAATGGAACTGCCTTTAATACAGTGCCTGCTATTTTTTTACCGAATGTTTTAAATACGTTACTAGCTGCTCGTTTAGCTATTTTAGATTTCATTTTTAAATTAGTTTTTCTAACAAAATTGAATTTTTTAGCTAGAATTTCTTTTTTAGCAGATGTAGCTTCTTTACCAAATTTTAAAAAATCATCTTTTATTTTTTCAGCTTTACCAGAAAAAGTTTTTTCATTCATATTATTTTTTGACCAATATTCTTTTGCTTGTGTTCTGACATTTTTAAAGCTGTCTTTTAACACACACATGCTATGAGTAGCAGCTACTGTAAACATAGCAATATTAGTTAAATTATGGAATATAGAATGAGTAGCACTTTCGAATTTATCATCTACGGTAACGATACATTCTGGAGAAATAACTGTCGTGAAGCCTTCTTGTGTAATCATATGAGATACTTCGGCAACAATAGCTTGTCCACGAATACCATTTACTTCGTCATATACATAAATTCTATCTAATGGATTAACAGATGGGTCACCAATGACAACCATATCACCAGTATACATTCTAGCAACGGCTTGTCGTAAACCAGATGCTGTCATACGCCATGCAATATCTTGATTGTTATTCACCATACCTTTTTCATCTTGAATATCGAAGATATCAAACATCTTTAAAAAATCTTCTACATATTCGTTATTAAATAGTGAATTAGTAATAGTGCCAACATACGGAATTCCTTTTGTAATTAATCCTGTATCATATGTCATTGTCTTTTGAATATCTGGATAGATATCAATATCGGCATATAATGGACCAATTTTTTCTTGACTTACAGAATTAAAGGAACCACTGTTTTGATATAAGCCAACAGCTACTGTATGCATATCTTTGGTTGATGTAGCCCAGCCGTTTTGAATAATATCTTGATAGGAATTATAAATATGGAATTGTTGGAATGGTTTTCGTTTTTCTACAATAGTATTCGTATTTTTGTCTCTTGCATAATCATAGGCATAATAATATCGATTCATACCCATAAATACAGTTTGGCGTAAACCAAAGTTTCTAATGCCAGCTAATGCATCTGGATTTAATGATTTGGCGATATGAATTACGTCCCAAGGAGAACGACCAAATACATCGAACGAGATTTGAATTTGTTGACCATCGGCTACAATTTCTCCATCATCGACTTTATTAGGAGCTGTTACGGAAAAAATGTTTTGACATGGCTCACCAGATTTAAAGATATCTGTAAAATCAGGATTACCAAAATTTGTAATACCAAATGCATTTCTATCTATATAATCAGAAATAATAGGAATATGACTACCTAATTTTTTGAGGAATCCACCACGTTGAGTAAATAAGCCACGAACAATATTAATCGGAGATTCTGTATTAGCAAAAGCACCAATTAGGTCGTCTTGTCTTGGCAAATGGTAAGCTTCCATATCTTCCAAGATAGGGTTAATTAATTCTTGTCCATATCCAGAACACTCTAATACGACTTCATCTTCAGCAGATACTTCTGCGATAACACCATTAAAGACTGTCGGCATTAAATTTGGATTAGCACCATAACCAAGTTTTACGGTTAATTTAGTTCCTGGCACTAATCGTAATGCTGGCTTCATGTCTTTAATTTTACGTTCTCGTTCTTCTAGCTTTTTTTGTTCACTAGGAATCACGATAGGGGTTACGATATCAGCAAATGCATCCATTAAAGAAATATCTGGTGTATTGGAATAGAAGGAATCATCACCAGTTAATAAGAATGAGCCATAAAAATTACTCATCGTAATTTCTGCAACATCTACAGGATTATCTTTAGAGCGAGTTACAACAATAGAACCTAATGCATTATTATTATAATAATTATCGTGTAAGTGCCATTTGCCAACGTCACGTCCTTCATCGATAAGCATCATATAGAATGTAGGAAATGCTCTAAGCATTCTTCCTCTAGCATCATATACAATCATATCGTGACAAGCATGAGAGGCATATGTCGTTACATTTTCAGCTGCTTCTATATATTTTTTTTCATATATAGTGTTGACTATCTTATTAACGATTTTATCTTGTGATACACCCATCGTATTAATATCTTTAATACGTCCAACACCAGCTAATGCCATAATTGTTTTTCTAAATACCATAGCACTGGTTTCATTTGGATTTACAGTTTTACCTGGGATGACACAACCTTTTTGATAAGAAGACAAAGCATTATATTCTTTCGCTTTGATACGACTTAGTAATTTAGAATCGCCATCACAAGCAGTTAATAAATTAGCTACGAAGATTTTACCAGAATCAATTTGGTATTCATTCTTTTTAAAGAACTCAATATTTTTAAGAAGTTGTTCATCAACATTATCTGATACTCCAGATTTTTTATATTGATGTTGAATATCGAGTTCCGTAACAGATGTTTTTCTTAACACATCAGAATTGATAGATGGATATACATATTCTTGTGTTAATCGAGCTAACCAATAAAATACTAAACGCAAATAAGCAATCGTAGCATATTTCCCGTTTACGATACAATTTAATTTATATTGTTCAACTTCATCTTTATGTCTTCTGTAATATGGGTCAAGTACAAACATAGCACTATTAATTTTATTTTTGTTATTATTAGAACTTACATTTGTATTTTGTTCTCCAGTAATGGCGTTAACTGTATCTTGAGAATACATTTTAAATCTAAATGGACCAAATTCAAGACCATTTTCTACACCTTCTGAAATAGTTAATGCTTCTTGTCTTTCAGATGCATCTTGCGATAAACCATTAATAACAGCAATGAAGTTCGGATTTGGTTTCCAGTCAGTAGCTTTTTGTTTACTAGAATATTCTTTATCGGCTGTTGCATTACAAGCGGCGGAATAAATAATATCACTAACAACAGATAAGAAATTATCATTTACATTAATATATAATGCTTCACATAATGCTCTTGTTGCATCAAATTCAAACCAATATTTTGTGTAGGCATAGATTTGTTCTTTTAAAGATGTATGTTGAATCTTTAACCAATCTTTGCCTTTTTCTAATAATTTACCGTCTTCATCTTTTTCGCTATTAATTACATCAGTCTTTTTTAATGTAATTGGCGTGTTTTCAAGATAATATAAAAAGTCGTTAGCAGATGAAAGTGATTTAGTAATTTGTTCATTAACCCATTCACCTTCTGTAATTTTTCTGCCTTCTTTTTGAATTTCTGCTTGTACATGAGCAGAAGTTGTAGCATCTTTGTTATCTTGATTTTCTTGGTTTTCTTTTTTAAGTTCTTTAGTTTTACCAAAAATATCTTTAGCTTGTTTAATATCTGTAGGTTTTTGTGTTTCTAATTTATTGCTTTCAGTATTATGTTTTTCTAAAGAATTATTAGTATCGGCTTCAACAGGTTTTGTGTATTTATCTATTTTAGATAATAAAGCGATGGCTTGTTCTTGCGTATATTTATTTTTAATTAAATAATCTATATCGTTTTGCTTAAAGAACTTACCGTTAGGAGCTTTGATTTTTGAGTCTGGGCCATTATCAGCTAGTGCTGCATCTGCTTTTTTACGAGCAATATTAGATTTTAATTCTTTATCGTATTTTCGTTCTAAGAAAATAGTTTTAATATCTTTACATACTTCCCAAGCATCGAGATTACTTTCTTGACCTTTTTGATGAGCAGCTTGTTTTAAATTTTCATTAAGTTTTTTTAATGCAATTTTTTTAGAAGCTTCTTTCGCATCATTCATTTGACTTTGCTGTTCTTTAGCAACATCATTCATATTTTGAACAGATGTACCAAGACCGTCTTTAGCAATTAAATCAAATTGAGCTCCCGATTCATCAGTAATAGTTTGGTCACCATTTAATAAACCATCTGGCTTAATTAATTTAAGAACTGTTTCTCTTAATATTTGTGAATTTAATGGAGCAAGATATATAAAATAAAAATCTGGGTCAACATAAATTCTGTCATCTTGGAATAAATATCTAGTAAATTTAAATCCTAATTTTTCTAGTTCAGAAATTTTAGGAAGTTCTAAATCTGGATATACTTCGACTTGTCCCATAACTTGTTTGAGCATTTCGAAGTTAGCCATATTAGTATCTTTATATTCATCTTGGAACCAAGAGTTTTCTTTCCAGCCAGAGTTAATACCTTCGATAGCAGACATAGCTTCACGTTGTCTTAATGTTTTATCTACAGATATAAATGTGATATTAATATCATACCAACCAGGGACGCTTTTTATTGTTTGTACATCAATACTATGCGGAATTACATCATTAATATCAATTAATTTCGTAAAGTCAGATTCTATTTTTAATGGATAACATGGAAGAATCATTCTATATTTCTTTTCATATAGATTAATGGTTCTTGATAAGCGAGATAAATAAGAAGCTGTTTCTTTGTTATTCGTTGTCATTTGTACATTAAATTGAATAGAATCTCCACTCATATATTGGCAACATGGACCAGAAGCATTTAATGTCGCAGTATTAGAGAAATTATTTTGGAAAATAGTTTGGAAATTCGTTACGATTAAATCTGGTAAATTGACTTCTACGTATTTTAATAAAGAATAATTAAAAATATTAGTAGCTTGTTGCCAATCACCGTCATTAGATGTTTCTAATTCACCCATATCAAAATCTGTATATTTTTTTTGAGTTGTATATCTATCTGCCGCAGATAATAAATTAGAACTTTGTGTTGTTGTATCTAATACAAAATCGCTAACGCGTTTATAGCTATGGTTATCATCATCTACTAATTCATATTTAGCTGTATATGCTACAGAAATAACATCATTATCATTTTTTAAATAATTTTGATATTTATTTTTATCTAAATGAATATCTAATGATATGCGGCATAACATAGTATCATGTGTTTTGCTATCAGTAAATACTTGATTTGAAGAATAGGTTATGTCTTTAATATCGCCTTTATTTTTAAAGTCAAGATTCATTAATGTATCTTTTAATTTAGGCAATATGTTTTTTGATGGGTTTTCGAGATTTTTAAATTCTGCTTTTGTAGTTTGGAATTGTTGTGGTTTTTTAATTAAATCAATATCTGTATTAGCTTCAGCATATTCTTTTAAAGCTTTATTCCATTCACTAGAAGCAGCTGCTTTTGCAATGGCATCTCCTAATTCACCGATTCTACCAAGTTCATCCCATTGTTCTTTATTTTTTGGTTTTAGATTTCTATCGACACCAAAAATATCTTCCATACGTTGGTCCATCATCATATCGAGATAATCTTCATCTGCGATGTACATACGTAATGTAGAATTATGGAATTTCATTGGTTGTAAAATCGTATGATTTTTTAAATGTTCTTTTATATATTGATACGAATTAAAGTCAAAGTTTTTAGCAGATAATTCATTGCCATTAATTAATGCACGTTGATAATAATATCTAAATACTTTCCAGTTAATAGAAGAACTAAAATAGTTTCTATCCTTTTCAGAAATACCGAGCGTAACCATTAGGTCAGTAATTTCTGGCATATAAGTATTATAATCAAATTCAGTTAAGATAATTTGTGCTTTTAATGCTCTAGGAATATCTTTAACTTTTTCGATATTAATACTATTAATCATAACAGCATGAATATCGAATACATTATTTAATAAATTATTTTCTATCGGTAAATATGGAGTAAATTTAAATTGAGAAATTAAAGCTCTTAACCCATTCATATGATATAAGATTTTTTCCCCATTAGGTAATTCATCCTGATATGGGAAACCATTAATTCCTTTATCTCCATAAAAATAAGCGTCTAATGTAATCACTCGTCGGCCATCTTTATTGCTTTTTACCATTTGGTTTTTAGCACGTAATAATGGCATTGTTTCTCCAGATGATGTGGATTGCATCATAATACTTTCTGGAGGAATCATAAATAAGACATCGCCTAATAATACTGTCCAGTCATTTAATAAATATTTATCTTGACCAAGTAATTGTTTTTGAATTCTATATCTGTCATCTAATTCATCAAATACAGAATTAAATGCATCTACATATTTTTGGTCTTCAATATCATAGCCATTAGTAATATATGGATTTTCAGTATTTGGTTCTGCAATGTTAGCTTCAGTATCACCAGGAGCTGTTAATAAATATTTACCTGCGTTAAACCATTTATTATCTGTTTGGAAATAAGCTGTGCCAGATAATGTATGCATATCTAATCCAATATTAGCTACACCAGTTACTGGACTTTTTTCAGATTCAAAATTATTATTAACGATTTGAATTAGTGGTTTAACAGAATTATCATCTTTAAATTTATTTAGTGTTTCTCGTACTTGAGATTCCATTCCTAAATTTTGAAAATATCCAATAAATAATTTGCTTGGATTAATATTAACATTTCTTGCTTTATCATTTTTAAAATTAAAAGCTGTTTCTTTTTTAATATATTTATCAAAATCTGCTGGGCTATATTGACAATCATTTTTTAAAGCATTTAAAAAATCTTGTGAGATATGCAATAATGCTTTATTTAATTTATCAATTTGAGAAAAATCAATAGCCGAATCTTTATCATTTTCGTTAGAGATTTGATTAATTTTCCCTAATTGACTTTTATCAACAAATACATAAAGAACTCCATTATTTTTATTAATGAGTTCTTCTAATCGTTTTTCAGCATTTACATTTTGTTGTACATCGCCAGTTTTTAAAAGATATTTATAGGTCCCATCTTTTAATTTTCTAGCTTCTCTATCTTGTCCATTAATTTTAATGGTTTTAATATCATTATTAGCATGAATATGGTCTACTGCCCAAATACTTGTAGATGGAACATTAAGTCCATTAATAACAAATTTAATATATTTATTTTTAATATATGTATCAGGCGATACTTTAGTTTGATTTAAAATATCTTTTTTATATTCTTCGAAAGCATCTTGATTAGCTTTGATGCCAGATTTTTCATAGATGGCATCAATAGAGCATATTAATGTTCTACCATCAAGTACGCCAGATTCTCGAATATCTTCTGTAAATTCTGGTTTAATTTCTAAAAACAAACCATGTTGTCCAGCATCATATTTTGTTTCTGCTTTAAATACAGGAGGAGTATCTGCACAAAATGCTGTTCGTCTAGCACTTGCGTCTTCATCGGTAGTCCCATTTATTTTTTTGTCTAGTATTTTTAGGTATTCAGTATCGACTGCACCTAAATAAAAATCTCCCATTTCTGGAAGTAAAAAGCTATCGTCATTAATTATATCTCTCGTTTTAGATATAGCGTCAAGCTTTTCTTGCATTTTATCATCAATTTCAGGAGTTAGCGTTTCTTCTTTTGAAATTGCTAAAGCGTCTTTAGTTTCTTCGCTCATATAATTCCTTTTATGTATATCAAAATAATTATTTCGTTTATTTAGTCATACTATATATTACTACAAAATGCAGAAAAAGAGAAGTTCAGTTAAGAACTTCTCTTTTTTATATATTAAATTAAAAAGATGATAAAGCTTGGTTTACCATACTATTTAATTGACTATTAGTCATACGATTATCATTTCTATTAAATGATGTATTAATGTTTACATTTTTACCACCATTCATAGAATTAGCGATAGCCGCAGGGATTAATTGTTGAGATATATCTTGTCCACCAGGAGTATTGGCATTGATATTAATAATATAACCTTTTTTAGGAGCACCTTGAAGAACAGGTAAAGATGTATCAGACAATTTAGGAATTTGAGATATAGAATATCCTTGGTCAGCATTACGTGCATCTTGTGCTTGGTCAGTTGCTGGAGCTGGCATTCGTTTAACTATATTACTATTATAACCAGATAACATAATACCAGCTGCGGCACCTAAAGCAATTTTACTAAATGAGCCACCTGTAGGCAATTTAGGCTTTTCATCCATTAATATACGTTTAGCTTTACCAGCTACATCATCAAATACTTTTTGTCCGAGTTCTTGAGCTTCATCTTGTTGTTGTGCAATAGCCTGACCAGCTCTATTTTCGGCACCAGCTTTTTGCATACGAGCTACTATTGTCTTATTATCAGAAACAGCTTTACTTTCTGCACCAAGTTCTGCTTTAGCTTGTGCTTCATCTTGTGTATTAGAATTTAATACGTTCATAGATTCTATTGGATTCAATATGCCTCTATGTCGTTTTTCTAATCCATTGACATAAGCCGCTACTGCATTGGCGTTAATATTTCTAGCTTTATATCTAGTATTAGCTTTTGTATATTTAGTATCACCAGTTTGAATTTCATCAAATGTAGAAGATGCATCTCTTAGTCTACCAGATGGAGAATTCTCAGCATATAATTCATCAGATTTAGCTACGCCACCTTCAACTTTATAGTGAGTACGTTGAGCTACTTCATCTGTATTTCTACCTATACCATAATTAATACCAGTAGATTCTGTTTGCATTAAACCAGCTACTAATGTTTTAGCAATATTATGAATATGGTCTCCTTCAGCTCCGAATAATTTAGAACCAATTAATTCTTTAGAGACTTTGCCACGCATAGCTTCATCACTAAGCATATTTACAGTAGCATCATAAAGAATGGCTGCTTTCTTTTCTACATCTTTTTGGTTTTTAGCATTGACTACATCAAATGCTTTTTTAGAAAAATCATCAAAAGTAGCTAATGCGGAATAATCAAAAGAAGTGCCCAAACCAGATTTAGGAGTCAATGTTGCTGTTTCTGGAATATTACGGATAGCAGCTAATGCTGTAGCAAATTTTTTATCTTTTGTTGCGATTGGAGCATATGTTAATTGGTCAGTAAAATCACGACCAGCTCTTACGTCAAATATACCAGCGTCTAAGCCACCTACACCAGCTGCAATACTTGCCATTTTAGTATCGTCAGTTGCCATAAATTTTTTGCCTTTGCTACCATATTTAACTTCTTCACGAATATCTTCTAATGTTTTATCGTGGAAATGTTCTCTGCCTTTGCCTTCGAGCATAGATTCTACCTGATGTTTATTCCAGATATCTGAGTCATCCATAACAGCAGATACATTTTCCATTTTATTTAATTGTTCAAATGCGGCTTGAGAAATAGCTAATCGTTTTGTTTCACCATTTACTGTAATAGTAGCCATAGATTTCTTAATAGAATTTGCGATTTGGTCAGTATCATAGTCACCGCCCATAGCACCCATAGTTACTTTATCTATAGATAGCTCTCCGCCTTTTAATGTGTCATCAATAAATGTATATGCATTAGAGAAAGAATCTGGACGTTGAGCTGGATAACGAATCGCTTGACTAGCAGTACCATGATGTTTCATGTGGCCAATCATTTCATCAATAGCACCTTTAGCATTTTTCTTGCCAAGAATATCTTCTAATTCTTTTCCGTATAAAGCTCTTGCGTCTTTTTCAGAAATACCAATGATGCCAGGTCTAACTCTTGATTCTGTTAAATCAGATACTTTGAAGTTACCAATAAAATGTTTATCACTATTAATAATTCTTCGTTCTTCAATAGCAGTAGAAATCATACCTTTTATATTAGCAGATTCAAGTTGATGCATGAATCCACCTTTTTTTGTTACTTGGTTGCCAATAGCTATAGTAGCTTCGTCTAATTTTTCAACTAAATTTTCTTCTGTAACATCTGGATTTACGCCATATTTACTAGCTTCATTTAATGCCGATTTAATTTTATTGTCTGCATCTGACATTAATTGATTGCCGTATCTATCTTCAGCACCAGGGATTCTATAACCTAATGCTAAATATCTACCAGTGCCTTTAGCATCTTTGGCTCTTGTTTTAATGTCACCTATTGTTTCACCAAGGTCAATGACTTTAGGACTACTACTAGATAAAAATTGCTTCTTTTCACCTTCAGATAATTTACTGAAATCTTCTAAGGAAGTAATTCCTATACCTTGTGTATCAGCAAATCGTTTAACTTCTTCTTCAGTTAATTCACCAGCACTAATAGCGATTGCAATATTATTTGTATTAAATTGATGACTTTGTGCTATTTTATCTGCTGTGATATGTTCAAAGCCAGCGTTTTTTATTTTATTAGCAATTTTTTCTACTTGGTCTTTAGATAAATTATATTTTTCTCTAAATTCACTTTCGATACTATCGTTCCAAATGAAATTGCCGTCAGTCATAACAGCCGTTTCGCCAGTTGTATAAGAAAGACTATCATTAAAATGTTTTCGTCTAGCGTCAAAAATATCTTTAGTATTTGTTTCTGGAAGTAGTGCTGCATTAGTTTCACCTAATGCTTTTTTAATAGCTGTGAGTTCATCTTCTGAGAAATTTTTCATAGCTGATTTAGTAAAGATATTATGGTCAAGCATGATATCTTTATAAATTGTTTTATCGACGCTCATACGTTCTTGACGGAATCTTCTATATTGATGTTGAATATGATGGATTTCGCCATTAATTTCTACTTTTTGAGTAGTCATTCTTTCTAAACGATTAGCAAGTTTTTCTAATTTATCTGGCTTGACTAATTTAACGTGGTCAGTTAATACTTTAGAACCATCTACAATAGTGCCTTCAAAGTATCTATCAAGATGACGTTTAATATTTTCTGGAGATACACCCATATGAGATAAGTTAGAAGATATACGTTCAGCAACATCAATACCGGCTTCCATATGTTTTGCACGACCAGCACGACCATTAGATAATGCTAAAAAGTCTTCAGATAAATCTTGTGCACCAAAAGCGTTTCTTAATACTTTTGATGGAAGCATGCGTTCATCCATAGCGGCTGTCGTTACTTCTTGTAGACTACCGAAACCAGATTGTTGCAATGCATCATCTAATAATTCTTTATAATTAGCATTAGGATTGGCTGTTTTAATTAGTGATTTCCATAAACCATTACGGTTAGCATTTCTAGCCAAGTCAAAAGAAATAGATTCACCTTTTAAGTGACTTAAATTAACTGCATCTAAGAATATTCCGATACGAGAGTCAATTTGTCCCATACCAGCTTGCAATACACGAGCTGCACCTTTTTCGCCACCTGTTTCGACTTTCAATACGTTTCTTGAAGTAACTGGAGTTAATTCTAATTGTTCTCTAATACCATACTTTCGTAAGATATCGCCAACAGATTCTTTAATAGGTGAAGAGTCTGGTAAACTAAAGTTATCTTTATATTCTTGTAAAATAGCTTCAATTTTAGCTTGTTTAACTTTTCTACCGCTTTGCATGTAAGAAATAGTAGCCAAATTATGTTCTGCTACTTCATGAATCGTTTCGCCAGAATAACCTTTTAGAACAATAGCATTGCTACCAGGTTCTAATAATGTGCCTTCGCCCTGTTTAAAAATAACTCTACCATTTTCAAAAGAAATTTGTGGAGCCAATCCTTGCATAGCGAATAATTTTCTAGTTGACTCTTCTGTTGTGGCAAGTTTACTAGTATCGATTCTTTTAATACGGCTTGCTTGGTCCATACCAGCATCTAATGCTTCTGGCATTAATATGGATTGACCATCATATGTAGATAAACTACTAATCATGTTTTTTACATATTCAGGCGTATCTGGATTTGCTTCTAAATATGGTTTTACAATAGCATCAATTGTATCAGTAGAAATATCATAGTTATAACCACCGAGAGTATCAACTAAGTCTTGGCCTGTTTCTTCTTTAATGGCTTTAAAAGCTCTTAATTGTGCTTCTGTCGTAATAGAATTATCTGCTTTAATAGTAAGATTAGGATGATACTTTTTAGCACGATTAATAGCAGATTTATCGATGTATAAACCTTCTTCTAATTGTCGTTCAATACCACGAGCACCAGTACCAACACCACCAAATGCTGCAAATGTAGTATTCATAGTACCAGCTAAACCATGTTTAACAGATTTGCCATGGAATTCTGCATCATTATATACTTCGACTAATTCTTTATTTGCGTCAGGTACGTGTTCAGCAAAATCTTTTTTCCAGAACTCTTCTGTTTCCGCGATTACTTTTGCATCATTACTACTAACAGTTTGGCCTTTTTCATTAGCTTCTTTCATAGTAGCAATTAAATGACTATATTTTTTTTCTAATGGAGTATTAGGGTCATTTAATTCTTCGATAGATAATTTTTGATGAGTATCATCATTTTTATAAATGAAAGATAAATTCTCTGGCATGGTTTTAAATACACTGACAGATAAACTATCTGTTGCTTCACGAGCTGTACCTAATGTAGCAATAGAGTCAGTATCCATATATCTTTTAGAATACGATAAGATAGAACCAATAGGATTATCTTTTTCTGGGGCATAAATTTTATCTGTTAATTTATCGCCAACAGATTCAATACCTTGAATATAGTTATTAACTAAATCAAGTTTATCAGGTACCATTTTTCTAGCACTTTTATCCCATTTTTCGATAACGCCATATCGTAATTGAGTAGCATATTTAGTGCCATTAATACTTGTATATAAACCACCATGTAAATCATTAGTTAATACACCTAACGGCAATTTTTGACCATCTATTAAAATAGCATCTTCGCCAATAATTACTTCTCTACCATTTTTAATAGCAGATTTAATATTTTTTAAAGCGAAATCTTTAACGGCAGTTTGATGTCTATCTTTTATGCCATTAAATATTTTTTTACCAGAATCTTGTAATTGGTCTTCATTCACATCAACAGTTTGGTCAATAATTCTATCTAATTTGTCAGCAAATTTAGTATTGTTACTATTAATGTCATCCATAGTAAATGGTGTTTGAGAACCAACCATATTAATAACATTTTTTACATCATCTAATGAATCATATCCATAAAAAGAATCTATAGCGTGAACATTCATATCAGTAGATGTTGTTTTTACCCAAGATGGTGTATGTTCAATATTGTCTTTTACATATTGTGAAAAACCTTCATTTAATTTTTCAATAGATGTAATGCCATCCATCCAACTAATATCAGAAATTTGTCCTGTTTTATGTAAATGTTTAATAACACCTTTGCCATAATATAATGCTTGTCGTGGGTCATCTAATGATTTTAATGTAGGGTCAATAGCAGACATTTTAGAAGCTAAATTAACACCATTAGTGCCAACAACTAATTCAGCATCATTTGCTGCGTTGCCCCATCCAGCCATAGAAAAATGAGCACGAGAATAGGCTTCGTTATTACGTAAACTAATACCAGTAATACCAATGCCTTCTTTATTAGGAGTGCCATTTATAACAGTTTCCATCCATGTTTTATATTGTGTGGCTGCTCTTTTATAGCCTTCATTAGAAAAATTTTTGCCATCAAAACCAGGCACTGTTTCTTTTAATGTATCAATCATATAATTTTGAGCATCTTGTGTTTTCCAAGCCTGTTCTACCATATGATGATAAGAATCTATAGTTGTGGAATAGGCATCTGTATCACCATTAAATTTGAAACCAAATTTTTTGGCATATATAGATTCTCTAAAATTCGGGTCTTTAGATGCTTCGAATATAGCATTATCAATTCGCATAGCTTCTTTAAATATTGCTTTTTCAGAAGCACCAGCACCTAAATTCTTGATGGCTTGTTTACGCAAATCTTTTACATGCCATTGTAAACGGATAGCATCTTTTAAATCATAATTTCTAAATTTTCTAGCAGAAGAGCCAAGATAAGCTCGTTGCGTTTCTGCTAAAATAGTATCTGCTGTAGCGTCAACTACCATACCACTTTGTCTTGTATAGCCAAGGTTGTGAAGTGTTTCGGGTGCTGCGCTAGAAGTATCTAATTTAGTACCATTAAATACACCTACATAACTAGCATTTTTACCGAATGTTTTTGTTAATTCATCTGCGGAACCAATTAGGAAGTGAGTATTATTGCCGGCACCAGTTTTTATACCTGTTGCTTGCATAGCAACACGATATATTTTTTCGCCTTTAATACCAGGCATAGTATATTTAAAATCTTTGATTTGTTCTTCGGTTAATTCATCTATACTAGTAACTGTATAAGCGGCTCTACTTTTTAATCCGAAGGTATCAAAGCTAGAAGCTCTTGTTTTATGACCATCTTTAGTATCAATACGAACACCACGGATACCGACTTCGCCACTAATAGCATCTTTAGTAGCATACCCAACGCGTGATGATTTAACACCCATAGCATTATTAATAACGAATGTATCATTTACTTTAATAACGGGTTTACTAATTGTTGTATGATTTTTAACTGCATTGACACGTGATTCATGTGTAAGTGGAGATACAACCATTTGACCAAGTGTTTGAATATCATCAAAAGCCAAGTGGGCTGCATTACCAGATACCAAACCAGTTTTTAATTCATTAGCAATTTTAAATGCTTCTTGTTGTCTATAAGAAACGCCTGCTTTAGTTAATCTATCTTCAAATGCAGAAAATAATTTTTCATCACCATTAAAGAATATATTCTTATAGAATTCTTTTGGATTTTTAATATTATTTCTAACTACATCATAGATATCTAAATTATTATCTACATTTGCATAATACGATGCTTCTGTTTCAAATAATTTTTGAGCTTCTGGAGATAAGCGATGGTCTTGTGATAATGTCATCATGACGTTAGAGTCAAAGTTAATACCATTATACGATGTGATAACTGTATTAGATGTTCTAGCGGCATGCATGTCTTCATAAATTTTACCGAAGACTTTTGGCATTTTTACGCCATTTACATTAACCAAATCATTAAATTGTTCATCGCCAAGTGTTTTTAATTTATGTAAGCCACCGATAACATCATCATAGGTATATCCTTTTACGTCATGAATAGATGGGAAGCTAGTATATTGATGAAAACCATTTTCTCCTAAAGCGATAGTTGCTTTATTAGTTAAAGCAAGACGGTCCATTAATGCTTGTTCAGTTCTAGTTAATGGTTTCCCGTCTTTAAATTTTTGAGCAATAGGCATTATACGTTTATATTGTTCTTGGTTAATACCTAAAATAGTTGATTGCGGACCTGTTTTACCAAAATGTAATGATGGAGTATCTGTATCTAAATCACCTATGTGAGCCATACCAGATGCATATTCTGTTAAGATACCATTTTCTGGTAAACCAAATGGATTATTTAAAGGCAATGTTTCTGTATCATAAATAAGAGTTTTGCCATCTTTTTGAATCCGAGACCAAGCGTTTGCTTGTTGTAACGCAGTAGAAGACGCACCATCACTATAGTTTAAATTATAGATTGGTCCAGACACAGAGGTATTTCTTGGGCTAAATGCAATAGCATTAGCAATTTTTTCTCCTCGTGCTTTATTATGTTCAAACATATTAGTAAGTGTTTCATCACCAAATGTTTTTGTTTTTGTAGGAGAAAAAATTAAGCCATCTCTCATTCCATAAACGGGGCGTCCAATACTTTTTACGAAAGATTGAGTGGCAAGTACATCATTAATTTTTTTAGTTAATTTTTGTGTTTTTATTTGATTTGTACTTTTATCTTTTTTGTCGTTTAAAATATCAATAGCTTCGTACACATGTTCTTGCATACTTTTAGTAATATGCTTAGTACGAATTGCATTCATATTAATAATATTGTTATTATCTTTTTTAGCCATTTATAATTAAATCCTCAGAAGATTAATTTTCGTTTTATTCTAATTTACATATTACTCTAAATAATAAGGACTAGACATGTTTTTGTCTAGTCCTTATATTGTTACTAATTAGTTTGAGGGTTCTTTTTAAGCTCTTCAGCTTTTAATGTATCTTTTATTTTTTTCTGCATATCTTTATCTTTTGTCCAAGAATCTATTTTTGCTTCGATAGTACTTTTATCACCAATACCATCATAAACTTTTATATCTACATCTTTTAGTCCTTGGCCTTTTAATATGTATGTAAGATTTTTTTCTACAGTACTACTATTTTCAGAATAATCACTATATTGTAAATCGTCACCAAATAAATTAGCAGAAGGTGTATCTAATGCAGATTCATATAAACCAAAATCAGATAATGTAGCACCTTCATTTTTAATTGTTTTCGCTTCGATACCTTGCATATCTACGTCTGGTCGCCAACCTGCCCAAGTAGCATCAGGTAATTTATGTTTCGTAAAATATTCTTCATTAGTTTCTTCTGTATCTAAATCTATTTTCCAAGCCATTTGCAACGCTTTTCTTAGTTGTGGAGAAACTGTATCTAATATTTTTTTACGTTTATCTTTATCACGTTCTTTAACAAATTCCATAAAGAATTCTCTATCATTTTGTGGTAGGGCAGAAACGATTTCGCCCCAAGAAGAATCTTCAGTTAATCCAAACATAGTGGAGTTCATAGCTTTGCGATATAGCATAGCTGTTCTACCCCATTCTCCTACGTTTTTAATTACTTTATTTTCTTCTACGGCATTTTTTTGTTTATTTAATAATTTTAAATAAGCTTTCTGTAATGGTTGGTTTCTTGAATTTCTTTTTAATCTATCTTTAAGCGATTGATAATATTCTTGTTTTTTCTTAGCTTTGTCATCAGCTTCTTTTGATTCTTCGATATATTTTTCTACATCGAAGCCTTCTTCATCTTTGGCACGTTTCGCTGCTTCTTCATAAAGACCTTTATATTTTAGATAGGTTAATCTATCAAAATAGTCTTCCATAGCCCAGCGTCTTTTAGTGCGTTCTGGCTTCCATTCTTCATTACCACGAACAGTACGAATAGCTTCTGCAAACATAACACCAGCAACTGCACCAGCTGCTTTGCCATATTTACTTTCAGCACCAAAGAATTTAGCTAATTTCCAACCTAAGTCGCCACCTTCAAATCCTTGTTCTAAGAAGTTATTGCCACCAGTTAATACATGAGCACCAACAGCAAAATTAGAACCGAGCATACCCATTTTATGAGCTAATTCATGTTTACCCAGTACATAAGGAATCGCTGCGGATACTAAATAAGAACGGTTAGTTAACATTAAACCATGCCAAGGAGTTACGTTTGAACCACCTGTTTTTCTAATTTTGCTTTGAGCAAAACGTTGAATTGCTGTATTTACTAAACTTCTTTCGTGAATAGCACGTTCAACAGCAGGCATTAAAAATGTATCGATGGGATGTTCCCATGATTGATAAGAAGTACCGTATACTTCTTCAGCACGATATGCTTCATATGGGTCTCTAACACGTAACCATTGGTCAGATAAAATAGGAATATCAGCATGAGCTAATACTTCAGATAAGCCAGCCATTGTTCTTTGAGCTAATCCGAAACGAGCGAATAAACCAGCGGCAGTTGTGTCGCCTTTACGTTTTTCAGCATCGCCATTTTCTTCCATAATAGTAGAAAGAGATTCGCCATTTATAAATACAGCTGCATTAGTGGATTGCACTGAATCTTTATTTTTTTGATATGCTTCATTAGAATCAGTAGCTATCGTAACAGTATCACCTACATGAATATACTTACTAAGTACATCTTGCATAGTTTCATTTTCGTTACCTTTTACTTTAACGCCAGCTAATTTATAAATCGTATTGCCAGACCTAAAACGTCCGTAACCCATAATTTCAGATATAATTATATTTTGATAATCTACATTTTTTCCTAATACTTGGTAATCATAGAAATCATGTTTTTTACCTTGTTGAGCACGACGCTCTTTAATGGCTTTCATTTCTTCTTTTAATTTAGGGTCAGTTACAGTTTTAGCTGCTATTTCTTTCCATATTTTATATTCGGAAGAGTTAGGAGCAATGTCTGCTAAAATTTTAAATCTATCAAAAGCACCATATTTATCTCCAAATTGGTCTGGGTGCAATTCATTCAATGCTTCATAACCTGCCCCAGGTAATCTAGCTTCGCCACGAGCAATACTCGTAAACGGGTCACCAAATCTAAAATTTTCTGGAAGCCATTCTGGCATATTATTCATTAATGGATTAATCATTTTATGTCGTCTAAAATCAGGAATAAAACGACGAATAATTTCCATTGTGCTACCACCAAAACCACCGAGATTTTCATCCCAGAATTTTCTGGAGAATGATTCCATATTTTGAGAAGTAGCGATTCGTTGTCCATAATCAGAACCAAAATCTAAAGTAGCACCAGCCATATAGCCATAGATACCAGTAATAAGTCGAGTTGATTTAGCTAAATCTTGTACAAGCTCATCGCCTTTTTTAGCGTTAATTAAATCAACTATTTGGTCTGGGTCATTTATTAAATCAAGAGATTTAGAAGGAGAATAATTTCTTAATTTATCTTTTACAAGTACACTTTCAGATGCATCAAATTTTTCATCATCTGTATCCATACTATTTAATGATTTTGTTCTTGCGTCTATTTCTTTTGCTTTATTTTGAATACGAGTAATTCTATCTATACCAGTTTCTTTTGTAGCTATATTAGAAGCAATATCAGCAATTTGACTTTTAAAACTATTTATTAGTCCCTTATTAGAAGACGCCATAGATTCCATTTTTAATTCATCATACCAATTTAATGGGTCTATTTTTGCCTCTGGGTTATTTATTTGTATGCCTAATGTTGTGCCATCACCTGTTACAATAGCATTATTTTTTAATACTTGCTGGCCATAATCTTTTGTTCGAATTTGTTCTTTATTATTGGTATACATTTTAACTAATGGACCATTGCCATTAGTTCTATCTAATGTTTCATGAATATCTGTGTAGACATTCATAAGCTCACCATTTTGAATATTATACGAAGTTAATTTTGTATTTCTATCGGCTTTAGAGTATTTAACTTGACGCATAATATCTGCACCGCCAGTTTTAGTAACAAGTACAGATTTTTGGCTATCATCAGCACCTTCAGCTTTTAATTTAGCGTACATTAATGCTTTTAAATCAATACCATTTCGCAATCTATCAGGTTGCATTTCTTTAACTGGTTTAATAATTTCACCAATTGTTGGATTTAAGATAGCTCCCCAAGGAGTGCCATCTGCGAATAATTTACCAGATACAGGATATGGTCTATCATCTTTATGCATTTCTTCTAGCCAATAAGGATTAGCTAAATAATTTAAAGTAGAAAATGGATGCGTTAATGTAGGCATTAATGAATGAGCCCATTTATTATCATTAGAACCATATAATGATTTATCATAATAATCAGAAGCCATTCGTCTCGTAATCGTTGGAGACCAATATTGAATAGCACCACCACGAGCTTCATTGACACCACCAAAAGTCCACCAAGGTGCATTACGAACAGCAGTATATCCATTAGCATAATAATCAGTTAATTCATCAGCATTATAGAATTTACCACCATCGCCCCAATATCTCATAATTGGGTTGATTTCATATTGTTTTTTGAAGAAATCTGTAGCACCTATAGTATCCATTACACGTCTTGCGTTAACATCTATATTAGCAACGCCAGACGCAAATGCTGCTGATGGAGCTAAACCTGTGTGGTCTTCTATTTCATCATCAAGATACTCTAATTGATTATAGGCAATAGCTGCTGGAAGAATACGTTTAAAAGCAATACCTTTTAATAATCCACCAGCACTATAAGCAGATTGAGAAGATAAACCAAGTCCTACATATTCACCGACTTCATTCAAACGATGTAACATATAGTAACCCATTTGCGTAGCGGCTGTTACGTCTTGCATATTATTTCTACCAGCGGCAAATTGTGTAAAGTTTTTCTTTAACGCATTCATGCCACCTTGCAAATCGCCTCTCATTAAGCTTTTAGCGACATCTACAGGAGTCCATGTTTTATGTAAGAAACCAAATGGATTTTCCCTATCGGTCATAATATGCAAAGTGGGTGTATGCACTTCATCTGTATATGATGTGTATTTATTGACAACTCGTTGAGCATATTGACCAATTTGACTATAATCTTCAGAGTTTAAAATTTCATCAACAGAAAATGCCTTATTTAAAACAGAATCATTACTTTTGATGGCATTTTCAATAGTACTATAGGCAATAATATCTTGAGCGTTTTCAGATAATTTACCAGTTAAGTCTTTCGTAAGTAATCCATTTTCTTTTAATTCGTGAGTAATTAATTGATTTACTTTTTCTGATAAATTATTAAATTCATTAGAGCCTATAGTTTTTTCTGGGTCAGCTAAATCACGGAGATTTAATGTTATGTTAGCTGTACTATCTATGGCTTTACGACCAGAATAATTATAGGCCATTTTATTATTGCCCATAGTTTTTGCAATATCTTCTGCTATAGGATTATAGGCATCTGGATTATTAGCAAGTTCAACAGATAGAGCATGCAAGGCTTCACGTTTTTGGTTTACGTTTTGTATTCTATCAATATCTAATAATTTATTAATATTAGAATTGCCAGTAGCGGCTAATTGTTCTTTATCTGCTAAAGAGAATTGCGAATACGTATGTTCGTGTAAATATTTTCTAAGAGCATCTGCTTTTTCAAAATATAATTCAGGAGCATCTTCTACATTGGTATTAAAAAGATATGCTGTTTGATTTTTAATATAATCTGGATTGCCTTGCGTTCTTATTTTATTAAAAATAGCAGCAAAACCTTGTCGTTGATTTTCTTTGTCTTGACCGAAATCAAAAAATCTTAACAATTGATTGTCTTGAGTTTTAGTTAATGTATTGCCAGCCATAGCTTGCATAACATTAGCTTCACGACCATAACGACCAGAAACAATATTATAATTAGTAGTTAATTCGTGATTATATACTAATTGACCTTCATCATTAGCCACATAGGCTTTGCCATTAATATATTTAACGTCATGTTTTAAATGACCAGTGCTAGTACCACCAACAATATTTTCTAATCCATAAGATAATGTGCCAGAGCCTATAGTGAAATCCATATCTTTGCCGATATTTCTTTCCATATAGCCACGGACATTCATGATTTTACCAGGAAGAGAATTAGCTACAAAATCGCCAACTTCATAACCTAATCCACGTAAATCTGCATTAGAATATACATTACCGCTTTTATCATACTTAAAAGTATTTGAGAATTTCATACCCATAAGCATTTTACGTTCTTCTTCTGGAAGAGACTGCATATGTTTTTGCAATAATTCACGCAAATCTACATTTTGATAAGTAATGTTACCTAGTTCATCTTCAGCAGTTTTAATAGCATATTGTGTATTGCCAAATAATTCAGGTTTATTAATAAAATCACCAACAGATACTTCACCTTTTTTAGCTTGGCCCCATTTATCATTTAATTGATAAGTGCCACTTTTTAATCTTGCTTCTTCATTTCGTTGTTTAATGGCTCTAGCTGTTTGTTGATTTTTATATGTTTCATCATTAATTTTTTGAAGATAATTACTTCTAGCATCAACCATGGCTTTGTGTTGCTCAGAAGTTAATTTGTGTTTTTCTAATTCAGATAAGAATTTTTCATCTTCATCTTTTGGTATAGTATGAAGACGATTCTTTCTCATTAAATTATTAATGTGATTAAATTGATTTCTTTCAAGATGCTTATAATTTTCTAATGTTTCAGCAGCTGCATCTTGTGTTGCTTTAATACCGAAATCAATAGGAGCCATTTGCGTAGCGGTATTACGTAAACCAATAGCATCAGCAATAGAATGAGCAACTGTATTATTGCCACCATCATGTACACTAACTTTTTCTAAAGGAGTTTTGAAACCTCTTTTAAAAAAGCTTTCACGTTGTTTTAAATCTTTATATGTTAAATCAAATATATCTTTTGAATGAACATTATTTCTAATAGCTGCACGACCAGCAGTAAATTTAGTAGCTAATTTTGATGCTCGTGCAGAATTACTTAATAATCGTTTACCGCCTTTAAAGGCAAGAGCTGTAGCTATGCCAATACCTAATGTGGTTAACGATTTTCGTTTCCACTCATTGGCTTGTTCTTCTCTAGTTCTTTTCTTTTGTAATTCTTGTATTTTACCTAAATCTTCAAAGTATCCCATATGTATTTCCTATTAATACCCAGGGCGTAATGCTGGAGACATAGTATCTACATCACTTTGTTCTAATCCATCAATGCCATTTGCCAATACATTATCGTTAGCAAATTCTGGGAATTTCTTTAAAAATTCTTCCCGTTCTTTTAATTTGTCAGGGGTTAATTTATTGTTCTTGTCGCCACCACGAATTGTTGTTTGCGGTTTTTCTTCTTGTTCTTTTAGTTGTTCTTTTTGTTGTTGTTCTAATGCTAATTTTTCTAAGAACTTATCATATTTCTCTATTTTAATTCCCTGTAAATGAGATAGTATCCATTCAGCTCTTGTATAATATTTAATTGCTTTTTCCATAGGCCAATTTTCTACTTCTTCTAAATTAAGAGAAGGAAATGCCGCTAAAATCATGCAATTAAAAATATTATTTTCGTCACTTAAAAAAGCTAGACGTTCATTATCTAATACAGTACATAATGTTTCTACGTCTACGATAAGAGAAGCATCCAATATTTCTTTGCATAATTGTGTAGGTATACCAGCAGGACATTCATCTAAATCATAATGTTCTGGATATACTAAACAAGTTTGAATGACTAAATTTTCTTTTTCTAATTGAGTAAATTGGTCATCTTCATAAATTGCTTTATATTCAGCTCTGCCAAGAACTCTATATAAAAAGAACTCGTTGTCAATTTTAGACGCAACAATATTTTCATATTGGTCTACATACTTAGCAACGAGTTCCTCTATATTTATTTCTTGGGCTGAATCTTTTGTTTTAGAGTCAGCCATAAATATTAAAGCTCCTCTGTGTATACGTTAACGAAACCAGATTTAGCTAAAATTTCATCAGCCAACACTGTAGATAGGCCAGCACTTTCTTCAATTAAAGCGTCAACATCTTCAGGGAAAATAACTGTGTGTTTAAGAATAGCTTCTTGACGTTCAAAGCTTTTATCTTGTAAATCACTAGCATCAGCAACATTAGCTTCACCAGATTCTTTTAAAATAGAAATATATTCAGAACGTTTTAGCCGACGGAAAATAATATCATCGCCATCTAATGTAACACGATATACGTGCTTATATTCTTCTTTCCATTTTTCGATTTGTTCTTTAGAAATTTTATGTTTAGCCATAGCTAAGTCTCCTTTGTAATTATTATTTAATATATCTAACATCTTTAGCGTAGAATGTATAAATTTCTGTAACTGGATACCCTTTTATATTATCTACACCTAAACCATGATTAGCTTTTATTATTTTAACATCTTCTAATACGATATGTACAGTATCGCCTGCCGGACTTTTTTGTCCAAATACGATATCAATATCAAATGTTGGTTTCCATAAATAAGAAAATTTATCGGCTCTATATTCACCGACATCGCCATTATTAACATTATCAGTAATTACATTGTCTTGCCAAGTATTACGTTCATGTGTAGGAAGCTCAATTGTTTTTTGGGATTCAATTAATGGTCTATTAGATTTTCTAGCAGCTTCTAAAATTTGGAATAAATAATTAGGAGATGTAAAACGGATAGCGAATGTACCAGATATTAGTCGATTGCCAACCATATATTCATCGACAGTATAAGAATTATATCCATATGCATTTTGAACTGCTTGGTCAACTACCCAATCTATACTAGAAATATCTTCTACATATTCATTGTTAAAATATAATTCTGCATCAATACAAGAATAGTATCGTTTTAAATAGGCACTACCTTCTTGTACAGTTGATGAAGAACTTCGTGTTTTTCTATATGACACATTATATGGAACATATACAGGTGTTTTGTCTAATTGTTGAATGTCACTTTTAGCCTTTTCGCCTTGGCGAACATACTTTGACATATCATATGCAGGATAATATTTATTTGTCGTTTGCATTATGTTTCCTTAATGTCGTATAAGTTTGATGCTCTGAATAAATCATTCTTTATATTGCCAAAGAAAATGTATCCAGATTTTTTGTAAGTTTCAGTATCAATACAATAATATAAATTATAATCGAACTCATCATATCGTAATCGAATCGCATAATCTTTAGATGCTTTATATGTTGTGGTCGTAAATTCATCTGACACAACATTAAAACCGATTTGTACGATTTCATATGTATGATTGCCTTTTGGAATATCTAGCGATTTATTATATAAATTAATATTCATAGTTAAATTATCAAATAAATCATAGGCATAATCAAAATATGAGAAATAATGAGTTAATACAATATATAATAATTTATTTTTATTAGTCACAATAGCATTCGTATGAATAATAGAATTTACTATGTTTTTAAATGCTTTATTAACAGATGGAAATGCATATTGTTTTTCTGTTTCTATTTCATTAGAAATAATGTTTTTTGCTTCTTGATAGGATTCAAATCCATTGAGTCTAACTAATAGATTTTGAGTATATTCTTCTATTTCTAATATAGATTTATTATATTCATATTCGTATTGATTTTCTGATTCACTATATTTAGTAAAGTCAGATAATATTGTACCATGTTCATCAGCAATATAAAAGACTATATCACCCATTAAATTATTTTCGATTAGATTATAAATCATATGAGATGATGTAATCGGAATGGCTCGGTTAAACATAGTATTATTTATACTATCGTATTCTTTGCCGACAAGATATGTAATTTTATCTAAGTTCTGTAAAATATTATAGTCTTGAATTTCGACAGCTACCGTTTTATTAATAATACCCTCTTCTACTAATGGTCTTGATACAATAGTATTTTTAACTTCATGTTGACGTTCGTATAAAATACTTTGTTTATCAGTATCTGTTAAATTTAATCCAAAAGTAGGGAATGCAGAGTCAAGAACCATTGTGTCTGCATTAAATGTATCTGTATATTCAGATGATACAGTTTTATTGTCGAATTGATAATGAAGTAATCTTCCTAAGAAATCTTCATTATTATATAAATCTATATAATATAAAGTATTTTCTTTACATTTTAATGTAACTGTTGATTCATGTAAATTATGATATACTAATTTATTTTTTGTTTTATCAATAATATCTACATGGGTTACTGTTAATGGTACAGATACAATAATATTATTTTTATTATATATAATAGAAGTATCTTCTAACGCGTGATTCATATTAATTGTTTGAATATTTTCATACCGTTCTGCATTAGATACAATGTGATAATATGATTTTTTTTCGTTATCTGTTTTATCTTCTATACTATTATATAAATGTAATAAACTTTCTGTTTTATATAGATTTGGTTTTAATACAGCGTCTGTATTTTTAATAGTGAAAGTATTTAGTTCTGAACTTAATTTACTATTGTTAATATATTTTTTTAATTGGTCAATAAAATACATTGTGCTGGATAACATAATATATGTTCCGCATTCAGCCGTTGTATTATTATTTTTATCTTCGGCGTAAAAAATATAAAGTCCAGGATTTAATAAGCCGTGAATTTCTACTGTATCTGAGTCTGTTTCAATAGATAACTCATCTTCTGGGTGTGCTGCATTATAATATTTTAATGTAGTATACCCATTTTTATATTCATTATTTTTAATAATAATGCCATCAGATAATTGTCTAATAAATGTTAATGGGTATAAAGTATTTAACTTATTTTTATTAAGAAGCAATGCTCTCATGTCATTAGCCGCATCAATCATATATGAATTAATATGTTGCTTTTCTGATTCTAAGATGACATTGGCTTTATCTTTTTTAATCACTTCATCATTTAATAAAGACAGCACTGCTGTGTTGATAGCATATTTATATATATTTGGATAGTTAACAGGAATTTGTTTACTGATAGGCAAAAAAGAAATTTGCTTTGTTTTTGTTTCTTCTTCTTTATCATCTTTAAAAATAATATCTTCTGTATTTGTAACAGAAGTTTCTTTCGTTAAAAATTCAGGAGTTAATATTTCTTTATTTTTAATTTTCTTTTCGTATTGTTCTTTTTCTTGTATCCATTTAATAACTTCTTTTTCTGCTTCTTCTTGTTCTTTAGGAGAAGCTATTTTGAAGTCACCCCATTTAATTTTACAGCATTCATGGAGAACTTTTTGGAAAGTATCATCATCAAATTTTCCTGTACGAATATAGGCATCATATGCATCTTGATATTTTCGTTCGCACATGATTTTATTAATTTTAATTTTTTGTTGATTGGATTTTTCTTGTTCTTTTTTTGTTTGGTTGATATTTGGTTTATCTTTATCAATTTGTTGTTGCCACCAATCATGGTTATTAACGTCAGGAATTATTTGTTCCCAACCATCTTTCTTTTGTTGTTCTGGAATTTGTTCTGGAATAATCGGTTTATTTTCTTCTTTTTTAATTTCAGGTCTTTTTTTACCATGATGATGATGTCTAATTAATGCAATTAAACCAGCTAAGCCTGCTGCGATACCAGCAATTCGTTTTGTTTTTAAATTCCACCAAGAACCTTTTTTCTTCTCGTCAGTATCCCATACAATTTCTTCGAGAGAATCAGAAATATTTTTTTCTTTTTCTGCATCATTATCTTCAGCAGATAATATTTTATATGGTCTATCTATAATATTGGAGCGAGTAATAGAAGATGATTTTTCTTCTAATAAGTCTAATTTAGAATAACCAGCTCCTAAAGAATATCCTTCTTGGTCTAAATAATCTATATCTAATGCAAAAAATTCATACGTATTTTCTGTATAGAAATCCTCTATGGACATGACTTGTCCTTCGTTAACAAATGTAACTCCATAGAGAGCGATGCGAGCTTTATCCCCATATTCATTAGCCATAGCTATTGTGATATTTAATGGAGGCAATTCATCACTTAATGCATGAACTTTTGCTTTACCTTCTTTTTCTAGCCATTTTTCAAGGAGCTTTAACATCCAATGTTTGTCAAATACTTGAAAAACAAGCGAACCTGCAATTGTTCTGTTATCATACACATAAGCAATTGCGTTCATATTGCCAAGTACACGTACTGGCGATTTTTCATTATGTACTGAATATGAAATTGTTTTTACTGAACCAACTACCCCTGTAACGGCATTCCCACCACTGAGAGGTAATTCAAAAACACATACCATATCCGTTCCAGAGAAGCTTGTATACGTATCTACATATTTAGTAGCTATTGTTCTTGCTTCATTTGGCATATTATTATATTTCCTTTTTGTCGTAAAAAAATAAAAAAGGTTGAATTTTGTTTCAACCTTTTTTATTACTGTTAGTTTTTATTTTATTTAGATGCACCAGTTGCACTTGTAGCATCATCTTTTACTGCACGCATATATTCTACACGACGAGCAATGAAAGTACAAGCTTTTTCAGATGAAACATCATCGATAGAGAATCCATTGGATTCATTTAAAATTTCTACACCGTAAATAACTACAGTCGCTTTTTGACCATATTCATTTGCGAAAGAAATTGTAATATCGAATGGAGGAATTTCATCTTCATATTCTGGTTGTTGAGATTCAACAATATTATTAGTGATTTTATTGGCAGCTGTTGCTGTTGCACCACTTACACCTTCGAGTGCCATATCAGTCATTTGGCTATCCCATTCTTCAATAGTCATAGCTTCCATGTTTTTATGAGCACCAAGACGGTGGAATGTTTGTTGTTGTTGGATATGTTCTTTCAAACCTTCGATAAGTGCATCACGGTCAAATACTGTAAATACTAAACTGCCCGCAATCCCGCGTTTCGTTTATACCCTCTCTTTCGAGATATTTTAAAGGGACTAGACTATATCTTCATCTTTCCAGACTTTTTCAGCTTTTATATATTTTCGTTCTAAATAAACATTAGAATCTTTGTATAACCACTCTAATAATGCATTTGCTGTAGAAAAATTATATGTAATTTCATATACATTTTCAGTTCCTTTTTTCCTAATGGAATTTGTTTTATGCTTAACAAAATTCTTTGTTTGGTCATTTAATTCTTTTAGAAAATTTAAGTTACCGAGAATTCTTAACCTAATTCCAATATATATTTTATCATCTCTATATGCTTTAGCTGTTCCTATTGAACCATCTCCGTCTATATATCCACGAATAAAATGTTTTATATATTGTTTTTTGATTAAGGGAAATTTTATTTCTTTATGTTTATTATTAGTCGTCATAGAATAAAATTTTTTAAATTCTGGCATTCTTTTTTTACAACTAATTTTTAACATATATGATTTTGTGTTTTTTCTATATATTAGTGGTTTATCTGGAACAATTAAGTCTCTTAATTTTTCAAGAATCTTAATATCTTTTTCGTTTAGTGTTAATTCTATTTCATTATCACTAATATATCCATCAGCTGCTATAAAGCCGAGGAAATAATATAATTCTTCAGAATCTTTTTCAAAAAAGTCCCAGTTATAATTATATAAATGTTTGCCCATATTTTTACCTCCAAAATAATATTTTATAATTTCTATGTTTTTATTATATATTATTTTGAAGTGTAAATCAAGGTATTGCTGAAAAGAGATTCGCACTTCGATTTAATGGATTTTCACCAACCTAATAATAGGCCCTACTCCTAATGCCTTTTGGCCAATGGGATAGTCGTTGGGGCGTAAAACTTTTAAGTTAAACTGCCTGCTGATTGTCCAATTCTTACACTTTTTAAAACCATTGCCATTTATGTTTTCACATTTTGTTTTGGTAGTAAGACTTTAAGGAGTTTCCAGCATATCACGAATTTTATTTTAACTATGTTACCATAGAGAAGAGGCTAAATTAACCTCTGGATACAGAACGAAGCTCTGCGCTCCCCATCGTGTAGATAGGAGCCTTTTCCCGAGTTACAGAATAAGAAATAGCTTGTAATTCACCGATTACTGCTGTACCGAAAGTACAAACAATATCGCAACCGGAGAAAGAAGTATATGTATGAGTATACTCTGTTGCAATTGTTCTTGCCATTATTTATGTACTCCTTGTTGTACTAATTTAAAAATGTTAGATAGGAGAGGCATAATTATTATGCCTCTTTATATCTATTTATTTTATTACTATTATTTATCAGAACCTGCACTATCAATAGTATCAACCATTTTAATAGTGTTGCGAATTTCACGAATTTCGTAAATAGGAACGATTTGGTAATCAATTTCGATGACAGACATTTTGAGCAATTTAGGGTCATTGTTCATAACGAAGTCATATTTTTCAATCAATGTACCTGTGATTTTATCAAGGTTAGATTTAATAGCTGTTTTAAGAGCATTACGGTTAGCAGTATGGTTTTGTTTACCAATAAATGGTTCACCAGCTTGACGAATCAAATCTTCAACTGCACCTACAACACGAGAGCATGCAAGACGACGGTAGATAGAATCTGCATTAGCCATTGTTACGCCATCAGTAACTACGATGCCTTTTGTAAAGGAATTACGCATTGTTACGAAACCAGCAGATGTCAAACGAGACAATTGAGATTTAGATAACGCATATTCAAGGTTAGTTACGTTGATTGGTTGCATTGTAGAAGATTGGTCAAGGTCTAATGTAGAAACGAAGCCAGCGTAAGCACCTACGTTATTAGAAATGTAAGTGTAAGATGCATTGTCGATTGCTAAAGAAGATTGAGCAACTACTACAGATACGTTACGACCAATGTTGTATGGTAAGTTATTGCGGTCAAGCATGTTACGACCTACTGCATTTTTAGCATATAAGTCGAAGTTTGTTGCAATAAGTTTGTCAACCATTTCGCTGATTTTATCAAGAGAAGTAGAAGCCATACGTTTTGTACCGATTACGCCATGAGTTGGAGTTGTTTTTAACTCAGTATAAGTACAGTGCTGTGCCAATTGACGAGCAAAGTTATCAGTTGTGCGGAATGGCACACGCATAGTGTAGTCATAACCAACTTCTTTATCTGCACCGCAAGTACCAAGAGCTTTTTCTTCTGTTGGAGTTGCAGGATTCAAACCAAGAATTTCAGCAACCATATCGTCTTTTACAAGAGCACCATCTTCAGAAACTTTGAATGTGAATATGTTACGCAAGCAATTAATTTTATTTAATTCTTCAACGAATTCTTCCAAAGTCATGTGGTCAAAAATACCAGAGTTAATAACGATGCGGTTTACATCATTAAATTCAGAAGATTCAGCATATACAGAGATAGCTTGTTCATCTTCGTCTGGACGGTAAAGAGATTCTAGGTCACCAACTGGAATCAATTGAGCACCATCGATTTTGCACAAGAAAATAGTATCGAGGTTATTTACCAATGCATAATCTTTAGTGTCCATAGTTGTGCCAGTAACATCTGTCATATCTTCAAATACATATTTTTTAGCATTTGCGGCAGATGGTTTGGCTTGTTTTAATTGGTCATTAACTACGATGATACGACCAACGAATGCAGAACCAATGATAGCATTTGTATCGTAGTTAGCTGCACAATGTTGTACATCATCTAAATATTCAAGACCATTTTCAGTCAAGCGAGCTAATTTATTAGAATTTGTATCGAATACTACAGAACCAGCTTTATATACACCATTCTTAATAGCCTTACGAGTTTCATCGTAGCCTAAAGAATAAGAAGGATATACGTCATAGATTTCTTCAGCTGCAATAGCATCGATATCAGTAATCATGTTTTGTTCAACTTTTTCTAAAGTTACAGAATATTTCTTAGCTTTAGTAAAGTTCTTTTCATCGATAACTGGAGTAACAGAAATCAATTTATCCATGATGCTGAATTCTAAAGCAGATGCTTTTTTGAATTCAGATGCACGAGGTAATTTACCTTTAATTGTGTCATCAGCATTAGCACAAACAATAGCACGGTATTTAATTTCGGAATCTTCCAAAATAGAATAGATACCTTCTTTAATAGATACTGTGCGAGCTTTATCTTCTACTGGAGACTCAACGATACGAGGAGTGATTTCTTGACCAGCGGAATTTTTACGTTGTTCAGCACGAGCTGTGATTGCATAACCAGAACCTAAACGTCTATAGATTTCGAATTTAGACAAGTCTGTTTCTTCGTAATCAAAAGCATCTGGTTTAAACGCACGGTCAATAGCACCGTAAGTTTCCAAGAATTCCCAACCTTTAGTTGTTACTTGTACATCACGCAATGCTGCACGGAATGCTTTAGGGTCATTAGCAGGGAATGTAATTGGGAATGCTTTACTTACATCTGTGTTATATTTCAAACGACGGAAGTAAGGAGCTTCAACTTTATAAGGTAAGTTCTTTTCGCTTTTAGTTACATGGAAAGTTAAAGTAGTGCGACGGTCACATAAGGATTCATCACGACCAATTGTATACAAACCAGAAAGCATAGAACCGACTTTAAGATGGTTAGCTTCTGCGGAATGAGTTACATCATTACCTTCTTTATCAACGATAGTGAAATTCAATACGTTGTTGAAGACATAACGATTGAATAAATCAATCAAGTCTACAAGACGAGAATTAGCAGTTACATTGAAATCTTGATTCAAACGAAGTTCGTTTTTAATCATCATTTCGCTAGATTCAACAACACCACGTTGTTTTTCTACGATTGTTGCACGAGAAGCTGGTTTGTAGAAAGTAATTTTTTCATCACCATTAGTACCGTCAAACAATACGTAGCAATCTTTAGCGATATTAGAAGGGAATTGAGAAGACAATTGAAGACGGAAATCAGAATCAACTGCGAAATCAAAAGTCTTGGAAATATTTTTACCACCGATACGTACACCGTAAATTGAACGACAACCACGGTTCCAAGCATCTTGGATACCTGCTACCAAGGAAGCTTCTTTCAAAGTTTCAGATTGGTATGGTTCGCCGAAAATGTAACGAGCGTGTTCCATGGAATAAACTGGAGTTGGGGAACCAACTGGGCCATTGAAAGCTGTACCAATAATCAATACAGAATCAGTAGTGCCAAAAGCGGATTGGTCAAAGCCTGTAGAATAATCTTGTTCAACTTGCGTAATAACGCCAGGCAATTTACCAAGTTCTTCATTAAATAAGGTCATGCTCATTTAAATAAGCCTCCTATGAATTTATCATTATTAATAGTTATACGTATTTTTTAAATCAATACTCCAGAAATATCCGTATCGTAACTTACGTAATTTCTTTCTATTTCAACATAATATTGAAGACTACGTACTGATAAATTTTGACGATAATAATCGTAATTCTTATCAGAAAAACGAGATTTAAATACTATTTCAGCTACGCCTTGTTGTTTAAAATAACCAGAGTATCTGAACATTAACTCTTCAAAATCTCTCATTACCTTATTTGCTGTTATATAGTCACTGCCAATTATATTAAATTGTATAACACATTTAAATCTTTGTGACCAAACTTGTCCATGTCGTTTCCATCTATCATTTTTATCATCTGATTCTTCAATGAATTGGTTGATAACACGAGGTTTTAATTCAAGTTTTGGTTCATAACTAATAACATCAAATTGGATAATAGGATGATTAATTGGTACTTGTTGGTCAACAACGAATCGTGCACCTTCATCAGGATTAAATTCTACATTATCTTTTTTCAATGCCTTTACTACAAGTTTATTAATCATAGCAAATAAATCATCGAGGTCACAATTTTTATCGGCTTGTTGTTTATCTATTTTAATAGATAAATCTTTACCTATTGCTGATTCATTACGTACACCAATTTTTTCATTATCTAAATCTACTGTTGTTTCTTTTCTATGTATAGTACTAGAATGAACTTTATTTAGAGGCGTTGTTTGTGCCTCTAATCGTTCATCTAGTAATTGTTGCAAATCATCCATTATACTTCAACCTCCTTAGAGATATGAATTTTTTCAATTGAATTAATAGGAACAATTTCAAAATTAACGACGATGACAATTGTTCCTTTTCCGCTTTTATATACGTTAATAGAAACAATTGCCCATTCTTTAATTAATATCCCTACAATAGAATCTAAAAATTGTTCTAACTTTTCTTGAATTTTTTGTTTTTTATACTCTGAATATTGCATACCCATATAATCAGAAAAATCAAGAATACGCTCTATGTATTTTTTAATCATAGAAATCGTAACAATTTTTTCAGTATCTCTAGTAAGGCGACAATTCAATAAGTTTTCTACTGTCGTTTCTCTTACAGAATGAGATTTAAAATAGGCATATAATGGATAATCCCATGCATCTAAATGGAAAATAGCTTCTCCCAGTATATCCGAAGTAGGATATGTACCAGGAGAAGTTGTTGCTAATAATGAAGCTAATATAATATCAGCCATTTCATTATTAACTAAATTATTAGCCACAATAATAATATTTTCTAAATTAGCATTTTCAGAGCAGCATCGTCTAAATAAATCGTAAGAGTCATTCATGTATGTATTAAAATCATCTATTGTTTCATATAATGATGCATGTTTACCAGATGCAATAATAGTAGATAATTTATTAATTCCAATATTTCCTAGTGTATATGCAAAATAATTATGTTTATATGAAGCATCATTAGAATCAATAAAAGAATCATCTATCATAATATCTGGACAAACAATAAATGCAAAATCATAATCAGATGCAATATTAGCTACATCTATAAAATCATCTTTAGTTTGTATATTAGAAACAAAGATTGATTCTACTCCGATTTGTTTAGCTAACACATAAGCTTCTGTCAATTTAGATTCACCATATAATCGTAGCATATCTTTAAAAGAAGTGATATGTCTAATTTCTTTTAACGCATAATTCGTTGCACCAGAAGCTACTATTAAGATGTTATTGTGTTTATCAAATGTTAGCGTCTCTTGTAGTGTATCGCTCATCTTTATAGCCAGCCTTTCTTAGTGCATCACGAATATTATTAAATAATTTATCTCTACCGCTTTTTACTGGTGCAGTTTCAATTCTCCAATATACAATATCATTATCATCAGAACGTTCATAATATACATCAGATACTTGGTCTAACTCAGTAGCATCATAAATAATGTCTCCTGGTTTAATATCAATATCTATATCTTTATTATTTTTTGTATAATATACATTCATGATATTTTTTTCAGCAAAACCAATATTGCTTGCGCGAATCGATACAGCTAAATTTAAATTAGCTGCATATTCACGAGTGAAACGTAATTTATTCCCTAATCCTAAACAAGTTGGACAATCTGGATTTGGTTGCTTACTGACATCATTAATGCAATGACATTGTTCTTGTTTTTTAGAGATAAACCAAACTGGGTGTGACCATAAATCGATTACTTTTCTAATATTAGGGTCAAACCAATGATTACAATTCAATGGCTTCATTTAATTAACTCCATTGAGGAACGCTACGAGCAATTTCTTGTAAAAGAGATTCTGTAGTGGTCCATTGTACATCTGTATTGGAAGAAGATTTTAAACCAATACGAGTAACTTTAGGTTTAGCACGTCCTTCTGGCCAGTATCCACGAACGGCATCTTCCCAAGTTTTTAATTGTTTATTTAAATCATCGAGTAAATCTTTTAATGTTCCTAAATCTTTTTCATGTTCGTATTCAATAACATCTAGTTTATATCGATTGTCTTTATCGAATCCAGTACTCATAATCATTCGCATGAGACAATCGTAAGTAGCTTTGAGTCTTACAAAATTTTCTACGGCAAAACTATCTGTTTTAATTTTAGATTTTGTTTGCGAAATAATGTAATCTGCATATTTAGAGGCATCTCTAATATAAGAACGCATATTGTTATCAGGAATTTCATAAGCATCAGTAATCATTTTTAACGATGTTAATGTACAATACATTGGTTTATATTCAGTTCGAATCGTAAATGTTTTAGATTCTAATGCATTACCATCTTTGTCTTTTAATCCAGAGACAGTAAATGTGTAATCAGAATTCGCTAACACTTCTTTAGGAGCGATTTTTATAATGTCTTTTGTATTTTCTTCATAGCTAATTTCAGCTACAATTCGTTCTTTAGCCATTATACATCCTCCCTTACAATTCTAACTTTAATATCAGATATATCTACATCAAAAGGAAAATCGATTAAGAAATAATCAGGTAATGGGTCTGCATACGCTTCATATTCTAAAGTATAGGATTTACCGTCACTCACTTTTTGTTTCGGACTTTCAATTCTATCTACAAATTCGATAGCATTACCTACAACTTCAGGAGTTACATCTGTATCTTTTAAAGCATCAGTTTGTGGTGTTTCATGAACCAATCCTTTTTTAGTAAAAGTAATGGGTGTGGACCACATACCATAATTCTCTGCATTTAATTCTCGCTGAGAACGCATACGAACATAATATTGTCCATTATCTGTAACTTCTTTTAATAGAATACGATATGCATGTTTATCTTCTGTTTTATATTTATCATGGTCTATATAACTTCTATATAAGATATTATAGAAATTATTATCGGAAGCGACTTCTAAGTAAAAAGCTTCTTCGAATTTACTTTTACTAATCTCTTTCCATTTTAATTCAATAGTACCTTCACAAGCTTCAAAATTAATTGGTGAAGTAATTTCTACTTCTGATACAACATCACTTTTAAAAGTAATGCGTCGCATCATAGCCAAATCTAACTTTTTCTCTGTAATAGATTGAATACCTGTGTCAGTAATGACCAGGTATTCATCTCCAGGAACAACCCATTCTCTAAATTGCAATTGAATAATATTTCTGTCAACAATAACATTAATAGGCGCGATATGTTTTGTTTTATTATTTAATACATAAATATTATTATTATCGACTGTATCTTCATCGATATCCATACTGCATTTAATAAAAATAGATTGGTCTTGTAAACTAGGTACAACTGCTAAAACAGAAAATTTAATTTCTGCCATAGAGTATTTCCTTTATAAATTATTCAGTTAATGGGTTAACGATAACTGCTTGTACGGATTCTTCCAATTCATTAATGAAGATATTAACGACTTGCATTTCAGCTGTAGCAGGAATTTCGAATACGCCATCACGTTTTTTAGAACGTGCAGTGAATTTTTTAACTTCTACTTTTTCGCCTTCTTCACCGATTACATAATATAAACCAGTTACATCTGTACCAACTTTATAAGAAATAATTGCTTTTTTAGCATCAGTAGATTGGTCTGCATTAATTTCGCAAGTTAAATCACGAGCATCTTCTTCTTCAGTTTCTGTATTTTCTGCATCAGCTGCTAATAATTCTTCATCAGTTGGGCCAGATACTTCATCAAGAGTAGCTTCAGATTCATCTGCTACTGGAATAGTATTAGCATATACGGGTTTATTTACTTCTTCTGTATTAGGAACTAAATAATATTTACCTTCATGTTCCATAATACGAACTTCAGGAATATCACCACCAAGAGTACCACTTTGTAAAATAATAGTACCCATACGTACAGAGCGACGAAGTTGAGCACAGTTTGTACCAGATGGAATAGCTGCTGTACGTTTACCTGCTGTTAAATATACACCAGATAATTCATCATAATAACCAGCTTGACCAGGTGCCAAGCGAACTACTGCGATTTGAGACATAAGTTTCTCCTTTGATTTTTTATAAAAAATATAGGGCGGCTATATTGCCGCCCTAGTGTAGGTCTTTATTATTGACCTTTATTATTTAAAGAATTCACAGTCGCTGCGGACAATGTATTTGTCAATGTAACTGTAGGAGGTTCTGGGTAAGTAGGAGCCACTGCAAGATTGCGAGCTACTGTAATACCACGACCATTGTCGAGGATACCTACGCCATAACGTTCTTTACATTTCAAGAGACGAATGTCACGTTCTGGGTCAGTCCAGTTATCAGTGGACAATGCTTCTTTTTCAGCAATAACGCCAACAGAACTGCGGTCGATGCAGTACATATCGAATTTTTTGTTAACTTTATCAAATTTAACAAATGGAGAGAAAGATACGGAAATTGGCATTGGAAGACGACCTTGAACTTGGTTAGGTTGCATAATGAATTTTTGAGGACCTTGTTCAGCGGATAAACCAGAAAAACCAGGAGTACCTTGTGTAGCACCCCAAGGATGAACTTGAGAACCACCCAATGCACCGTAAGTCAAACCATTACCAATCATGGAGTTACGAGCGAATACTACCCAAGTCAACGGATGCATAATCACATCTGTTGGTGTCTTATCATTAGCCATTAAAGCTAGTACTAAATCCAAGAAGTCTTCAGTAGTCAATGTGTTATTATAAGAACCATCTTTATTCAAACCATGAGTACCAGCTTCTGGAATTTGTGTACGCATATCGTTGTCGAATACTGGAGTGCCATGAGTAGAGAATGCATTAAAGCACCATTCTTCTTTATAGCGAGCCATAGCTTGACCCATTTTACGAATGTTGATACCGTAGATATCCCAAGAAGAATCTTGAACAGCTTCTTCTGTGATAGTTACTTTCAAACCAATTTTCTTCACGCGGATTTCCAATTGGCTGTTTTCTACAGTATTGAAATCTACGGAATCTTCGTTGTAACGTCCGCCTTCGGCAACTTCGCTTGCACGCAATTCGCCAACTACTGGAATTACATATGTAACAGAGGAACCACCTTCAACATGAACAACGTTCATGAATTTAGTAGCTAGATATTCAGGTTCAGCTGCTTCACGCAATTGACCTTCGATTACTTTAGGAATTAATTGAACAACGTCTGTAGACATCAAGGATTCTTGTACGGATACGCGACCTTTGTCATAGTTGCCGTTAATGTTCAATACCATTTTTTCCATCAAATCATAAGTATTAGGCATAACAGCTGGTTTTTCTGTAGCTTCGCCAGCTTTGAATTTTTTCAATTGAGCTTCGGACAATTTGCGACCTTGTGCAATTTTGTTCAAAGTTTCTGTAAGTCTCATAGACATGTATAAATTCTCCTTATCGGGATTAAATCAAATATTTATATAAGTCCGCCCCATTTAGGGGCGGTATGTATAAGATTATTTTTGTAATAAGATTTTTACGGAACCAACTACACCGTCCCAATCCATGAATGTAGGAACACCAGATTTACCTTTTACTTGGTATACTACACGAACGGACAATGGTTTTTTGTTAGCTTTAACTGCATCTGCAATAGCTTTCAATGTAGCATTTTCTTGGTCTTTAGCACCAATAGTAATGATACCTTGAGCTGCATTTACATATTTAACTACGAAGTTAGTACCAACTACTTGACCAACTTTACACAATTTAGCATCAGCTGCCCATGCTGTGTCATCAGCTGGAATAGCGATTGGAGTTTCACCGATATCAAGGAGAATTGTACCTTCTTTAATATTTACATCAGGAAGACGAACGATTACATCGTTGTATTCTTGCATTGCAGAACCGTCATGTGCTTGAGACAAGTCAGCAGAAGCACCAAGATGACCTACTACTTGGTCAGCTACAACTTTAGTGAATACATTAGCACCATCAGTCAAGCCAGGGATACCAAGGTCATTATAACGAAATTCTGGATTCATACGAGGGTCATACAAATCAATGCGGTCAGATGCAAGCATATGAAGGTCATGATTTAAGTAGTTTTTATCGTATGGGTAGCCAGGGTAAGTGTTAGTAGAATTATAAGGGGAATTTTCTATAGCATCTTCGCCACGGCGATTAGTTTTACGATATACAGTTGGGTTGAAATATTCAGAATTCATGCGGTCTTCAAGAGCCCATGTAGCCCATTTAGCTGCACCTTCTGGAACTAAATCAGTATTGACTGCATATACAGTACCCAATACTTGTTGACGTTCCAATTCATATTCTTGAATATCCATACCAGCCATCAAATCATTGAAGTTCAAGATGGAAGGAACGATACGACCATTTTCGTCAGAACGTACTAAGCAACCTGGGAACAATTGGCCGTAAGCGCTACCCCAAGGGTTTTGCTCTGCCTTATCTTTATAAGCAAACCAAGGTAATTCAACCAAAGCGTCAGTACGAATTGGACCAGGCATAATACCATTGAATGCGTCGTCATCACGAGTGTATTCATTACGTTCAATAATACCGATAGGTACATTGCCAAGACGAATTTCGCCAACTTTAGGAACAACACCAGTAGTTTTTACACGAACAAGACCAGTGCCTTCTTGCATTTCTACTACTTCATCAGTATAGTCAGCTAATTGACCAATAGCGTCTTTCTTTTCTTTTGTAGGGCGGAAACAAGTTTCTTCGTAAGTGTCAGACAAACCTTTAAGTGGAGTCCAATCACGACCGATAGATACTTCAGGAACATCTTTACCAGATGCTACTGGAGATACTAAAGATTTAGCATTAGCTGCTGTTTTGAATTTATCGCCAGCTTTACGCAAACGAACAGAAGCACCACCGTTAGCTAATGTCAATGTAGAGAATTTCTTTTCAGATTCAGTGTCTACTAAATCCATACGAGGGTCAACTGCCACTACACGACCTTTAGGAATAACGATTTGGTTATAACCAACGCCGAAACCATAACGGAATAATGCTGGCAAACGGAAGTCAAATGCATATTTAATATTTGGAACATCATGTTCAGATACGTTAATTTGCGTATTTGTACGATTGATGCGGTCATCAGAATGGTCACGGTAGCCAGGAAGGTTAGCTTGGAAGCGAGAACCATCATAACCTGGGCTCATGATTTCTTTATTAGTGAAATTTCTAGGGTAAAGTGCCATTTAAAAAAGCCTCCTAATTATTTATGAGTATTTAAAATATCAGAGAAGATGTTGTAAAATTGTTCTTTCAAATCAACTGTTTCAACTTCTTTAACATCTTTCTTTTCTTCAGATTCTTTCAAAGAAGGGTTTTGTAAAGTATTACCCAAGTTAGAAATATCTTTATCTTTTTTAATTAAAGATTCTTTGAAGTCTTTAGACAAATCGCTAATAGAATCTTTAATAGATTCTTCGGAACGATTTTTAACAGCTTCAACATCAACGTCAGAATGACCTAAAGCTTCACGCATAGTTACAAAGTTTTGAACTAAAGCTTCTTTCAATTCAGCTTTTACTTCAGCAACTTGTGCTTCTAAGCCTTCACGCATTTGTGCAGCTTCTGTCATTTTTTGAGTTAAATCATCTTTTTCTGTTTTAAGACCTTCGAGCTCTTGTTCGAGGGATTCTTTAACAGTAGTCAAATCAGAATTAGTTTTTTCTAATTCAGCGATTTTTTCAGAAGTTTGAGTTGCAGCTTCTTTTAGTTCAGTTACTTCTTGTGTAAGTGCAGTAACTTTAGCTTCAGATTCTTGCAACTTAACTTTCAAATCTTCAGGCATATCAGTTATGTCTCCTTTAGTTAAGTTTAAATCTTGATTAAGACTTTCAGCAAAAGCCTTTACTTTACTATTACTTGCAGTAGCAGGATATATATCAATATTTTTTGCATACATATCGCTAGGAACAATTACATAGCTAAGTTCTTTTGCTTCCATTTCGTGGATATCCCAGTAACAGGTCTCTCCATTATATATAGCACCACGTTCATGTTCACAAGTTTCTCCATTAGCCAATTCTTGACCACAGATAGAACATTTTACGGAATGAGCAATTACACCAATAGATGTTGTTTCTAATAGTCCGGATTTCACATCTGCTTTTGCTTGTTCACCAGGAATGTTAACAGTGAATAGTAAAGCAGGAGTTTCAGAACGCGTATTTTTAGTTATATATTTTGCTTCACAAATACGGCCAATAATTTCGCCATCTTCTTCATTATGATGTTTAATTAATGGTCTTCGATAGGGATTTGTCCAAGATGCTACAGATTTCTTTAAGCAATTTGGAGTATATCGAGTATAATTTCGTGTCGCAAATGGAGCTGCATGGATACCTTCAATTTCTACCATAATAGAATTAGGGTCGATAACTGAACTACCAGCGGCCTCACTTAAATCTAAGTGCTGGTTAAATCCATCTACAATTGATAAAAAGTCTTTATCAATCTGTTCCTTAATCATCATCGCCATCGTTATTCACCGCCTTTCTCTGGTTTAATTTTGCAAGAGCAATAAGCGTGAAATGGTGGAATATCATCTAAACTAAAATGATTAGTATCGATGATGCTTTTATGATGCTTCTTATCTTCACTGTTGCCAAAATCTACGTATACTTTATTTTTTCCAAGGGCATTACAGGTTTTAACATAAGCATACCAGTAAGATTTTGATACAGTATATTCAGTTAAGAAGCGAACACGATATTCAAGAGAATTAAATACAGCTTCTTTTTCTTCTCGGGTTTCACATTTTTTAATACGTTTGCTAATTTCTTTGAAGATATCATTAATTGTATTTTTAGTCTCTTTTACGATATTAACAGTTTGTATATCAAAAGTAAAGTCTGGCTTTTTACTTCCACAATCTTTAATTGCTTTTTCGTATCCAGCTAACATTTCTTTTTCCATATATTTTTCAAGCATTTTTAAAATACTTTCTCTTGTGAGAGGTATAGTAAAAGCGTCTTGATTTTTAACATCGTCACATACATCATTACGCATTGCTTGGAACTTATTATATATTACACTAAAATTTTTTTTATAAATATCTATATTTTTTTTAGTGATTTTATTTCTGTCAGTTGCAGATTCTGCAAATTCTTTAATATTTACAGATGTTTTTCCATATTGATTTTCTGGTTGTGCAGTATTAGAAACTTGTTTATTTTCATCTCCCGCATCACCTTGTTTGCCTTGTGGATTTGTATTGTCTCCAGATTGAGAACCATCTGGTGTTAACATACCTTTACCGGCCCATACTAAATCCATTTTGTTTTTTTGTACTACTAAATTAGCATATACATCATCAATAGAAATATTATCTGCTCGACGTCCAAGTTCTTTACGTAATTCTTCAAATGTAATCGCATTACCTTGATATTGATTTAAATAATGATTTTCAACTTTAACTTTAGTTTCTAAGTTAATTTCATTAAACTCAAAAGACACAATATCGGCTTCATTAAGGATTGGATTAAATCCACCTTCTAATAATAATTCATTAAATAAATTATTCTGTACGAAGTTAGAAATACTTTTTTGGAAATATTTTACAGCATCATGTACTTGTTCTTCCATAGAGTCAGCATCTTGTTTTATCCCGCCACGACCCATCATAGAAGTCGATAAATATAATGCAGAGAATACACGTTTTTCAAAATATTCTAAATAGGGTTGTGCATTTAACGCTACATTATTAGCACCAAGATTTTTAAATTCAACTTTTTCATTCGTAATAATTAATCCATCATCAACTAATTGTTCTACGACTTGTTGAGCTTCTTTAATTTCTTGGTCAGTTGCCATCATACCCTGTTGAGGAATCCCGACTTTCATTTGTGTAATCGGGAATAAACAACGGTAAATTAAACGTTCTACATTACCTTCAATACGTCTAAGCATTTTTACATCTTCTAAGGCAGATGCAATTCTTGGCGTACCGAATGCATTAGAAGCTTCTTTATCAATATAAAAATGAATGATATCAGTCGGCTTAAATTTAACTGAATCATTTCCTAGCGTTTGTTCATAGCGTTTAATAGCACCATTTGTATCACGCTGAATTTTTATAGTAGCTGGGTCAATTCTAAAATAACCACCAACTGCTTTACTGTCATAAACAGGGTTGATTTGTAAATCAGATAAATTAACACCAGAAAAATCTGTACGACTTTTTACGAGAAAAGCATTTGAATAAGCAACTAAGTCATTGCCTATTTCAATTAATAAATTACTAAATGCTTCTCCTGTCATAAATGACATGAGTCGTAAACGTTTTCTAATATATTCTGCGGCTGCATCATTTTCACTAACGATGCTATAGCCAGCTTTAAAAATAAGCTGACTATAATCCGTTACAAATCGTTTAATATAAGAATCTGATTTAATAGCTGCTTGAATTTCCGTTAATGAATATTCAGCTTCTGTTAAATCATTAGATTGAGAAGCACGACCTGTTGCTTTAATCGTAAACTTTTTAATATCGTCTTGACTAAAGGCAGGTGAGCTTCCACCAGAAGACCCTTGTTTTTTGGCAGGAGTTGATGTGGCCCCAGCTTCTTGTATTTCTGGAATATTTGGTTTCCAGAATTTTAATGCATCAAGAAGAGCCATGTTTTCTCCTTTATAAAGAAAATATATTTTCGTCTACAGTATTACTACTGTTGTTGCTTATTATTTTGTGCATTACGATTACCAGTAGTTTTTTGTGTATTTTTTTGGTCTACTGTAGTTCCTTTTACGATGCCAGCATTATCAGTTACATTATCAGCGACTGTATCTTTCGTTACTTTCACAAATAAAGAATTAGTCGCATAAATGTCTACACCATTTTTAATAAGCATAGCTTTTGCTTGTGCTTCTTTAACTGAATCATCGAGAATATCATTTAATAGTAAAGCAGATGAATTTAAATATTTATATGTGTTATATAAAGCATTTTTATATCTGCTATCATAATTAGCTCTACTTTCACGTAACAAAGCATTACTATGAGATTGTGTATATTCAGAAGAATCTTTATATTCTTCTCCGTAATAACGTTCTCGTTGTGCTTCAGCTGCATGCCAAGCTCTTAGATGCATAACGGTTTCATCAACTGTATGTGTTTTTTTAAATAATCTAGTTTTTTGTTTTCTAACAATTTGACTTCTGATAATATGGTCTCGACAATGTTCTAAACTATTGCCAGGAGGAACGACTACGGCATTGCCATCAAATTCCTGAATTAATTCTTTTACGGATTCAACACCACTGTCTGCGACAAGCATTAACATTTGTTGATAATATTGTCGCATAATCATTTGTAGGCGTTCTAAATAATCTTCTTGTAATTGAATAATATCTTTATTGTAATCATCTTGAATTAATTGTACTAAAGTTTTCGGCATTTCAATTCTAAGATTAATTGTTTCTGGTTCAGAGAATAAAGAAGGAATATCTTTATGGCCTTCAATCACAGGTATATGATTTGTATCTACTGTAGGTACTTCTTTTGGAGTTTCGTATGTTGGGTCATCTGGTTTAGGATGATTGCCTTTAGGGAATCTATTATGTAGTCTATCGATTAATTTATCGATAATAGCATGTCCTAAAAAATTTACATCATCTGGCAATAATTCTTTAATTTGTTTAAAGTCTTGAATAATATCAGATGGTTCTCGTTGTTCTTCATCTAGTAAGGCTTCATTAGGATTTTCTAATTGCTGTCTTAAAAAACGAGCATCTGAGTCATATTGATTATCGGGTCCAAATGATGGACGATATAATATATTTTTATTTTCGTCTTCCATTTACCACATCTTTCTACCAGGAGAGTTACCGCCACGAGCTCCCCAAGAACTACCTCCTGAAGAGCGATTGCTTTTACCAGAACCTAATGGAACAGATACCCATTTTTGATAATCGCCACGACGTTCACCTGGTCCTTTACCGATTTGTTTATATTGTGTGTCTCTTTGTTTCCATGCATCATTCATTTCTTCAATACGTTTCATACGCATTTTAAAACGAGTGTCTAATGGATTTTCTGTCATAGTGACACTAAAATTACTTTTAATTCCCTCAATAGCTTGTGCAACTTCTGGGAATTTTAATACGAATGCTAAATGAGCTAAACCTAATGCATCAATAAAATGTTCATCTTTAGAAGTAAAAATAGCTTTGCCATCAGAACTATATCGTTCAATCGTATAGTTTACTAATTGTCTATAGATATGTTCATCATATGGGCATAAAGCAATTCTATCTCGTTCGAAAGATAATTTTAATTGATTCACCATAAATTGTTTAACTGGTTCTTTCGTAATCATTCTAGTAATTGGGTCAATTACATCTAGTTTTTGACTAAATTGATAACCAACTACTTTGTCTTTTAATCCAGATGATGGATGTTTATCACCATAAATATGAAGACGCTCTAGCTGATAGTCCTAATTGTTATTAACCTACAGTTTTTTATCTGTAGCTCTGGAGGTTCCCCTCATTTTCATCGACTGGTCATTTCCAGTCCAGTATAGCGTACATTTTCATGCAATTTTTATATCTAACGCATGTCGGGCACTCTTGGGAAAATTATATTCTTATACAAATAAGGTTCATTTCCTACGCGTTACAATGCTATATACTTTTTATTTTATATAGTTATCTCGGTATTAGCTGGGGCTAGCTTTCACCGATATTGTCCGATAATAATCTTGCAGTTCTGTTAGACTTTAACGCAAGACGGCGGTATTTTAAATAATTATCATGTTTTCTTTTTAGGTATATTGTCGCATCTTTATATAATCTATCCAAAATCATTATCGCATATGGTCCGCCATAACTTGAATGAAAAACATTGTCTGTATGATAGAAACTATGTATTTTGTTTTCATGTAATCCTGTCCATTTTTGATATGAATCTAAAAATTCTTTTGTTCCTAAAATTTCAATTATAATTTTAGAACCTCTTTCATTAGATTCTATTGCTCCATCTCCATCCATATAGCCTCTTACAAAATGATGCATTAAATGTTGCGGAACTATATCGTTTGTTGGAAATTTTAATGTATAAGTTTTTCTAGGTTTACAACCTAAATTAATTAAATCATTTTTTATTTTTTGATTACATGTTGCAAATTCATATCCGATATATTCTTTATTATCTTTTCTTTTTATTCTTTTAGTAATTTTTTTTGTTTCTAACTTAAAAAATTCTCTATATTTTTTTAAATGTTCTAAATCTTTTTCAGCTAATGCAAGTGCAACAATATTGCTTCTATCGCTTACATTTCCATCAGCATATAAAAAACCTAACCAATACGCCTTTTCTTCATTATCTATTTTTTCAAATAAAGTTTCTGCATATGCATAATCATTTTTTGATAATTTTTTTGGATTTATATTTCTAACATATTTAGGATTACTTTTGTAACCTAATTTTCTTAGTTCAATACTAACTGTTTTTCTATTTACATTTAGTATTTCTCCAATTTCTTTATAAGATTTTTTTTGATTATATAATTCTTCTGCTTTTGATATCCATTCTTTCATTGGTAATATCCTTTCTTAAAAAATTTTCAAAAATAATATTACCAATTGAATATCGCAATAACCACAAAAAAAATTATTTAAAATATTTGTCCACCATAGCCGCGGTCACAGAATATCCATGATGGATTATATATTTCATTCATTTCAATAATACTATTAACAGCATTATCTAATGTGTATTCACCTTTGGGTATTTCGATACGTTGCATAACCATGAATTGTTGTAAGTCAGGAACATATTCTAATACTAATAAAGAAGAACCTGCTTGATAAGCATCATAATCCACACCCATACATCTCCAAGGATTAGGAGGTGCTGGATTATATCTAGTGTAATTAATAAAATTAGGACGTTCTCCAAATTCTTTTTCAGCACGTCTTAGTATTTCATCTGTTGGTGGTAAATAACAATAATTAAATTTATTTCTTGCGTCATCAATCATTGTTTTATTAAAAACACCAGAATCTTCTGTGCCGAATTCTGCTAAGATTTCATGTTCATAAGCAGAAGCCGTCATAGTAGATTTAAAAGAATCATCCATTTCTTGAGTAAAGCCAGGATTATCATGACTAGGATGGTAGTGTTCCACATAGCCCATGTCTCGATTTGTACACATATTATAGAATGTACCGCGTTTACCGGTTGGTGTAGATGAAGCTGTAATACCAATATCATCACGTTCGGCAGCAATCATAGCAATGGTATCATAGTCTCCATCGGCCATATAATCGAGTTCGTCAAGAAATATCCAGTCGGCTTTCTGACCCCTCATACTGGCTGCGTTTGACCCCGAAGATGCACCTGTCGTAAAACCTAAAATAGCAGAACCATTTTTAAATTCAATCATATATGGGCTATTAATTAATCGTTTTACTTCATTATCTAATAAAGGACTATTAGCTAAAATTTCTTTTAATCGCATCCAGAATGCATTAATTTGATGTTCGTAAGGAGCGGCAAATAAAACACGAAACGCTGGTTTAGTTAATGCTTTATATAATGCACTTACAATCATCGTTTCTGTTTTACCAGTATTATGTGTAATGAATTGATTCGCTACGAAATTATGATATGTATCTACTTCGATATCGTAAGTCATTTCTGCTGGCAAATTTTTCATATTCACGATGCGCCCCCACATAATCGTATCGCACGTTAATATTTCGTCGTATTCATGAATACCGAAATGGTGCAATACAGTTAATGCAGAATCTAACGATTTATTATAAGACACTTCGAGTCCTAATTCTTTTAATATTTTTTTCTTTTTCGTTTTCGTTAAGTTATCAAGTAACTTAATAATATTTCTAGGCACGAATGGATTATCATCATAATAATCTACAGAGTTTTTATAAAATGCATAATCTTTTTCTGAGAATTTATCTTTAATATATTGCAATCCAAATGTTTCTATTGTTTTAATCACGAAGATATTTTTATCTATCGTGAAATCACTGAAATTATTTTCTAAATGAGCATCACCGAAGATACCGAATTGTGTTAATATATTTCTGATACCCGCGATTAAATAACTTCTATTATTCTGGAATGTAAAATTTAAAAACCGAGTATTATATTCCACGATTCTTTTTTTCTTTACGGTAGTATGTGTTTTAAATAATTCATTAAAGAAAATAATCAAATCTTCTTTTCGTAACGAAGCAATGTCATTAAAATTACCATACCAACCATACCAATGACATAACTTTAGTATCTCTTCGTTTTTAACTTCGAAGAAGCATTCATCTTCTGTACTTAATAAACGTCCGCCCATATTTTTAACAGCTTTACTGACTACTTTATACGCAGGCGAATCTTTTAATAATAAAAAGCCATGACGTTTATTTTTGTAAATATAACTATTATAGATATTAGCTATCAAACGAATTTTATTTTCTTCCATGGTATTGTCACCGAAGAAATTAATTTGACTCGCAATAGCAATATGGTCATCGTAAGTTAAATCTTCTGTATTTTTCCAACCTGTAGCTGTTAAAAATGGATGATTATCGGTTACGATAATTTGTGTACCGAGATGCGTTTTTATATATTTTAATGGCTTAACACCATTTTCCCATATTCTAGCTTTTTGTTTATGTTGCTTATAGGTTTCCATATCATAAGCAACGACACTAAAATCATCAGGAGTTTTTTCAAATATATCTTTGGCTTGTCTATATCTTCCTTGTTGACTATCAAAAATCATAGTTCTGCCAGCGACACAGCGACGCCCGCATCTAAATACTAGACGTGTATGTGTATCTCTTAACATCTCTGCTTGATAGTCACGAGCAATCCATGGCACTACCTTTTTTGTTTTAGGGTCATTCGTTCTAATGAAAGCTTTAGCCCATAATACAGGGTCGCCCATGATTTCTTTCATTTTGGCTTTTTCTATTTCATTTAATTTAAATGCCAAAAGAGAAATCCTCCTTTATGTAAATTTAAAAAATAATATACTTATTATAGTATAGCACAAAAGAGCCTAGTTTTCTACTAGGCTCTTTTATCATTATCGTTTCATATATTTGGCTTCATTACCCATGACTGCCATTTTATTATTATATTGTGTTCGTTTCATGACATTCATGGCTGCTTGACGCATAGTATAAGCACCTTCTGTTTCATTAAATATAGCATTCTGGAATGGAGTGCCATTACCTCTATACATCATAGTATATTGATGTTCACGTAATGCTTGATAGCCTTTAATCGCATATTCAGGAGCATTCATAACTGCTTGTGCTCCTAAATACGTACCCATACCGAATAAACCTAAACCAAATTCAGCAGCGCCTTTCACTAAAGATGAGCCAGTGCTATTGCCTTCTTGTTTACTATCATTATATGTACTATAGCCAGCTAAGCCACCCATAGCTATATTCATTTTACTAACGTCAGGTTTAAAACTAGGTCTAAGTGCTTTACCACCAGTTTTTAATAATGATACGGCTTTACCTAAAATCATTTACCGATTTTACCTAACATACCTAATGCACCAGCTACACCTAAACCAGTACCAGCTGCTGTACCGATACCTGCTGAACCTTGACTATCACCAACACGATTACCAGCAATACCAGCACCAGCTACAGTACTTGCTACAGCTGCACTCGTAATACTTGCTTGCAATCTATCGCCACGTTTCCATGCATCAGCAATTGTTTTGAAACCATTAATCGGTTTATTAAACATACCCATAATCTTAATCCTTTCTGTATAAATTATATAAAGATTTTATACTAGAACCAGCATTTACACTTTTATATGTTATTTCTTTATTACCAGAAATACAATCTAACCATTGGTTAATTAAATTTTTAATATACGCTATCATAATTAACCAAATCGATTCTGATGTAATGCAAATGCTAAACTACCATCTACACTACCAGTATTACTATATTGTTTTTTATCATCAACAAAGGGTGTAGCATTTTGTACTGTATTATCGATAGTACCTAATGAATAATTTTCTACTGTGTCCATTCCTTTACTAGCAGAGCTAATCATACCGGCACCGATAATGGCACCTACACCTAATTTAGTAGGAACAGGTACAGGAATTTTACTAGTATATTTACCTTCGCCAAATGATTTAATATTGACGAATTTCCCGCCAATTTTTTTAGCTGAACTAATTATACTCATGTATTTATTCTTCCATATTAATAATATCTTTCATCATATCAGATAATGAAACAGCTTGTTCATCATCTTTTTGATTTTTAATTTTATCTTTACGAGTCATCATCAATAATTGATATACCGAATCTCTTTTTTTACTCATACGTTCATACGCATCCCATGCTTTAGATACAGTCGGCTGAATAATTTCATTACCTTCTCTATCGGCACCAATAGCCATATCAAGTACAGGTGTACCTTCTTTAGCGAGTAATGCTTTACATCGTTCTAACATAATATCTAACGTAATTAATTCAGATAATAAATTCTTATCTGTAAAACTAGCTGTATTAATATCTATATCAGAAGAATATCCCATGGCTCTAATATCTATTTGTGCGAGTTCAGTAGGACAATATTCACCAACAGGAGCCATATCATATTTTAATAATTCGCAGGTAGATTCATATGGACAGACTTTGCCCTTACATACTAACGGTACTTTAGCGAACATACCATTTTTAGTACTCAGCATAGTCATAGCAGCTTTTTTACTTTCGAGTGCTTTAGGAGATAAACCCCACGGGTTATCGCTCTTAGTCATTAATTTTTCGAAGCGTTCTCTTTTTTTAACGATACCATTTAATTCTTCTTCTTCCGACCAAGTATCTTCCGCACCAGATTCAATTAAATCTTTATCTGCCAAGCAGACACCTCCTTTATTATAATTAGTATATAAAAAATAAAATTAGTACTTGCATCTATTTTTATATTACTATATAATAATAACAGAAAAACTAATTGCATGCAAAAGGTAGTGTGAATCTCCTCGTTAAATAAGAATACCTACCGTAAAGTTTTTCTTTTCTCTCTCTCCTGTCTGACTGATACAGACAACAAAACTCCTTATAATGATAACAAAAAAAGAGATGGCTAACCTCGGGCTGTCTCTTTTTTTGTATCTATTTTTTCTTTCGCGGGAAAAAGAATTGTGAAATGAAAAATGTAAAAAATATTATATGAGAAATGGTAAAAAATTTAGAGAGGAGTAGAATATAAAAAATTTTCTTATAGCGATTTCAAAAATTATAAAAAATTAGGAGAGGTAGCAAAATAAATTGTACAAAATTTTTTCTTATAGCGATTTGAAAAATTATAAATTTTTGGGAGTGATAGCAGGTATAAATGAAAATTTTGTGCCTGAAAGTTTTGAGCCCCCGGGTTGTAAAACTGTTTCAAAATTTTTATTTCTTTCGCCTTTTTTAATCTGGGCGACTTTTTAAATACAGATTATTTATTTTTCATGTGGAGGTAAATAACCATGAAAGAACTAAAAACAATCCATGAACTTTGTGTTAATATCGTTGACAAAGAGATGGAGAAAAAAGCAATGACTGGTGAAGGTTTCACACTAGAAGAGAAGAAAGCCATTGCAACTAGCCTAAATCTTCTTTGGACTAAGACTGAATTAAAATTCGGTCTCAAGTTCATTCTTCGTTGTTTAGATGAGGAATGGGAGTTAGATGCTGAGTCTTCTTACGATTGTGGAGAGAAATGTACTTGGGAGCCATCAAAAAGCAAGTATTATACTGTTGCCAATATATTGTTATATTGCAATGGGTATAAAACATTCAAACAATTTGAAAGAATTGGTTGGTTTGAATTATTTAAGATGGTTACTGAAGAACTTGACAAGTAACTATCTTCGCCGTGAGTTAGGGCGAATACTAAATACTAACTCTTTTCTTTTATTTCTATTTCTTTATTTTATTTTAATCGTACTATGGAGGTACTATTATGTCTATCAAATCTATTATTTTAACTACTGTTGCTGTTTCTTCTATTTTCTTTTTCGCACCTTCCGAGCATACTGTTACTCATGAGATGACAATACGTAGCGGAAGTACTATTAATACTATGGTAATGCAAGCTGCTGAAGCTGAAGGTATCGACACAAATAGTGTTGACTTGAATGAATCTCGCGATATTACAATTCATGAGAGTGGTGTCGATGCAGGTAACTTGAAACCTGGGTCTACTGTAAAGGTAACAGTGGTATATCGTAAGTAAGATATACTTACCCTGTTGCTATTGTCGTACTCTGAGCTATGCGACGTTAAATAAGATAGCTCTTTTTATTTTTTCTTTGATTTTCTTTTTTTATTTGGTATAGGAGGAAACATACCATGACTACTATGAATCTTATGAACACAATTTCCGTAACTTTAATTTCTGTTGCTTCCAAAGCTGTTATTGAAACGGCTTATTTTGATGGCACTGGTATTAGCTTTGACAATGCTGGTATTGCCAATTATCGTCTTATTGAACAAGACAAAAAGAATTTCTTTGAACTCTGGATTCTCTGGAATAACGGAGACTTTGTTCGTTATGAAGGCGAATTATCTGAAGAAGCTCAATCTGTAGCCAATCAATTATTTGATGTTGCATGGGTAGAAGAATTTGAGGTGGAAGAAGAAGTGGTATATCAAGAAGATAGATTCGGAGTACCATGTGAGGTACTTCGTTATGAAGAGTTTTATCCTTCTTTTGCTGGTAAAGACTTCGAAACTGAAGTTCCTATAGCAGACCCTTCTGTTCCATTCTAATTTTATTCATAATAGGAGGTAAAGTATTATGAAAAAAGATATTTGTTTTATTATTATTTTCTGTATTATTGCAAGTATTATTTGTGTTGCAATTGGAAAGTTTTTAAGTCAATTTATCTATTTGTTTTAATTGGAGGTATTTGAAATGAAATTGTACAACTTAGGTAAATTCGAAAACGTCAATTCTTTTTATGGTTATGTTACAGATAGTCATGTTAGATTATCTCGTAAATGCAATCGTGATTTTATTAATTATATTTATAAGCACTTAGGAGCTAATGGTGCTTGTACTTATAATTATAATGGTGAAAAGTTTATTGAATTCTCTCGCATTGATGCGGAGACTCGTGAAGTGTGGAGAGTCTTTGAACTAAAGCAATTAAAGTCTCTATTTGAAGCTTATAAAAAAAGTAAGCTTCCTGTACAAGATTCACTTTTCGACATTGCTTAATTTTCTGTGGTTTATTTAAAAGTGTTCCACATTAAAAAAACACTTTTTTAATTTTAAATCTTTTTCTATGTTTTTAATATGGAGGAAACTATTATGATGGAAAAAGTTGAATTAAAAAATGCAGATGTTCTTCGCGAAATAGTGAAGACAAATCGCTCTAATATGCCAGAGCGAATCAACATTTTAAGTCTTGAAATTAATGTAGACAAAAATAAACATGTTTACTTAACATCAAGAGTTATTTCACCAACGCCGAATAATGAGTTGTTTTATTTAGATAAAAGTGTCCAAGATAAAACATTCGTTAGAACATTGCAACGACGTAACAATAAGCCGTATGCTATTGAAGGCGTAGTAGAGCGTTTCTCTGAAGCATACATTGAAGTCATTATACCGAAAGAGTATAGTGATATCCACGTTAATGGTGTCTTTAAACATGGACAGGAATTTTATGTTCCTTCTATGACGAAAGATAATGTATATATACATTTAGCATCTGGTAAAGAATACAGAGATTTGCCATTAGATAAATGTATTCATTATGGTGTTCATAATGGACACTGTAGTGCCATTACTTCAGCATCTGATGCTAAGAAATTAAAATTATCTTTATATGCAACATATGGAGTTTCTAACTTTGATAATGCCGAATGGAGCAAAGATGTTCATTGCGGCATGTACGAAGAGCTGCTTAGGGAATTATTGAAATAATGTAGCTCTTTTTTATTTAAAATATTTTTTATGATATAGGGAGGAAATATATCATGTCCATTAAAGTTAACAAGCAATTAAGTCAAGCTAGTACTCGTCTTAGCCAAATGCGTGCACCGCAAAAGCGTTTGGCACCTATTTCGAAGTACGCAATATACTTTGGTAAATTTGAGTCTGGACTAGTTGAGTCTTTTGAATATTTTGACGGTAGTGCATTATTCAACTACCGTAAAGTAGCAAAAGCTCTTAATCAAGAATTAGAGTCTCTCGGGACTCCATTCTTCGTAGAAGACGAATTAATTTTAGGTATGGGCTTTCAAGCTCGTCCTTACAGCATTAAATCTTACTTTGTTTCAACTACAGTACAAGTTATTGTAGAAGCAATCAAAAACAGAACTTCTAATGTTGTTACTACTCTTCACATTCCTAGTATGACTCAAGAAGACCGTGAGCATTTTATCATGGCTTTAAATAAAAATAAAGAAAGTAAGTACTGGAATAAGGTTGTGGTGGTAACTATGACTGATGAAGCTATGTCTGAAGAAATCGATTTCTTAGCTGATATGAATGCCTTTAAGGCACCATATTGGCCTGAAACTCAAAGTTACTTTAATGTTCTTGAAATGAGTCATAGTACTCATGGTGACATTAAAATGTCTTCACAATTATGTAAGACACTTTTCACAGCTAATGCTAAAGAGACAAAAGAGCTTATTATTTCAAAGACTAAAAAGTTAGTTGAAGAAAAAATGGAAGCTGTTCGTCGTAAAGAAGCATCTGATGCTTTATTGAAAGATTTATATGGTGACGTTGGTCAACTTATGAATCAATTGCGTCCTGATTTTGTTCAGGAGCAAAGTGCTTCTTTGTACAGAGGCAATGTTGATAATATGGTAGAAGGTCTCTGCCGTACTATTAACAATTTAAATTTGCCTTGCAAGGGCAAGTATGCCGCTGTTGTTCCTGAACTTAGTTTACTTTTTGGTAATACAGGCCTTTTACATTTTGGTGAAATATTTGCACCTGGTCTTGAAGGCAAGGAAATCATGGTTATTAAGTACCCTAAAATGGGTAACCATGAGTATATGGTAGTACGAGGAATTACTAAAACAGAGTATATTTCTCGTGCTGCTGGAGTACTTACACCTGCACAGTTTAAGATGTTTAAACATATGGTTGAAACATTGCAAGAAGGATTGTGTATCCTTCCAGCTATTGCTGAAATTATGAAGTTATTAGCTGGACTTGACTATGATGGCGACAAAGTAGGTTTAATTACTGACAAAGCCATCGTAGCCATTGCTAAACAAACAGAATCCGTTATTACTGTTATTGAATAATAACGGATTCTTTATTTTAATTATTTTTATGTTTTCATTTTTGGAGGAAGATAAAATGAAAGTAAATCAAATGGTATTAAATAACAATGAAATCACTAGTTTATATATGGCAGAAGTTGCAAGACAAGAGCTTGTCGATGTTGGTGTAGTAACCAACAACTTCGACTTTGCATGTCTTGCAGAGATTAACATTCGTTCTGGCGAAAAGAAATTAATTGAAGCAACAAAAGCTTCTTTCCGTAACCTTGGTATCTGTACAGGCACTCGTAATCTTACTATTGAAGATTTTGACGGTCTTCTTACTGTAAATATCGACATTGATTATGTGTATGGCACAATGGTAGATACATTAAATGTATCTCAAGAAGCTATGGACAAAATTATGGTATTACTAGTATCTGCGAATATCAATGATAATGCAACATTGTTGGTTGTTTCTCGCGTGTTACAAACTCTTGGGCGTTATACTCAAGAGTATGGCATTGACTCATTTAAAACTTTTGTTAAGCCAATTGAAGTATTGGCTGACGAAAAGTTAAAAGGCATGCGTTCAGCTTTAAAAGAAACAAGAGAAGTAAAAATCTCTTGGGACAAAAAAGAGTCTGAGATTCAAATTAATAAGGATAAAGACGAAGAAGAATGCCTTTTTGTTAAATCCATCATGAGCGAAACTCGTGACGAAGCAATAGAAATTGTCAAATCTTGTGTAGACGAATTAGCTAAATCTGTTCAACGTATGGATAAAGTTAGAAATTATATTCAAAAGAATAATATTTCTAATGCAGTGGCTGAATACGTAATCGATTGGGCACAGCAGGACTTCATGACAATGAGTTATGCTGGTCGAATGTTCAAAAAAGAAATGACAGAAATGATGAGCGGTAATTTAGATAAAGTTGCTCGTCAAGTATGTCGTGATAAATTTGACCCATATTATATGGGACAAAGAAATCTTCTTCGTTCTATTCTTGCATCTTTGAATATTGAAAATGGTAATGCTGCTCTTATGGCATTGAAAGTAGCTTGTGACAAACAAGCTAAGAAGAATGCGGATGCAGATGCTGAAGCAAGAAAAACTGGTCAAGATGTAGTTAACCATGAAGAAGAATCAGAAATGACATCTTCTCTTGTTGAAAAGTTGCTTAAAGAAGAATACAGCTTATTAACAATTGATGAAAACCATATTGCAAAGCAGGAATTAATCATGTGCGATATTCCTGTTGAAACAACAGTTGAATTCACTAATTGTTATGCTGTGTCTGAAGGTAAAGCTGCGTATGGTATTGGTTTACCAGATGGTATGTATATCATTAAAGAAATTGATAACAAAAAGTATGCAGTTAAATCTGTTCGTAAACACATGGAAGAAGTGCTTGAAGAACAAAAACAAGATTCTTCTATTACTATTCGAGTTAAGAATATTTTCTATAACATGAAAGATATCCTTTCTCGTGGTGCTGAATGTGGCATTGAGTTAAAAGATGTTGCTATTCGTGAACGTGTAGAAATTAAAAATGGTAAAAAAGTAGTTATTAGAGAAAGAGTATATGATGCTATTACAATTAATGGCATCGTAGTGGGTAAATTTGATTGCCCATTAAACTCTGAATGGACAAAAGAAGTAAAACAAACTGTACGTTCTACTTTCTTTGGCAAATGGAATGTATCTATGGGTGATACTTTTATTTGCAGTAACGGTAACACTAAAACTTTCTTAGTGCTATCTAAATAATAGTAAAGCCCCAGTTATCTGGTAAAATAATACTGGATATACTGGGGCTTATATTATTTATATATTTGAATATTTATTTTTTATAATAAGTATTCAAATATATAAATAAGAAAATATTTTTTATTGTCTTTCAATCAATACCCAAGTCGGGATTCAAGAGTCAGTCAGATTAAGATTGGGTCCCGAACACGTCATAAGAATTTAAGACTTTTACTAGATGAATTGAGTATTCGTCTATAGTTATGTAAGAGCAATTTTCTTATGTGACTCAAGTGAAGGTTCTCCTATCTGGTAAATCAAAACTGGTTGCGTGACCTTCGCTTGAGTTGCATAAGATTAAATGGATTACGCATAAGCGTAGCATCGTTTTAAAAAAACCGAAAAAAAAAGAAGTGAACCCTCGAGCGTAAGCGAGAGGTAAACTTCTTTTGTATTCCTAAGTTACGTCAACATAATACGTGAACGTTTCTTTGCAACAGCAAGAACGTTTCCGGGCGAGGGCTTTCCTCCCGAGCTAGGGAACCGGGAACGTTCGCTGCGTATCGTATATTATATAAGTTATAGTCACATAGCATTAATTAGTTTCGTTTATATTATAATATAGCTTATAAGGTTATTTTTGTTATCGAAACTAATATATTTTTAGTATTTGTTTTTGGACGTAATTATCCCTAGCGAACGATAATCGAGTCTTTAATCTTACGATACTATCTCATACTCAGTCCTAGAGACTCATGTCACCATGAAGACAAGAATAATCCCAATGCCTACTATTTAACAACTCATTCAGTGAGCCCTTACATGAATACAGTACTATGACAGATTATTCATGTAATTCCTTGTCTAAACTTCTTAGTATTTACTAGTTATACTAATTAGACAAAGCCCTGTTTGATTTATCTTGTAGGTAGCAATTCGTAATACAAGACTTATGAGGAGCAGAAACCACATCCCCAGTGACGACAATCCAATTATTCTTTTAATCACACATATGTTCTCTCTAACTTCGTTATAGAAGCAACATATGATTTGCAATAATCATCATGCCGTGTCGATTCTCTGAATGAGCTGACAAGACTACCGTTTTATAGTGGTACGTCTCCCACTGACCGTAATCCAGTATGTTGTGTACGCATCGCAGCGTATAGTAGGAAACCAGGTTACGTGTCCTCTTTAATTGAGTAGTAAAGCCACTGTGTATTAACGTTTGTATAGATGTTCAATACACTCAACATCTTTATTATCTATATAATAATATATATAAAATATAAAGTCAAATAATTTTTTAGTATTTTGTTTAAAGACCTGGAACGTCGTTAAACTTATCCAGAAAGGCAGGTGGTATCACATATGGTGAAGATTACCTTGTATAATATTGGTGAGTATAAAAAGAAGCAGTTTTTATATTGTTTTGTAGGCTTCTTTTGTGCTTGTTGTTTGTGTATTCCAAATATATTAAAAGAGTCAAAGAAAGATATATATTTGGGAACAAGAATATTAATGCTTCGTATACTCCCCCTACGGGTATTGCACAAAAGCGTATCATTCAGCAACTTGCTACGATATATGTTTTTCCATACAGCATCTACT